AATTGCCGCAATATTATAGTTTGCCCAATTTGCATTTGCTTGATAAGTCTCTACCAAACTTTCAGGAACATATATCGTACCAGTCTTACTTGCAATCTTAGTTCCAGTAAATGCGCTAGTGGCTGATAGTGTCGCCATAACAGAACTTCTAATATAGAATGTTTCGAGATTTGTACATCCATTAAACGCATTAGCCGCAATAATAATGCTACCAGAATTACTGTTAAGGTCAACCAACGTAAGTCCAGTGCAACCAGAAAATGCATATTGTTCAATAGTTATCATTGGCCCGGTTACCGTTTTAAGTGCAGTCCTTCCTTGGAAAGCATATTCACGAATTACAGTATTCGTCTTACTTTTATAATCTGTCAGAGTATTTGTCAAATAATTTGTAACAACAGGGATTCTTTCTCTAAAGTTCGCTGTATATGTTGTGTCCTCATAAATTGGCCCAATCTCAGGTGTGAAATTAACAAACTCAAATTCCTCATAAGTACCTTGTATAGTAGTTGGCGTAGCACCTGTATATTCAGGTGTTCCCCCGTACTCAACTTGAACAGTCTAAAGTGTTCCGCCGCCATCTTCTGCCGATCTAATAAAGAAAGCATTATACATTCTTACATGTTCTGTAAATACAGGATATACGGTCATATCTTTTAATACTTCAGTATCATTCGTAAATGTAACAACCGATTGACCCTAAGATGTATTCCAACCATCAAGTGAATAAGTCTAAGTATTCGTAGATTCTTTCACCGGAGCGGGAAGATTTGTTTGCGCAATTCCATTATTATAGTTCACAGATCCTATTGTAGAAAGCCCGTCCTCTGACATAAATGTTACTACAGCTGTGATATTATCAGAAATTATCTAAATATTACTATACTTCTAATCAAGCACCTCTTTGGTACTCCCATTAATGGATTCAATTCTAATAATACCAGATATTTGTGGTTCGTCTTCTACCAACGTTCCTTGCGTACTTATCCCATTCATAGTATCTAATTTAGCATAAAATGTTTCGATCTCCTGGGTGGTACTTACAGTATTATCAAAATTAGTAATTCTAACATTAGTGTCATCATCAGCATTTGTAATCAGAGAAATAATATCAATAGAAGAGCCAGTATTTTCCAACCAAATCATTGACTTATCAATTGGATAAATTCTCAAACTATTTAAATTTACACGTTTATTGATGTTCTCTAATCGTTCTTCAATATTTGTTAATTGATTTTCGATAGGGACCCATACCAAATCACCATTTTCATCTTTAGACAAAACATTTCCTTCTTCGCCTTCAGATTTCCATCTTTCCGCATTTTCAAAGTCCAACTATAAAGATGATACATTCTAATTCGTTATCTATAAATCAGAACTGGCCGCTGCTCCAATATTCGATCTGGCCTAAAGCTTTTCGCCATCTGATTTAATTTGATTTTCATATTTAACACTGTCATTTAAACCAGAGGAGACAATTGAATTTACTAAAGATATATTCGGAATTTTCTAAGAATCATTAACCGTAGAAGCTAAGTCTTGTGATGAAACAGTACCAAGTTCTGGTTTGTTCTCAATATACGAAGGATCTTCAATATTTGTCTCATTCCAATTCGCAGGTGGATTATAACGTATACGCTAATTATTTTGATCAGCAAATATAGAACGAGTATCTTCTACATAAAGGATTTGTCCGCTTTTTACTTCTGGAAGATCCACTTTGTTACCAAATAAGTGTTTTATATATATTTCGTCTGGCATTTTCTACCTCCTTTCAAAATTATGTTAAATTTATGCCGCAATTATATCACAAGATGAATCACAATTAATATAGATATAATTTCTACGCGTCTAATTAATTTTTGCAAGATACAATAATTGCTTCTACTTCCTACTTTTGACATAAGTAGGAACATAATTCTCAAATTCATCAAACAATATATTATAATACTTTATCATATTGTTCCTTAAATGAAAATTTTTACCACGATTCAACGAAAATAACCAAGAATGAAAATTTAAATACACTTCTCTCTTATTCATCAATCCAAGTTTATAAAACTTCTTAAATGATTTAAGACGCTATCTTTCTTTTCTAGCAACGGGCCTATTTATACGTCTTACCACTTTTCCATTTTCAGTAATGAAGAATCTTGTCTTTAGAAATACAAACTACTTATTCATTTTAATATACTGACATTTCTTTTTGTTCAGCACTATACCTAATTCCGCACATTTTCCTTCAAATAATCGAACTATTTCCTTTAGCCTCTGCAAATCATCGCATATAACATATCCATCATCCATATATCTCCCATAACCCTTTACACCAAGCTAATCTTTAATCAAATGGTCTAAGGGAGTAGGATAGAATACAGCACTAATTTGAGATACTTGACTTCCTAGATTCAACCCACCATCTGTGTAATTACTGATTAACTATTTGTATAGATTAAACAATCTCTCATCATGGATATATCTTTGTGCATTATTCAGCAAAATGTCGATATCTATATTCATAAAATAGCTACTGAAATCAAAGAAATAAATCCATCCATTTCGCCCATATTTTCTATAGTGTTCATGTAAATGCTTAGTAAACCTATTTAGAGCAAAATCAGTGCCTTTATTTTTCATACTTGCGCCATTATCATAAATCAAATGCGGCCCAAGAATTGGAATCAAATAGTTATTAGATAATGTATTCTAAATACCTTTCTCAGATATATGTACAGAAGCAATATGTCGTAACTTACCTCGCTCCATTATATCAAACTTATTAAAACCTTTTGACTTCCATTTATCATCTCTTAACTAACACTATATTTCTCTACTATTTACAAGCAAACTTGACATCCATATCTATGTCTTCGTATATTTCCGTGAAGCCTTACTTGTATCCTTATATGCTTTTACGAGCGGGACCAAACCAAAAACATTCTCCCACTCAGAATATTCATCAGAACGCTACTTAACTTTCTTTTCACGTTCTGCTTTTCTTCTCTAAAATCTAATTTCATGTCTCTATTTACTATTCATTAGAATATCGATGCACTCTGTACGACATTATTATCCTTTTTATTTGACTTGCGTCTTGGTATCATTTCTAGTCGCATAACATTTAGCCATGAAAATGGAGAGGATACCCACTCTCTTAATGATTACCAAAATATCGTTAATTTCGTATATTTCAGTTTTCAACATCCATGCAAGAAGCGTCATCCGCCTAAATGTATCAGAGAACGAGAGCTTAGATATGCATAGCATACAGCATCTCTTGCTTATTTACCATAATCGGAAGGTCATCCGCTCCTTCTAAGTCATACCGATTTCGTCACCTACTTTGTCACATGACTGCCGAGACTCTGAATCCGGGCGCAACCCCATTGGTGTTGTTGGCATTGTTGTTGTTGGCGTTGCCGTTGCTATTGACGTACATGAACAATTTTGTTATCGTAGAGCTTTTTGTCTCTACTTCTTGCTGTTACCAACAAGTTCAGCATATATTTTCTTCTTTAGCATTACCTATTAAGAAGTCGGGCACTCGTGGAAATATTATTTCAATTTCTATGCGTTACGATAAATTTTATCTCGGTATTATCTACTAGAGATTTTTACCGATATTGCCCAATTTTCACTTTTATGTTTCCATAAAAGGCAACTAATTTAATTGTTGGAGTTGCCAGAATTAGCTGAACGAGACCACCAGTTGTTAGCGCAATCAGCGAATAACCTGTATTTATTCTATATTATTATTTGCTTGTTTCAACTTGCTGTATTAACTATTTCTTTTCTCTATTGATTGTATTTGTTAATTCTTCTTGTTCTTTTATAATTAAATCCAATGTTTCTTCTATATCATGAAGAGAAATACTTCTTGTCTAACCAGTTTCTTGGTCTTTCCTAGACAAGGTTTCTTTTCCCATAAGATCCAGAATAACATCTATTTCAGTACGAACCACCTGTAATTTACGCCGGGCTTTCTTCCAAAGTTTAATCCTTTGTTTAGCTTCTTTGACTGAAAATGAATCTTTACTTATAAAAATAGAATTTGCTTCTCTAGCGTAAGCACATACTTTAAATGCATAATTAAATAATACGGCTCCGTCATAAAATGTATATTTCTTTGGCATTTTCAAAGCAACTATTTCTCTTGTTTTTCTTAATAATTTTAAAGACAAATCAACAGGGGCAAAAGAATTTCGCTTCTTTTCTTCTAATAATATAGAGTTCCTAGATGGCATTTTTTCTCCTTTCTTTAAATTTTTTCTATTTCTACATAATTATCAAAATATTCATCAAAATCAAATATCTTACCACACTATTGGCATATACACTTAAAAGAATACTATTCGCCATTATATGGTAGATATAAATCATAAGGTCTGTCGCCCTCTACAGCACGAATATGCACCCAAGTATGTTTGCATTCTTCCACTTTGCTTCCTCCTTATCTAACGGAATCCAGTGGCCATAAAGTAGGCCACTGGATTCCTTATATTTTCGCCCCTTATTAGAGGCAGAAGCCGGGCGCAACCCCAGAGGTGTCGTTGGCACGGCTGTAGTAGGCGCCGCCGCTGCTACGGACGCACACGAAACGGCTGGAGTAGCCAGAACTAGCTGAACGAGACCACCAGTAGTAAGCGCTTCCATTCAGATATTTCTTTCGATTTGTATCATTATTAAACTTAGATGCGGATACATAGGTTACACCAGAATCTTCTTCTGTATATCCACCACTTCCATTAAATATTTCTCTTAACGAAGGAATCCAAATTGTATCTGGAGTTGAAAGAGTAGTTTTTGTCGTATAATTATAATATGTCTTAGTGACTTCAACTATATTGTTTCGCACAACTTCTGGGAATAACGGTAAAATAGTGCCCCTTAACCAACTTCTCATAGCAGTTGCGGGCCATCCATTAGCATTCGTAGAAGTTGAATTCATATTATGCGTAGTAAACAATTCTTTCATAATCCAAGTCATTCGAGCCTTACCATTATTTTTAGTCTCATCTCCGTCAGCACGAATATCCGTATCCTTTGCAACGAGTTCCATATTAAACATACCAAATCCAGACAGATATACAGACTTCGTTGCGCCAATCGCATAGTCTGTAGCATAATTCTCATTCGCTACAATCTCTGCCCATGTGTCGGTTATTGTCCCAGTTCCTGCAAAATCCGCAGGGTCAGGATATGACGATACGGGATAATCATTTTTAGAAAAAACAAAATACGGCTTCCAATTCGCATTTGCTTTATATGTTGCAACAAGCTCGTCTGGTACATACACAGCCCCTTTGTAATTTGCAATAGCTGTTCCAGAAAGTCCTGTTGCACTATTTAAAGTTGACATTTGAGTACTATTAATTATCAAATTCTCCAACTTAGAACATCCTGTGAATGGCGTAGTAAATGCTACTTTATTCACGCCAGTTTCAAATGTTTCCAAATTTGTACATCCATTGAAAGCATTATTACTTACAGTTGTGACACTAGGAAACTTAGCGTCCACAAGTCCTGTACAATTCGCAAATGCAGACGTACCAATTGTATTTAAATTTGGAAACTGGTCTTCTGTAATATGCTGTAATCCAGTATCATATTGAAAAGCATTATTTCCAGTACTTATCAAATTTGGAAATTTTACAGATGTTAATTGTGTTTGATGTGCTAAAGCATTAGTGGTTAATGTAGTAACTCCGTCCTCTTCAAAACTAGTAATAGAGTGATTTACTAATCCATCTAATGTATTCTGTTCACCCAATGAATCTCTTGTATTTGCCATTGGTTACCTCCTTTTTATCAATATTCTTTAATATCATAATTTGCCCACAAAGAATTAGCTAAATAAATTGAAGCCATTCCAGATGGGACATAGATTGATCCTTCTTTGCTTGCAATCTTCGTTCCTGTAAATGCATTTGTATTAGAAAGAGTCGCCATTGTCGTACTTCTAATAAATAATGTATTAAGATTTGTACACCCATTGAAGGCGTTTGCGTCAATTGTTACACTGAATGTAGATTTCAAGTCTACAGTATTAAGACTTGTACATCCTGCGAATGTATATTGCTCAATTGTATTCGAAGATGTCGTTACCGATGTTAAAGCAGTTCTGTTATTAAATGCATACTCACCTATTTTATTTGTTGAAGTCGAATTATACTGAGAAATTGTTCCTGCAATATACTGTATGACAATAGAACGTTTATCAACAAATATAGCAGTATATGTTGTATTCTTATATATAGGAGTAATTTCTGGTGAGAATCCCATAAAATCATACTGATCATTCCCAGATAATTCCTCTCCTCTATAGACAGGGGTGCTTCCTTCTTCAAATTGTCCAACATATAATTGCCTTCCACCGTATACAGATGAAGTAACAAATGTAGCAGTATATAATGGCTTATAAGCGGCATCATATGTCGTATCACCTGTAACGGCTACTATTGGTTTGTTCCACCCAGTTGATGTTTGATCTCCAGAAGTCGGCGTAGCTCCACTATATATAGGTATTACACCATAATCCCACTTACTTTGCTGAATCACAGTTCCTTTGTTTCTGAATGTTACAGTATATTGTCTTTTCTTCCTTGAATATGCAGCATAATATGTAACGTTTGTCATGGTTATTGCATCCAAATCAACATTTGCATTATCACTGTCCATATATGTACTCCATCCAATTGGAGTATAATCGTATTCTGCTGTGGATGTTCTTGTCGGTATACTTGGCGCACTAGTTTCTTGAACACCGTCCGAACAGCTAATTCGTTCTATTAAAGATTTTCCGTCGTAAGTCTTGAAATATCTATAACTTGTTGTATGAAGAGCGTCTATTCTAATATTTGTATAATTATAAGAATCAAGCGTTGCAAGTTCATCACCAGAAATACTATCAAGATGAATAATTCCACTCACTTGTGCGGGAAGAAATCTCATTTGCCCAGTCTCCGGGTCTTCTTCTTCAAAATTGGGTTTCCATGTATTTTCTTCCCTCTGTCTAGTAACTCCATGCATAGTGTTAAGATTTTCATAAAAGTCAATAATATCTTGCACGCTATCCATACTAACTTCGAATCCTTCAATATTTATAAATGCTCCCGCATTAATATTCGATACAGATTCAATTGGGTCTATAATAGAAGCATCAACTCCTGCCAACATAAATACTTCAATGTTATCCCAAGAACTAATAGTAAAGTTCTACAATTTGGGTAAATATCTAAGGACTAAATGTGTAATACTACTTGGAAGAACTAATGTTTCAATTGCACAACCTTCTCCTATACGCACTTCAGTAACACCAGACCCATCAAATTTTGCTATCCTAAGATCTGTTGAATTCTCCAAATCAATGTCGGTCTTTAAGTTAGGACAATTCCTAACTTCTATTTGTTGAAGAAATGGAAGATTCTTTACTGTTAACGTATTCAAATTATTATTAACAGTATCTCCACCAAGAATTAATTTTACAAGACTTGATGCGTAAGAAAGGTTTACTTCATTTGGTAATGTGTCGGCAATACCCTCTATTTCACTAATTAGATGAGAAGATAATATACGGATTTCAAAGTTATTAACAGTCGTTCCGGGCTTATACTCAAACCGAACTGGAGATAAATCTTGTGGAACTCGCTTAATAATGTTTTCTCCACCTTCGCCAAATCTCATAGCTCCGAAAATTGGTTTTATGTAATGAATATCAAATGTTGCTTCATTATAAATACGCATACGAATAAAGTTATTATTTGCTTCGCCCATAGCATATTGCGAATGAACAAAGCTTGTACGGTTCCTAACAAACCATTCCATTTGACTATCTTTACTGCCCTACAACATATTTAAATAACTTTCATCAGGCTCCATCTTTCCAGTAGTAGAATTATACGTTAATGGTTTTAGCGCAGGAGTAACATATTTTTTAAACTGATCATAGTTATAAATGGCAGGTGACCATATTTTTCTATGATTTCTAAATAGATTTATAATAAAGTCTGCTGTGAGTCCTGCCGCAAAAGCATCTACTAAAACCTAACGACAAATATCTGGAAATGCATCACGAATATTATTCATAATTGTTGCATCCTGTGCTTGCCATACATTAGTTTTACCATCCGCATCGGCTTCTCCACCAGATATATTTGATTCTACTCTATCAGTATCTGTTAAAAACGGACTATATGTAAGGAATCCAGAGTTATTAATGCCAAGAATAGTATCCATATCATAAGGCTCTGGAACAGCTTTTCTTTTAAAATATCGCATAATCTCTGCATCTTGAACATCATCTCCACGAAAACCTATAAATAAGTTTTTTGCATACGAATCTGTTCCTAATAGATAGTATGTAAGTATATAATAAAAACACCACGCATTAAGTTGAGCATATTCAGGGAATTCCGCTCTAAACTATATTAATCTCTTTGCCGCAGTATCATGTGTACATATTACAGTATACTTTCCATTATTCTCGGTAAATGTAAATTTACCTTCTGTTTGCGAATATACTGTTAAAGGCGCACGATTATCAATAATATAAGTTACAGGAGATGATAACTAATTTCCTGTTGCATCCTCTCTATATGTAGCAGATATTCTTTCTACTAAATATTGAATCTTGTCTTTTATAAAATAATCATCAGGAATTCGTGCTTCAAAATCTTTTTTCCATTCCTCACTTGTAAATGCTTCTGCTCCCTAGAATTTTACGCCACGAGTATTATTTGTTTGAACTTCCCATGACTCAAGCCGACTAGGAATATCAGAATTTTCAAGCTGATCATCATCATCCGGGTATCCATAGGGGCCGGGCGCACGTTTTGGAAGATTAAAGTTTGCTTTAGAATAAAACTCTATAACATTTGTTTCTGAGTTCCTATAGAATAAAACAGTTGGATAACCTTCAATACCCCATCTAATTCTTGAATCTTGTTTCATCTCTCTTGTTTTGTACGGACAAAATCTATTATATAGCTCAACCCCCATAACATTATTTGTGCCCTCAGAAGAAGCCATATCAACTTTAAATACCCATGATTTATATGGTATAGAATTATCTGACAATGCGTATTCACTTACTCCTGTACTAGACCCGGCAACAAATATACTATTTTTTTCTTTTGCTTTAGCGGAAATATTCTTTGTCGGATAAGCCATAGACGAAGTTCCTTGCGCCGCCATTTCCACATTATTCATCGTAACATTTAGTGTTGGCTTTTGTGGATTAATATGTTCTATTGTTCCGTACTTTTTTGTATCCTTATCTGGTGGAATATCAGGAATGGTCATAATTGTATATGTTGTGTCATCATTCAAAGATTCTGGAGTTATATCACCATGGCTATCAAATATATTGCAAGCGTAGTATCTTTCTGTTCTCAACACAGGGTCACGAGTATCAGCAATCCAATTCTTTTCTATTTGTCTATCTGTAAGTGAACGATTATATATTCTTATACAATAAATATCAACTGTTGCCCCAGTTGCACCAATTGAAATGCCGACAGGAGTGGTCTGATTTGTAACTTCACTAGGCTTATATCTTAATGTCCTAGACCATACACCATTAATAAATAGCTTAATTAATCTTTCTGGTTCAGCATCAGAGAATGGCCTAACAGTATCAGCGTCAAATACAAAATCGGCCCTTATATGAGTATTTTCATTATACCTTTGCCATACCTCTGTACCTGTATTAAACGACATCATATTCGGCGTGATTGAAAAACCTTTTCCGCCAGACATACATGTAATTATAGGAGCTTCGTAATTAAAAACGTCTCTACTTGTAAATTCAATAGAGATAGTCCGCCCAGTACTAAGGAATGAATTTGAGAATGGCATATAAGGAATATTGACACGGGCATCACCTTTTACTCTCAAAACGACCTGTCCTTCATCATCCGTTTGCCATCCATCATAATACCTTAAAAAGTTAACAAAATTAGCTCGAATACCATTATATTCCCATACGTTCCAATCAGACGCACTATTAGATCGGCTCTTTGAATCTAGGTACAATTCTAGCCCTGCTGTTTCTGCTTCTACTTGTACTTCTGAAATAGCAACTTTAAATGTTATGCTCTTAGCTTCTACCATACCTTCAGCAAAGAACGAGACCACAGTAACATCATTTTCATCGTTTGGATCATTATAATTCTCAAACACATAATTAAATGTTTGTTCACTACGATCCACATCCTATAATTCTTGAACAACAACGCCATTAACAGAAATGGTTACATTTGTAGTTGCAACATTTGGAGTATATACACGCCATGGAATATTCACAGGATAGAACTGTCCAATGTCTCCGCCTTTATGAGTTATAGTAATGAGCGGTCTTGAACTAAATTCATCTAACCACATTAATTCATAATATAGATGATCTGATGTAATTTCTTCTCCTCCTATGGTCCCCACGGCGTAAATCTCCAAACTATGTGTCCCTGCCGCCTGTTGCGGAATAACATATTCCATAGCTGTTCCAGAAGAATCTGTTTCTACTGTCGACAATTCTTTTCCATCAAGAACAAAATGTATAACTTTCGGCATCTTTCCAATTGGAGTGTATCCAACAGTAATATTTCCATAGAATGGGTCTTTGGGGTCTAATGTGGAACTGATAGAAAGCTCTTGACCAAATACGGTTAATGGATGCCTTCTAACATTTCCCATTGAATCCTATATAAGAATAGTAATATTATTTTTATCAACATGAAGCCATGCTTTTTCAATAATAGCAGTTGCAGGGCCTTGTTCCACTGGTGTAGTGCGAGAATAGCCATTAGTACTCACTGTAACACTTCCGGGACCAGTAACTAAACCATCTTCAGTTGATGACCATTCAAAAGTAACAGGAATATCTTTTAATGTGCTATTTTTTGTTACCCATCCGCTTGTAATTTTTGAAGTCATAATAACTGTTGCCGAACTACTGCCACCGCCTCCGCCACCCATTGGTATAGAGAACAATTCAATATCATCGTGATAAAATCTTACCACGCCTTCATCTGGATAAGGAATTGCATTATTCGGAACCATTTCGTAATTTGTTTCCATTGTTCCAACACGGGTTTCTATATCATCCATCGACTCCGAATGATCTTTTACCTAGACTTTCAAAGTGGCGGCATCATTTAAAGCTTCTGTGGCATCCCCTGCGGCTAGATTAATTCTTGCATCATGAGACGCAAACTTATCACCAACTTCTTTAGCATCGGCAGGAGACCCAGAATGTGACAGCGTTGTATCAGTAGGAGGATTGTCTACCCAACCAATTCCATTTTCTGTTTTGGATAAAATTTGGTTTACTGTTCCTTGCTTCTGCCAAGCATTTGATTCATTTATCTATGTTATTACTGTATTTTCAATTGTATTATTAATATCTGATATCGCATTACCCACGGCTTTCGCATCGGCGGGGCGATTTCTTTGAGTAAGCGTAGCATCAACAGGAGGATTATCCACCCATGCATAATCTATAATAGGTTCGATAATCCAAATGTGCCCACGAACATACGAAGTTGTTTGTGTATTTGATTTTGTTAATACAATTTTACTTGTATACTTAGGAATAATTATTGGATAGCGCTCATTAACCTCGGATACTTGATTTAAATTTACTGCGCTCAATGAATTATATGTCCCAAATATAGAAATAAATTCATCTTCGTCTGAACTGGCATTATTCGCAAACATAGCCACCAAACATGAATCTATAGGATCGATACTCACCCCATTATCATCAACGGTAACAGCATGATATCCATAAAACGGCTTAATGTTATTATTATTAGTATCTGCAATTAATTCGTCATTTTCGTCGAAAAACTAAATAGATAATGCACTTAATAACTCATCAACCCAACCAGAATCAGCGGCAAACTTTTCAAACTCAATAAACATTAAGTTATACTCGCTAATGTTCGGAATCTAATACACGAATTCATATGGTTCTTTAGTCATTACCATTAAATCGCTAATACAATCAGTATTATGTATTTTATAATTATACGAAGTGTTCCGTGCTGTTTTTGTAAATATTTGCCCGGGATTCCCACTCTTAATAGCATTGTCTATGACCATAGTTCTATATCTAGTTTCTTCTCCATTGAATAAGGCGGGATTATTAATAATACGATTTATTCCATCCCCAACAGCTTTTGCATCTGCGGCCTATCCTTCAATAGATAATGATTCATCGACTATAATCTCATGTTTCCATACTAATCCATCTTCGCCCTTACTTAATATTTGTCCAGTATTTCCTTGCTCTTTCCATGAATCAGACTCGTCAAACTTATTATCAAAGTTCTCATATAACTATATAATTGCATTTCCTACCGAATATGAATCTGCGGCCTTACCTCTTACTTTTAATGTGTCATCAACATGAATGTTTGCATAATCAGTCAGTTTTGTTTCTTGCCATTTATTCTCATCCCAGATCGTATTTTCTACTACATCATCTATACATACATATAATTTATTATCATATATAACGTATTCTCCGACTGAATAAGGACTACCAACAGTATAACTAGTTGCAATTATATCTAATAACGGTTTTGATACTAATTCATATCTTGTTTCGTTTTTATTTATATGATCAATAAAATCAGACAAAATTTCATCTCCTTTCAAATTTTATATTAAGAAAAAGGGGAATGAGCTATGACCCCCATCCCCCTTGGCAAAGATTATTCGTACTGCTTCAGTTCATCCAGAACTTTTTTGATGGAATTACGGTCATGTTCATCACGAGAGTCATTCCAAAGCATTTCAAGCCTCTTAATAAACTTTTCCTTGGTTCCGTCATCACGGGAATATCCGCCACCACGGCGATAAGAATTACCACCACGGTAGGAATTACCACCTCCGTTATAAGAGTTGCCGTTGCCGTCCATATAGGAACGCATCACATTACTGCGTCCTGAGTAACCGTAACCATTATCACGACTAAAGTCCTGTAAAAATTGATTAATATCATTCTCTTCGTACATCTAGCAAGTTAAGCAATCCTTTAAAACATCTACAAGCTTGTCAAGAACACAGAGAGCATCCATGGTCAACTAACCATCGTTGGCGATTTTGTCAAGCTCATCATAAACCATATCTTTAATTCTTTCGATAGAATCCATGATTATTCCTCCTTTTTCATTTTTTTCCATTGTTTCATTGTTATTATTTTAGCTTGATTATTAACATACGACAGAATTTCTTCCTATGTCATTCTTTCGTATTCGTATAACCAAAATATATGCATACCTTTTACGGTTCTAGTTTCAATATGATTACATGTTCTATAAATATGAATATTAGATTTTACACCATGAGTCTCTGCAAATTCACGAGCAGATTCATATATCTTGTCTTCCTCATAACAATATATTCTTTTTGCTTGAGGTAGTTCTCCTTCATATTTTTGCAGATCCAATTCTGCAATATTCATCCATTCAAGAAACTACTGCTTTGTATTATTTCCTCTACCATATATGCTATGAAAGTTCCCGTGACAATTATCACATAACGAAATGCAATTTGTATCATCTAATCTACCTTCAACACACCAATTATAACCATTAAAATGATGAATAACTAAATGATTTACTTCGTCATGTTTTTTACCGCAGCATTGACAAGTATAATTATCTCTAGCCAAGACTCTCTTGACAAGTTCTCTATATTCATGATAATTTCTACCTTGAATTCTTTCTTCTTCTGTTTTCAAACTATCATATAAATAATTGTTCTCACCAGAATTAAATAACTATCCGCAACACTTGTGACAATAATAATATCCGCCATGAAGGCGTATATTTCTGATATAATTTGAATACATAATTTCGTGTTCACATCCGCAATTGTCACATTTTACCTTAACTTTGTAAGTGCTAGACAATGGTATATCGCCAACACAAACTCTAATTGCTTTCGAATAATCAGCAACAACAATACCTCTATTACTGATCTTCTTTGGTATTTCGTATCCTAAACTTTCATAATATTTAGTAGTTTTAGAACAATTCTTCACATCAATATACATTTGCATTAAACCCATAAATAAATTCTCCTTTCATATTTGCCTTTAATAAAAATTATTTACTATTAAAATAATTCTTTAATTCTGCATTAAATAAATCATTTCTTTCATATACCCAAAACATATTATACGTTTTTGGGTTTAAACCATATAAGATATTACGTATATTTTTTGAACTAAGATAATCCTTAAGGTCACTATTGTATGTTGTATATATACAACATTTGTTTTGATTCATAATAATCTCCTGAAAATAATAACATATTTACCTACTAAATAGTATATTCGCTTCCTGAACATTGATAGCCTAATCTGACGTATTAACTACACTTACAGCCTGGCAACATCCACGCCAGATAGGAACATTAATAGTCTTATCAACTTCAAAGAAAGCATCTGTAACTGTAGGCGTTACACGAACAACGGATTCAGGAATAAGAGAACCATTTACAGCTAAACCAAAGGATATTTCACCCGCAGTTCCTGTAGTTGGAATAGCCACATTCATTCCGTAAGAAACAAGATAATTAACAGAATTGTTTCTCTGGCAACATGGACAACTATTATAATAATTATTCCCACCGCTCAGTAAAAAGCTTCCGCTTCCATCACGATGCCTTATATATCCACGATTACAAGGAACGGGAGCATCAGTATACACAACAACACCCTAAGAAGCAACTTCCTAGAGATTTAAATTAGAGTATTCTGCCATATAATCAACCACCTTTCTTAAGAATCTAGGTGGTCAATCAGTTTCCGCCACAGCCACAGCCCGTGTAGCCGTTATTCGGGCAAGTAAAAATCGGGGTACGTCCATATACGGGAGTAGTGGGTACAGGGCAAGAAGACAGCCTGTCATACAGATCGTTCACTTCCTGAGCAAAACCCTGTGCAATAAAAGCATTTTGTGCGACCTGAGAAGCGGCGAGGTCTTTCATAGCGAGTTGCTGACGAAGATTCGCAATCGTCTCGCTCTTCTCGTCAAGTTTATCTTGGAAGAGCTGATTCTGAAGGGCCTGGATACCACCATTGATGGTATTAAGCAGAGCGTTGGTATTTGCCGTATTTTGTGCCATAAGATCACGCACACCGTCATTTACGGCCTGACGGTCTTGGCAAGCTTCCTATGATACGGTATTTGCAAGCTGTACAGTAGCAAGACGATTATCACAACAACACTGCTGTTGTGCCATTGCGATGTTATTCATCTGGCCAGTAATTGCGGCGAGAGTATTGGCACGAGAAATTTCAGCGTTGGCAAAGCCATTGGAAACAACACCAGTAAGATCGGTAAGACCATTAGTGAGAGCCATCTAATTAAAGCCATTAGTCACCTAATCCGAAGAAGCAACGTTCATCATATATTGAGGAACCATAGCAACGTTACAACCACCATTTCCGCCATTATTGCCCCAACCGTTGTTTCCCCAACCGCCGTTAGCAAAAAGCAAAAGAATGATAATCCAAAAACTCCAAGCACCATTACCTCCAAAACCATCATTATTATTGCCAACAACAGCCGCTAAATCAGCAGCAGAAAATTCACCATTATTCAACATAGTTCATTTCCTCCTTTATATTCATAAATTGCCCACTTTAGTGGGACTACCAAAAGTTATAAACATAGAAGTTCATCTCAAATCTACCTATTTTCTCCTTTTACTCATATTATTTCTTATTCATCCCACCCCGATAAGAAACACAAACCTACCTCTTAGGTTTTCCCATTTATTTGCGAAAGTCATATGCATCTGACTTCTGGTACTTCGCTATACCACATAACATTTGGCAGTCATGTCTCCGCTAACTCTTGTTTATAGACGATGTTAGCTTCGTCTTTAACAATATTCAGTTGTTCTGATTGAATTATAATATACAATTCGCCCAGTTTATCCGATTAGTGCAAACAATAATTCGAGGTGACCGACTTAGAAATAATATTTGCATTAGTCAGAATTCTACGAGATATTTCGTGTTGGCTAGGCACGTTTACATAAACAGCAAGTTACCATCACATCCAAGCCTTCTTCCAACAGATATGATATAGGTCTGACCGTGCGATATATTGCCTCACACTAGGCATTTAGCAGACCCGTCCCGTGAAAAATTTCAAAATAAATCATAAACTAGTAATAGGTTCATACCAATACAACGCCGCCTCAAGCATCTCTACAATAGGAATTTTCTCTTCATCCTCTAGGCTCTCCGCAACATCTTTCGCCGAACCGATGTTTTATAAAAATGTTTTCTGACATTTATTCACTTCCTTATATATTCAGACCATTAGCCTGTTGTTGTGCTTGATTTATCTCGGCAGAGTGGTTTCTAGTGAGGTACTGTACCAACTACTGAGGATTATCTTTATATGGCTACATCTGCTGATATTCCTACTGTGATATCTTTCCGTTTTGTAGCATGATATCTAGGATTGCACCGGGATTCTGCTGAACTTGGCGGAACTGGGCTAGGATGTTAGCTAGACCACCGTTGTTCTGGGGAGGACGCTAAGATGCGCCAAACATATTGTTAAATCTATTAAATAAAGGATTCATCACGCTTTCTCCTTATCTCTATCTTTCTTATTCATATTTCCTACCTTAGATTTGAAATTATTAAGGGATTTGGTTAAATCTTCTATTTTTTGAGTAAATTGCTCTGATAATTGAGTTAACTACTCTTGAGTAACAAAGTTGCTTTCATCTAATACTGTCTATTGTTGAACTCCTACAGCCATACCTAATTTTTGACGAATTTCATCCATTTCTTCCTTATTAAAATACCAATAAGGTTCTACGTTAGGTTCTCCGAATTGATTAACCGTTTTAATAAAGATTTGGTGTAATTCCTTGTCAAAGTAACAAAACATAGAGTTATTCGGCAACATTATTGATTTAGCTGTTGGCTCACCACCTTGAATGAACGCCATGTTCGTGTTAATATCAGCTTGTGTGCCCATTTGCTAAACCTGACCAGTTGGTTGCTAAAAATACTATGGAATCTATTGACCTGAATAAAACTAATTAGTTTGAACAGGAACTCGCATAAACTAATTTGTGGCATTCTATGCACCAGAAGGTTGAACGTTGTATAGGTTATTATTCATTCACATCACCTCCATTCGAAACTTTTTCAAAATAGTAAATGGGATTAATTTTGCCACTATCCCACGCATCATAATATTTTCCATCTTCAGCATGGTCAAACAAATACCGTATGTGTTCCATCCCACAAAACATAACTTTTCCCATCTTTATGTTCTTCACAAAAAGTATCTAGAGTATAACAATTCTTACACCTATAAACTAAAGGATGTTCTTCGTATCCATGTTCTTGTAGATATGTTATCCAAACTTCATTTGCGCTCGGCATATTACCCATTTCAAACCCTTGAGCGCAAATAGTACAATATGCTTCATCCCAGTCATCATGACCAAGGACTTTCGACAGCATTCTTACTACGCAATCACCTATAACATCTCCTGTTTTTCTCTTTTTATTAGGATTATACGGTATCCAATTCATTGGCATCACCTCCCTTTAGTCTATTGTTTTTATAGTTATCTCCGTGCGAGGATTCTCTTTATCTACTTCGCCAGTAATAGTCAGTTTGACCATATGTTTTGAATTATCGTCAACAATAAAACCAGTTTTTGTAAAGGAATCTGCTAGGACTTTAATCGCCCCAACAGAATTGTCAAGGTCGAATTTTCTATTACTAGGCATACAAACGTGTAAATACAGTTCAAACTTGTCTAGCTACAAATTTTCATAACCAAGTTTCTTAATCAACCAGATACCAAATTCTTTATACTTCGCCTTGATTGCCGCAATCTGTACACGCCGAGAACTCATAATCTAGTTAAGCGTTGGCATAATCGGCCTTTCTATAGGAACCTTCTTCGCCCGTGGATGTAGAGCGAAGTAGTACTTGTTATACTCATCTACGACTGCTTGGTCTATCACTATCCTATATTCCATTATATCACCACTCATACGTTATAGTTATTGGCTTCGCTTTCGTAGTATCATGCCATCCCTTCGGTACTGCCTTATTCAGATCAACAACAGAATTGAATAACGTTGCCTCCCAGATATCATCCGTAAACTTATCCATGTTTTCATTAACATCCTTAATATCCATAAGATACTTTGTACCAGTGTGTCCAGTCCAATTTTCAGCAATGTATTTTGTCTTTGTCTCTTTCATCCTCTTTACCTCTCTCCAACAATTTCATATGTTACATGCACTTTAAGTATCTTGCTATTATTATAGAATGTGAAGTCATTACAATAGATGTTCTCATATTTGTGCCTTATTTCATCTCCATTATCTATTACAAAATGTTCACCACGTTCAAGATGAAATAATATTTTCTCAAATTCAAAACCTGCCGCCAGTTTATGCATTTTCGTAGCGGCCCCTAGATTATCCACAACTCCAATACCTTTCTCGCATGATGTATCTGAAAGATAATATATCTTTCCTGTAATTGGGTCGTGATATTGAATCACATAAATATCGTATTCTATTCCACTCATTATATTATTCCTCATTATTTATTGTTTTAAATCCAGATACATTATTAACAATGTAGTCTTTTAACTTGAAATATCTTTCCCAATCTTCTTGGCTCGGATATTCTTCGCTCAAACTGTTTCTTAAAGCATCCATCCCAAATTCAAACACATAATATTTTCCGTCCAGACGAACAATAGGACACCATATATCTTTTTCTACCCATATAGCACAGTCTCCGCCAATTTCAGTGTTCCTACCTAGTAGAATTCCATTATGGCCCTCAAAAAACGATTCCACAGGCCAAGTAAAGCGCATTGCTTCATTACAATATAAATTGTCATCATGATTTATAAATATTGTCGTATACCAATTATATTCTATATTATTTCTTAATTTATCCATATTACTTACCTCTAAGCTGTGAAATAAGTTCTTTCAGCTTATCAACAACATAATCTACTTCTTCCATTGTGTTAAAATGAGACAGGCTAAACCTTATAGATGAATTTGCTTCTTCTGGAGTACATCCAAGAGCTAAAAGCACGTAAGACGGTTCATTGGAAGCAGAATTACACGCCGAACCTGTGGACACACAAACTCCGTTAAGGTCTAATAACATAAGTAATTCTTCGCCACGAATCCCCTCAAAAGAGATATTCAAAGTCCCACATAATCGCATGAGTCGATGACCATTAAGCTTAGTTCCCGAAATCTCATCTAGAATCCTATTAAGCAAATGCATAGTTAACTTTTGCACATGATTATTCCACTCATACATATGCAAACTAGCCTGTCGCACAGCTTCCGCAAAGCCAACAATCTCAAGCACATTCTCCGTTCCGCCCCGTTTTGCGCCTTGTTGAGTACCATGAACAAGAGGGTAGAGTAGGATAGGGTCACTCACATAGAGTAATCCAATGCCTTTAGGTCCATGGAGTTTATGCGCACTTGCTGACAAATAATTCACGTCATTAACTAGAAACTCAATATTTCCTTTTCCAAAATACTGGGTAGCATCCGTAAATATAAGCGCGCCATACTTATGCGCAACCTCTGCGATTCGCCCAATTGGCTGAATAGTCCCGGTTTCATTATTTGCTGTCATGACGATTACCAGAAAAGTGTCATTTCTCATCGCGGCCTCGACATCTTTAGGGCTAACAATCCCATATTTATCTGTGCCAACATATGTAATATCCACTCCTTGACTCTTATGCAAATCTTCCAGAGCATTCTTTATACTATGATGTTCTATCATACTACAAACAATATGGTTTCCCTTATGCTTCTCCCTCGCCTTACGAAACGCAGAATAGATCACCCAAGAATTGCTTTCACTTGCTCCAGATGTAATAAAAAGATTCTCCACGGGACATTTCATAAAGTCAGCAATTGTCTGCATAGAATCTTCTACAAGCTGTTTGCTCTCGCGACCTATTCCGTAAAGAGATGACGGATTCCCAAAATTTTCAAGTATATTTATCATTTTATCCTTTACTTCTGAGAGTAGGGGAGTGGTAGCACCATTATCAAAGTAAATCATTTCCGTGTTCCTCCTTATGTGCCAACCATTCCTTATATGCCTCTTGGGTCTCTGCCTTTGAGAAAAGAAAGAGCAGAATCTTCTTGCCGGGCCTTTTGCGATCATCACTCAGGACTATATCCAACGGCACAATACCCATTTCGTTAATGTAATAAAATGACTAGTAAATATTAATTAATCTGACTATATCCTTACTAAAAAAATCATACTTACGTCCTGTAATAGGACTTCGCTTCATAAATTGTTCCATATATTTCTCCTTTTAATCAAACCAACAGTACATAGTTGTATTGCTAAATTCATCGGCATTGCGGAACAGCGCCATATAATCTTGAAATTCTTGTACAGACTCTGACGGGATTCCCTTTTCCACACCTTCAATAGAAACACGATAATCTGGCCTTTCTGCGGACACAGAATAGCCATGCGCAGTATAGGCGGGGTATTTCTTAAGAAACTCCAATATCTCTCCTAGAGTAGGAGAGTCATTCTGTTTGTCCTCTGGGTCTGCAAAATTCATATCTACTAATTCTTGCAGAGTTTTTGCATCAAGATCAGTAAAGTGGCGAATCCCTCCGCCTTGTGTGTAAAAATTCGGTCTATACTTACGATAGATCAACTTGTCTCTTGTTTCGATATCTCGATTTAATTCTTTCATTCTTTTATCTCCTTTTAATCGTTAAAAAATGGTAAAAAAAGGGGATACAACCTACTTTTTTGAATGTAAGTTGCATCCCCTTTATATATGTAAACCAAGAACGAGAGCCATCCCTCCTCCTTGGGCCACACTTCGTATTAATTAATCAACATTCAACGCATTCTAAGAATACAATTATAATTTAGATTAGACTATATGTCTTGGTTTGATTTTAATAAATCGGAATAATATAATTGACAAACCAATAATGTTTGCCGAAAACAATCTAGTGGCTATGACCCCACTAGATCATAAAATTACTTTTTTACGTCTTCATATTTAATTTTCGCCTTTGAACCAAACTTTTTATTCTCATTCTTTTTTAATTCTTCGGATACTGAAAGATTATGATTTTCCTCCTCTGTGCCAGGCTTTTCAACCTCTTTCCCTTCATCCTTTTTGATATCCTTTTCTGGCATTTTTGCCGTCATATCTTCATTAAGAATAGAATTAAAGTCTTTAGATACCATAGTATCACTTGCAAGAATATCTTTAAGATTCATATTATTTAATGAATTCTTGTACTCTTCTTTGGTAATTTCCTTACCACGATACGATTGCCAAAGTTCATATGCATGAAGACAATTTTTGTTGTCAAATAAAAATCTCCAAGTTTCACTTGCGTCTTCTCCTTTGCAATTCTAACCACAGAATTCATAGGTACGGCCACAAGCAAAACAAGTCCTTGTTACTGCCATATTATTGTCTCCTTTCTCATAAAACTTAAAAAGGGCTATCTAAAGATAGCCCAGAAATATCATTTATGATTACGGCTCGACAACAACACCAGAGACAACAAGATCCTCTTCGGGATAATAGATGTAATAAAGTGCCTGTGAACCCGCACAATAATCAATATTCATCTTACCACTGAAGTCGATTTCCTGACTCTCGGCATCCAGAGAGATTTCCATCGTCGGGCTCGGAGCAAACCTTGGAATGACGACGTAGCAGGGCTTCAGATCGTTCTCACAAGGATCACCATAGGAGCAGAACAGAGTAAGCTTCAGCTGACTCGGGAAATCCTTAGTAGAGTTAGTAAGCATAGCACCAGAAACAGCATCCCTCTCATAACGAATCAGGTAAGAAGTGGGAAGGCCATCCCCAGGAGCGGGAGCGGTAAAGACAGCATTGGAGCCAGTACCCTCAACAAGAGCGGCAGAAGCGGCGGCATCCATACCAATATCATTTGCACCATTACCAAAGATACCAATTACGCGAAGAGTACCAGTCTTGATGTCAGGAATAGCAATACGCTTCCCGGCCTCAACAACATGAATCTTAGGCATAACAATCGGAGCATTACTAGTAGCATATGTAATGTCGCTACCAGACTGGACGTTCATAACAGCGGGATGCAGAAGAGCAGAAGTAGAGGTAAACTCACCAGTCTTATTACGATAGGTGGTACGAACCTCATTACCCTTCTTATCCGTTACAGTCTGCTCTTCGGCATCAACCGAAATAGAAGCAGAAGTCAGCTGATCAAGAGAAAAGATCAGACGATCCTTGGAATCCTGACCAGTACCATAGAGAATCTCCTTATATACCGTTGCTTTCGCAATATTTCGTTCGGAATAGACCATATCATTACCCTCGGAGGAAGAGGGTAGTTGGCACTTCGATTTAAAGGGTTTTCACCTACCAAGAGTTTCACTTGGCCCTACTTCTATTGTGAAATTTCATCACCAGTGGAATGGTCGTTAGAGTTTCCTTGCACAGCAAGGCTTACCACGGGATTACCATATCATATGGTACTAAATGACTTAGGTTTTCCCCGTTAGCCGATTTATTATTCGCCATTTCCTGCGATTACTATACGCTAAATCGACACCACAGATATCTGTGTTCACCAACTTATTCAATATATATTACTATATAAGGCGACTAGATTTAATCGATATAATGATTACCAAGCTTAAATCCCATAATATTTATCCTCCTTATAAATAATAATTATTTAAATCTCTATAATAGAGTCTTAGTTCCATATTCAATTTTAAGTTCTAATAATACTGAGAGAATCTGGTTTAACATTTTTGCCGTCAACAAACCCGGAATACAATCCATGTATATATGCTTCTTTTTGAATGTTATACTGCATTTGTTGTAAAGAATCATAAAATTCAGCTATACATATTTCCTTCAACTATTTTGAGTTATACTTCGACCCAGGATAGTTTAGATATGCTGAGATTGCGGCTAAGAAGTAATCTGTCTTTTCTTTGTCCTTATTACGTTCTTCATTCGCGGCTTTGCTCTTATCTTTTCTTATATACCATTCTTTCAGCATGTTACTATTAGTTATCTTCTCTTCTGGGAAGATATTAAATGCATTGCGAAAATACTATGCAATATGATTATAGACATTTTCATTGATCTCGACCTTATCCACATCATTCCACAGAGTAATTTCCCACTACACGTCCTCTCCTTCACCTACTGGCTTCTGGATAGGCTCAAATTTAGAAAAATCAATATCCTTAAAAAGCATTTGCGCAATTTTAGGATCAACTTGTTTGTGCAAAGAAATAAAGAGTTTGTAATCAGGATAAGTATTCCAATCTATTCCCTTTTCCCACAACATCAACCTGTATTGAGTTGTGTTTGTGATGAGATGATTCAAATTTAAAAAGAAAAAATCGTTACCAACTTTAACGATATCACCCACAGTAGGAAGACATAGTGTAAGACTGCCAACAGCGTCTTCTTCGTCAATTACATAAGGTTCTCCGAAAAACATCTATGCTTTGTTAAACTTAATCAATGGATTTCTTGGCATTATAAAACTTTCTATAATTAAGTGTAGAACTATTTGCAATTGTCTTTGAGAGATTATTATCAGTAGTTAATTCAAACACAATGCTCCTGACCGCATAATCATTATCCACGACATCTTCACGCTCACTAACCACGCGGCAAACATTGCCAAAAATATTGGTCCTATTGAACAATGTCTTAATTCTTGCTGAAATAAGATCATGCCGACCGCTTCCTGTATTTTTCTCAAAATTTGTTTTCTCTTCACAAAGCACATAAAATGTAATACGCTGAACCTTAATACTATTATTATGTGCAGAATAATCCTATACACAGTCGGTGCAAATACATATAAAATTGGCTACATGTGTTTGCGTCGGATGTATCTGATAATTATTAAGAACATTTACCCCGATGTAGTCTTCGGGGGCTGATTCATTCTCTTCAAGCTCTTTGTTGTTAAGTAGATATAAGATTAAAGGATCATACACAAGCACTTGCTTTGCGATGTTCTTTATTCTTACATTGTCATCATCTGGCTATGTTTTATAACTTAGGAGGATATCCATGTAATCTTTACTTAATTCCATTTTATAATAACCTCCTTACAAAGCGATGATTTCTACGTCTAGACTTGACACGATTTCATCTGACGTATGAATAACAGTTATTATTTTACCAATATATCTATCATCCTTCGGTGCTTTAATCTTCACCTTATTCTCTGCAGGATAAGAAGGAGATAGAATACCAGTTGCGTCAAATCCATCTATGGTAAAGGACCATTCGCCATATTCGTGTTCTACTGGCTGATCATCCTCATAGAAGGTGACTGTAAATGTTTTTGAACTACCTGACTTGACCTAATTGGTCGTGCCAGAAGCAGTGATTTTGGAAGTAGTTGTGATTATGAGGGAAGAATCTGGCGTATTATCTACAGGTTCTACAGCTGATCGACGAAAATCCGCCCATTTCCCTATTACTTTTCCTGTTTCATCTTTTTCAATATAATCTGAGTGTTCGTTGATCTTATCCTGGGTCATAGTAGCATTGCAAATACCGAATGGTGAGATTCTATTAACTTTTGATATAAGCCACACCCTATAGTATTCCACAGACGAGTCCTAAAGGTCTGTATCGATTATAAGACGAAGGTTATATGTTATAGTTTCTGTGATCTCGTTCATTGGTAAAATTGCTTTCTGCTAATCCTCAATGGTTTGAATCTTATAATTCACCCAAAGGCCCGAGTTATCTAATATTATTACAGTTTAGTTCGTTAGACTACAACTGATTCATCTTTTAATACTTCTGGATAATATTCGCAATATCTTTCAAATTTTCTTTTTAAATATATATCACTGTCAGAATATAACCAATCAAGAAATTTTTTACATACATCATACCCAGTAATAGAAAACACTTTTGTTATTCCATTATGACATGATGCATCATAAATATTTGATTTTATTCCAATATATTTTGCCGATATATCTATAATTGCTTTACAAAACTGCTATGTAGATGTAATTGTCAATGTAGTGTTACGAGGAACTCCATCTTTATAATATCTATATACAGATCCATCTCCGTCATATACTCCCCTTATAAAATGCGAGTACATACTTGGATGAAGCCATTTCGGAAATTCCAATATCAAACTTTTTCTTGGTACTACTCCAAGTATACTTAATACTTTAGCAATCCTTTTATTATTTATCGTCAGTTGATACTGGTTTTCATAATCATATCCGAAATCATGTTTATTACTTTTATCTTGAAATGTAACTGGTTTTTCATTTTTCAATAATTGATTTATTGTTTCCAAAATTTCATGATCACATTCTTCAAGTGATAGAGTAATAGACGTTTCACTATGATTACATCCATCAGCATATAATAAACCGATAATATATATTGATGTCGGATTTCTCAAATCATCAAAAAACTTATCATTTATATTATATTTTTGATCTTTTGATGGTATTTTGCTGATTTCATCAATAACTCTTTTTTCTTCTTTTTTATTATATATTCCATCCGGAAAATTTGGTTTAAATGCAGATAAGTTTCCTCTACTATGATCAATACCATATTCATCTAACACTCTTGCGATTGGATTGGATCTAGCTATATTATACATCGATTGTATTTTTCTCATGGACAATCCTTGTTCTACAAACATTTTTACAATTTGTTCTTTTTCTTCATTTGTAAATTCGAATCTATTGCCAACTTTATACATATATTATTCCTCCTCTATAAAATAATATGTTAAAGACAGTAATTGTAACGTTAGAGGCCATTACAAAAGGTAGCTACTCCCTGTCCTGTCTTATAACCTAAGTAATAAGATGATTTTCTTATAGTCACCTATAAGTTTAGAGCACATCAACACCATATCTTTACGACTTAGGTGGTTCCTATTTTCAGGCACTTGCCCTACTTTGCTCGTTGAACGTTTCGAATAAATCCGACTTCGCTTCTGATAAACTTTATCCTCAATAAAGTCCTCCCAGAAATTAAGGAACTTTCGATACACTGTTTCCAATGTAAAGCGCATAACCTACGAATTTTGTGAGCTAAGTACTCCCGGACACTCATACTTATATCCATCATGAATCCACTAAAAAACATAATCACAAGGTAGAATCTGATAAGTAGGAAACTGATTTCCCCAATAATTCGCAGTATTCACACATAACCACTTGTTATACTTTCCATCCTCGGCCCGTATATCAAAATACAACCCTACAGGCCACGTAGCCCTATATCTGCCAAGCGTAGACGAATAGTAATCTAAATTACATTCTTGCCCCGGCATAAACTAGAGCCAAAAGCTCACAGGGTCCTTGTTAAGAGACTGCAATTCATGGCGAATAAACTTTACGGCAATGGGTGTTTTATTCGCATCTCTATCTGGGTGCAGGTCCCGCAAAAAGAACCTTTCATCCCCAATATCATGCGAATAATCATAACAATAGGCCGTCTGAGCCTAAATGTCATTCCACCAAGTTTCCGCCATTACCATATCAGAATCCGCTTTTCTAGCTCTACCCATAGTATTTGTTCCTAATAACTTAGAATACATTTCTTTGGTGATTGCCATCAGGAATCACCTTCTTTCACTTCCATAATCTTGCTTCCCGCATCCAAGATCAGTTTACGATACTAATGAAAATCAAAATCCGCGCTATTATAAATAGTTCGTGCGGCTTCTAAATAATTCATCACTATAACCAATTCTGGTGGCTCAAACATTATATTATTAAAACCAACAAGTTGATGAAATATATCATTAAAAGCTTTATTAACATCAACATCTTGGTATTTAATCGATTCTTTTGGGTCAACATATAATAGTAAATAAAATATTTTGGAACGCAGATATTTCTTTATGGTAGATATCTAATGATCTGGTAATTCACCATATTTTGTTATCATTCTGCGTTAACTAAAGAGAGCGAATACCCTCTATCTCGAATATACTTATTAAAATCAATTTTAGCTTTTTCATACATGTTCTTGATTTCAGCCATATGATTTGCTTGAGAATAAAACGACTGTTCCTTATTAGTAAATGCCTATTGAGTCAGCAGAGTAGAGTAATATCTTGGAGACATCCAAGCTAACACCATACCAAATGCTAAAACTTCCTCAACATATTCCTAATCAGTGTCGTTATCCCAAACATCTAACATAGTATATTCAACTTCTCCTATATCTGGATCAAAGAATATTTTTTTAAATAATCTTCGCACACGTGGCTAAGATATAGCCGTCTTTAAATATCCACTCAACATTTCATCTACTATCTATTGTTCTAAACCTGCTATTTTGTAATCTTCGACACGGTTATAAAACCGCGAAAAGATATTTTCGGTTTCAGAGGTCATAAACATCACCTCCGTTAATATTAAATTACAAACTCAATAATGCCAGTCTTCAACACATCATCAATAATCTTAATCTTTTGAATACTGGGATAATTCTCGTTACGAATCATATCCATTGCAGTATATTTGATAACTTCTTGGAAGGTCTTTGGTGCTTTCTTGAGCAAATCCTCAAATTCCTCATCTTCGACATCAAAAAATTCCTCTGGATAAGAAACATTAAAATACATCTTATAAACCTTATCCAGATCATTTTTCCAAAGCTCGCAAAGATCTGGGTCATCAATAATGATCTCAGGTCCTTTAATAGTTTGAGATTGCTTCCATGACTGAAGATCGCGGTACGCAACAAGCTCTTCATAGCCAAAATATGGCCAACGATAAACCTGATTTGCACCCGGCTTAACAACAGGCCATGGAGAAACACTATGACACCTAATCATATCCGTAGGCTCAAAATGCTTCACAGTCTTAGCAGGAACAGCTTTTCTAGTTGTTTTCTTCACTGGAGCCACTTCTTCCTCTTTGACCGACTTATTCTCATCCTCAGATTTCATAAAGTCCTTTCTGGCGGAGTCAATCATCTCATCAGTTAAAGTTTGATTATGACTAGAAACCTTGTATCCCTTCCCTTTAAGAAAGTCAATCATTTCTTTATTTGTAACGTCAAATTCCTTTGACAATTCAAATACTTTCATTATTTACTTCTCCTTTTAATCAATGTAACATTTAATTAAGCGTTATCAATGATTACGCCATAAAGCTCGTCAATTATGATACCAATACCTTCCTCGTACCAAACCTCACCTTCCATGGTACGGTCCTGCATAGAACCATCCATGCCACGCTCAAAGTACTCAACATCACCGCTGTTAATGCGCTTAATCGGCTTGAAGTCAGGATCAATCGGAAGAATATAAATCTTCTTATTATCGTTAGCGGTAAAGATAGAATCCCTAGTGCCCTCGGCATTAATACGGTTCAGTACCATGCACTCATAACCTTCGTAATTGCCAAGAATACCATTCTGATAACGCTCGTCCTTCATGTTGTCAGACCACATATTGTAGTTTACAGTACTCTGAAGCTTCTGAAGGGCGAAACGGGTGCCAACAAGCATAACCTCTTTACCAGTGGTAGCACTGACCTTCTCAATATGGTTAAGGATATCCTGCTTAGTAGATTCTGCAATACCAATACTAGCCTTCATGTCGGCAGGAAGATAAGTATCCAGAGCCATAACATTCTCATATAGAGCTTGGAAACGATACTTCTCAATACTCCTGTAAAGCAGGTCAATAAGAGCGGCAAAATCTACCTTGCCCATCATAAACTCATCATAAGATGCATAAGTCTTAATTACATACTTGGAGACATCAATTGAAAATCCTTTACCAGGTAAGATTTTCTAACGTACTATATCATGATGGCCGCTCCCCCACTTAGAAACCTGAAGCAGGGCTTTCGCGTCAATAGTAAAATAGTTGATATCACCAAGAGCAATATTCCTATCCTCAACAATACGCATAATAGGCATGTTCTGCTCATTAATACCAGATACCATCCTGTCAATAAGCACGTTCTCGATAATAGAACTAATCTCAATACCGTGTGCCCTCAGAGCCTAACGACGCTCGGTACGGGTAGCGGAACGATAATTAATACCAAGAACTTTATTAAACTGATTACGAATCATCTCGTTAGAATCTGCTTTAGAATATTTGTCATAAACATTATTAGCAGTATCCATCATAAGATCATTAAATACCTTCATGTTGTCAATGCTATTATCAAAACATTTTACAACATTAGCACTAAAATAAGTAATATCTTTCATATATCTTTCCCTCCCTTCTTAAATTAGTTATTATCAACATTCTGAATAACGTACAGACGAACAATAGTATAAACATTATTTGTCCAAGTACTATGAATCTAAGCAACAAATCCATAATTCGTCATGGTTGGCTTAGCCGCCTGAGCAACATACTTCCCAGTACCATCAAGTACAACATAGTTACCGCGCTTTACAAGACTCTGAGTAGCCTAGGTAAACTGATGCAAACCAACGCCAAAGATATCACCATCATACAGATCTCCTTGAACCTCATAAACCTTAGAATCCTCTCCTGCACGAACAAAGAAATAAGGCTCAGTCGATTCAAGAGCCGTACGCCCATCCTTTACATTTACGACCGACCCGGTAACACCAACTTTATCCCTCGCTCCCGCAATAGTGCAATACCTCTCTTGCAGTCCGTCCTTAAAGTTTGTAAAATCCCCTACTTTAACACATACACCGTTGTCCATATCAATAGGTGTTCTCTCGGTCTTGATATTATCTCCAGAACCAGTGGTGGTCTCGGTCACTGCAAGACAATCCCAAAGATGACCGGAAATGGTGGCTTTAAGAAGCGAAGCTTCAAACACACCATGCTGTCCAATTGGACGCTCGTCCAAATTCCCATAAATAGCCATATCTATCTATCTCCTTTCATATTTTAATAGAAGAATAACAGGCCAATTCCTGTTACTTACATAATTTATATTTCTTTTATTACTTCTTCAGAAGCCCATCCAAAAAACTTGTATTTCTCTCAATCCTAGCAAATGCATAGAAATCTTTCTTCGGCGCTTCGGTCTTTTCTTCCTGTTTAGTCCGGGCAAAATTTAACTGCCCAGATTTTGCATAGGCCAGAAGGATACTATCAAGCTTACTCTTTACCTCATCAACAGAAAAATCAAAATGATTCTTTTCCTCACGAAGCTCGGCAAATTCCGCAGACTCACGAATACTTGTATATTCCTTAGAATCCAAAATAGCAATCTTCTCAGGCTCTGCCTCATACTTGGCGAGTTTCTCAGAAATAACAGCATAATTAGCTTTCATAGACTCAACTTGAGCTTGCTCATCTTTCGTAAGATAAGTCGTGAACACTTCGACACGATCTCCTTTAAGAGAATACACATCATTCCTTACCTGATAATTTTGTCTATAGTGCCTACCATTCCAATAATCATGCATAATAACAAGTTTATCTTCATCATAAGCGTCAACATCATACCAAGTATTATCAGCCTCACCATACGTAGTGTTAACTAACTCATACAGTGCGTTAAGCTTCTCCATTAGCGAAGAAGAGAATACTTTTACTTCACCGTTGTAATTTACAGAGTATTCAATATTTACTACCTTATCATCGGTACTTTCCTCTTCAACTTCTTGCTCAGAATTATCTTCCTCATTAGTCTCTTCAACTTCCTGTTCAGATTCCTCTGCATTCATCTCAACCACTTCAGGAGTTTCCTCTTCAGTGGTATTTTCCTCGACAGTCTTATCTTCAACGGTCTCAGTTTCAACATCTTTGATTTTTTCATCAAAATTTTCCAAACCACATTCCTCCTTTCCTTGGTTGTCGTTCGCGAAATTTTTCGCAATATGATCATCAAGCTTCGCAACAACTGCTTGAGTAATCTCATTAATTAAATCAGTCTTATTTATAACAGAATTTTTGTCTACGCTAAAATCCGCAATATCTACTTTTGCACCTTCCATACCCGGAGCAATCGGATCTCCAGATACAGCGTCTACGCCAAGAAGAGTAGCACCCATCAGCACCACATCCTCAAGAATAAGACATTTGGATTTGCTGTCATAAGAAAGTTTATTTATTCCAAGTTCCGCGCTAATATCTGTACCACCTTTGCGCTCAATAATATTTGCCGCTTCAGTATACTGACGAGGGATTGCGCACTTCGCATATACGTATTTCCTATCCTTATGTTCTCCGTCTTCTTCCATATAAGGTTTATCAGACGTAAAGCACCCAACTTGCTTCTCATAGTACGTGATCGTGCCATCATCATTCAGATCAAAATCATGAGATGTAAAATCTAATTCACCATTAACATCTGTAAAGTTTGCAAGAATAGGCTTATAGGCAATCGTCTTCATCATCTTCTTCGCGGCGGCTTCGGTCACAGCAGAGTTATTACGATTAATTTCTGTGTGCAGAAGTTTTACATTTCCAACAAGAAGAGAATCATCCTCGTATTCCTCATCTTTTTCAAATGTAGCAGGAACCTATACACAAATCTAGTATCCAGAATCCTTTGCGCTAAAACTAGTATAATTCTGTTCTTCACAAAACCTCATTAAATCATTATAAGTAAGTATCTTGTGCAATTTTTCTCCTCCTTTCTTTATAGATTAACTCTCCAGAAGAGAGGAGAGCTTATACACACAACATATCATTATATGTAATTTTTAAATCCTTGTTTTCTTCAAAGTTTAATTTTCCACCCTCATTAAGAAATACCCACTTAGAATCTTCTTTAGCAAGCTCTACAAAACCTGCCTCTCTGAGTCTTCGTGCTGTTTCTTCATCAGATGTTTTTACAAAATGTCCTAACATTACTTCACCTTTTCATTTCTATTTTACTTAGACTGGGTATTCCTACTTCTTTCCGCACTCCCAGACAATTCATCATCATCAGTTGTTGGCCTTCCCGGAGAATTACTGGAAGAATTATAACTCGACTGAAGCGGAATCATTATATCTTTAATCCCAATAGCATTCTCAAATCTTATCTTATTAATCGCTTTATAAGGAGATCCCTCAACAACGCTTAAATAATCCAAAGCGGGGCCTCCGAGCGTGCTTATATCCTTATATTTTTGGATATAATCATCCTCGTTATACCAAGTTATTCTTAGAATCTCAAAAATATATCCTTTAGCAATATTCTCTTTAATATAAAAATCAAGCCATGACTCTAATCTATTTACCCAAACCCATACATTAGCTTGATCGCACAATTGTGCTAACTTAATTGACATATTAGAAGATGAGTCACCACCAGAAACAATTGTCTCGGTAAGTCCACTATTAGAGAATAGATTCTTAAGCGACTGTCCAAGAGCATCAGTATCTCCTGCCACCGCGCTGTCCTTAAACATAATCTTATCTACGTCAAATGGTGCGGTAACTACGCCAACTAGGTCAGGTACAGCCTCTTCTTCTAGATTGCGAAAATAATTAATCATTTCATTAGAAATAGCAAAGTCATCAATGTCCCCAGAATTTCCGTTATCCACAAGAGGAATCTTATTTATAATCAACGCGTAATTCTCTAATTCTTGTTTAGACATGAGAATCTGCTGTAAATCAAGTAAGTCCATCAAATCAGTAAACAATGGGAGAAAATGCGGAAGAGGGAAGGAAAATTCATCATCTGGGCCAATTAAAAGCACACAACAATATTTTGGGTCAAGACGGAACCACTGAAAGTCACGACCTTTACTCTTATAGGCCTTATATCCTTCAATAAACTCTGGTGCCCATGTGGCCCCTTCAACGTTTCCATCAATTCCTTCAACAAATTCAGAGTTTGTCCCTGCGTCAAAGAAAGCCGCATTAAAATATACTACCCATTCCCCGGCATAGTTCTTACCCATAATACGGCAATACTGTACATCAAGAGGCATCAAAAACGTTCTACCTTGTTTATCATCATAAACATATCCAACGTAGAAGCCATCTCTAATTGCGATATATAACGCCGTATACATATCTTTTTTTATATTAAATCTATTAAAATTCTCAAGCACCTTTTGATAATCCTTCATTGCCTTTTCGGAATCTATTTCTTCATCAAGATTATTTACTTGAGTGATAGTGTAATAAAACAAAGGCATAGAAGCAAGGTACATTATCATCTTCTGATATAACATAGAGTTTCTACATAAGAACCTAGATATCTCGCGCAATGTATCTTGATTGGTAGCAGGTGATTGCAGATAGGTTTTTACAATGTCTTTTGTATATTGCGTAAAGACTCTATTAGATGTTTTAGTAGGATTCCGCTGTATATAGTCCTATATTTTAGCAAAATCCATTATTTGCGCGCGATCACGCTTGTAAGAATAAGCAGAATTAAATCCTTGCTTATACTGTGATTCTTTTGTGCCACTATCAGTGGTTTTTTTATTGTCCGCCATAAGCGGCACCTCCTTTAAAATCTTGTTACTTTTCTGGGTTGACGAACAGTAAATATCTATTTCATAGATTCACTATCACTTTTCGGCTTCTTTTTTATACTATCCTGTTGTCTCATGTCCATTAAACATTTTGACAATAAAGCAAGTGTGTATGCTCTATCATCGCCAATAATATTCTCGAAACCGGGAGCAAGATCGTATCTTATATTACCATTAGATGATTTATATCTATACATGTGACATATTTCTTCTTTTAAAGCATCAATCTATTTCAATGCTTGCTCTTCCTAATATGATAGTTTATATATCTATTCTTTTTCTTCGCCATCTTCCTCAATTAATGTTGTCAAGATGCCATGATAATCATAGTCTGCCGTAAATGATATCAATCCTTGTTCAACCAGCTCTATTAAATTTGTATACATCTATACTTTGTATTTTGTTGGTTCAATCATTCTAACAATATCAACGTTATCTGGATATCTTTTAATATATGGTTGACAGAAATCATATGTTTTATCAATCATTCCTTTATGGTGAAATTCTTCTTCGCCTTTGTGATGATCTTCATAAAAATCATCAAATAAATATGTTAATACTTGACTTGCACCACCACCAGATCCTGCATCCATCATAAGATACTTGATATTTTCATAATCAGCTGAACCAGTACCATTATAGTTAATCATTTCTTCTCTTACACGTTTTACTTGCTCTGGTGTAGTTAATGGCCTTTTAGTTTCTTTATCTAATAAATTTATACAATTTACTATTTCCATTCTCCATCCACGTTTATCTGAATGTATCAATTTACCAACAGTTAATATACTGTTGTCTTTTTTTGCGGCCAAATCCCAACCAATTGCGTATAAACTTTTCCCGTCTATGTTTACTAACTCTGGTGGCCTTACTACGCTATTGCGAAGTATTTGCGATTTCTTTACTATAATCTCATCGCCACCATCAATATCAAATTTATTCCTATATTCTCTATTCGCTTTTATTGGATTAATCTTCATTTCAGTATCAATTTTTTCTTGCGTCAAAAGTGGGACAGGGTATACTTTTCCGTTATATGTAGCATTCATAACAAGATCACAATCGATATCAAAACAAGCATAACGTTTATCTCCTGCCATACTATGAAGAGAATATTCTTTATACATCTTGTAAAAATAATCATCTACTGACCCCGCAGATGAAGCAAATATAATCTGATTCGGAAAATTAGGCGCAAGAAGAGAAACATCGACATTCCCACCTAATGCGAAATCTGAATTCTGCGTAACAAATGGAAGGGTGGCATTATACATATCTTCCATTACATACGAGGCTTCATCATAAAAATTTAATCTGCTACGTTTACCTCTCGACCCGTCATAATTACTATTAATTGTCGCAAGACTTGATCCTGAATACAATTTGTAAGACCACGAATTAGGATTATGTGATATACCAGTTGAATTGGCTTGACTTTTAACTAATTCATTCATAAATACATCTGTCAATCCAGTAAAACTAGCAATCTCTTTTTTAGTTATCTATTCTATCTTTTTCATCATACCAATACTTTGCGCACCAGTACCAGATAAAATATATGCTTCGAAATATGGAATTAAAAGAGTTTTTGCCATTAGGAACGGACTACCCAACGTAGTCTTACCACCATTTCTTGTCATACACCAAACAACATATGGTGTTATCCAACTTTCCATAAAAACATATTTCTAGTAATCTAGGAACTCTATTCCCATAAATCGTTCGCAGAATTTAACAGGATTTCTTCGCCCCCACTATACAATTTCTGCGGTTTTTTTGAGTCCTTCAAGTCTAAGATTTGACATATCATAATAAGTAGGTTTTACAAAATATGTAAAATTCTTAGGATTAAATTCCTCAATAGCATCACCCATTAATGTGATGTCTTTATTCATCTATTACATTCAACGCATCGTCTATAATACCTCGCTCTTTAAGAAACTCTTTTAAATCTTTATTCTCTTTACGAAGTAACCTACAATATTCGACCGCCTTATCTCTCTCATTTTGTAAGCTATGCAATAACTTTGCTTGGTGATATATTTCTTTTTCCCAATCATTTTCATCAGGATTTAATTGATTCATTTGATTTCTGAAATTGGCTTCCATTATATCTGAAATAGCCTTATTAGTTTCATAGTCAAATGTGTTAATTTCAATATCATCCAGATTCATCTCTGACATTTCTTTTATAATTCCACTTAATGTTCCTGCACCTTTACTTTTACTATTATTATGATTCACAGATATTCCATTGTCTTTGGCAAGTGCTAAAGCAGAACTAATCATTTTTTGTTTTGTTTCAGCAAGTGATTTAATAGTAGATATTACTGATGGATTATCACCTAACATTTTTTTGTATTTAGAAATAGCATCATTAATTGTTTTTATATCTTTAAAACTCTATACTATTTCTATAACAGCTTCCAACTTTAATCCGTCATCTTTTACAGAATCATCAAAATAACTAACTAATTTTGCATACAACAGTGGCTGTTCTTCAATAGATTCGTTTTCAAAAGGATCATAACCTAAAAACCTTATAGTAGTTTTTTTATTAATTTCATAAGTTGAACGTACATCATCTGTCATATCATGTATAGACGTTATTTCTGTTTTTCCATCAGAGGAATTATCTACATAACCTTTTTTAAACATATCAGAGTCAAAGAAATTCTTACCGACCCATTGGACCATAGCTATGTTCTTAATATAAGCGACCCAAGGATTTGATTTTGTTTTCCCTGCGATTAAATTATCAGATTCTTGAACACTAGCATCCCATACAGTATTGATAAATGGCTTGTTTAATAGTTTAAGCGCTTCTATACAAGATTCTTTGGTTACTTCATGTTCTTCACCATTCTCATCTACCCTTAATGCAATTTTTCTGGCACAATCTTTACATACACATCCAACTTCACATTTACAATGTGGATCTGTATTTATATAAAACTTACTTTTATCTTTCATAATGCCACAAACTATACAACGAACACCATTTTCTAGTTTTTCTTTTAATTTTTCATTTTCCTCACGAAGCTGTGTTGGAGTCAGCTTCTTTGGTGCTTTTATAACTGCCATTGAAGCAGTACCTCCTTTTATTCATTATTTAAAACAAATGCAATCTTTTCTAGATAATCAACATAATTATAATTTATATTTATTGGGATATTATTATCTATAAACCATTTATCAAATTCGCCAGAATCAATTCTATAAATAAAATCTAGAAAATCATATTGCGTAATACTAGTATATCCGTAATTATCATGAAATAATTTATGTATTTCTTTTTTTAAACATGCTCCAAATCCATACAATATATGCATATAATGTACTTCGTCTTGTAAAACCTAAAATTCATCTTCTGTATAATCTAACACTTGTTCTCTTATATCTAAACAGATGTTTGAAAATATCTCATCAACAATATCTCTGAAAGGAAAAGTATGATGAATATCATCAAATTTTAATCCAGTTATTATACATTCATAATTACAGAATTCCATAGATTCTTTTTGCCAGTCTTTTGTTTCAGAACGAAGCTCCATATATGTCTGATTTATACCACCCTTCCACCGTCCGTTTTCGGCGCCATTTAAGGGATGAATATGTCTTGGATTTTTATCTCCCGCCCATTTCCCTTTCATTCTTTCGCTCATTTGCTTTACTTGCTCAGGAGACCTATGTTTTCCTTTCCAATAACCATCGTGTATTTCGTAATATTTTTTAGTTGAATCTGAAATCTTTTTCTTCCACTCATCGCTAAATGTTCTTCCAGTCATAATATCACTAATTATTTCCGAACGATACTTATTCGCTTTTTCCTTGCCTTCTTCACTTTTCCCTTGAAGGCCCAAATAACCACCCCTACATTCTATCGCTCTTACTGTTCTATTGGGAAGAAACTTTTCCTTCAATTCTTTTCCGGGATAATCCTTATAGTATTTTATAAGTATCTCATCTTCTTCTTTAGTCCATATTTCATATCGTAAAGCATCATCATCTAAAAAATGGCCATAATTTGTACTACATTCACGACATTTATTCCTAAGTCCAGTTTTAGTTGTTTTATCTATTGGAAAATACTTGTATGAATTTGGTAATGATCTACCACAACAAATGCACGTTTTATCTCCATCGTATTCTATATTATTATTAACAAATCTCTTCTTTAATTCACTATTTATCTCTCTATTTCTCTTACTTGTACACTGTTTACAAATAGAACCTAAACCATTTCTATTGTTTTTATAGAAATATTCATTTGTGTTTGGATATGTTTCTCCACAACACGTACATTGTCTAAATTTTGCATCTTTCGATATACCATGTGTATAACCCATTTTATCACCTCGTATTTCTCTCGTTCAATCTGTAATAGAGTAGGGGAGTGTGCTGAACGAGGATACACACTCATACCAAGGAGGCCAATCCTCGGTATTTCCTACTCATAAAGCCGAAGTACGGTTATGCTCCGTAGTTTTTGGGTTACAAATCCAATATTCTACTAATTGAATTACATCGGCGAACCGCAGTTGACTAGATTTGAACTAGTGAATCCCGAAGGATTGCCTCCTTAGCAGGGAGGTGCATTCAACCAAACTCTGCCACAACTGCAAACACCCTAGTTATACAGGGCGCTTTATATCAATCCAAATATTACCTTCTTCATCCACACACCCAGATTGATACTGATTAAAATAATCACCCTTAAAATTCACCCACAAAATCTCGGGCGGATAATCATCATAAAGCACCTCTATCTGAGTAATATCTCGGCCTTCTTTCAATCTCTGCGCAATAGAATAATCATCAGAGAACAAACCTTCTTGCTCCGTATCATTAATTCTGCCGTAAATTACCATATGTACATTATCACAATATTCATATACACTAGGATGGCTTGCGCCAGAATAGCCAATAATATTTTTCTGAATATCCATAATTTTTATTTCATTAATATATTCGGTATCTATAATTACAAACTCACAATTCTCTAAAACAAGCTCAATATTTCGTATACGTTTCATATCTCTTTTTCCTTATACTCTTCACAAATAATCTTGGCCGAGTCGTAAAGCTGTCTCTGCGCAAATTCGCTTTCACCCACGTCATGCATCAGCGCCTCGGCTAGATTCTCGCTAAAATCTTGGATAAACTCGTCTTCCTAGTCAGACGTGTCTTGCTAACCATAAGCCATTTTGTATTGTATGCGATTATATTCTGTGATAAAATTAATTGTCGCGTGAAAATAATTCTTCAAGTCACTTTGCTCCTTTACTAAAATCAAGAACTGACTAACGAGGCCAATCCCTTGGAAAACATAATGTTTTTGATCATCTAAATCAAACACAGAAAGGGGAGGGGATAGAAGACACCTTCCCATATAAGGTTTGCAAATCCTCATATTTAACTGTGTTTTGCTGGGGGATGAGCGATTCGAACGCTCAATTGCGGCTTCAACGCACTTACTGATTTCTTACTACATTACGTCGCCGTAACTGCATATTGCATTGTAGTCTGGACTTTGTCTTCACCATATTTTAAACTTAGGTCGTGCCATTAAGTCTCTACACTTTCAATTAAGCTTAGCTCGGCGTTTTCTTATTAAGACCTCCGCCGAATTTGACACTATTCATTTTTGACTTTTCAATCAAAACGTCCTATTTTTAATGAGAGTCAGCTGTTTTCCCTTTAAACTAATCCCCTCTAATTTCGTCTAGCTTTTCACGGCCCTAAACTAGCCAAAATCCGCTAGGGTAGTCGAAACCCTATTTACGAGCCGCCGCGGATTCGCTCAGAAAGCCCTCAGACACACGCCAGACGCATAGACAAGTTAATTATCGTCTAAAGCGCTCGACGTGGTTCTAGAGGCTTTTTCATGCAATTATGACCCTGTTTAGCACCTTGGGTCAGGGCATATAAGCACCTCATGTGTGGCTGAGGTACGTAAAATCTCCCTCTACTAATTGTGGAGTAGGGAAAAAGATTAGGTTATTCAATTGCCTTTTGATATTTCCTTCTTAATTGATCTAAGATATAATCTTTCTTAAAACCTAACGAAACTAATGCTGTTACAATTGTTTCAGCTTCATCTATCAAACCTAGCTCTTTTTCTGTAAAATGATCTCTTGTTAATTGTGATTTCTTTTCCAATCCTTTTTCTTCTCGTATCTGTGCCGCTGTTTTATTGAACAACACTTCGTAAATCATATTTGTATATAGAGCATAATCTAATGGTTTTGCATCAATTATATTCTTGCATATACTCGTTGTTAATCTCTTTCGATCAAGCTTACCAACTTCACGTTGCAGATTCCATTCTTCTGATTTCCCTAAAAATGCCTTAGCTAAAACATCTTTTGCCTTTAACTGATATTCTATAAGTTTTTCTGCTATTTCTGGATTCTCATTTAGCATATTTGGTGTCACATGAATTTTTGCCAACCATAACGGTAAATAATCTAATTCAATACATAACGACTTCTAATTTCCACCTTTTGTAGGGAGCGTCAAATATGACGCACCTTGAGAAAGTACAATATCTGCTTGAATATTCTTCACTTGTCTATCGTGATGATTTTTATTCATGCCCAATGCTTCTGTAATCCATTTCACACCAACATAAATTTTACCAGTATCTTTCAACTACACAGTCATTATAGAATCTCCATCAAAGTCTTGTTCTAAGAGATTCATCCCTTTTAATTTAATCAGTTCCTACTTAATCATTTTTAAGCCTTTCTGGTTCATAATATTATAGTGGAAAACACGAACCAATGTTTATCAGTGTTAAATTATAACAACCTATCCAAAGTTATTCCGTACAAAAGTAGCTAGTCTCATCACTAGCAAAGTATTCCTGAGCATGGTGTGACACACTCAAAAATACCAGTCGAATGCGTACGATTTGAACGTCTCCTAAACAACCCAAATGTCTTGTGCTTCCATTACACCACGCACTCGTAATGCCCAATATTGCGAACATGCCTCGGGCAAGGCGACTCCATTAATTTCTCCTTAAGGGATATGGCGCAGTGACTTAACTGCGCATAGCGATTCTGGTGGGCTTTGCTCCCACGATCTCTAGCGTGACAGGCTAGTGTGTTAACTGGACTACACCACAGAACCTCAACAGGCGGCATATAACCATTAAACTTAGCCACCTTTACGTAGTACTCCGCAAGTTTTTCATGTATTTGGATTGGGACAGGTTTAACGTCTCTGGCCCGACAAATTACCAAGTAAAACTATATCCAAGAGAAGCATTCTGCCTATTCCTCAACATATCTGCAAAATGCACAGTCTTCTCCTTATCATTAATCGTAACAATAGCGACCTTCTTCACCGGGTCAGGAGTAACCGTGGCCATCTCAACAGCGAAAATCCAATTAGTACCATTTACAAGCTGAGTGCCCAGAAGAGCAAACGGTACAACCTTGCTCCCAGTAAAACCTTCAAAAGCCTTATTCCATACATCCATAGCCTCGGCAGGAATCTCGGTCTTCACATCCACAACAGTGCCGCCCATAGGAGCGCCGCTCTCTACAAGCCTATCAATACCAACAAGAGACAGACCCTCGGGCCTCTCATTAATTACACAAAGCACAACGTTCTTCGTGTCGCGCCCAGTCACAACAGTCTGCTCTGCAAGCAGAGCGTGGTTCTCGCCATTTGCAAGTTGAGAACCAATATATGCAATATCCTTATACTGTGCGCCAAGCTTAGTATCCGCCAGTTCAGTCATAAAACTAGCGACCTTCTGCGGAGCGCCACCTACATTAACATCTACAGTCCACCCACCAAAACTCATAATCTTAGTCCTCCCTTTTATCAAAATAACTATTAATCATCTTGTTAATTACATGCGCCAGTTCATTCTCATCGAGTGCATTGCAAGAACAATATTCCATATTAAAACACTTATCATCCTTATTCGTTTCAAAGTGGAAACCCCTAGGCCTCTGAGCTTCATCAAACAGAATAGTCAGCGCTCCATCAGATTCCTCTTCATACATCTCATCTTGTTCATCAGGATAATAAACCGTAGTAACATTTACATCAGGAATATCCTTTACACCATCAAATACATCGCACCTGATATAAATCTCTTCATAGTCTTCAAGAACATTAAGCAGTTTACCATCCTTATTAAATTCAATATCATCAACATAGATTTCGCCGTCAATGATACCAATCATATAATAGCCACTTCCTTCTCCCTCACAAAGCTCAGGAGCGGCCAAATTAATAAACTTTGTAAAGAGCATATCTTCGCCATCAACAATATAAATACTCTTCAGCGCATCCAAAGTATCATAATAGTCTCCAATAAATGCTACGTCCTCATCATTCAAAGTAAGCTCAAAAAGCTCCTCTGCAACATCAATAGAATCATCAAATAAACGTTTCTTCATTTCTTCATCCTCATAGCGGAATATGATATGTACACTCCCGCCCATAATCTTCGTTAAATATCATCAAGGTTTGCCCCGCCTTACCAAACAGATGCCTCGAACTAGCATAGTCATCTGTCCCGCAAAGAGAGCGAACCAGAATACTCTCAATTCCATACTTTTCAAACTCTTCAAGATGATGCTTGTCGCCAGATATCGTATAATCAATATTTTCACCAAGTATCCTAGTGAAGAGCGAGTTGGCAGTTACGCCAATACTTTTGAAGTCAATATCATTGCCGTGCATGCAAACTATGTTGTACTTATTCAGTACCTTAAAATAAGTAAATTCTCCATATCCCGACATATTCACATGTATACGCTTATTATCTGCGAGTCGATACTGAAGCCACCACGGCACAATCTTTTCCATATTGTCGCTAGGCTTCGCCTCTTCCTTCTTTTGCGTGGTTCTCATATGATTACCATAACAAAAATAAACCTCGACACTATCAACCACCCTAGAAAGGAGGGTAACAGCCTCGGCCAAAAGCTCGGAGGCATGCATCAGCTGATCACAGACATCTTCGCGCGTATATAAGGCACATGAATGGGTACACCCATGTGACATATCTCCTAGAACAACAATATCTAACTTGCGAATCTTATGATCTACCAAATACTGCGCCATATATTTCACACACTTCAGAACCCTCTCGGCGCAAATCTCTGTATCATACTTGTTCCAGACATTATCCGTAATAAGACCGTAATGCCAGTCAGAAAAACAGGCTACAGCCTCCTTCTCGGAACACAGCGCCGGGAAGCTTGCATTCAAAATGCTCAAAGGGGTCTTCTCATTTATCTTCTGGATACCAGACCTAATAATATCCTCAAAAGATTCTCTCCGCGCCTGTTCTCTAAGTATTCGCTTATAATCATTCTTTTCGTCGCGAACCTTGACTTTTTCCTTCTCCAGTTCCCTCTGAAGAATGGTCAGCTTCTCTTCCTCACACCCAGACATCTTGCTGAAAATCTCGTCATACGCCTGTTTCATAATCGTATAGCGCTTCCTATAACTAGACTCACCAAGATAGTCCTCTGGCTCATGCAGATTCTCATTCAGCACATCCGTAAGCTCCGTCCAAGTCATATCTACAAGACCATCCGCCCGAAGATTACCAAGACGCCAGAGATACTCAACTTCTCCTTCTTCTGGCCTTTTATTAAGATCAGATATCATCATCAAGCAAATCCTCATCCTTAGACAGCGTGATGCTAAACGTGATCAACTCGCCAGAAAAATGCTCCAGACAGTCGCGCACCATCACATCAAAATCATTGCCATCTTTATCAGTGCAGGAAATCTTGCTCAAATCCTCGGACAAAGTCCCTTTAACATTCAGTTTATCTACAGTCTTACGATTATAAGTATAATTTGCCATTTTATCTCCTTTTACTCATTTATATATCTGAATACTTCTAATATAACTAATGTTATATAACAAAATCCATTGTTCATTATATTTCATAATAGAAAACAGCTTATCATATTCATATTCAATATGCTCATCTCGATCATACGTAACACTTTTGCCGTCTAAAAAAAGTAATGCTAATCATTTTAAATCGAATTCCTATCAATCTCTTTCCATGTAGAATTCGCCAATATATTAGTAATTGTACTTCTGGATTTGATATTTGTATATTTATCCATTATCTGAGTTACTGTGCATCCATTCTTAGACATTTTCAAAATATCAACAACATCATCACGAGTTAATTTTCTCGTTCCACTTCCAACCGATGGAGGAAAATCATATTTTTCAGTAATATATTTGAAATTCTTATGTTCACGAATTTTATCTATTGCTTGATATGTTACACCATATTTTTCAGCAACACTTCTAGATGTTTCGCCACTCATTAATAATTCACATATATTTACAACATCTTCATCAGTTAACTTTGCACGAGAATCTTTTTTCTTTCCTTCTCGCTTCGGAAATTCTATTTCATACGTAAGATATTTCCAATTATGTTTGTAAAGAATATTTTTTACTATTTGCTCATTTACATTTTCAAGTTCCGCTATTTTTGCGCAACTAAGTTTATTATCCAACAGTAAATTAATTATTCTTTTAACTTGTTCTTCAGTGTGTCTCGCTTGAGGAGTTAGCTGATTTAATTTTGGTTTATTTTTATGAGCAATGGAATTATTAATGTCGGTTTGTACTCTATCATATTCTCCTGCTGTTCTCATAATATTATAACCATATTCCATATCATAACACTTTGTCTTGTCAATGTAATATTGTTCTCTTTTAAATATCTCATCAACAGAACACTTCTCTAATACAGAAAACTCAAAATTATCTGGCCCATACATATTCCAAGCTGATTGTAAATGCAAACTATGATGTTTATTATTGTTCAACATTCTAATATGGTCTTTCCATCTTGATCCAATTCGCTTAGAACTCCCAATATATACTTTTCCATTTACAATATTCTTTATTTGATAAATTCCACAAATATCATCCATGATATATATTATATTCTTTCATAGTATATAACTCAAATCACAATCTTCTCCAATAATCTTGTGAACAACACCATATTCTTTCGCTTTATCCGCATAAAAGTAGAATTCTTCGCCATAAATATCATTATAAAAATCTTCATCCATATTAGTCCTAGACAGAATAAAATCCTTATCTTTTTGGACCATAGATTCCGTAAAAAATGTAACAACGTCACGCATTTTTTTGGAAGATGTTGAAATATCTAGCGCTCCATCATGAATAAGGAATATACTACGACTCCAACAAATCCTTTCATCACACGCTAAGAAGATATCAAATGCCGCAGAAGCTACAATACCAATACCCACTGCGCGGGTAGGTGTTTCACTTGCAAGTAATACATTAACAAACGCATTCCCTGAGAACACTTCTCCGCCGGGAGAGTGAATTAAAATTGTAATAGGCTTGCGCTTTTCCTTCGGCACATCCTTATCATCTCTATTCCACTTGAGAATATACAAAATCATATCCTCAATCAGGCTTTCATCTACAGAACGATTAAATACGAGGACCCTGTTATCTAGACAATTTCGCATTATCTCATTATAAAACTCATCAGACGTATTACTTGTCAATTCCAGAAGGTCCATAGTATTAGTCCTCCTTCTCTTGCTTCTTCTCCTGCTCAGCCTTGGCGCGCTTGTGCGCTTTCGTAATCGCAAGCAGGTCCTTCCTAAGTGCAAGCGAATCCTCAAACACCCACACAGAACTGTTTCGATTATCCTTATTCGGGCTAATATCAATCAGATTGTGCTTCATGCTCTTGCCGTCTTTTGCCCTCATCCTGATCAGAGGCCTAGCAACGGCAGGGTTAATAATCGTATAGACTTCCATCTTCTCAGCAGTATCTTCTGCTACAGTATCAGTATTCTCTAAAAACATTGCATTATTATTAGAAATTTCCATAATTAACTCCTTTTAATCATATTGTCCTTAAAATATAACTTCGTTTATTACTTTTACAAATGATTGTTTAATCCCTAAACTCATTAAATATTCTTTTTCAGATGTATGCTCAGTAAAGTATTCTTTATCAAACTTATTCATATCCACCTCAATCAAAATACATATTCGCAAATAGTTTACTTGTCTCAGACCTAACATCCTCATCAAGCCAAATACATCCAAACATGGGATTCCCCTTAAAATAGTTACACATCTTAATTAAAGGATTCTGAGAAGAAGCATCCAATAGACTCTGCTTAATATCTCCCGCAAAGAATATTCTTCCATCTTCTCCAACACGAGTACCAATCAATCGTAATTGTTTCTCACTCATATCTTCACTTTCGTCCACAACTACAATCTCACTAGGAAAACTTAGTCCTTTCATATAAGTAGGTATATTAAATTCAATTATACCTTGTTGTTTCAGACGATCTACTTCAAATTCCTGTCCATCAAATTGTTGAATTATAGGTAATTCCCATACGGCATTCTTCTCTGAGAAATCTCCCTTAAGATATCCCATAGATCTGCCTTCTCCCCAAGGTTCCCGCACAAAACAAATCTTAGACTGCCAACCTTTTTCTCTGACAGCATAAAGACTCATACTCGTGGCGATTTTCGTTTTTCCACTTCCGGGAACCCCTAGCAAAACACAAATAGTTATGTCTGGGTTATTCAACATATCCAATGCACACCTCTGGAGCGCATTCCGCCCTTTTATATATTTCTGCGGCGGCAACTTCAGCGTGACAAACTTCTCGCCATCCCACCGCATTTCAGTTTCTTTATTCTTATCATCTAAATCTGTATTCTCTATAATTAGATACTCATTGATATTCCACTCGTTGCAATCAATATTATCCATATATTCGTTGATATAAGCAGAATCACCAACGATCCTCTTATATCCTTTATAAATCTTCTCAGTTTCCATCATCGTTCCTAACTATAGTATTAAATTATGTTATCTTGCATTAACTCAAAACGCTAAAAAAAGGGGATAAGTCTTTCTAAAACTCATCCCCTTTGACTAATATTATTCTTAATGTCACATCATAATCAATAACTAACGCGGTCCTTCAGATTCTTTCCAATCTTTACATGCGGAACCCTCTTTGCCGGGACTTCAACAGCCTCTCCAGTCTTAGGATTCCGTGAAGTATGCGGAGCGCGCTCTACACACTCAACAGTAATAGCATCCATGATCTTTACAGGCTCATTTACAACATTCTCGCACAGCACCTCATAGCCTCCATCAATAATCTCCCTGACGTCCTTCTGGGTGCGGCCAGTCTTCTCGGCAACAGCTTTAATATAATCATTCTTTAACATTTTTTTATTTCTCCTTTTAATCCTATAATAATCTAATTACTCTCTGATTCTTGTCAGAGGAAGGATGTAATTATCCTTCATTATATAGACGTTTGTGATGCGTGTTTATATTATAATGTTTTCTTGGCTTTTTCGAATTCTATAATTGACTTGCTACACGTTATCCCTTTTTAAAACATGATAAAAATCGTTCCGGGTTTGATTTATATAGAATATTCATAGTTCTAATTGCATATTTTGTAGCATTCTTATATGACTTATTCTTATTAACACGTCCCTCATATCCTAAACATGTTTGAATTAATCTAAACATAGTTGCTTGGGACATTTTTATCTTTGAAACAGCTTCAACTACTTCATCCGTCGCTTTTTGAAGTTGATCAATTTCGTCAATCCCGTCATCTTCGTTATTATTTGTAGCAATATAATGCCTAACAAGACTATCATATTTTTCAATAATATCTCTTACTTTATTCATTTGACGAGGATCAACTCTTTTTGTTGGCTTATCAATTAAAAATTCTAGTGTATCAATATTACTTTCATGCTCAGCACCTTGAATTTTATCTAAACAATCATGCATCCAATTCATTGGGCATTCGATTGTTTCATCTATTCTTTCTTGGACTCTTTTTTTGTCTTTTTGAATATCTTCATAAGGACGATCTTTCCCATTTTTGGTAACAGGAATCTTATGCGTATACGCCATAAACTTAGGAAAATCTTTCTCTCTATTCATACATTCCTGCGCGCGTATACGTTTTATTTCATCATTTACATCTATATCAAAAATCTTTTTACATCCATCTATTGCTAATTGCATATGTTATATCCCAAGCTCTTTATCTTGGGCGTCTCCAAATACTCTGGAGTATCGGACTATATCTTCATCTTCAGCATTATCTGGTTAGATGTTCGGCACTCGTGGAAAGGATTATTCTTTGTCTAGTCACCTTTCTAGTCTCTACGCCTTATTGTTACATTTCAACTTCACAATCTTGGCTCTGGGTTAGTTTGATAAATATTATTAATTTTTACTTAATTTGTCAGGTTTTTCATTCGCCGGAAGATTTACGGCATCTTCAACAGACCATCCTGATTATATTCTAGATACAATCGTATTATATTGTAATCCATTTGGGCATAACGCTTCTAATTCTTTAGATGTATAATATTTCCCATTATACATATATTTATTATTCATATTTTTGGGCGGGTATGATATTGCTTTTTCAATATCCCATTTTGAACGTTCTATTCTTGATACAATATCGCTTTGTTTAATACGTTCATCTTTCCTTAATAAAAACAAATCGTATGAATTACACCATTTTCCATTATAGAAATATTTTCTTTCACCAACGCCTTTTGGTTGAAGTTTAACATCTTTGGATTGTGTCAAAGCTCTTTCAACATCCCATCCATGGTGATTAATTCTTGTATACAAATCATCTACTGTCAATCCATCTACTGTTGAAAATTGAATCAATTCATTAAACGAATACAAATTGCCTTTGTATTCCACTTTTTTGATTTTTCTTCATCTTTTCTTTAGTAAGTGCTTTTTCTAAAGACCACCCATGCTGATTAATCCTTGTAGTAATATCATGATAATCAACACCTTCTGCCAAAGCCATTTCAGCTAATTCATGAGAATCATATACTTCTCCGTCCACTTCAAACTTTGCAGTAATTAAAGAACCACATTCTCCTCCTTTTGACTTATTGTATACGCCATTTTTACTTTGATACAATTCAATATATTCTTGCTCTTTTTTCTTAGCTTCTTCCACACTAAGATTTTCTTCAATTACTTCTTTCTTAATATTATCCCAGCCAAACTTCTGAATTGCTTCATATACTGGTTGCATTTTATAAGCAGAACCTTTATACCCAAATCTTCTAGATAGATTTTGACTTGTAATCCCAATATAAACTTTTTTGTCAGGAAACGTCATCATATATAACGTAAATGTTCTATCGTTAGTATTCATTATTTTCTCCTTGCTAATGTAATAAATTTCAAACCTTCCCAGAATTCACCGAATATTTTTAGAACTAGATTTCTCTAGAACTGACCCATTTAGTTAAGCCAACACAGCAAGGATGCAAACATTTTCATATAATTGTTTCGTTACCTCATCATCAATTCCTTTCTCAATTCTATCATAATAATAACTAAGTGCTAGTTGTGCTGTATCAGACGCACCACCAATTGCCTTTTGCGCTGATTGCATCTTAGAATCCATTATGGCATAATCTTTCATTGTGTTATCATACGAAGTACTGCTTTCTGGAACCATATTTACAACAGTAGGATATAATTCATAAGCTTTCTTTACAGCCTTCACCATTTCTGGCTGATTAGTTACAAAATTAAAGTCTGAGTCAAAATCTTCACCATTTTGCCTAGCCTGTACATCTGTATGGATACAGTTCACAGCCATAATGTTGGGACTAAAATCAAAATATTTCTCCATCAACGGGTGCCTAACATTATGAAAATATCCCAAATTAGATGGGCCATTCTGTGGCGACCTTATACCACATAAATATTCCCCGTCATTAAAGCGTTTTGTATATACTTGAATAACACCCTCTTCTGGTCCAAGAGTTGGGTCATTTTCCCAGTTTTCTCCAACAGCATATAACAACATTGCATATGGGTTTCCCAATACGGTTAAATTATCTCCGTATTGTAAAATCTTTCCTTTTTTTAAAACATTTACATATTCATTTATTATTTTTCTTTTTTGTGTTTTAAATAATTTTGTTCTACCTATACCATTATTCCACTCATATAATGATGCAAGCATTTCGTAACTATTTACATAGTTTGCATTTTGTCTTAAGTACTCTACAAAACTGCTAGTATCCTTTTTGAGATTTTCGACATACTTTATAGTAGTATCAACTATACCTTCCATATCTTTTTTTGTTGTTGGCAATGAGTTTAGAAATTGATAACTACACCTCTGGAGTATGCCATAATGTGAAACATGATCTGTTTTAACTATTCCAAATATATCACCATCATTTTTTACCCAATTGCACCAATATTCATATGCTGATAATGCAGTACCTCCAAGTATGTCTTTAAACTTCAAATACTTAATCGCATTATTAGATGTGATCATTTGTATATTCTTTGCAAGTTTACGACCAAACATATCTTCTACTTCAAAAGTATCATAGTCTATACCACGCTCTTCACAATACTCTTTTATAAATAATTGGATTTTAGTTTTAAATGCACACGCTTTAAAAAAATGATTTCTAAGCAATAACATTCCATTACACCAATCTGGTGTAATTGACGTTTCTATCAAGGCCTGTCCATCAAAAAGTTCGTTCATTACCTCGGTATCTTCTCTACTAATCACACATTTCTTTTTTGTTACTAGGTTGGACAAACATCCATACTTTGCACCTTCGTACACTTTATATTCTTCGGTTCTAATTACATCAGCTACGGTTTTATAAAAACTATCTACATCTTGAAGAATAAGAATGTTCTCAACCGGTATCACAATAGATCCTTCAATTGATGAAGCAAGTAGAGAAGCGTAGGCACTTATTTCAGTTATCTTTGCATTATGCAATGGCATTTTAGAACCAATACCCATTGTAATATGCTCATATGCTTTATCATATAATTCGGCATTAATCCAAATATTTTTTCCTACTTTAGCCATAGAAGGATTTCGGTATAAATATTTATAGTAAATTCTTTCATAACCAATAATATTTTTCTTTTTATCAAATTGAGGATAATCAATATAAATACCATTTACATAAGTGTATTCTCTTACTTCATCTTTGCTCATTTTATGGTAATTATCTTTGCGACTATCTATTTTTAATTCTATATCATTTATAACATTTAGTCTTTCATTCCTTTCATTTTCATTTTCAATCTTCTGGGCTTTTTTTCTAAGTTCTTTTATATGTGACTTTTCTTCCTCGTAGCTACGTAATCCAAATTGATAATCCATACAAATAATATCACGTGTAGATTCGTCTCTTTTGTCTGTTTTCATTCCATTCTCATGTAACCAATCAGAAAACAAACTATGATGAAACATTGCCTTGGTACTATCATAACCATCTCTTACACCAAGCATTACTCCTACTACAGTTGCCGCTTTGTATATATTTATATACCACCCATAAAGTCCTATATTAATCACATCCTTTCATTCAATCCAAGTCTTATCGATGACCATCGGCATTTCCTTCTCAATAAACTCCGCAAAAGAATACATTCCAAGATATATACAAATATACCAAACAAAATCATCATAAAAACAAGGGACATCGCACCCATCAAACACCTGCATCTTATATGGATTTTTCTCATATACCCAATCCTGCGCCATGTAGTTCTTCAAATATCTACTTACAACTACAAAATTAGAAATACCTAGATACTTAATTACATCCATGGCGCAGAACCATACGAACCCATCCTTATCAATGCAGATACGAAAATCTCCAAAACGGGTCTCCATCTCAAACCATTTCATTAATGTTTTAAAATCTCAACTAGCAGTGCTAAGCACACCTCAATAATCAGCGGCAGAAACACTTGGAGCCAACTAAGCTCCACAATATTAAGTGCTTTAAGCACTATTAATACAATAGTTACAATATCTAAAATACCCATAAGATTTTTCCTTTACCAGGTAATACCTTTCCCATCACCAAATACAGCCCCTTCAAGTCGTGTCAATCTCTTTTCGATTTCTTCCTGCCTAGCATTCTTAAGCTCTTCTAGCTTTTTTTGATTTTCCAACAGTTTCTGCTGAAGCAGAATCGTCTCTGGACTAGGTCCACTAAAATCTAAAAGCCCTTTTGTATTATAACTTCTATTAAAACAATCATCATACCACATTATCTTGCCCTCAAATCGCGGTAATAAACGTTACTTCCAAAGAGCCATCCATACAAAGAACTGCATTTGTGGGCACAAACCAAGCATCTTTAAATTGTTCTTTAGATTCATCGTCTAATCTCGCGCGAATATACTCATCCATCTGTTCCCTGGTTACATACATCTTTATAGAATGGTAACCATCGTAATCGTTATTATCTCCCGAGACTAAAGATCCCTTGTTGTTTACTTTATTTAATATTATCATAATGTTTCCTCCAAAGCTTTTTCCAAACTAGTATAACAAATTATCCCATCACCACTTGGAGTATAACGTTTATCAAATTTTTCTGCGCGAATATTCTCTCCAACATTATAGTATATTTGATTCTCAGTATAATCAAAAAGCTTGTTATAGCCTCCCGTATAAAACAAATACTTTTCTCTCTTATCACCAAAGATTGATCTTGCGTTAGGACTAATCACTTTAATATCATCCACATATGCACTTTCACAACGACATTTTCCGCCATTAAAGACATATTTCTTTACTTTTGCAGGTATAGTAAGCTTTACTATAGCCTGTTTATAGGACGTGCTGTCAGCATTAGTAGACGCCTTAACCAATTTATAACAAACAAGCTCCCTATCCTTATAAGCAAGAATATTCGCCAAAGTATCATGCCCATTAAAGAATGCTATACCAGTGACCAACTTTCTTTCATCACTCTTTTTCCTAGCTTCCTCAAACGTCCTATACAGCTTAATATCACCATCAGTTGGAAACTTTGCACTTACGTCGGCGCAAAACATCCTCTTACCACCTTGTACATATACAACAATAGGATTCACTTGCTCTGCAATAATACACTCGGCAGAATACAACTTAATCTCATCATAAAAACAATCGGCCTTAACAATAACCTTAGAGTGACAAGACCCAATACTATCTACAATAGCAAGCTGATCCAAATCCTCTGGAAGCTCAACATCCGCCTCATAATATCCAGTGAATCTCTTTGCATTCTTGGTGCTAAACATTCCAGACGCAAATGTCGTGCAATACGAATAAAAATGTTGACTAATCCAATAGTGCCCATAAACATTCTCAGCATTACCATTACAAAGATAATACAGCAAACAATCATCTGGCGTATTATTTCCACAAATGGTATTTATGTATTCATTAATATCATTCTCGGGGCGTACAACCTCACAGTTAATAACATCAAGATTATCCAACTTAGCACCCTTAAATGTCTCTGCGCCAATTCTACAATTCTTTAGCCGCACATTATGTACTCCAAACGGCAAAGACTTTCTAGAAAAATCTCTCCATGCGTATACATGTAAAGATTTATCTTCATTATCATAAAGCACATCATTTAACTTAAACATATTTACTCCTCATATTACATCTTCATACATTTCTTCTTTGCTCATAATGAAATAAATGCTATACGTATATTCCCGCCGCAATTATTTTCTATTAGTCTCTAACCTTTTCAAACATTGCTTTTCATCTCCGTACTAGGCCTAAGCTATTTATACACATTCAGAACCTCTTCTTTGGTCATATAAAAATGTATACCCCTTGTACACTCCACAAGTCTAGAGGGATTATATTCTGAAATCATTGTCATCCCCAAGACATAACACATCGCATCTGCGCCCTCTATAAAAGGGGAGTAGGCGAGAATCAATTTCTCGCCTAAAGAGCCGTCCCAATTCAGCTTCCAGATTCCGCGCACCTTTGCCATATCTGCACGGCACTTTGTGCCAAAATAGGGACTAGTACACCTTGCCTCGGGCGGAATCTCCAGAACGCACATTGCATATTCGTTTTGAACCTCGTCCCATTCCCATTGATTCACTCGCAACAGCTTATAGGCCAAAGTGCCTACATCCTTATATCTAGGAACGCGAATAGGCATATTCTTGCAGTACTTAATCAATTCTTTACTATTTTTCGCAAAAACAATATTATTTTGCCTATCCCTAAACTTTATGCCAGCAATATCACAACATACCTTTGTCATTGTAAGATCATCACTTAATTCATAACAATCTAATATGCTCAAATATTCACTGGAACCATTACCAAAATCACCCTTTATAAGATAAGTCCCATCAGGCATAAAATATTCTAAGACACCGAGATATCCAAACCATACAACGCCGTGATTCAGACCGCGCTTTTTCAGTTCCTTATATGTCATCACTGCCATAGCTCTGCTCCATCTCTTAGATATCAAATCACTAAATTCAACACTTTTTCAGTCCAATTGCGTACAGAATTGTCAAACTCTTCTAGAGTAACTTCTTTGAGTCTATTCCAGAAACGATCGGCATCGATGCTACAAAGATCAACATAATCAGCAAATCTCGCTTCATCACAGCTATCTCCAGAATAATACACTTCCAACCAGAAAGGACTACTTAAGCAAACAACGTCATTACCATGTCCAAGCATCATTACCTTATAGTAGCATTCTTCCTTATTATCTCTAAAACATTTGCCAAGTAAAGTCTCGTTTTTTCTGCGCTGTGTTTCTTGCTTAGCTTTAGCGTTTTCACGCTTTACTTCTTTTACTTCAGTGCCCAAAACTTCCAGAAAACGTTCTGCTGTGTAGTTGTACTTTTTGATAAATTCCGCAAAGTCATTGCGCTCTTCATCAGAAAACATAGCTTCACCTCTTATGTCCAGTAATTAATTGCTTCTTCCTTTCTCATGAAAAGATGGATGCCACCACCGCATACCATTTCTCTCTGACTTAACCCACGGGCAAGCCCGTGGGGCTCTTGGATGAGGGTTACCCGGAGCCAGGATTATAGACCCGCCAAGTATCTTCTCGGAGAAGACGCCCGATTTCGCAAAGTCTTTTCGTCTGGCGAACCAGACCAGGCGCTAAGTCAAACGCCCGTTTGATTGATTTTGCAGTAATTTCCCGGAATTTTAGCTCTTAAAAGAAATTCCGGAATTACATATAGACAATCCGTTCTTTATAATTGTTTCAATCAATTTGTTGTGTTTTATCCAAAACTCGTCAAATTTATCTATGCACTTCTGACGGTCTATTGCTTTAAAATTCTCATCCGCACAATATAGTAAGAACGCAGAGTATATATCGCGCTGGATTCTTTTTCCGTCCGGAAGGGTATGCCACCGTTCGGATAACTTTTTCTTGATATAATCATCCAATATATGATCATACTGGCTTGCCCTATACATTTTGGGAACTACGTGATATCCATCTCTGAACTTATTTGCGAGTTCCGCCTGAAATTCTCCTGGACACCGGTGATGTATGGACTTACCAAAACGTTTCTTGCGCTTATATTTTTTTACCTTTTTAACCGTCCCATCTTTAGAAACGATTTCAGTCTCAGTCTCTTGTCTTTCGGTTTTTAAGGACCTTTTGGCCAGTCTTGACGCATTAGGTTCTTCGATAATACACACATCTGCTTCTTCTCTCAGCTTATTGGCATCAGTCCTGATAGAATAAAGCCTGCTTTCAGCGTCTTTTCTTTCTAGTTCTCGTAATTCGTACCGTAAGTTCCTGTAGTGATTGGATTCCTTCCACTTCCCTTTAGTTCCCTTCTTGTATGTCCCGTTCTTATTGAACCGTTCAGGATTAGTACCCCTACGTGAACGGTCCATAGCTTTTTTAAGAAATGCTTTTCTTTCCTCATGACATTTAGTGCATTTCCCGTTTCTCTCTGCCAAGTTTGACAAAGATACCTCAGAATTAGATACGGATGCGAAAGATTGAGGCCCTAAGTCTACACCAACTCTTCCTTTTCCAGAAATATGCCTGGTACGTCCCCATCTATCTAATTTCCTGCATGGCTCATCAGCAACACATATCTGTACATATACTCGCAAGCGATGCCTGATTTCCTTACATATGATTGCGGCATAACATGGCCTGAATACAGGAATGACTGTTTTGTCAGCCTTATATTGCAGGACGCATTCATCTTCTAGAGCCGGATTCCTTAAGAAGTTTACAATTGCCTGTTCTTCATCCTGAAGAAAATAGTCCATTTCTGGAATGATGATTCCAAAGTCTCCGACCCCATTCATGCTGAATTCTAAATGACCATCTTTTCCAACATGAATAGGAATTGCGCTTGTTGCTTCAACTGCCGTTATGGCAGGAAGATCTCCACGAGGTTTGAAATGGATGGTCTTCCCATTGCCATACAAAACATTACGTACGCCCATCCAGACGTCATCTGCCCTTTTTCTTGCAATCTGGCTGTTCAGTTTAAGATCCGGGGCATACTGCTTCATGACTTCCCGCGTGGCATCTTGCGAAATCCCGTTCATTAACTGGGCTTTGTCCATCAAGTCTCCTATCTTCTTGCGTTCGGATTTCAGATGTTTATAATCCGGACTGTTAGCTTTGACCTTACCAAGCTCTTGGCTTACTTCTCCGTAAGTTTTTTGAAGACTCTTGTACTCCTCTGAAGCCATCAGAGATTCAAGACGGTCTTTCATGATTTCAGCGACCTTATTTCCAGCGATACGAAGACGGTTAGATATTGCGAAACAATGCCGTTTTTGATCCTCGGTCATATTAGCCTCAAACGTTACGACATGTCTCGGGGATGCCTTACGATACGCCTTCCTGTTGCCGCTTGATATAGTCATTGTTTGGCCTTGTTCCATCATCCTCTCACCTCGTTTCACAAACAAGCTTTCCGGCTACGGAGTTAATATGACAAATTATACTTCACTTTTACGAAACAATCATCAACAGTAATTTTTACAATTCTAGAATCCTTTTTATTATAAGCGAATAGAGCATAATATTCCTTTTTGCCCATCTAGTACCTCCTCAGACAATCCCATAGAAGGCACCGCTAGATTCATAATGCCGCGCCTCCCGTTCAGTCATAAAGAAATGAATGCCATGCGTACACTCAATCCGCCTATCAACATCAAAAGAATCAGCGCGAACAGTTTTCCCCACAACATACTTAAACTTGCGATCATAAGCACTCCTGCACTTCTTATAGCTCTTGCTCCCATCCAAGGCCTCAATAGACAGCACCTTCGCCCAACTTGCGCGACACTTTCTAGAGTACCACGGCGCAATCCTCTCCGCATTAACAGGGATACTCAGCTTGATCAACACAGGCTTGTCTAGAATGCCTTTAGCACCTATCTTATAAGCCTCAAACTCACCCACTATAGGACACGGCATATCATTCTCGTCAATGCGATAATTCAGCGCCTTCGAATACACCTTAAAGACGTTGGGCATCTCATCAATATCCTGTGCATGAATATCAACATAAACCTTCTGCGATTCATTGTTGTGATTATAGCCGTCCAGAACAATAATACCTTCTCCAGTATCCTTGTTAAACTTAATAATCATATCATATAGGCACTCGCTACTACTTGCATAATTAGCGACAAGATACCTAATTTTAGAGTAGGTGCATTTGAGAGCAGGGTCCACAAGATTGTCAATACACTTTACTGCCATAAATCTTCTTCCTCCATAAAAAAGATAATGCCATGCGTGTTTATTATACGCCTGTCAAGGTCCATAAAATCTGCGCAGATAGTCTCGCCCACATGATACATAACGCCCGCACTGCTGTCCTGACAAACACTCGGGCTTGTTGCCCCGGCATAATGAGCGCCATTCTCATCATAGATATCAAGAATAGTGATCTTGTTAGCACGGCACCACTTCTGGCCATAAGGATTAACCCGCAGAGCATCAGCAGGGACCATAATGCGCGCGGTGCCATACTTATATGCTCTATTATCCTCCACGAGAACAGGCTTGTATGCCTCAAAGGCACCCTGCTCTGGGCAGATCATCGGCAGTGCTTTAATCTCATCAATAGAATCATAAAGTCTGGGCGTAGAACTAACCCCGCAGAGCGATGCCTCGGCATCTAAGATCATAAAGTCCTTAATGCCCATGATATTACGCATATCTGCTATATAGTGCCCATAGAGAATAAAGCGCCGCCCATCCTTTTCTTCTTGGATTACAGAGGCATTCGGCACATATACGGCAACAGGATAAAGCTCCCCGCCATAGTCAGAAAGAACATAACCATCACTTACCAAAGACTTTCTCTTATTCATCTCCCCACCACCTCATAGTATCTTTCTCAGTCATAAAATAGTGAATGCCCTGCTCCGTGATCTTCCACCTGTCGCCGCAAAACCCATTAGCATAGACCATTTTGCCCACAGTATATGTAGTTTCAGCAGATGCCGTGTTAAGGCCCAAATTATGACCCTCATTATAGTGATGCCCACAGGAATAGATATCCAGAACCTTGACCTTATCAGCACGGCACTGGGTATGCCCGTAGGCATTAGTCCTCTTGGCATCAGCAGGAATAAGAAGCTTTGCAATGGCATATACACCCGTACGCTCGCCAACAAAGACTATCTTATAGCCAATAAACTCGCCGCTTTCTGGACAAAGCATAGGCAGGGCCTCAATTTCCGCAACAGAGTCATAAAGACGAGGCTCTCGCTCTATTTCAGGGTTGTTCTTATTTGCTTCACACAGTCTAAACCCGCCGCCTAGAATGTGGCGCGTATCTACAACATAATAACCATACATGAGGTGGCGGGTGCCATCTGGCGCCGTCTGCACGGCATTAGGACTCTCTGCATAGACGTTTGCAGGATAAAGATCACCAAAGTTGTTATAGATAATCAAACCATCACTTTTAAGTGCTTTCTTCTTCATATCTTTCCTCCGAATCAAGTTGATCTGCATCACTTTACATTATATGACATTTGAGGATAAAAGTCAATAGTTTTCGCCTATAAGCGAAGCGCCAAAGTAGTCCATAGATGATTACTCATATACGGTACTATAGTAAAGCCGCAACTTTGCGCAAGGTATATAGATGCTTTATTCCTAGCCCTAACATACCATTCTATACAATATACACCATTATCTTGCGCCCAGTCTATGCATTTCTTTACACAGAGCTTGCCCAAATCATGTCCTCGATAATTTGGATGCACGAATACATCAATAGAAACAATACTTTCTTTATCAGGCACCGCATATAACTCTGCCCACGCCATCTTATCTAGCACGAAAGTCCATATAGTCTCCTCATATAACTTCTGCCCTGTATCTGGATGTTCTGCTAAAATATCTTGTACAATATGTACTGCCTCTAAGCAGGGTTTTAATCCTCTATCCATACTATCTCCTTTAGAATATTTACATAGTTATCATACGCCTTATTAAATTCTTCTAGTGTGATCTCAACGCCTCGTAGTAATTTGTCTAAGCTCACGGAGGCTACATCTATAACACTATCTGAGTCCAGTATAACCTCACCGCGAATTCCATTATAATCTAGATGCAAAGTTAAAACAGGGTCTTCGCCAAAGAATAAACAACTTACCTCTCTATGATAATAACCAAGGCGTGATATTACTTTATAGTAAGTATGATCCACTTTATAGCATTTCCCTAAATAAGATAACTTCTCATTATCTTCTGCAATAATCGCGGCTTTGCGATCGGCATCTGCAATAGCATTTGCGTAGTTAAGTAAGTCTTGTTTGGTATAGCCATTATCCTGGAGTAGTTGTAATAGATCGTTATTATTCATTAGTATTCTCCTTTAGCTAATATTATATCTTTTGTCGAACCACTTTTTAGCAATCTCTGGGCAATCATTTTCAAACTGGCGCAATGCTCTTAAATCAGCGCCAATAAATCCTTCGCGCTTAATTTGACTCTGACTAACATTAACGAATTCTCTGAAGGTCTTATTCTTAAACATATTGTGCTGATTCATCCATCTGGCCAGAGAAATATATAATCCCTTATAAGGACTATTCAGATAGTTTTTATGCCTCATAAGATAGGGTAAACAATCATATTTTTCTAAAACATCACAACGCTCAAATATAGCTTTAATGTCCTCTGCATCCTGACTATAGAATCCTGTTAAGACATATAACATAGACCTGCGCTTACAGTATTCGCGCCAAATAGCAAGACCATGCTCTACTTGCGGCCTATCATTGATATTATCAAATGCAAAGATAAATCTGTCGATGTACTTAGAGTCATTAAGCATCTTTGCCTTATCTACAGTCATTAAGCGTATATCCATGCCCTGCTTAAACATAAAAGGTCTATTTATTTCGTGCAATTCAGTAAGTATTTCATGCCATTTACTATATCCTAAGATATTATCATCGAGCAGGACTATACCTTTAGTAGAAGGATCGTAGAATTCTGATATATGCGCATTGAACTCTACCTTCTTATAGTTCTGATTCACACAGAATGGGCACTGCCTAAAACAGCCCCGTGTAGCAAAGCCTACGCTATAGTTATAATTATCAAAATAGTTCTTAGCCTTGAATCTGGTTTTGTTTAATTCGATGTACCGGTCGTAGATATGATAGTCAGGCATATGATGCTCTATAGAGTAGGGGAGAGGAGTAGCTTTGTCAAAGAAGAATCCTGTGCCACCTACATAGACATTAGGCGCGGCAAGTATTTCTTCAGGTACTTCTGTGAAGTCGAAGACCCTAGATAGAAAGATAGTGTCGTAAGTAGAAGGATCGAGGTCTTTATAGGAACAGATAAGCGAGATATCTAGGCCACGCTCTTTATAGTAACCTGAAAGCTTTTCTATGACGAGGTTAGGGAATCTGGTGCCACCATCAAGTAGGTCTGCATCTATTAGGCCGATTTTGCCATGGATGTTGTTGTATTGGGATTGATCAGTTAGTATTTGCATGGTTTTGGGTCCTTTCTATATAGAAATATTAATGTTGACCTTGGCTTCCGTTAGGAGGCCCATTGCGATGAGGAAGCCAGAAAACCACTGGCTTCCTCATCGCCTATACAGTTGAAGAAGCAGGTGAAGCTTAAAAAAACATAGTTATATATTTTGGTATTGTGGAAATAAATATTACTTAATATACTAACTCTTCTAATAACTCAAATTATTAGACCCAATGTTTATAAGGGTTTTTTGGACCTAAAATTGAATTTTTGGACAAGATTTTTGTCCAAGTTATTTTATATATATTTTTATTCACTCGGATTTATATTATTTAAATTCGTATACAGATATGAAGTATTATTAAGCCACGATTTAAATAATTCTCTCATTCTTTTTGATGGTATATAAATATTTATAGATAAACCATTTCTTATTCTAGACCGCCAAATCCATTGGAGTAACACACTTAATGCGTATAATTCTTTATTTACAACAATTTGTTTTTGCGCTAGAAAATGTATTATTCCTGGATGCATATATATATTTACTAAATAAGCAAGATTATATTTATCTTCATAAATATTTGTTGCTCTGGAATTACATGGTATAAAATTATTTTTATATCTTTGTTTTTCAATTGTCTCTTTATTGTCTTCAAATGTTGTCCAAAGCCTAGAATCTGATTTTGCATTTACTATATGTCTATAATAATTATCTAAATTATTTCTTAATTGATTAATGTATTTTGTGTTATCTCTATCTTCATACCATGTTTTAGAAAGCGCTGATTTAGTAAAACCATCATTAAGCTTTCCTTCATATATATTAATTAATTTTTGAATTTTAGTTGTGTCAAATGGTTGATAAGGAATTAGCTTACCTTCATGCAATGACATTTTATTATATTTAATACCATAATAGTCGAAGTATCCTTTCATAATGCTTCCATCAAAAAGATAAGTCATTATAAATATATCCTTAAAAAGCTTAAATATCTCTGGGTTATATCTCCATAAGAAAAATGTATTATCAACACAAACAAGATTGCCAGATATAGCTATTTGACGAATATCATCATAACGTCCACTATAGTCATCCATATCTTTATTCCAATGACAAAGGCCATTATTATCTATTGATATTACATTGCTTGACTTTAGTATTCTTATATCATCTTTTGTGATTTTATATGGCGTGATTATATCAAGCACCTCATCTATGACTAATGTATAATCTACACTATATAATAATAATGACTTTACATTATCATCAAATCTTTTAAATAATTCGTGAGATGATACTATATTTTCTCCCGCATTAATTAACTCTTGTATATTATCTAATTTTGATAGTCTGGGCCATTTTCGTACTGGCGCAACGAAATCTAATTCTGGAGCGCAAGATGTTTGTATTCTCTTACATTCATCAAGAAATGGAGTGATATAGATAAATGATTTCTCTCTGTGGGATTTCATATAGTTAATTGCCCAAGTTGTTTTGCCTGATCCCATTATGGAATCTATTATAGTTACTGTATTATCCATTATTATAGCCTACTTTCTATATTATTGTATGTTGTATTTCTCTATGTAATCTGTGATGTTATTGTGCTTAATTAGCTATATTAAATTTGATTTAATTTTATTGTTTATATCATATTCGTCGTATTCTGTGGTGAGATATCTCTCTAGTGTATTTCCAATATTATATAGTTTTTTGCCGTGTGATCTTAGATTGTCTATGATTTTGGCCTCTGATAGTATTAGGAACGGCTTAAGCATGGCATATGTATCTAGAGGAGATTCTTTGTAAGTAATTAAAACTCTGAATTCAAGGCTTGCTATGCCGTGGATATTATAATCTTCTTGAAGTTGTGGGTTATAATGATTTCTGGAGCTAAGATCGTATATATGCTATTGCCATCTCTCAAGCACGTGGACGCTTTCTCCTATATAGATTCTGTTTGTTTTGATGTTTTTTATTGCGTAAACACCATTTGGTTCGTTAATACCATTGCTATTTTTCATTTATAATACCTCCTGATATATTATTCTTTTTTAATTCTCGCATAAAGTCACCCCTCCTACGCCGCCCCCTCAGAGGGGGCGTTGTTGTAATATTGAAAAATGACTTCGCTGACGCTCGTCATTTGTCAATATTACGTGTGTGGGGGATATTTATTCAGTCCAATGGAACCACTTCCTCTCATCAGCGCTAGCTACATATACTTAGGATTCTCTACGAATCTTCCAAATCCATCAAAGATATATTTGTGTTCTTCGCCCATTTTTTACATCACCTCCCTCGCTACGCTCGGTATTTGCTGAAATTAGGTCCACTTAATAGTTATTCTATATAAGTCTCCCCATAATGGCATAGTATCATTTTTATATCCTAATGCATCTAATATATAGGATAACAATATGATATTTGGTTTTCTATCACAGTACGTTATATGTTTTTCGCCGTGGTTTTTTGCTTTAAGTATTAAGCCGCATACTTCATCTACTACTTGCGGCAACGGGGAATATGGCATAGTCATAAATATTACTTCTCTTCCTCGTTTCGCTCGGCATTAGTCTGCGGCGGGTTGATATAGATAAAGCATCTTTTCTTGTAGTACATAGTATCAAATATTTCAGTATAATATCCTGCCTTTTTTAATAATGACAGAATATCATCTGCGGCCCATTCTTCAATATCTTCACCTATAATATCAATACCTTCATGAGCCGCATCTTGTAGAGAAGAGTTGATATTATCTATCTTATCTTGGAAGTATTTCTGGCGGCGGATTATTTCTTCTTCTATTTTGTGCTGTTGTGCTTTTACAAAAATCTGGCGGATTTCGTTTGCAGGTATGATATAAGGGTCGTTCATATGTCTTATGCTCCTTTCTAAGTTTTTAGTTTATATTATGTCGCAAGGATTGCTTCCTTCTGTATAGGTTTTAAATGGTTTGTCTTCTGTAAAATATGTAGTTGGGTATTCTGGATATTTTTCTAGTTCGTAAGTAATTGGATTCTGTTGCGATTGTACGTAAAGATATAACATTAAAATCCAATATAAGTACTCATAGGCTTCTTCCATAGTAATTACCTCGCTCACTTCGCTCGTTAAAATAGAACATCCATAGTTGTTTCGTATTTAGAGCGACTTAAAATTTGTATACGAAGGCTCAGATTGCACAGAAAAGCGATCATAAAGTCTTCGCCCCATCTTGGGACACTGATAGTGTAGTGACTTTCTCCTGCTTCTTGAGCATCTGCGATCTGCGAAATTATTGGATATATAGTATTAAGATAGATTTGAATTGGCATGGTATTTCCTCTCGTGCTTTGCTTGTTATTATTCTACGGGCTTGTTAATATAAAAACAATACTCAGAGTAGGTATGGCATGTTCTCCAGTTATAGCCGCCAAGATTTTTTAATTTTTCTACATAGTATCCTTCTACTTCGAAAAGAGGAATGATATAACTAGTAGCCCAATTCTCGATGTCTTCTACAGTATAGATAGAGCCGTTTTCGGCGGCTCGAAGAATGAAAAAGTTGATCTTAGCTATTTTCTCGTTAATATAAGTCTGTTCGTACTCCGCGAGAGCTTGTGTTTTGCGCTGTTTAGCCTCGGCGAGAATTTTGCGGGTCTCGACGGCGGGCATGATAATATTCGTTTTGCTCATATTATTCTTCCTTTCTGATTTGGTAGTTGGTCGTAGGGATTATATCCTTCTGTATAATATCTGGTTGGATATTCTGTATGTTGGATGGTATCTGTGACTATAGTTGGATTTTGGCATAATTTTATATAGTAATCTAGCATTATGAGCCAAAAAATATAGTCTGTGTTTGACATGGCGGGGCCCTCCTTTTTAGGGCAGTGGTTTAGTGAATGAGACAATAGTGTGCGAGGGAGTGCCGAAAGTGTCAAACTGCATCATAGAGCCAAGGCGCAGTTCATCTCCGTGGATAGAGTATATGCTCTCGACGTCTACAGTGTAGAGTTTTAGGGCCTCGCCCTTAATGAGTCTGTAGTAGCTGTCAGGGAATAGTGGTTTTAGCGCAAGAATTACTGTATAGGGATTGCCGTTGCTTGTAGTATTTGCTTGGATATATAACATAGTTTTGTCCTTTCTAGTGCTGTTGGAAACGGCACTTTATTCATCTGGAAGCCAAGTTATGCCGATGTTTTCCTCGGAGTAGGGGAGGAATTCATGACCGAAGTTACCATATACTGAGCCATGCTTATCTGGGAAGCGCAGGAAGTTGGCATCCTCGTCAAGCAGAGTAGGGCAGTGAGCCTCGACCCATGAGGTGGGCGCAGTGATACAGTAGTTAGTGGACTGGTCTATTACACAGGCGAGAACACAGAGCTTCTGCTTTTTGACATAGCGTTCGTCTAGGAAGATGGGATGATAATCCCACATCCATGTAAGGAAGGGTTCACGGGCAGGATAGTCTTCGCCGGACATCCAGTTGTTTAGTTCGAAGTAGGTTATTTGCATAAATATTTTGTCCTTTCTATTAGTGTCTGAAGAAAATTTTCTTTTGGTGGAATAATGTAGATACGGCATTTATAGCATGTACAGTAGTTTTTGTTCTGGTCAGGTACTATATAGCGAGTTCCATCTGTATCTTTATAGCGATAGAGGATTTTTACTACATAGCCTTTTGAAATAAAAGGCTCAACGACAGCAGGGTAAGCCCATTCCTCTATGCCTATTTCGATGTAAGACCTGCCAAATTCGGATGTTACATTTAGGTCATAATTAATTACTTTTATCTTGGCGTTGATGTATTCTTGTTTCTTTTTGGCTAGTTTTAACGCTTCATTTTTTAAACTTTTGTAGTATTTTTCTGTGAGTTCTTGCATAGAATAAATTTCTAGGTTATTGTGCATTTGAATCTCCTTTTTCAGGCTCAAAATAGCAAACTAAAGTAGGGGGAGTAGTTGGGCCATAGTCTCCCCAGATGTCGCAGAATTTCCCATTCTCGCTTTGATAGTAATGATAGCAGTTTTCGAAGCAGATCATTGTGGATTCTCCTTTCTTATTGGCGGGGCCCCTATATATGCGGGGCCTCCTCCACCATCCGTTATTATACGAGAAAAGGCAAGGAAAGTCAACAGTATTCGCCTGTAAATGTAACTGCGCTGTATTTTGGCCTGTATGTATAGGCGCAGAATGCGCCTATTATATGCTGAAAAGAGGGGAGGGGTGCAGGATTTTCGGGCGGAGACCGGGAAAATGAAAGGGGTAAAATATTTTTGGGGGTGGGAAGGATGCGATGGAAAGGCCGATCTGGCCGGGGTTTGTGGGGAGGGGATGAATGTATCGGGATTTTATGAGAGGTTGGTGTGTAGGTGTAACAGCTACCAGATCCCCTGGCGGGGATCTGGGGCAAAACGCTGAAAATAGGGGGTTACACCCCGTGATAGATACAGGATCAGGTACAGGATGCGGGGGGGGGTAAAAAACTGCAATTTTTTCTTGTACACCCGGCCCCGTATGCTATAGTTTAGCTACGCCGATGAGGGAGCAAAGCTCCTGAGAAACACACACACACAACGGTATCGGTGTCCGGGGTGTGACGGCGGCCCGCCGAAACAGCTCCCCGCCCTTACGGGGGGACCTTGCAAGGCAAGCGGCTGCCACTATGAACCTTGAAAACTGAATAGACGGGGATGGATTCTCCCTATGTGGATGCAAGTATAAGCGGCCATAGGCGATAACTAACCGCCCGCCGTGATACCCTTGCAAAAACGCGATAACTAGGTAATTCGCTACTCCCCCGAAGGGAGTGAACCGTGAGTAGCCACCATGGACGGGGCGAAAGCGGCTATTCCTAGCCGAACGAGTAACAAGAGCAGGGGGCGGTGCAACAAAACGACCGCCGACGGGAAACGCGGCTTGTACAGCGCGTGAGGAAGGTTCGATTCCTTCCCCCTGCTTTGAGAACTATAAACCTGCTTTACAAAGACCCCGCGGGGCGGGGCGGAAAGGACGTAAAAATGGCAAGGACTACGAAGATGGAATTTTTCCACGGCTTTGGCATTACCATGAACGTGGATGGAAACATCCTCGCTCCGTGGGGGGAGTGGGTCCCCCTTCCCCTTGTGGTCGGCTCAAAAACCTGGGCGGCCGGATGGTCGATGCTTCCCGGGGACATTGACTACACTGTCAATGTGAACGGCGAGCAAGTCACCATGCATGGCACCTGCTCCCATACCTGCAAGGGCGGTTACTGCCTGACCGGGCATTATCTGGACCCCGCTGTCCAGGACGCCCTTGCCTGGAGAACAAAAGCCGCCCGGGAGTACCCGGAATGGCTGGAAAACGCCATTGTCGCCCAGCTCATGTGGGGCGACGGATGGAACTGCGAAGTCGAGCTTGTCCCGCGTTACGGCAAACGCGGACAACGCCTGAAAGATGGCGAGATAAAGCACTGGAGTCGCGTCTGTTCCAAGCTTTGCCGTATCCATGTAACCGGGGACTTCTTCTCCCCGCGTTATGTCTCCATGTGGGAGAATATCATCTCCCGTGTCCCGGGGTGCGCTTTCTGGGCGTACACCAAGGAAACCATCGCGGAGCGATTAAACGCCCTGCCAAACTTTAACATGGTAGAGTCAATTCTTCCTTGGGGCCAGTACAACTTTGGCACCATCGATGAAATCTTGGCGGCCCGCCAGATGCTTCTAGATATGGGAATTGAGACGCACATTTGCCTGTGCGCCCTTGACCAGAAGGATATCCCGAAAGAGGAGCGGCACCACTGCAAGGGCTGTACTGCATGTAGTAGGTTGAAGCATGTCCTGTTCCTTAAGCACGGGGACAGAAAATACGACCCAACGAAAGACCCCCGTTGGGAAGAACTTGTGCAGGTTCTTCTTGCACAGAAAAGCTTTGCCGCCTGAAAAGGCGACAACTACCCGGCGCCGTGGCGGCATGCTTCACAGGGGTCCGACTCCCCTGCCGGGTTTGGTAACTATAAAACACTTTTCAAAACAGGAGGATATTATCATGAAAAAGATCACCACCAGCGCCACCATCAACGCCACCACCACCCGCTTTTTTGATTGCATCGTCCGCGACGCTGTCAGCTTCGTAAAGAACGCCGACAGGGAATTCGATGGCTGTCAGTCCGTCTCCCTGTGGCTCGCTTTCAACTCCGACGGGACGTGGTCTTTCGAGACCACCATGAACGGCGGGTGCTGTCGCCCTGCGGGTGTTCCCGACGATTGGACCCTTGTTTGGACCCATATCATCGGCGCTCCCGTCTATGTAAACCCCTCCCTCATTGGGGACCTGCTCCGGCATGAGGGTATCTTCCCCGCGGCAAATCAGGAACCGACGGCGTGCACCGTCGCTCCCGTCCCGGGGAAGCCTGAGATCGTGGCTCCTGCTGAGTGGTTCCTTGACTGAGAGGGGAGGGAGAGTCATGATTGAAAAGCGCAACAACCTGTATACAAAGCTCCGGGCGGCGGGTGTTCCTCGCCGTCTGGCGTACAAAATCACCGTTATGGTAATCAAGCGGTGACGATCTAAGCAGGTGAGCAAAGGCTCCCGGTGCGGGTTCGACGCCCGCCCTGCTTTTTCCTGATACACTTGCACGAATAAGCGGGACGGGCAAGCCTTGCGCTGTCTGTTTTGTTGAAAGTGTCTGGAGTGGGAAGGTACTTGTTAAAAACCTGTTTCTCAAAAGCCCGGAGGAGGGGCTAAGTTATGATGAATACTGTCGATGTCGTTTCCCGTATCCTGTCTGTTCTGCCCGAGTGCACCTCCACCTCTCTGGAGGTTTCTGTCAAGGTCCCCGTCGGTTTCATCGAGATCGACGGCGACGATTTCGAAGTAGATGCCTACTTTGGTGAGGCTGTCTACTTCCGGGCGTGGGAGATCCGCCAGAGTGGCTGGGAAGAATGGGACCTCCCCGTAGAGGTGGAAAAACGCCTCAATGCCGTTCTCGCCGATCTCCATCGGGAGTGGGAGACCGAGTTCATCGGCCCCCGCCCCTACTAAGGGCTTCCGTCGTGAGAGCGACGCGGCCCCCTACATCCCCGCCGGGGACGTACTCCCGGCGGAGGATTTTGACGTCGATTGAACCACACGGGCGGCATGGTTGCCATAGAGTGAGGGTCCGATTCCCTCCCGCCTGTTTTGTAGCTATACAAACACATTTCAAAACGTATGGAGGTATTATCATGGCAAAGAAGGTCAGCATCGTTTCTGTCGAGGTCCTGGAAGGTGTCTACACGGTGACGTATGAAAGCGGCACCGTCCGCAAGTACACCACTGCCCCCAAAACCGTCTTGGAGTGGCTCGAGAAAGCCGCTCCCGTAGCCGTGGAAGAGGCTCCCGCTGAGGATGCCCGCCCCGCTGAGTCTGTCCAGGCTCCCGTAGAAGTGGAAGAGGCCGTTCCCGCTCCCGTTGTCCCCGTCGTTCCCGCTCCTGTAGTAGTGCGGGCATCTACTCCCGTCGCCGTGGCGGAGCCTGTCCCCGCCGTCAATCCTACTCCCGCTCCCGTCTGGCATCCGCTCGACATCCTTGCCAGGGTCTGGGAGTCTGTCCTGTGTATCTGGGACGGCGCTACCTCTGCCATAGAGGTCACCTGGGAGATGGTTCTCCCTGTTCTGGCCGTTCTGGTGCAGGTGTTTGCCTCCCTGGGCCGCGGGGCTGTTGTGGTCTCCTGTGGTTTCGTCAAGGCCGGGAGAGGAGCCATCAAAATGGCTAAGACTATCTCCCGGGTAGCTGTCAAGGCGGCTATGATTACCCGCCAGGTGGCTCTGACTGTCCGCCAGATGGTCGTGGCCGTCGCTCCCGTCATCATCTGGGGAGTAGTCCAGGCCGCCGGGTACCTGGTGGTTCTGGTGCTGTTGGCGACAAAGTCCGGGGCGCGTACTGTCCGAGCCGTAAAGGCCGGGTGGGCGTTCCGGGAGGAATTGATAACCGAGTGGAGAGAGGAAGCGGCCTGAAAGGGCCTCTCCTCTGTGAAGATGACATGAAAGGGGAAGAATAAACATGACAAACACCGCAGCAATCGAATCCCGTGCAGAAGAGATGTTCGGGGTCACCTCAAATCTTGACCTGGCGGGATACATTACGACCCAGGGGAAACTCCTGCGTTTCTCTAGCGATGGTCACATGCGAGACATTGACCACCGGGAAATCGTGGACTGTTTCGACGATGGGGACCTGCCTGCAACATATGGGGCGGGTCTTATTGCCTATATGAATATGGGCGCCATCCGTCTCTCCCCGTTCGGGATTGACATCAGTGTTTGCCCGACGGAAGCGCAGTGGCCTGCACTGCGCCATAAAGCTAACAATCTTCAGGGAGAAATGGTTATTGACTTCTCCAAAGAAGATGGTAACTGTGCCGGGAGTTGTACGTTCCGGCGTTACACTCCGTTTGAGGAAATCAAGCGGACTATAGTCGAATATTATAACACAGATGCACTCAACAGCGATTATCTAGAGGAAAACTAACTACAACCGGGGGAGCGTGGATGCTCTTCTGAGGTTCAATCCCCCTTCCCCATTCGGTTTTTTAAAAGCCATCATCAAAACAACAGGAGTGTAAGACTATGAGCAATACTGTACGAATCTACGGGAAGATTCTCAATGAGTGGTTCGGCGAGAAAAGGCAGTGGACCCAAGTGGAGTATTCCTACAAAGAATACACCACCGACGGCGAACTAATAGCAGAGGGGAGCGAAGATTTCTCCCAGGCGCGTTTATCTCTGGATAAGACGCGGTGCAACGTGTGGACGTGGGACGGTGAAAAGCTGAACCGCGGGGGCTATCATCGGTATGATTACAGGGGCTGTTTTGAAGTCCGTACTGAGGACATGAAAGCTTTCAAGGCCTACATTCTCAATAAATACAAAGCCGCATCTGTAAGGATTAAGCGGTTCTAAGTAGGGCTGTTGGTGCGGGGCGGGGAGTGAGCAATCCCTGCCCTTGGAGGTTCGATTCCTCTGCGCCCATTTGGTTCACAAAACTACTTTTTACAATCTGAGGAGGATATTACAATGCAGAATACCAATATGACCACCATCGAGACAACTGAGACCGCACTGAACACCATTCTGGCAGACTGGAACAAAGCCCTGGAGCAGGTCTCCGCGGATGACGCCGACGTCGTCAAGGCTCTCTGGGAGGAGAGCTTCCAGGCCCGTGTAGAGGCCATCAGGCCGTGCGTGGCGCAGGAATACACCTCCGCAGATACCTCTATCAACTCGAGCAAGATGCCACGCATCTACTCTCTGGTGGATGTGAGCAAGACAGGTTCCACGATCGACTTTGGCTGTGGTAGGTACTTCGATCTGTATGACCTGCCCGAGAACGTGGTTGGCCACGACCCGTACAACTTGCCGCGTCCCTGGCTCCTGCTGAACCACTACGACACTGCCCTGTGCAGCAACGTTCTCAATGTCATCGCCGAAGAAGAGGCCCGTCATGATGTCCTAGAAACACTAGCCTCTCTGGCGGATACCGTGTACATCACAGTGTACGACGGCGACGGCTCCGCGGATGGCCGTCAGACGAAGAAGGACTGCTATCAGCTTAACCGTAAGGTGAGGCAGTATCTTCCCGAGCTTCAGCAGGTCTTCTCTGAGGTCACGCTGCGGAACGGCCTGTTTACGTGCAGGCGATAACTATCTGCTAGGATGTACCTAGATGCAGGGAGGAAGGCTACGCGCCTTGCTCTCTGCGATGTGGGCACATCCCACAAAATCCAACACGAGAGGAGGTGCATCATGCTACACATCCACGGTAACGCCGATGGTACTGTGTACATCCGCCTGGAGGCCGAGGGCGTCAACTTCGAAGGTCTTTTCAGGCGGGTGGCCGATGAGGGTGAGCAGTCCGACAAGGTGACGTTTATCATCGAGGGCGAATTTATCCCCGTCAAGCCAAAGGCGTGACAACAGGGGAGGGGGCACAAAGTCCTCTCCCCGCGTGGAGTAGCATGAGACAACTATGGCAGGAATTGCGGCGGCCGTCATGCTCCCTGTGGTCCTTGTGTCCGTCTTTGTAGCGGATGCGGAGCAGGGCAACGGCTCCCTGATCATTGCTCTGGTTTGCGCAGTGCTGTTTGTTTTGGCTCTGGGCAAAGACCACTTGGATGAGGAGAGGGAGCGGAGGAACAATCTCTGGAGAGAGGACAGGAGGAGGAATAAGCGATGACTAACAAAATCAATGCAATGGGCGTGTATGTGCTGAGCAATACCGCGGCGCTTCTGGTGGTTGACGTAGATGATTACATGGAGGAGGTCCATGTCATCACTGTGACGACTGACCAAGACGAGGTAAAGTCAACAGAGAAATGCCCCTTTACCACGCAGGAGAACGACGATGGCGAGGAGGTAGATGGCTTCCTCTGGGGGGAGATGTTCATCCCTTTCTCCGAGGTATTACGGATTTCTTGACTGCACTGAGTGGGGGAGGGAAAAGCCCCTCGCCCACTGAGATGTAACCAAGAGAAAAGTCATAGGAGGAAATTATGAATTACAATTTATATGAGGGTCAAAGTAGATACAGGTTTGAGGTAGATGATTACCCCTACATAGCTTGTAGGGTGTACCAGGCAGGGAAACCTCTCTGGAAGGTGTATACCAACGACAATAGTCATCACCGCATGGAGACCTGTGCCACCGCATATGCCACACTGGCGGATGCGGTTCAGTGTACTGCATCTATGAGGTGAGGGAGCCGCCAGAAGTTAATGTTACCGTTGACAAAGGCGCCATACAGGTGTACACTTAGGCCTGTAAGGCAAACAGAAAGGAGATAGAAATGAAAGAATACTTCACCGTGGACAGCTTTGGGGCAGAGTGTCCTATCAACTGGGAGGAAATCGCTGAGGCACTGAACCGGATTGCTGACAGGGAGGTAGCCGAAGTCGATAACGAAGTATATGCCAAAGAAATCGTGGAAGGCATCTGGGAGGCCTACTGCATGGGAAACCTGCCGGGAGTCCCGGAGGAAGACCTAGGCATGGACTGAGACAGGTTGTACAGATTGCGCAAAGGCAAACCAAAACTTTTGTGCAATCTGCTACTTGCCAAGGGAGTAAAAAACTGCTAGGATGGGGCAAGCGAAGAATAACAGAAGGGAACGAGAAGATGAACTTTAAAAACATAATGATTACGACGGGGATGATTATGTTTGGGTCAGGCTTATACCTGATCTACAAGCGTAACTTTCGCGTCGGCCTGCCTCTTGCGGCTGTGGGCAATGCCTTCATGACTCGCAACTGGTAAGGGAAATGGGGGGAGAGAAATCTCCCCCCGCACCAGAAGAAAAAGGGGGTTGACAAAAGTCCTATATAGGTGTACACTTGTACACAAAGCGAAAAGTAATTGGCTGTAACCAGAAAGGAAAGCGAAATGAATAAGTATTTAGTCTGCATCACTGAACCTTTCAGCAACTTCTCTACCCTGTGCACCGCGAATGAACTATTCAATCGCATGGACATGGCGGACTGCACGGATGAAAGCGTCAAGTACATCTACCTTGTTACCGAGGATGGCCCGAAGAAGTGCTACTTCTACGGAACTTGGTGCTCTCTGAGCAAGCCCTTTGACCCTCTGCGGATGGAAATCCGTGACGAAGAAGGGAACCTGCTTGACGCAGGATACGGAACTGATCACTGATTCGTAAGCGAAAACTAACATGCACTGGAGGGAACGGAAATGAAGAAGTATGAAGTCTGGCAGGAGATGATGGCGGAGGCCTACATGCTGAAGCTTGAGAGCCTCTTTAAAAAGATGGCAAAGGAAGTCCACACCTGCCTCGACGAGGGAAATGCACGGGAGACGGCGGAAGAGATCATCACCTGCTACTGGGATGAAACCTACAGTGACTATGAGAACTTCCTGATGGCGAGCGGCCTCTGGGAAGATGGAAATGATCTGGAGGATGGAACCCTCCGGGCGCGTATCTACCACAAGATGGAAACCGTTTTTGAAATCACTGAGAGCCTCATCAGTCACAGATACAAAGGCAAATAGTAACCCGTCCCGGCGGGGCCAGAGATGGCTAAGGGCATTAAGCCGGGAGCGTTCCGGGGAGAAATTCCCGGAGGTTGTCAACAACAAGCGAAAGCGAAAGGAGAAATACAATCATGAAGGGAATGCCGATGAGAAGGAAGGCGATCATCAACTTTATCAACTCCGAGATTCTGCTGCAGGTGGGCGTTGATGTAGCTCTCGCGGAGCCTTCTGAGATCGTCAAGATGGTCTCCGCGTGGCGCGTTGGCAAACAGGCCGACATTGAGATGGTCCCTGTGGTGGATGACGGCGCTCTCTATATCAACGGGGAGCCTGTCGGCAGGATTGCCTCAAAGACGCCCCGCGTCCACGTGAGCGACATGGCTTGCCACATGGAGGGCAGGATTCTGGCGCGGCAGGAGAGTGACTACGATTGATGCCTTATCAGTCCCCCGGCAGGAAAAGCCGGGGGAAGAAGTAACAGTTACAAGGGAAAAGTATTGACACCATTGCTGTATAGGTGTACACTTATACCTGCAAGGGAAAATCAAATACGGAGGGAAACAAAAAATGAAGAAGGCAAATACTACCACGATCGTGAAGCGGTTTAACAAGACCATGGAGGCGATCGGATGCGATCATCTGATGGTAGAGAAGGGTGGCGAAATCTTCGAGAACCCGAGGTACTACGGAGTCGAGGCAGGAAGAGTCACCGTCGAATGGATGAAAAAGGAGGCTAAGTACTGGCTCTCCTGCTACTACGAGGACGGCAACTGTCGTGCGGATGACAGACACGACAGCAGGGAGGCCTATAAGACATGGGTCTCTGAGACAGGCCGCCTGAAGAGGCTCATCAAGGCCCTAGAGATGTACGACGGAGCAACGGAAATCAGCCTCTGAAACTAGATGCCCCGCTCAAAGGGAAAGTCGAAGGCAAACCATCGGAGGGGCAAAAGCCCTTCTGGTGGAAGTAAAAGTTGGATAAAATAAGTGTTGACAAAGACGAGATATAGGTGTACACTTATCCTTGCAAGCGATAAATAACACAGTACGGAGGGAAATGAAATCCCTTCGGGGCAGGGCCAAAGAGAAAGGGGATTATTTACTATGACGATCAATTTTAAGCTTGATATCCCGGGGTATACCCCCATCACTACCTTCTGGGAAGACTTTTCCATTGCTGATCGCTTTGGAACGTCCGCGGTGCGGGATACCTACAGCAGAGCCTTCCGGGACTGGAAAGGGAACTACAAGTATCTTACGGAGCTTGTGATGGTCCTTAACCACAAAATCTGGGAGCATTACTACGCCGGAGACGAAGCACTCTCCAGGCTGTACGACAGCCTCTGGAAGAAGGTAGATGAGTACTGTATGGACCATCTCAAGGATGATGAGCTTCAGTACTATTTTGAAACTACGGACTGACTGTCTTGGCAGGGCCGACAGGCCGAGGGCATTAGGCCAAGAGCGGCGGGGAGAAAGCGAAGGCTCCCCGCGTTGCCACAAAATCTAAGCACGGAGGCAAACCTGCCCTTCGGGGCAGGAGAAAATTAACAAAAAAAGTTGTTGACATCGAGCGCAGATAGGTGTACACTTAGATGCGTAAGAGAAAACCAACACAGGAGGGAAACAACAGCCGATTCACCTACAATCGGCATCTGTAAGACGAAGGTAAATGCAGGGGAGCAATCCCCTGCACGAAGCGAAAACTAACTAGGATGTACTAAGAAAGGGGATAACGGAAATGGAAAGTAAAAACAACATCGTCTACGGATTCATGAGGCACTGCATGCAGGATGAGGAAGCGAATCGAGGCGGCGTTCCCTCTAGAGAGGCGCACTGGCTGTCGCGTCTTGGATGGAGCGAAGATAGCGACGAACTTGCCGCCTTTTACGAGGCGTTTGCTGTCATCAATCATCTGAACCAAGGAAGAAAGGTGCGGGTGGAAGACAGCAACGGAAACAAGGTAATTCACTTTATATGATTGTGCTTTGACTGAGAGGGCGACTGCTGTCGCTCTCCCAGATGAAAGCATTAATCTAGTACAGGAGGGAAGCGAAAATGAAGATATTCGACGAGACCGGGCTTTATGATATCATTATGGCGTATACCAAGGATGGTATATTCTACGATGACTGGCATTACGACTTCTTCGAGGGTTGTTTTCTCTATATGAAGGACGACGCTTATCGTGTCGTGAGCGTGACTGACTGTGCCAAATTGGCTTCGCTTTGGATGTCCTACAAGTTATCGTCTTGGGGCTATAAAGATGCTGATCTGATCGCGGAAGAGAGAGCAAATGATGCGCAGGAAGGCCTGATGCGGGTTGCCCTGTGCACGAAGATAGACTAAGGGAGGATAAAGCTATGACGGAGATCAGGAGGATTGTTGGTCCTATGCCGTTTGATCGGCATGAGGATGGTGTGGGTTTCGTCCATGCCACTGGCAGGGAGGTCCTGACGATTAATCCTTGGGGAGACCCTGTCTGGGTCAATGAGTATGAAGATTGGGCCACTGTTGACCTTCCCGAAACGGAAACGGAGGAGGAGTACGAGCGCAGATGCCTTGAGGCGGAGCTTGCTCAGTGGGATGATGCAGAGGATTAATCCTCTGCTCTCCTCCGCTCTGAAAAAAGGAAAAATAATTGTTGACAAAGAACATCTATAGGTATACACTTATGTCAGCAACAGAGATGACCTTTGAAAACAGAATACAGGGAGGGAAAGAGAAATGGCAAGATTCGTAAGGGAGGGCGTTACTCTGCATGTTTACGCTGATGGAAAGGAATCTAACATCGGCGTGTTTGAGGGAGTGGATTCTATCTACTTCCACGAAGGGGTTCTCCTGAGGGATGTGGTATTTCCCGGCATCGAGGCAAAGCATCTTTATTTTAACAATAATGTGGATTGCTTTACTTCGCTGTCTTTATATGACAGGGTTTTCTATGGTGTGGAAAGTATCGATGTGTTTTCGTATCCTTCTCTTATTGATGATGTCACCGGTATTGATGATATCATCAGACTGGTGATGGGTCTTCACTACTACGGAAAGGAAGATCCTATACTTGAAAATGACTTGACGGTCAGGCGTTGGCGTCGCAATGGAAAAATTCCCTACGTGGCTACGTTCTCCAAGGGAACTACACAGAGCATTGTCAACTGGGCCAGCCAAGTCGTTTTTGGCTATTATAATCAGTGTGAACTTCTGACTTATGAGAACCGTAAGAACGATTCCTGTGAACCGCTTTTCTGGATTGATCTCTTCTTTGCTCTGGAGGATGTAGGCAAAGACGATGACGAATCCCGGAAATATGTCCGCAGACATGCAGGTACTGCCGTAAAGAAGCACTTCTCCAAAGCTTCTGATGCGACGATTATCCGTCTGATCAGGGAGGACTTGCTTACCAAGGCAATGATGCTGAGCCTACTAGGTATGGCAAATGATTCCGGGCGGGTTGACGTAGTCGCGGAGATTCTGGAGAAGGCCGCTCCGAAGCGAAATGTGGTCAGCAAGTTTGCAATCTGAATAAGAGAGCCTTGAGATGGATGTCAGCGGTAAAAGGGAAAATTAATTTACTGTTGACATCCTAATCTTATGAGTGTACACTTATACAAGAGATGAACCTTGGCAACTGAATAAGGAGGTAAAAGAAATGGCAAGATTTGAGAGGAATGGGACCACACTGCACGTTTTTAAAGATGGACATGATTCCATCAAGGGCGTGTATGAGGGAGTGGAGACAATCTTCTTCCACAGCGGCGTTTGCTTGGAAGATATTGTATATCTCGGTATTAAAGCGAAAACACTGAACTTTCTGGGCTTTTCCACATTTTATAAGATGGGTGAGCATGATTGCTACTTCCCTTGCGTAGAAACCATCAATCTGGATTATGCGTCTTTGACATCTTATGATTTAATGGATATGTTGATAGCGTCTGATGAGGATGCTATTAGTCATGATGTAAATATAAATGTATATGGTGAAGTATTTACCATACGTAAAGGAACGTCTATGTCTGTATTTCATGATGTGTTTTGCGCTTTTGTGTATCTCGCTGACACATATATAACTATTTCCGATCGGCGTCGTCATAAGAGACGGTATAACCCGATGCTCTGGATTGATTCCTACTTTGGTCTGGTAGATGCAGGGAAGGGCAGTGAGGCATCTCGTAAATATGTCCACAGATTCGCAGGGCACGAGTTAAAGGAAAAGGATTACTTTTCCAGGACTTCGGATGCCACGATTATCCGCCTTGTTAATGAGGACCTGATTACCAAAGCGAACATGAAAATCCTGCTCGACATGGCAAACGATGCCGGGAGGGTGGATGTAGCCGCGGCAATCATTGAAAAGACAGCGCCGAGGAGAAGGGTTGTGAGCAGGTTCGCGATCTGAGCGGGTTTAGGGGAAAGTTAATGTTAAAGAGAAATAACATTTACTGTTGACTTTCCTCTGCCACAGGTGTACACTTATATCTGCAATGAGATATGATCTTTGACAACTAAATAAGAGAAAGGTGATTGATATGAAAAAGTCCAAGGGAATGAGGATGCAGTTAATTGAGAAAATCGCTGACCATTTGGCGAATTCTTCTTGGCCTACCTGTGAATTTGAAGCTGATGCTCCGTATTATTATCTTCATGTTTTAATGATGGGTAAGGACAGCTATCACTTCCTTTGCTCCGCCGACGGTGAAGATGCGTGTTTTGTGGCCAGAAGAAACATCGAAGGCTATGAAGAAATGACTTCCTGCGATCAGGTGTATGATACGGAGACTCTTGAGGATGCATCTTTTCGCGAGGTCTGCGAGGACTTGGCAGATCAGGTAATTGAGTTTGTAGAAAATTGGGAGGAGTAATCCTCCCTTCTAAAAAAAGAAAGGGGATAAATTACTATGAGATACAAGATTGAGTACGATGGTAAGCACCTCTGGAGAAGGGGGGACAATGCTTTTGAGGCCGTCCAGAGGCTGTGCCGCCAGTATGGATGGAGTGCAAAGCTCGTCCAGCATGACGCAGAAGAGAAAGGAAACCTCTGGGCCGAGTGCCTGATCGACAAGGAGGGAGGAATCAACTACTCTCTCCGTCTGATGGCTTCCTATGAGCCGAAGCTATACTACATCAACGAGGGAATTGACCCCACCACGGTCTTCGGCACCGAGGAGCCGTACTGCTTCGGAGAGGACGAACTGTTCACTCTGTCGAAGAAGTGGGGAGTGGACAAGCGCGGTAGGAAGCTTGAGGCCAATGTCCATGAGGCTACGCCTATGGAGATAACCTTCTACGGCTTCAAGTACTGATGAGGAGGGGCTTTGCCCCCTTCTCTCTAAGGCAAATGATGATGTAACATTTGCAGAGAAAAACTATTGACATGGTTTAAATGTAGGTGTACACTTAGACCTGTCAACAGGACAGACCTTTGAAAACTAAATAAGGGGGTACAGTCATGACTAGGAGCCAGGAACGAGCGCTAAAAAAACTGGAGATGCTTACTAGGAAAGACTTTTTACCGAACGAAGAAATGAAAACATGGGAAGTAAAGGACATCGGGACCGGAACGCTATCGGTGGTCATAGAATATGGACTGGTAAACGACGAAGGAACACTAGCAGAAATCTTTGCAAGAAGCCGATGCCACATCTTCATAGGATCAAGAGGTGGTGTAAGCTACTACAACAACAAGGGGACTAGGAAGCGATTTAAATGGTATAGTATCCTACAGGCAGTGGTCGAACAGCGGATTTGAGGATACCCCGCCCCGGAGGTTACGAAGGCAGAAAGGAGTAACAGTGGTTTACGAGTGGGAATTGAAAGAGGCAAGAAAGAAGACAACAAACTGGTTGAAAGACTATATCTGGATGGCAGTAAACGGTGAGCCTATTCCTGGGTGTCTGAGCATTGAAAGTCTGAGGATGGTTCTTAGGGAAAGAGGCGAGGACGGAAAAGGGTATCACAATACCTGATAAAACACACATACCACGCCCCGGAGGTTACGAGGCTAGAAAGGGAATGTCTATGAATTTTAAAGTGTATGTCAGTTTTCACGAGCTTGTCTGGCTGATGCGCAGGGCGATCAAGAAGGCAAGGCGCTCCCCGAACCGTAAGGTGGTTTGTTACCGTGATGAGGAGTTAACCATCTACGTCACGCACGAGACTAGGAAGTATCAGAAGCTTTCTGGTCATGGTACCGGGAAGTACTGGCTCGATTACTACAGCTTCGAGGACAGCAACGGAAACGAACTTTGTGGCTGTGGTTGCCATGTGATGCCGTGGAGGTCTTCGGATTAATTTGTTAATCTTGCACAAAATCGCCTATGAAGTTTTGGTAGTTTTGTACATTGCTTTATAGGCGATAAGTAATTATAATGGGCTATGTAAACAACGAAGCCCACACATAAGGAGGTCATTATGGACAATCTTAACATCGGCGCTGTCCTGAAGACTTGTGACGTTCTGGCTCGGCGGATTGTCACAATCGGCGGGGAGTATCACGGTTCCTCCTTCATCTTCGATAAGGTCATGAGGGCTTTTGAAGGAAATCTCCCGGCGGAGGCAATCACGTTCTCCGTGTTTATCAACTCCCCGGTTAACGCTCCCGGAGAGGCGACTATTCACCGTGATGGCCACCTTGAGATGAGGATTCGTCACTAATCCATCGCACACGCAGAGGCCTAGAAAGGAATATCAAAATGAGGATGCCGTATTCGCTTTACAAGAAGAGTTACTCCGAGTTCCCCGCAGAGAACTACGACAAGGCCAAAAAGACTATTGACGTTCAGCTTCCCGCGGACTACAAGCGTCCTCGCTTCCCGAAGGACTGGGAGCGGCGCTGTGATGGGTTCTTCGTTGATGGAATCCACATCTACCAGTGGAACAGCGGTTATGCCGAGTAGTTTCTGGTGGCATATGGAAATGAAGAACACACGTTCGCCGCAGGGCTTAAGACGCGGGAGCAGGTGATTGAGATGGTTAACAGCATCTTAGAGGGGAGGGCCTGATATGCGCCGAGTATTTATCCTCTTTACCGAGGAGCCCGACATGATTCAGAGGGGCAAGGATTACATCCTTGTCTCTCGTCAGAATGTTAACACTGGTGTGACTCAGTGGGCACTTGTACCTGACAATGGCAAGGGCATCTCTGATAACGTAAATTACAATGTAAAGCGCTATCACGGGGCGTGTGGCATATCCTTCGGGTGGGTCAAATGCGCTCATGGGTCCGCAGGGTGGAAGACATTGCCTACGTGCAGGAGAGTCCCTATGGGGGCTATGAGGTCAAGGTTAAGCTCAATAACCGTGACTTAAAAGAGGAGGAGACGTAATGGATTTTATGAATCTGGTGCACAGGGATGTGCGTCAGCTACTTACTGGGGAAGTGAAAGGGAACCCTCAAATGCTTCCTGGCATGGCAGTGGGCATCATCGGCTCCACGATGGTAGTTTTGGATGTCTGCGTAGAGGACGATGGAATTATCCCCTCTTACGAGCTATATCTCAAGGGGCCTGATGAGGAGTGGCACTCTATGGTCTACCTTGACCTGTATGGTAGCGAGTATGCCCCGGAGGTTGACTGGGCATCTAAGGACTGGGAATTACTCTTAGAAAAAGATATGCGAAAGAAGCTTGAGATGGCTATTGTGGCTCTGCATCTCGACACTGGCAGACTCGCATGGTTGACGTTGGAAGAGGCCCAGGCTATGAAGCAGAGAATGACGCAAAGCGCCCTGAGAAGGGCATCTTAGGAGGAAACGGAAATGAAAAGAGTGTTTACGATGGATAATGCCGTTTATGAATGTATCGAGAAGCGCGAAGACTTTGTGCGTCTGGAGTGCCAATTTGGTCCCCACCTGCTTATCAGCATCCTCAAGGGCGAGGACGCGTGGGATCATATCAGGCGCAACCCCGAGGCATCTGACTACCTGAGCGGGGTACTTGTAGGGGATGACTACTACATCAACCATGTTGGCGCGTATGTGGTCAAAATCCCGGCAGTAGAGGAATTTACGCCTGATCTTCTGGAAGCCTGCCTGCGGGAAAATGGGATTGCTGTGGAGAGGAGGTGATCAGTATATGCTTCTGATTGTAACTCCCTACATTGTGGAGTTAATGCGCGAAAGGAAGCCCTTCGAGCTTGACTATGATCGCTGTGAGATACAGGTTATGATTCGCTCCGAGCAGAATCCTCGCTATATCTACGGCGAGTGTGATGCAGATTCCTATCATTTGTACATCCCCGGCGGAGATGCCGTGAAAGTGCCGTATGATGTAGTCAGCAGAGGATATGGTGCTGTCAGGGACTATATCAAGGAGAGGGTGGTAATTGCCGCATGAGTGTAGGTGATATGGTTCGGATTACTGTAGATCATCCGCAGGGTATGACCGAGCCTTACGTGCAGGGTGAGATTGGACAGATTATCCATAAGATTGGTGATTACTATATTGTGGATACTCTGCTGATGCATACCACGCGTTTTTGGTACGCCGAGGATGAGATTGTACTTGCTACTGATGATGATATGCCTAGACTCATTGAGGATTATCAGGAATATGCATCCTTGTGTTTGGACTAGACGAAAACTAACAGAAAGGAATATCAAAGATGAAGATTAATGTTGTTTCATTTACGACCATTGAGATCATGGATATGCTCGAGGATGGCACTCTTGTGGAGGAGAGCTACCTTCAGCGTAGGAGTGACCAGTGGTCTGAGGATAGCAAGGGCTTGCTCATCCACTCCATGCTGTGTGGTTATGTTATTCCGTACCTCTATTTCTCCAAGGCCCTTCTGGGGCAGGAAAATGGCAGGGTGCTGTATCGCATGGAGATTGTTGACGGATTACAGCGTATCACCGTAGTGATCGGCTACATCAACGGGGAGTTTCCTCTGGGGGACGATGTTCCGCCCATCACGTTCCGCAAGCAGGAAATTGAGCTTGCCGGGAAGTATTTTTGTGATCTCCCTGTGGATGTGCAGGAGGCTATTAAGAGATATAGCTTTTCCTGCATCAATCTGGAGGATTTTACTGACGAGGAAATCGAGGAGATGTTCTTTCGCCTCAACAATGGCGTAGCTCTGACCAAGAATCAGAGGAGCAAAGCAAAGATGGGCAGGGAGACCGCGGAGCTTATTAGTAGGCTTCTGGCAAAGCCTTTTTTTGCTGAGTACTGCTCCTTCTCTCCGCTCCAGTACCGCAGGAGTGCTGATCAGCTTGCCCTTATCCAGGGCATGGCCTTGCTGAACGACTATAAGTACAAGACTATCTCTGAGGCAGATATGTTTGACTATGCTACGTCTCTGCGGGATGGTTACGGCGAGGAGAACACCAAGACTCTGGAGAGTATTGTGGACTATCTCGGCAAGGCTTTTACTAAAAGGCATAAGAACCTGAAGAAAATCAACATCCCCATTGTGATGGTAACTGCCAAAAAGGCCATCTGGATGGGTGTGTCTCCCGAGGAATTTGGCGCGTGGTTTGATGTGTTCACGAAGGATAGGAAGCCGGGGGATGGCTATGCTAAGGCCTGTTCTTCCGGGTCCATCAAGAGGGATCTTACCACTGCGCGCATCATGATCATGGGAGAGAGCTTTGATACCTACTGCGCCGAGCATAATCTCGGATGCACCGCGGCGACCACGGATGCGGCAGAGGCTACGGAGACCACGGAGGCCGCAGATACGGCAGTTGAGGGGTAAATGAGAAGGGGCAAATGCCCCTTCTTTTTTTTATCCTTTTGTGCGGTTTGTGCAATATGTACAAAAAGGGACCGGTACTTTTTGTGCAGAATTACCTATTGCAAATCAGAGAGGGAGGGGGTAAAATATTTCTTGCAAGGCGATAAGTAATCTAAACAAACGCATAGGAGGAATGAGAAATGTTATCTGGAAGGTTTGAGCATGAGATGCAGTTGGAGCAGAAGGCTATCGAGGGTTTGGAGGGGTTCCCGCCCATCCTGCGGTCGTACTACTCCACATCTGCCGGGAGCCAGAAGACTACCAAGAATGTCAACCTTAACCACGTTAAGCGGTTTTTTACCTGGCTTGATGAGCAGGGTTTCGACACATTTGATAAGGACCTTTGGACCATGATCGACGTGGATGTTATTACGGCGTTTTTTGATTCGATCAAGGTGCGGCTTCTTAAGGATGGCACTCGAAAACCAGTAAAGTATGACTCCATCAAGGGTGTGTACTTCGCTTTGAATAAGTTTTTCAACTTCCTCGTTAAGCGCAAGATCATCGAGGAGTCCCCCATGATCGACTTAGAGGACCTTCAGGCAATCGTCCCAAAGGAAAAGACTGAGCATAAAGTCGTAGCCATGACCTACGATGAGATGAATAAGGTTGTTCAGCACATCCGCGAACATTCCTTGTTTGCTAAGCGTGACGAGTGCTTATTTATGCTTGGGTGCTACAGCGGGCTTCGCGCACAGGCCCTCTCCGAGGTTGATGTGGACGATTTTGATTTTGACCACTGCACTCTGGAGGTCATCGAAAAGGGTCACCACGAGCGGACGATCCGTCTTGATGAACACATGATTGCTCTCGTCAAGGCTTACCTCGCCGAGCGCGGCGAAGAGAAGACCACCTCCGCCCTGTTCCTGCGGAATTCCGAGAACGGTGAAGGCCGTGAGCGGATTACCGCGAAGACCATCGAAAAGATGATTCGCAAGCACACGCAGGGCCTTGACAAGCACATCACGCCGCATAAGATGCGCGTTACGTGCATCACCAATACCTATCTGGAGACTGGTGATATCTACGCCGCTGCTGACAGAGCGGGTCATGGGAGCGTTTCTGTGACCACTCGCTACATCGACAATCGTAGAAAGCAGGAGAAGGTCGCGAGGCTGATGGGTGATAAGATGTTTTCACACATCGAGGGATAACCACTGCTGAGAGAGGCTCCTAGGCATAGCCCTGGGGCCTCGGAAAGGGGATAACTAATTATGGGATATGCACTAGCGAAGGAAATCTTTTCCCATGTCACCACGGCGGTGGATATTGATACCGCGAGGAAGGACCTTGATTTGTACAGATACAAGGGCAGGGAGGTGCCTCCCACCCTTACCCCTGAGAAGTATATGCAGATGATCAACGATGAGGTGCAGAGGCGAAACACGCGCTAAAGAGGAGGGCTAGAGCAATGACGTATAGTAAGAGGGACGTGGACAGGACCATGAAGGCGAATGGTTATGAGATGGTGATGCGGAGACTGATCAGGGAGTATGGACTTGTTGTCTAATGCGGCGCTCTTGTGGTATATTAAGGGATAGGAGGAGATAATATGACGCACACTACCACAGAGGCACAGCGCATTGCTAACAAGATATATGACAATGCCAATACGACGCAGGTTAAGCTTAAACTTAATTTTAATACAGATAAAGATATCTTAGATAGGCTGGAGGATATGTCTAAGGCGGAGGGAGGCAAGCAGGGATACATAAAAGACCTTATCCGTAGGGACATTGCTCAGTCTGGGAAGTGATCAGGAGTCCCCCTCGCCTCGATGGTGAGGGGATTTTATTTTTTTTCAAAAAAGTGTTGACAGGGGAACTATATAGGTGTACACTTATATCAGTTCAAGAGAACAGCCACTGCAGAAGGTTCATCCTTAAGCAGTAGGCGAAAACTGATCATTGACAATGTGGGAGATACGGCAATGGTAAGAGCAAAGATTAAGGACCACAGCGTTTACCGCAACGAAAACCAGACAATTATCACGAGGCCGAAGTTCCAGAGTGTAGCGTAACAGAAGAGGCTGTCTTTCGAAAGAGAGACGGCCTCTTTCTTTGTCTTTGGAGTTGGTTGGTATCTTCTTAGGGTGCAGAGCAGGATGGTCTGTATGGCCCTCAAAACGCAAGGAAACATTATTCGCATATAACAGCCTCAGAAGGCGCAGGAGATTGCAGTGGCAGAATTGTTAGGGCGGGGCGTTTGAGGTGGCTCTACGGCCGCTTACGTGCAAAAGAGAGGCCTTCTGGAGCGTCGGGAAGGATGCAGATTATGCGGGAGTGAGTCTATCATGTATTCATCCACCACCTGATGCAAGTCAGCCCTATTTATATAATATAGATTATAGAAACTCGGTGGTTTTATAGTGTATGCTATAATATATCACTAAAGTATTTAATATAATTAACGCTTTAGTGTATATTGGCGCTTAGGGTGATTTTTAATATTTATCACTAAAGTATATACTGTAATTAACGCTATAGTATATAGTGTTAAATATAGTGTAATTATATAGCGTAAATTATATAATGCTATAGTATATATTATTTATGAGTATTAGTATATGTGTTTTGAATGTGGATAATGTGGATGTTGTGGACAAAGTGGATAATGTGGAAAGTGTTGATAGAGTGGATAATGTGGATAACTAAGGGACTGATCAGTCGAGGGCAGTTATAAATAGTATTCGCCTGAGCCGGGCTTGTCAAGAGAGAAAATGTGGGAGATTTTCCGTTAGTTTTTGTGCAATATTAACATTGACAGGAGATAGTTTACTATAGTAAAATCGAGTTTTAGAAAGGAGTGGGGCCGATGAAAAAAGACAGGCGAGAGATTAACGCGTTCCTGGAAGAAATCCTCGCCAAAGCCGTGACAGACAAAAAGGTACAGCAAGATGTTATGACTCGTGCCTACCACAAGTATGGTATGTCCATGTTCCGCGCCAAAACTATTTTGTCGATGGGTGCATCTATTGCCGAGCTTAAAGATGTGGAGATTTATTGGATTTTGGACTGCCTTAATGACAAACATGTGCGCCTCAGTGACTGGTTTACGGATGCTGAGATAAGCTTGTATTCTAAGCTCAAAAATGAGAGTAACCAAGTTAAGTTTCCGATTGTACTTTCTGCATTACAGGTTACTGATTCGCAATGGATTAGTGTAGTCAGCGCAAAAGAGCTTGTTAAATGGCGCGGGCATATACTGCGTTACAACAAGGAGATACAAAGACGCTTGGCTATTAAGGTTCGCGGCGGTATTGCCTACAGGGTGATTAGTCTCAAAGAGAAGGCAATTACTGCTATGGTGAATCTTTTTATTAAGGGAAAATTTATTCCTAACACGATTACCGTTAATTTACCAGATGATGCTGATTTTTATTACGACGCGGAGAAAAAAGAGCTAATTATCAGCAGTTTGGAATACTTTGACCTTACGGATGGATATCATCGTCTTGTAGCATTGACGAAAGCAGTAGATGCCGACCCAAATTTTAACTATCCCATGGAGCTTAGATTGACGTGCTTCTCAGATGATCAGGCTGTCCAATTTATTTGGCAGGAGGAGCAACATACACCTATTCCCAAGGATGCAATTAAGTCGTATAATCTAAGTGATATTACGACTAAAATCGTCCGCAGGATTAATGAGTCCTCATGCAACCTAGCAGGGCGTATCTCCAATGGCGGTGCGGTGGATTTTTCCGCATTCGCTAACATGATCAACGAGGACCTGATCAAAAAGATGAGCGATGACGAAAAGAAAAAAGCCCTGGCTACGGTGCCCAGGGACTTAGAGAGAGGGATTAACGCCATCACGGATGAGCACACGGAACTACTCGATGATAACAGGATATTTACCATTGCGGAAGTCAGGATTTTTGCATTTTGTATCTGCAAGTATTACGGAAAACCAAAAGATGATAGACTGATCGATCTTTTTAATATTCTTTGGAACTACGAATACAAGAGCGATCAAAAAAAGATATTAAATGTAAGTGCTGACAGATATGCTATTAAGCTTTTGCGGGAGGTATCTGGTTATGTATAATGCCGAGCAGAAGCAACGTTATTTGGATTTATGTGAGACTAAGTACTCTCCTACATATGTAACTAATCTTATGTCGGCATTTATACGTGTCGCACCTTTTGAGGAGTTATTTGGCAGAGATTGTGCCGAGTTTAGTAACCGTGAGATCGGAGATTTTTACTCTGCGCTTTGCTACTCTAATGAGTTTGTTTATAAAACACTTAATAGTCGATTGAGCGGTTATACTGAGTGGTGCAATCAGCAGTTACTGGTTCCGGACGGATGTAATCATTACTCAGAATTTACATCAAAAGACTTCTCGATGTACATAAACAAAGTTCTGGAGAGTAAAAGGTATATTGATGAGATTGAATTTTATGAAGTAGTTGAGAGGATTGTTAATCCAAGAGATCAGTTTCTGATGCTGTGTCTCTTTGAGTTTGGAAAAACATCGCACTATGATGAGATAATGCAAATGAAGCTTTCTGATATTGATCAGAAGAATCTGACTATATCTCTTTGCACTGGGCGCGTAGTTAAGGTATCTAGTAAGCTAGTGAGTGTTGCAGTAGAAGCAGATATTGAGTTAGAGTATCTGCTAGTTGTATCTGGGAAGAAGAAGCGTTTAGGAGCATCTGAATATATCTTTAAGAAGGCTACTAATGCTAACCAGTATAGTAACGATCCTTTGCATAATAATAAGATTGTTGCAAAGATACTTAAACAGATTGCTGATAATTATAACCTGTATAAGGGCATCAACAGCACATCTATTGCTGTGTCTGGGCAGATTGCAATGATTACTAGACGTGCAGAGAAGTTGGGTATCAGTAAAGAGCAATATGTAATGAATCATTTTGATGAGTTACGCGCGCAATACAATATGTCACCAAATATACCGTATATGTATTTGCAGAAGTATGGGGCCTATCTTTAAGGTAGGCTCCCTGTGTTTAAGAAAGGAGTTATTTATCAATGAATTTATCCGAGCGCATTTCAGAGGGCAAATATAGTTTTTTGCACATCTATGTATATGACAATAATGGTAACCAGATATTGCATGCATGGTTTGCGCCTAGTGACGTAGAGATGTTTGAGAATCTTTTATCTGCACAAAATAACACTATAGATATGATGATTGAGATTGATGATAATGCTGAGTATGATGAGAGCTATGATGTATATGAGTTTACCTGTAAGGGTAACGATTATATGATCATGTTCTCGGAGGAGAAGTAAAACTTACAGGCGTAAACTATTGACAGGAGGGTCGGATATGCGTATAATAGTCCTCGTGTTGAGAAGTGAGGTGTAAAAGAACGGTGACGGGGCAGTTACCGTAGGGGTGAAGAAGTTTTTCTTCATTTTGATTTCCTTCTGTGTTTGTTTCGTTTTGTAAAAAACAGATTGATCGTTGACTGTTTCCCGCGAGGGTTTTGGTAGACGATTTTTATGAAGTGTAGCTCTCGGAGAGCGGCACTGATGCGCAGGTTGAGGATTCGACTTCCTCCGCTTTGTTTTAGTAGTACCCCTGATCCTTGAAAACTACATAGCGTGTAGAAAATGGAGCGAAGCTCCAAAGATTTATGTTACAGACGATAATTAACACTAATGCTATTTACTAAGAAAAAACGGATTTTCTGGTGAACGTTTTCCCGCGAGGGTTTAGTAGCCAGAAATCATGCAGGTGTCGCCTAGTGGCCATGGCAACGGACTTTTAATCCGTCAATTCTATAGGAATTATCGAGGGTTCGAATCCCTTCACCTGTACTAAACCTTGAATGACAGCTATAATTATCTTGACTCGCCAATTAGAGAAATTATAGATAGATTCAAGACAAATAGCGGATTGGTGTAACAGTAGCAAGTTGGTCTTTGACACCAAAGGCGCAGGAGCATCACCTGCATCCGCTGTTCCACTGTCTTTTATTCGATCCTCCAAGAAATGGGTTGTCTGTTACGAAGCAGTTCTAGCGTAGCTCTGCTTTATCAAAAGCTACGCATAATGGGACATAGCTCAATGGTAGAGCGGTTTCGACAGATGGAGGTCCAATTCCTCCTGTCCTATTTAGAGCGTGGCAACTTTGAAACCTGTCGTATCAATATCTTGGGTAGTCACCACAAACACGCTCTAGTAACTATTGTTCACGCAGTGTTGCGACCCACGAATCGATTTATTGTCACAAATCGTGGTGACTACTTTATTTGGCCCCTTAGTCTAATAGCTATGATATATCTCTTTCACAGATATGAAGTGGGAGCATAACCCGCAGGGGCTATTGGGGCTGTGCCCCTTTCCAAGGTGACAGCGGTTCTAGCTCCGCTTTAAAAAAAGCTAGATATGGCCTGTTAGTTTAGCGGTTTAGAATCTTTGGTTTTCATCCAAAAAAGCGGGTTTCGACTACCCGACAGGCTGTTTATCTGTCTTTTTATTTGTTCCCTCCTTTTTTGATCTGGTGTTGCACACACCAAAGCAGTTATGGTTCTGCTTTAACAAAAACCAACTATAGGCGCATACTGCAAAACATAATTTCTGGATTAGCTTTTTAAACTAACACCCAAAAAACGCGCCTAGTTTTACGGGAGATGGTATAGTGGTAGTACGGCGGAAATGTCTATAACGTGACTTTAATAGTCACTAACAGCAAATTTATGACGCCTTGGGTCCGCAAGCGGAGGTTCAATTCCTCCTCTCTCGATTATAGACGCATACAGCAAAATATTCTGGATAACAAAACATACGTGTTTTAAGATGGTTCAAATCCATCAAATTTGTGCGTCTAGAAAGGAAAATGTAATGAATAAGTTTGCTACTGGTTTAAAAAGTCAGCTGAATCAGCAGAAGACGCTGACTGAAAACGGTGCATTGGCCTATGAGTCATCTGGTCATGCGCTATTAGATTTTAACTTCGCAACGACTGGACTACGTGAGCAGAGTGAAGAGTACATTGCCAACATGTATCAGGCGGCATTCTATGAGGATCCGCATGTTGGTGTAAAATACCTGTTCTTCTTACGTGACTGTCGTGAAGGCATGGGCGAGAGAAGGACATTTATCACCTGTATGCAGTGGTTGGTCGAAAATCGTCCTGCCGTGGTTAAGGCACTGCTTCCACTATTCCCTGAGTACGGGCGATGGAAGGATCTATGGCCGTTTCTGGATACTCCGCTCAAGCAGGATGTGATTGACCTTGTTGGCGTTCAGCTTGACAAGGACTATGAAGCGCTGAAGGAAGGTAAGCCGATCAGCTTACTAGTTAAGTGGCTTCCTAGCTGTGTCGCATCTTCGCGTGAGACGAAACGTTACGCAGGGATTTTTATTGACGCTTGGGGCATTACTCCTGCAAGGTATAGAAAAAAGATTTCTGCCATGCGGAAGACGCTCGATCTGGTCGAGTCAAAGATGTCTGCGCAGAAATGGGGCGAGATCAACTACTCTGCTGTGCCGTCTAGGGCAAACCTGATTTATGGTAAGGCCTTTATGCGGCATGACGAAGAGAGGCGCGCAACTTATCTGCAGTCGCTAACAAAGGGAGAGACTAAAATCAATGCAGGTGTGCTTCAGCCTCATGAGATCGTCAATAGCTATATCAACTATGGCTATAGTTGGTATAGGCCAAACATCAATGCGTATGATGAGACGCTAGAACAGCTGTGGAAGGCATTGCCGCAGATGGGGATTGGAGATACTCTTGTAGTATGTGATACCTCATCCTCGATGTGTGAGCCTGGATACCGTACTAAGGTTAGACCTTTTGATGTTGCGATTGCTCTGTCTGTTTATACGTCGGAGCATAACAGCGACGATTGGAAAAATCTTGTACTTTCTTTTTCCAATAGGCCGAAGTTTTTTGACCTGAGTAACTGCAATAGCCTCCGCGAAAAGATCGAGTATTTCTTTAAGCATTCCGAGGTGGCAGATACTGATATTGAGAAAACGATGGACCTTATTCTGCAAACAGCTATTAGTAATGGCTATAAGCAGGATGAGATGCCGAGCAGAGTTATTATCCTTAGTGATATGCAGTTTAACCAAGCTGTATATGCACCTTCTAGGATTAATACAATTTTTGAGAGTATTTCTCGTAAATATCAGATGCATGGATATAAACTGCCTCGCATCATCTTCTGGAATCTCTCTGGAGAAGTAGATAAGACGATGCCGATGCAGAAAAATGAAAATGGTCTTGTACTTTGCTCTGGTTTTTCTGTTCAGCTTCTGCGGATGGTCATGAGTGATCGTATGGACCCGTATGATGTTTTACTTGATACTATTAACAGTCCTCGGTATGACGCCGTTGATGCGGCGCTGAAAGGGATTATCTAATATATAGATACCTACAGCAGTTATCGGATGTTTCACGGAACATATAGTCTAAATGCGTAGGACGCTCCCCTAGGGAGAAATCTTGGAGTCGCGCCCAAGTCAAACGGTATCTAGTTTTTATGGGGGGATGGAGCCAAGGGTGGCACTGTCTAGGCAGACAGTTACAGCATATACTCATAAGTTCGATTTCTTACATCCTCCCCTATGCATGGGTAGTTTAATTGGTTAGAACGTTAAAACGTGGCTAGCAATAGTCATAATCAGCAAATATTATATCGCCTGTCCCGCGAAAGATACAGGTTCGATCCCTGTCCCATGCGTTTAGGTGCATACAGCAAAATTTTAATTTCATTACAATAATGTACAGGAAAATATAGCGGAAAACTCTGCGACTTAAAAGTAATAACCCCTTCTGCTTAGAGCAGATATGCACCTAGATGATGAGTATAAATAAACTGTGAGAGCAGGTAGGGGTTATTCTAAATGAGACAACTAAATATATTTGATAGGCACATACAGCAAATATTTTATGAAGAACAAAGATATATGGTATTTCCTTTCTGCTTGTGGTACAGTGCCTAGTTGCGGTTATAGCTCCGCTCAAAAGCTAAATCTGCTTAGGTAGTTTAATAGTACGCGGATAAAACCAGTGCTGATCACACTGATTCTCGTTCAAATCGAGACCGAAGCATTTCTTACATCCTGTGAGGGCAAGTGTCTATTAGCTTATGGGGAGTAGCTATCCTGTAAGACGGCATATTGGCGCGTGGAGATGGGTCTACTGGGTGACCGGAACTGCAAGGGGTAGGCGAGTAATGGGATGTAAGAGTATGCCCGTATGACGGAACTGGCAGACGTAAAGGACTTAGAATCCTTGGCTTTTAGCGTGGCGATTCGAATTCGCCTACGGGTACTGTTTGCACTCTGTAAGGGCAAAGCAGGTGCAGACGAAAGATTTTGTTGGTTTGCTAATGAGCATTAAAGAGGAGCAGAAGTACAAGGTTCCCGCCAACATTTTATGCCAACGTAAACCTAATTGGTAAGGTACGGCTCTTGAAAAGCCGTAGTAACCGTGAGAGCGGCGTGCAGATTCGAGTTCTGCCGTTGGCGTTTAGCCATATAAAATCTAAAGAAATTTGAATAGAAAAAATGTGAATGCATTTGGACTAGTATGGCTATGATTCATTATCAGCTGTAACTTTGTTGTCTGTGATTACAAAGGGAGGTGCGTTATCAAGTAACGGCAAGATAATGTAATTGAATTCTAATTAAAAATTTAAAATTGAATAATGATAATTCTTCGGGAATAAGATTGCTTTTCGGACGCATCTGGTGCAGGTGGCGAACCTACAGGCGTTATCTGCACTGGATTTTATGCTCCCATAGCTCAGTCAGGTTAGAGCGGCGGCCTTACTTCGCTTAGTTTAACTAAGGAAAACGCAATTCGAAATACTGGGGCAGAACCAGTAGCGAGGATTAAGCCGTGTGTCGTTGGTCCGAATCCAACTGGGAGTACGTTTCCCCTGTATTTACAAGGGAAAATTAAATTGTAACTTGCCGCCTGCTCGGTGGTCGTGAGGATTTATTGTCATAATTTGTCATCTGGTGTAATTGGTAACATACTCTACGGGGGTGAGAGATTCTCGTTCGAATCGAGAGATGATAATTGGGCAGTGTGCCTTAAATGAATTGCTTCATAGGTTAGTATTAAATGTAGTATCACGGTGGCGGAATAGGTAGACGCTTATAAGGTAAGAGCCGCTTGATCCGATGCTTGCGAAGGACATATGAGCCTTTAGCCCATGCGAGGTGCAAATCCTCACCCGTGATATAGGCAGGGGACATCCTGCCGAAGCTATATAGTTTTTTAGTGGTTGGGCTGAGCCAGTATAATCCCTTGATCGCATACATCAGTGCGCAGGAGTATGTGAAAAGGTCAGCCATCGCGCCTATAGCTCAGTAAGAGAGAGCGCTACCAGTCTAAGGGTAGAGGTCGTGGGAGCATAACCCACTAGGCGCATTAGGCAGAGGACGCTCTGCCGAACTAGTACTAGGTTATTAATAGGCAAAGGTTTTGGGGGTGTAACAAAGCTTAAACATCCCTCATTTGGCGTGTAGCATAAAAAGGACTAATGCGCATGGGAGCCAACCCCGTGAGATGCTCGTTCGGTCCGAGCCACGCCAGTTTAGCTTATCAGGCCAAAAGGAAATGCAGACTTATCCTACTGAGGAACAAAAGAGTAAGCATCCGGGGAAATAATCTATATAAACGTATAGATTAAAATTTGGATAGCAGAGCTGACCCGGCAACACCTCCAGAAATAACCTGTATAAGCGTATGGATTGAAATATACTTGGATGCGTGATAACAACATAATTAAATCAAATATAAAAAAGAGGGAAGACATACTATTCGGATGCAGAGAATGGGTGTCTTCCCTTTTGTGGTTTATAGCGTTTTATCTAAATCGTTAGAATGGAAGTGGGGATATGATTTTACCCGCAAATCATTGTCATGACGTTTCTGGTGGAGGGTATAAGTATATGTTTTATCCTACTGGCATAGGTACTAGCGGAAGAGTGAAGTGTGGTAGATGCGGAGAAGTATTTGAATTTCGCAAGTTAGTATGAGGTAAGAAGATGGGAAGACCACTTAAAAATTTAGAAGGGCAAGTATTTGGGAGATTAACGGTTTTAAGACGAGGAGAAGATACTATACGCAAAAATGGTAAAAGAGATACGACTTGGATATGTCAATGTTCATGTGAGAATAAAACAATAATTCAAGTAAGAAGTTGTAATTTAAAAAGTGGTAAAACAAATTCATGTGGATGTTTAAGAAATGAAATTATAAAGAAAGAAAGAATAGAACAACGGAAAAAGAACAAATATAACCTAGAGGGTGATTATGGAATAGGATTCACAGCAAACACAGAAAATGAATTTTATTTCGATTTGGAAGATTATGATAAAATAAAAGATTATAGTTGGTATGAAAATGAAAATGGTTATATATGTGCATGGAAGAATAAATTATTGCATAGAGTAATAATGGGCGTAAATGATTCTAATGCGTATATTGATCATATTGGCGGGGAATTAACAGTTAATGACAATAGAAAATGCAATTTAAGAATTGCTTCAGCATCAGAAAATGCTATGAATACAAAGGTATCAACAAGAAATAAGACTGGGGAAAAGGGAGTTATTTTTAATGGAAGAAAATGGGAAGCTTTTATTTCCATAAATAAAAATAAGGTTCGTTTAGGATACTTTAACACAAAAGAAGAAGCAATAAAATCACGAAAAGAAGCAGAGCGTGAATATTACAAAGAATATAGTTATGATGAAAGCCAACAAGTTTATAGAGAGAACATTTTATGAAACATAGAATTAAAAAGAAAAAATGGAGACAGAAATTAAATTATTATACAAATAAAAAAAACGAGAAAAAAAATAAAAATTTGTGTAAACATTATCCATATTTAATCCCAAGAAATATTTTTACTGATAAAATCATCTGGAGACACAAAGCATATGACTGGACACTTGCCAAGATTTTCGAGGATGGTTGGTGGAAAGCATTTGGCCTACAGCTTTGCGAAGAGCTACGAACAGAACTGCTGAAGTACAATTATCTAAAGGAATTCAGAATTACTCAGATCAAAGAGAAATATGAGTCTTTGAGATGTTATTACGGCCCTGTTCCAAAAGACTGTGAAGTTGACGCAATCATCGATGACTACTCAGCGTTGTCCGAAAATATTTGTCTACGATGCGGCAAGCCTGATACTCCTATGCTCGAACTAGGAGATTGGTTCATGCCGATTTGTGAAGACTGCTATAATAAAAATCAGCGCAGAAAAAAGAGAGACTTTGGCTATGAACCTACGCCGTATCCTTTTTGGAAAGCATCAGAACCTAGAATGCCAGACGAGCGGAGCTATGTTATAACACAAAGAGAAGTGCTACCTCTGGATGTAGGTAACTGGAACGAGTACTTGATACTTTATCCAGAGTTCCGTACAACAGATCTTATGCGAATTGACATAGACGCAAAAATAACCAAATACATTTCAACCAAACATACCCGAGATCTTCGGAGTAAAGCGGAGCAGATTCGTGCTAGATGGAGAACGAAACATGGATAAGATTCATCGTCAGAAATTTTCTGGATACAAGCAAAACAAATTGGGTTTAGCATTGCCTATCCATGATAAAAATGGTAATCAGCTTCATGTTGGAGATAAAATTCGCGCCTTTGGATACGATGGAATTATCTTCTGGTGCCAAGATTATAAGTGCTATCAGATGTGCTTATCTTATTCTAAGTGGTATGGAGATGATGAGTATAATGCAGATAGCTACGGAAAAGCATATGACTTGCGATTAGATGATGGCGCACGAATGGAAATTGAGTTGATAGAGACATACTAAAGATGAATATAAAGATGAGAAAGTTTTTATTTCTAACATTAGCCTTGATGCTGTGTTACTTAGCAGGATGTTCTAACCCCGAAGAGAGAGGATATTATTTATATAACAATAAAAAGATACCTATGCCGAATCTAGCTATCTACGCAAATCATGTGGTTGAGTATACAAGTTTTTGCTACGTTATAGATACAGAAACAAAAGTAGTATATATCTTGTACAACGCAAATAGAGTTGGTTCACTATGCCCTTGTTTAAAAGCAGACGGAACCCCGATGCTTGCAAGCGATCTTGGCCTAGAATAAGGGAGGGCGGAGATGAAAAGATTTTTGTTTCTGGTGTTAGCATTAATGTTGTGCTGTTTAGTTGGATGTGATTATAGCAGCCTCGGCAAAGAATATGTAGGAATCGCAATTAGACCTAAAATTAAAATATATAGTGAAAATACTACAGCAGGTTTTATGTATGCCGTTGACAGCAAAACAAAAGTTGTCTACATATTATATGATACATCCGAGCGGTTTGGTATCACACCTTGTTACAAGGCAGACGGCACTCTTATGTTTGCCAGTGATCTTGGACTAGAATAGGAGGAAATCACCTATGTATGTTAACTGCCCCAATTGTGGTGTAATACTGAAAAAGAAATATATAACATCTGTTTATGGAGTTGTCCGCAAAGACTTCTGTAGGTGCGGCTATTATTCTAAGTATTACATTCCAAATAAAAAGAAGGTATGTTTATAAGGATAATCACCTTGTTAATCGAAACACTTGAGATGTTTGTAATATCTGCGATTGTAGTTATAGTATGTTCTGCAATAATAATTCTTATAAAAGAAAGGAGGGATAACTAATGCCTAAATTATATGCTATGGTGGGTCTTCCGGGTTCTGGGAAAAGTGCCTATGCAGGTACTATTGGGGCTGAGGTTGTATCAATTGGTGATATAAGGAAAAAATTAAATGATCAGGGAATCACCGACGAAACAGTAGTATACAATAAATATTATGATAAGATAAAGGCAATAATATCATGCGGCAGTGATTGTGTTGTCGATGCTTCAAATGTAAAAGAAAAGAGCCGTAGGTATCTAATTAACAATGTTGTCGGCAGTTTTAATGATGTATATAAAATCTGCATTATCATTGCAACACCTTATAATATTTGCTGTAAAAACTTTTCTGGAGAAATGAAACACGTCAAAGAGGCTTATGAATCTTGGTATACCCCCGGCTATTGGGAGGGGTGGGATGAGATTTGGATACATTACGACAGGTCCGAGTGGATGACCTCCAATGGAGACCCCACAGATCTGACATTCTTTTTAGATCAATATAATCAGGAGTCTAAGCATCACACTGCTTCGCTTGGTAGGCATCTGTCAATGACGTTTCATCACGTGTACAATCATTATCTACATGTGGGTGAAAAGGATACTGATATATCTGTAGCAGTTGCATCATTATTACATGACTGCGGAAAACCGTATACAAAGAGCTATGATGATGATTTAAGAGTGCATTACTATTATCATCATAATGTGGGCGGCTATGAGACATTATTCTTTGCTTGCGAAAAGTATAACGCTGATACGCTATATGTAAGTAATCTTGTGTGCCATCATATGGACCCATATTTCTGGAATGGTGATGAAAAGGCTGAAAGAAAATTTATTAAGAGATACGGAACTGAGTTCTATGATGACGTTATGATTCTGCACAACGCAGATGTATATGCACATTAAGGAGTACCATGGCTAAATATACAATCAGAAGAAATTGTCATGAAACAAATAGCTCTTCTATGCATGCTATATGTATTACAAATAATGATGAACATATGGCAATTGTAGTAAATGATTGGGACGTAGATGATTGTGTTTGGGTAGATAAAGACGGAAAACTTATTATTTATGATAGTATAGAAGAAGGCTTTGGACGGTGGCCTTTTAAAATATTATATACGTTTGAGGACAAATTATCTTATGCTATCTGCTCATACTTAGGTGACTTTTATGGTGATGAAGCGAGGTTTGAAAGTACATATAAGAGACTTTTGAGAATCGTTTCTGAGATTATACCAGAAGTCAAAGAATTTAGAATAGCAAAGAAAGAGCTTGAAATCTATCGTGACATTAATGGAAATCCAATACCACATGATAAGCTACATTATGCGGGCTATTCTGATGATATATGCCAGTATACATATACTAATGAGCAAGGCGAAGAAATAAATGCCGTGATGGATGAAGCATTTGTAAATGACGTTCCAGACATTGGGTGTGTTGATCATCAAAGTAGAGGACTTTTGCAGAGATTTCTAAAGGAAAAGAAAGTAACACTAAAAGAGTTTTTGACAAATAAAAAATATATTATTATTCAAGATGGGGATGAGTATTATTATCTTGATAAGTACATTGAGTGTGGAATCATAGATAGAAAATTCATTAAGGAGATATATAAGTGAAAGAGTATATCAGGTTTGGCGTACATGAAACAAATTCTAGCTCCGTCCATTCAATTAGTATTATTCCTATGAGGATATATAATGCTTGGAAAGAGGGCGATCTTTATCTGGATATGTCTAGTAAGGATTATAAGATGTATACCAGAGAAGAATTGGTAAATATGATTGCTAAGAAATGGAATGTAACTGTAGAAGAGATTGAGGAAAAAATCACAGAGTATAGTAGCGAGAACGTGTATTTCTTTGAACATGGTTATGTTCGCTATGCAGTTTGGTCTGGAATTGAATTTGATGATGATTTCTTTGATGAAGGAATGCAAGGTTCTGAAACAAACTTTTATACTTCAGAATCTGGTGATGAGATTGCTATCCTTTGTAGGTTTGGCTATAGTGGATAAGAAAGGAGAAATTAGATGAAGTTTACCGTTAGACCTTTTGTATTTGAAACCAATTCATCTATGAATCATGCCTATGCAACACTAAGTGTTACTGAGTTCGATAGATGGATGAAAGGTGATCATTACCTGTATCTCGGTGGCGACGATTATGCTACGGATGAAAATAACAACAAGATCAGTTCTGGAAGATTATACACCTTAGAGGAGGCATTCAGTTTCTTAAAAAAGAACGATAAGAGGTATACTTATATTAAGAATGCAAATGATGTCCCAGAAGATAATATATTGGACGATCTTGAATGTTTTGGCTTTTTTAAATATGATCGTTGTAAATATGATGATGGCATTGATATCAATGAACCGAGTAAAAATTACAGTATCACCAGATCATATTATGATTATTGATTGGAGGTAATAGCAGTGTTTCATGTATATAAGAACGGCAATTACACCGTCTTAATTGACAAGGCTAGTGGAACCAAGATTCGCCGCACCGAAGATGATGAGTATTTGCCTGAATTTCCAGAGAGTATTGATATCTCAATTGGTAGGCGTTGTGACGGTGGTTGTCAATATTGCTATGAGGGAGCTACTCCTGATGGTCCCGAAGGGGATTTATTGGGCGCGAAGTTTATCGATAGCTTACATCCGTATACGGAGATTGCGATCAATGGCAATTCCGTTAACCATGCTCAGCTAATTCCTTTTCTGGAGAGGCTCAAGAAAAAGAATGTTATCGTCAATATGACAGTAAATCAGATTCACTTCGAGCGCAAGGAAGATGTAATTGCCGATCTTATGTACAGAGACTTGATTACTGGCCTTGGTATCTCCCTGCGGAAACCGACGGAAGAATTTATTGAGAAGGTTAAGAAATATCCTACTGCTGTTATCCATGTGATCAGCGGTTGTGTTACCATGGATGAAATTAATGTAATGAAAGGCCATGGCCTGAAACTTCTCATCTTAGGTTATAAAGATAAGGGGCGCGGGCATGATTACCTAGAAGAGCATCGCGCCGAAGTATCTGTCAACAGGCGTATACTCAAAGATAATCTGATGGATGTCATGAACGAAGACTGGTTTAAGGTGGTTTGTTTTGATAATCTTGCCTTGGAGCAGTTAGATGTGAAGAGCATTGTGTCCGAAGAAGAATGGGAACATCTGTATGCCGGGGATGATGGAACCTGTACGTTTTATATTGATATGGTGAGTCAGACTTTCGGTAAGAGCAGTCTGGTCTCCAAGGATGAGATGATGCCTCTGATGGATAACGTCGTGGATATGCTCAGAGTGATCAGGAATATGTAACTGGAGGTGGTTAATCATATGTTACAGTGCTTGTCTTCCGACGAGATTTTTGTTGGGTCGGAGATTATGGCAAGATTTAAAAACGCATCTCATATATCTAATGAGTTTGTACCTGTGAGGATTCTCAAAGAATTCCCGCAATTTTTTGTATGCGAGGTATTGCCACATACCGTAAAGGGTAGTATGTATAGTAAATCTCTTCCGTATCGAATGACAATTAATAAATGGGATCTCGATCATAGAAACATCGCCTGCACATATAACTTTGCATAAAGGAGCACAATATGATCTTCTTGGAATTGACTGGTAATTCGCAGAAGCAGATTGCACTGAAGTTCGTTGATATTTCTGCAATCGTTGGAACTAACACTGGATGTTCTGTAGTTATGAATAATGGCAAAGAATATATTGTTAAGAATACGTATCAGGACATCATTGACCAGATCACTAGTTTTAAGAAGGTATAATACTGAATCGTATTAAAACTAGGCCCCGATTGCAAATGGTTGTCACGCCTCCAATTAACTTAGACAGATATAAATAAGGTGGTCTTGCACAGATGCGGTATGAAAACCAAAGACGGTAGTATGATAAATGCCGCGTCAAAATGGAATTTAATAACTAAAAAGGAAATTATTTAGGGCTTGACAAGTAGGGGCTAAATCCATATAATATTATTTACAAGCGAACACTAACGGAACACACATGGAGGGAACAAAATGTCTGATTTCACAAAGGTAGCGTTTTTATTGGGTTTGACTAGCGGCCTTTTAACTGCCTTGGGGGTGACTTTATTCTTTATCTCATACCTTAGCAGAGTTCGAGACGAGTATGAAAGGACAATCTATCTTCAGTCCATGCAGATTGGTGAGCTTGCCAAAACCATCGACAGTCTCCGGGATGATAGGCGAAAACTATCAAATCTGATTAGAACTGGCGCTACTGTAAGAAAAACCTCTACGCCAAATCATAGAAATGGTTGGAAACTGGATATTCCCTACTGTGGGCCACGGGGATATGCAGGATAATGCTAGAGAGGGGCAGATATGAGAGATGTTGGGGCGCTGTTAGTGGTTCTGAGTATTGTCGGTTTAATTCTGCTGAATCATAATTACCATTGATACTGCAATTGCAAGTCGGGATGGAATACTGGGCACTGTTTTTAAATACTCATGACCCACATATCTGGGGCCAAGTGGCTATCCCGATTAAAGTTACAGGCGAATATAAATATTTTTATGTTTGTGATGTCTTAACACATCGCAATGTCGATTGTCCATTCGGGGATTCTAAACCATATCGAATGACCATAGGTAAAATCGATCTGGTCACAGGTGATATCGTAGTAAAAGAAAAAATTTAATAGTGGAAGAAGGTTATGGGCATATTTTGTGCCCATAACCTCTTTTTTAGTTGGAGAAACAAATGAGTAGTGACGAATTTAAAACAACTATGCGAGTATATGAAACCCTGTTTGCTATGGCTGTGCGTGTTGATTCATCAAAAACAGAAAGAAAATTATGCTCTTTATTGTCTAATATCTTGATAAATGAACTAAAGGGAGGTGATGGTGATAGAGTGGGATAAGTATATTCAGTTTAGGAATGATACAATCAATAATCCAGTGGAATGGATGTATACAAAGATTGAATGTCCTATATGTAAAAATCGCATATATCGTAATGAATTTCAATTACTAATGACAAATCCGCCACAGCATATTTATAAATGCTTTGAATGCGGGTGGGAAGGCAGTGCTTTTTGAGAGTATTATTATTGTTTAGAGGCGCTCCTGGAGCGGGGAAAAGTACCATTATCAGGAAGCTTGGACTAGAAAATTATCGATTGTGCGCAGATGAAATACGTATGCTGTGCCAGTCTCCTCAACAGACCACAAATGGCTCCGTACAGATTGGCTTTAGTCATGAAAAAGTGGTCTGGGATATGCTCTTTAAGCTTTTAGAGATTCGTATGCAAGCAGGGGAGTTTACTGTAATTGATGCAACGAATTCTAAATCAGAAGAGATGAATAAGTATAAGAATCTTGCGTCTAAATATAGGTATAGGATTTATTTGCTTGATTTAACTGGCATTCCGATTGATGTATGTAAAGCACGGAATGCGCAGAGGGAGGAACTTAAAAGGGTTCCCGATGACGTAGATGACAAAATGTATGCGCGGTTTGAGACGCAGAAAGTGCCGTCTGGTATTACTGTGATTAAACCTAAAGACCCGTGCAATGTCACAGGGGAAGACATTGAACAGATTTGGCTTAAACCTATTGATCTGTCTAACTATCGGAAAATTGTGCATATTGGAGATGTGCATGGATGTTATACGGTATTGCAGAAGTATCTTCACGGTCAATTAGAAGATGACGTGTTTTATATCTTTTTAGGTGACTATCTTGATCGTGGTGTTGAGAATGTTGAGGTACTTAAGTATCTTCTTGAAATTAAAGATAAGAAAAATGTATTACTACTAACAGGTAACCATGAGGTGTCAATATACAATTATGCACATGACATTCCTGCAAAGTCCCGTGAATTTGAATGGGTGACTAAGAATCAGCTGAACAGTGCCAACTTTGATAAGAAAGATTTGAGCAGATTGTATTATAAGCTTGTTCAGTGTGCTTGGTATAAATTCCATGATAAAGAAGTCTTCGTTTGTCATGGAGGTATTTCTTTTATGCCCGAGAACGTGACTTTAGTCGCATCCGAGCAGATGATTAAGGGTGTTGGGAGATATGAAGATTATCTGGACGTGGCTAACGCATGGGAAGAAAAGTCTGGAGGAGTTTATCAGATTTTCGGACACAGGAATACACAGGCATCTGAGATTCATGTGACTCCGCATGTATTTAATCTGGAGGGTAGGGTTGAATTTGGCGGATGTTTGCGTGTAGTTGAGCTTGATCACGAAGGCTTTAAGCCGATTGAGATTAAGAATACGGTATTCCGTAAGAAAGAAGAGTTCGAGCTTCAGAATGCGCTTAACTCCAGTGATTTGGCGAAGCTTGTTCTTGACATGAGAGCGAGTAAGTATATCCACGAGAAGAAATTTGAGAATAATATTAGCTCATTTAACTTTTCAAGTGATGCATTTAAGAAAGGTATTTGGAATAATTTAACAGTCCATGCGAGAGGATTATTCATCGATCTAAATAGAATCAAAGTATGTGCACGTGGATATTTGAAAATGTCCTATTTAGATGGTACTATTTGCCCTACGTTTGCTGAATTAAAGGATGTAATTAAGTATCCAATATCTGTATATGTAAAAGAAAATGGATTCCTTGGAATGCTCTCATATGATGAGTATGCAGATGATTTCCGTTACTGTACCAAATCTATGGTAGGAGGAGAGTATGCAGGATGGTTTAAGGAGATTTTCTTTGAGGTAACTACAGAAGATGCTCGTAAGAATATTCTTCAGTATCTGAAAGATAATGATTGTACTTTCGTATTTGAAGTGGAAGATTCTGAGAAGGACCCGCATATCATTAAATATTTGAATCATAATATCATTTTGCTTGACATTGTAAAGAATGATATTGTGTTTAACAAATTACCTTATAATGATATGGTTGACCTTGCTGTTAAGTTTGGATTAACACATAAACGCAAGGTATGTAATATCACCAATTGGGAAGAATTCTGTGAGTGGTATAGCGCGGTACAGAAGCAGGGATATAAACTTCTTGGAGAATATGTAGAAGGCTTTGTCGTTGAGGACTCTGGAAATTTGATGTTTAAAGTTAAGACCGAATACTATAATTTTTGGAAACGCATGAGGAGTATTGCAAGCACTACTCTTCGGCGCGGATACATCGAGGGCACTGGGCAGTTGATCAATGAGCTTGATAATAAGTTTTATGGTTTCCTTCGCAAGATGTATGACGAGACGGAAGATAAAGAAAGTCTGCTTGGACTAGATATTATTACTTTACGGGATAAGTTTTATGAAAACTATGAATGATCAAATGTAGATTATAGTAAGAACTTGATTTTGCCTGTGAGATATACGAAAGAAGACATACAATCAACTAAAAGGAGAGTGATAAGAAGTTGAATTACGAGGGTTTAAAAGAATCCGATGTAGCAGAACAAAGAAGGAAATACGGCACCAATAAGTTACCTGAGAAACCGCTAAAGAAGTGGTACAAGTTTTTTGCGGAGACTTTTCAGGATAAAATAAATCGTCTGTTACTGTTGTTAATGGTTATGTTTGTCTTCGTGGCTATAATTGGTCATGGGTCAGTACCAGAACCTTTGAGTCTTGGATGCGTGATTTTGATAATCGCTGGATTGAATACATATAATGGGCTAAAAGATCAGCGAGAAACAAAAAAGTTAAAGGATAAGGTATCAATTAGATTCTGTAATGTCTTACGCAATGGAAATATACAAAACATTAACACAAACGACCTTGTTGTTGGTGATATTGTACTGTTACAGAGCGGAGAACAGATTTATGCGGATGGTTATCTTATTGATGGTCATCTTAAGGTTGATAACTCTGTACTTAACGGAGAATCTAAGGATTGTAAAAAAATCGCCTGGGAAGATGATACATGCCCGTATAATGCGCAGACTCGTGTACCTACTGGCGATGATTATACTGATGAATATAGTCTTTTTGCCGGAACTTTAGTAACTGAAGGCGAAGGTAAGATGGTCGTTACGAATGTCGGCATTGGCACAGAAACCTATCCCGGCACTGTAAACGGAAAGACAATTAAAAGCATTGATGAGATTGAAGAAACGAAAACATCGCTTCAGATTCAATTAGATGATTTGGCAGACCAGATCTCTAAATTTGGATATATTGGAGCTATTATAGTATTTGTTGTGTTGCTCACATCTGAGATATTAAAGTTTGGAGGATGCTCTTCTTTCTTTACGCTTGGAGTTTTGGAAGTATTTTTAAGGTTAGGCGTAATTGTTGAGAATGCTCTGACTATTATAGCGGCTGCCGTGCCAGAAGGATTGCCAGCTATCATCAAGATATTAACAGCACAAAATGCTAATTTAATGATTAAGAATAATGTTCTGGCAAAGAACGCAAATAAGATTCCTGAAGCGGGGAATATTCAGTTACTCTGCACGGATAAGACTGGAACGTTGACTGGTGGCAAGCTAGTGCCCGTACATCTGATTGGATATGATGGAGACGAGATAAGAGAAGGAACTAAATTGTATAATGTTATTATGAATAACGTTGTGATGAATTCTAGTTCTACGTTTGATTCTGAAGGAAATATTGTTGGCGGTAATGCAACTGATAGAGCGTTATTAAGTTTGGCTTCTCCGACAGAACATATTGGGATTATTAATCGTTCTGAGGTAATTAAAAAGAAAGAGTTTAACAGTGCTTGGAAGTATAGTGCTGTACAGACACAGAAAGCTACTTATTATAAAGGCGCTCCTGAGAAGATCCTAGAAAAGTGTACGCAAGTATTCGAAGTTGAAAAATACGGAGAATTTGATAAGGAAAAGGTATTAGCAGAGATCAAGAAGTATACATCTAAAGCCATGAGATGTATTGCATTTGCTGTAACAGAATATGATCTTGAAGATGAAATGAATGACGGCTTAGTATATCTTGGCTTTGTGGCTATTCGAGATGATATTAGGCCCGAGGTTCCTGACGCCGTAAAGCAGATGCATGATGCGGGAGTACAGGTGATGATGATTACTGGTGATGTACTTGATACTGCTGTTGCGATTGCTACAGATTGCGGAATCTATACGCCTAATAGCGAGGATCTGGCTTTTACGGCAACTACGTTTGCGAATCTTGCTGATGAATATGTAAAGGAAAACTTAAAGAATATTAAGGTGATTGCTAGGGCTACGCCTGACACTAAGCTAAGAGTTGTAAGGTTAGCTCAGGAATGTAAGATATGTTGTGGGATGGGAGGCGACGGTAGTAACGATGCGCCAGCTTTAAAAGGTGCGGATGTAGGTTTTAGTATGGGAAGTGGAACAGATGTCTGCAAAGAGGCGGGAGATATTATTATCACAGATGATAATTTTGTTTCTATTACCAGAGCAGTGCTTCTGGGCCGAACCTTTATGCACAACGTGATGAAATTTCTCAAGTTCCAGTTGCCTATTAACATTGGTTTGGTAGTATTGAGTATCTTTTATCCGCTGATTCTTGTTGTTGAAGCACTGACTGCAACACAAATTCTGGTTGTGAACATAGTAATGGACTCGCTGAATTCCCTGAGTTTCGGCGGGGAACCTGCTAAGGCTGAGTATATGCTAGAGAAACCTATTCCAAAGGGTAGTAAGCTATTATCAAAAGAAACCATCTCTCAGATTGCTGTTTCTATCGTGGGATTCTTAGCTATCTTTGGGCTGACATTTGTTCCACAGATCAGAGCTATTTTCCCAACAGAAGAAGTATATGCATCTGCTAGGTTTGCTCTGCTGATCTTTGTGGCCGTTGTGAATGGGTTTAATATCCGTACTGATGGATTTAATTTGTTCAAAGGAATTAGTAAAAACCCGCTCTTTGTTGTAATTGCAATCCTGATTTTCGCTTCTACTTTTGCGCTTGTACAGTTTGCGCAGAGTTTCGTGGGTTGTGTTGCACTAAGCGGTTTGCAGTGGGCTGTGATCTGTGGATTATCTCTGCTGATCGTACCTATTGACTTTGTAAGAAAATATTTTGTAAGGAGAAAGAATAATGATTAATCTTGTAAAGGGACAGAAAGTTGATTTAACTAAGGGCAATTCAGGTCTTAAGAGTCTGCGTATTGGCCTTGGATGGGACGTAAACCGTTTTGATGATGGAGCATTTGATCTGGACGCTTGTGCCTTCCTGCTTAATGCCGACGGCAAGGCAAGGATTGAAGGTGACATGGTTTATTATCATCACCTTCAGCACGACTCGGGAGCCGTAAAGCACTGCGGTGATAACCTTACTGGCGAGGGCAGTGGAGATGATGAAGTTATTAGTGTTGAGTTAGACAAGGTCCCTGCGGACATCGAAAAGATCGATTTTACTGTGTCTATTTATGATGCCGAGAATCGTATGCAAAATTTTGGAATGGTACAGAATGCCTACGTTCGTATTGTAAATGAAGCTACGAATGAGGAGCTTATGCGCTATGATCTTAGCGAGGATTATTCCACGGAGACGGCCATGGTTATGGGTGAACTTTACCGGTATAACGGCGAATGGAAGTTTACCGCTATCGGTAAGGGTTATGGCAAGGAAAAAGGTGCGGATGGTGTTGAGCGCAGTGGTCTGGAGAGGCTTGTCTATATGTACGGCCTGAACGTCTGATAGGAGGATAAGATGGCAATTAGTTTAAAAAAGGGCGAAGGAATTAACCTTTCGAAAGAAGTTAAGGAATTACAACAGGTTACTGTAGGTCTGGGGTGGAGCGCATCCACCTCTGGCCTTACGATTGACTGTGATTCTTTTGTGTATGTGTTAAGTGAGGGTAGTGTTCTTCAACAAAAAACTGGATTGTTTACAAAGCTATTTGGTGGAGATAATCCTCTTAAGACTCACCTGTGTATCAAGAATGCAAGTGATGATATTGTATATTATGGGCATCTCCGTCATTCTAGTAAATGCATTATCCATCATGGAGATGATCTTGTTGGCGGCGCACAGGGAGATTGTGAGCAGATTTCTATTGATCTTGCTAAGATGCCCGAAAATGTGAAGGGACTTGTAGTGGGTATCAATATCTACTCGGCCTACAGTAAGCATCAGGATTTTGGAAAGATTAAAAATTGTTTCGGCAGAGTTGTTGATAATGGAACGCGAAAAGAAATCTGCCGCTATGATCTTTCCAATGATTTTGGAGGATATACTGCTGTAATTGTAGGCCAATTTGTGCGCAAAGATGATGGATGGCATTTTGAGGCATCTGGAGAAGGAAGAAAGACGCACAGCATTCAAGATTTGGCAAAGGAGTTTATGTAATGTCTGTTTCGTTAAATAAGAATGATGTGGTATCGTTATCTAAGGATGTTGTAGTTAATGATATTTCCATTGGCCTTGGGTGGTCATCATCAAAATATTCCGAAGATGAATATGATCTTGACGCGTCCTGTTATATTCTGCAAAAGAATGGTCTTACTCGCTATGAAGATGACTTTGTGTTTTATGGGAACAAAAAGTCTCATAATGGTAGTATTGTTCACAGCGGAGATAATACTACTGGGTCGAGCGGAAATGTTGATGATGAGGTAATTATTGTTAAGTTTAACGAATTACCTACTTATGCCGAAAGAATTGTGATTGTTGTCTCTATTTATGAGGCCGAGCGCAGGATGCAGAATTTTGGAATTATCGATAGCGCACATATTCGTGTTGTAGATAACTTCCGGGGAGAAGAGATTCTTCGCTATAATCTCAAGGAAAAGTTTGGTAATGCATCTGCAATTAAGGTTGCAGAATTGTATCGTGATAAAAGCGAATGGAAATTTCATGCAATCGGTGAAGGATATGAAGGTGGTCTTGCTAAGTTGTGTGAAGAGTATGGAATAGAGGTGAGTTAATTGATTAAAAGTATCTTACTTATATTTGTAGTAGTTGGTATTATTGTTATTATCATTAATGGTAATGCCGTTAAGCAGTTAATTGTAAAATTCCGTGGAAGGACCGAGGAACTTGCTAACCGCGACGCAATGTCTCCTGAAGGAGCGCGGGATTATTTTAACAATGCAATCCGTGAGAAAGAGGCGTTATTTTCTGAAGCTGATAAGTCTTTTGCTGAGATTGCAGGAAAACTTAAAGAGCGCGAAAAAGAAGAGCATGATCTGCGAAAAAGTGCGATTGGTATTCAGAATCACATAAATGCTTGCTTGGATAATAATGACGAGGATGGCGCAAAAGCTTGGGCACTTAAGCTCGCTACTGTTAATCAAAAGCTAGATACTCTCAAAAGTGTGATTGAAGAATATACAAAATCTCGTGATCGACAAGAGATTACTCGCAAAACGATTGAGTCTGACCTTATTGCTCTAAAGGAAGAAAGAGAGCGCACAGTATTCCAGATCGAAGCAGATCAGCAGGTTATTAATCTGCATGAGGGACTTAATACCTATGCCTCCTCAAATGAGAGCGACAAGATGCTCGAAAAGGTTAGAGAGGGGGCTAGGAAGACCAGAGAACGCGCCACGGGGGCACAGATATCTTATGAAACAAGTGAGGTGGCGCGGGATAGGGCACTTGAGCAGTCTGCGAGAGATATGGAAGCAAACGAGATTCTGGAGAAGGCTAAGCGCCAGAGGGGTATTAAATGGTAATGATAAATATCGGCACTATGATTGCATTAATTATCGGTGCCGTTATCATCGGCTACTCGCTAGGCAGGCGGAGGTAATGCAATGAATATATTTAGTATAATTGCATGGTTCGTGTTTAATACTGTTGCGTTGATTGTATTTGCGAGAATAACGGAAACAAGAAATAGTAATATTGCATCTAGTGTAATATTTTACATTTTGATAATCAGTGTACTTGTAAATGCATTCATTGCATCAAATTGCATTATTAATATAATAATGGGTGTGTGATGTTTTACAAAAAGGAAATAAATAATCTGACAAACTTAGCGGAGGATACGAATGAAAAGATATCTGAGCTAACAGAAAAACAAAATGAGTTTTCAGAGCAAATTACTGATGATCTTCAGGACATAGTAGATACATTAGAATATAACAGGGATACTGTATATACGTATATTGATGAAGCTGTTGCAGAAATAAGTGAAAAACTGTTTGAATACGAGCATGAGATTTTGCTAAAGAATCTTAATAATAGTATTGATAGTTCTGATAAGATTATTAATAAGATATCGCAGAAAGCAGAAGCTGACCTCGCATTTAATAAAAGACTTACTGACTTTATCAAGATTATTATCGAAGATTACTTAGAAGAGAATAAACAGCTTAAAAAAGAAATCGAAGATAAAGAATATGAGATTGAGTCTTTGATTGCGGCAAATCAGGCCCTCGCAAATAGCATATTTAACACCGATCATATTGAACTATTTGTGTTGAAAACATACCGTGATTGGAAATATATATGCTATAATGGCGAAGCAATTACAAATTTTGATGGAATTAAGAAAGTGACAATTGACTGGAGTAAAGATACTCCTGTTAAAATAAAATATGAATAAGGAGAAAAATATGTTTAGTAGTGCTTTAAATGGAATGTTTGGTAAGGTTGGCCCCGGAATGTGCAGGTTATCTGTGAATGGTGAGATTGCTGTCAAGACGAATAATGGTTATAAGACGTACAATATGAAAACAGGGCGGCTTACTAACTGTGATAATTTTGTTTTTGATATTGGTGAGGATTTCTTCTTTGTAATTCCTACTAATAAGGTAGCAAAGGGCGATATTATTCTTGTTGCAGGAAAGCCGAAGTGTGTGATTGACTATGCTGATGGTAAGATCACTGTGATTAACTATGAAGACAGTACTGTAGACACTATTCTGCCGGAGCGACACATGTTTATGGGAAATCAGTATCTCTATGGCAAGATTTTCAGCGCCTTTGGGAATAACTTCAAATCTAAGAAGGGCGGTATGAACAACATCTTTAAGTACATGATGATGTCTGAGATGATGAAAGGTAATAACGGTAATACCAATAACTCTGGTGGTGTTATGGGAAATATGAGTAATATGCTTCCTCTCATGATGATGAGTGGTGGCGGATTTGACAACATGTTTGACGGCATGTTTGATTTTGACTTTGATGACGGGGAACTTGAAGAGGAAGAAATCGTAGAAGAGGAGACTGATAAGTAATGGGTAGCGGAGCATGGACAAAGAAATCGTTTAGTGATTATACTACTAGCAAATTTACCAGTCGCGGTTTAAATGTAAGTTATAGTGTCGATGGCTCGATTACCTCAAACTTTAGCAATCAAGATATGTTTGTATCCCGTAAGATTCAGAAGGAACTAGACCCGATGAATGTTATGAGAGAGTGTCTGGATAGTGATGAGCATCCCTTTACAGTACCTATAATTCTTGCACTTGATGTGACAGGATCGTTAGGTCAATGTGCCGTAGAAATTGCAAAGAAATTGAATCCTATTATCACAACGCTGTATGAAAAGATTAAGGATGTCGAATTCTGTATAATGGGTATCGGTGATCTTGCTTATGACAGAGGGCCTATCCAGATTAGCCAGTTTGAGTCAGACATTCGTATTGCAGAACAGCTAGATAAACTCTGGTTCGAATTTGGAGGCGGCGGGAATTATTTTGAGTCATACACGGCCGCATGGTATATGGGTACAAGGCATTGCATGTTGGACTGTTGGAATCGAGGGAAGAGGGGCATTATTATTACTATTGGTGATGAGAGGCTTAATCCGTATCTTCCCAAGGATGAGCTTAGACATTTTACTGGAGATGCCCTTGAGGCGGATGTTGAGACAAGTAAACTGCTTAAGGAAACGATTCCGAAGTATGATATCTATCATGTTCAGGTCAATCATGGAGTGCATGAATTTGACAAGGAAAACATTAAGAAGTCGTTTTCTTGCTTGGGCGAAAACTATAAAGAAGCCAATTTGGATAACATTTCTGATGTGATTATTGATATTGTAACTAATGCGGTCACTGATGTGAATGTAATTCCTTATGTACAGCCGAAGCAGAGCAGTGATGGCATTACTTGGTAAATAATAAGGAGGACAGTATGACTGATATTAAAGTTGTTATAGGTGGGTCTCTCGGCGATGAGGGGAAGGGTGAGATCACTGATTATTTTGCCAGTCTCGCCAAACAGGAAAAGAAAAGCTGTATTGTTGTACTTTCCAATGGCGGGAGTCAGCGCGGTCATACTGTCCAACTTGATAATGGTTTTCGCCATGTGTTTCAGCACTTTGGTTCTGGCGCACTAGCGGGGGCGGATACTTACTTGCCAAAGCAGTATATTGTTAATCCAATGAATTATGCTTTGGAGTATAGAGATTTGGTCCATCATGGTACTGTACTTGTGCATCCTGATTGTTTAATCACTACCCCATTTGATATGATCGCAAACCAGATTATTGAAGACTCTCGTGGTGATCAGCGCCACGGGAGTTGTGGGGTAGGTATTTGGGAGACAATCTTGCGCAAGGGTATCACCTTTGGTGAGATAAGTCAGATGTACTTTGCAGATAAAAATCATAGTAAAGTATTTGATTATCTAAGATTTGTGAGAGATGAGTATTTCCTAAAAAGAATTTCTGATAAGGGCATCTCACTGAAAGGTATTTGGGAAAACATTGTATACAATGATAATCTATTGGGGAATTATGTGAATGATCTTGGCCTGATGATTTATGATACAAAATTATGCAATGTCATTCCAGAGCGCGACTGTATTATTTTTGAAAATGGACAGGGCTTACTTCTTGATCAAAACATTATTGGCTATGGCAAGAACACTACTCCGAGCAATACAGGACTGCAAAACCCGGCGGCAATGATTGCGGGGATTCCCGGCGAAAAGACTGTGGAAGTTTGTTATGTTAGCCGTACTTATTTGACGCGGCACGGAGCAGGGCGTTTTGATACAGAATCTAAAACATTATTTTATGAGGACAAGACGAATAAGTTTCATGAATATCAGGGCGGACTTAGATTTGGTTATCTGGACGTTAATGATCTTGTAGCTAGATGTGTAAAAGATTTCGAGCAATATGCAGAAAAGGACTGGACTATGTCCATTGCGATTACGCATACAAATGAGAATCAAATTAAGCTTGAAAAGCTATATGATTTTGATCGTATTTATATGTCTGGAGGGCCAAACAGGGGTTCTGTGCATTTAGCTGAAAAGGAGAAGTGATGTATGCTAACTGCGAGAGAAGCTAATCGTAGGTATCATGAGAAGCATGACCCTATTATAGAGTGTGAAACGAAGCAGATAATGGATGAAGTTGAATACGCTGTAGATAATGGGGATTATTATTGTGAATTGGATGTGGAGCATTATTTCGATGATGAAACTATAAACGGCTTTGTAGGGCTTGGATATCGTATTACAAGTACTGATCATTGTGAGTACAGTGGCATAACCTATATGTTTTACTGGGATGACGAATCACTGGAAAGTCCGGGCTATACTATGAAATACGATGATTCAATGGATTATACTAGGTGATGTATGGAATTAATTAGTAAAAAACATGTACTGGAACTGCTTGAATATGAATGGGCCAAGTATCACGGAGAATGCTCGGCGAGTACATTATATACTAATATCTATAATGGTATTAAGGGATTAAAGCCAGAAAAGCTGAAAACAGAAGATAATAGAGTTACAGATAAAGATTTTATTATAAGCGATGAAGACGCTGAAAAATTACGCAATGCATTACATGGTGTTACCGAGTGGTTATTGAATGGAAATTGAATAGTAATTGACAAAAACAGGTTGAAGTAGTATAATATTAATGTGAGAATTTGATAAGGAGATGATTAAGATGTCTAAACCTAATAAGCGTCACTATGAACTGTGTTTGAGGTATAAACAAGAAGGAAGGCGTGAAAAGAATAAGAAGATTCGCGCCGAGCGTAATGAGCGTAGGATGCTGAAGTTTGCTGAGCGCAGGGAAGCAAAAGGGGAAGTAAAGAAGGACTATGTTCCGAAAGGCCCGGAATTCCGGGGGGATAATCGTGAACCGAGCCTAAAGGACTTCGCATGGACTCCAAAGCAGGAGCATATGGATGAGTATTCAATGACCAAGAGTTTTTCTGCTAGGATTCAGAATCAGCTTGACAGGGTGTTGCTTGAGGAGAAAAAGGAAGCTATGAGCAAGAAGAAAAATAAGGGAGGAAACAAAGAATAAGATGATGGAGACGAATACAAAGAGGTTTAGTCCTTCCTATAGGATGGGAGGATTGGTAATTGAAAAAGAAATGTTGCCAATGCGGGAAGATACATGATTATCAAATAGACGAGTTAAAAATAGATTATAGTGGATTAGGATATACAGCAAAGTTAGGAAATTGTCCGTTTTGCGGACAGATCAATATTATTAAATACGAAGAAGATAACAATCTTGATGTGAATAATGATGAAAGGTATTATAGATATAAATGATTAATTTTACTTTTACAGGAAAACTTGCACCTATGCAAAAGAGTGAAAATGTTGTACCGTATGACGAACATACATATGATTCTGGATGGACTAGGAGACAATTACTTTTCTTTGGTATTAATGGGTCTAACAGGCATCGCTTTAACATTTCTGGAGGATATTTCCCAAACATTAGTAAACCTTGTATTAAGGTACTCGGCGTAGCAACGAAGAACGATGATGGTACTCTCAATAAGGGTGAGATGATTGAAATTCCTTGGAAAGACAGAAATCTGGAGTCTAACATAGAAAAGGTCGCTGAGTTTAGGAGACTTTCTATTGATCTTAATGAGTATGGTCTGAGGACTAGATTGTCTCGATTTGGCCAAAGGGTACATGAGGGTGAGAGCCTCACCGATGAAGAGCTTAAATCTGTTGGAATTGCAGAGGAATCTCAGCTTGAGGAGGTTATTCAAAAGGCCGAGAAGCTACATAAGACTTTTATCTCAGAGTGGGATTTTGCCGAGTGTGTAAATAAGATGCTTAACTCTGGGAAATTTAAGGATACTATCTTTACTGTACGTGGGACTATTGAGTGTCAGTATAGTGATGAGAAGGAACAGTGGTATACCAATATGCGGCCGCAGAGGATTTATGTGGCAAAGCCGGGGACGGAAGAGCAGTGTGTAGGTAGCGCCGTGCTATTTTATAGTGCCGGGGCTGTGGATAGCGAGTCGTTAGAAGAGAAAGAGAAGTACTTTGTCAAGGCGTATACTTTCGAGTATGACTCCGCTCGGTCTAAGGCTTATGGAAAGAGTACGAATATTCCGTGTGAGTTTAAGCTTAGTATTCCCAAGGGTATCCCGGATGCGAAGACTGGCGAGAGCGATGAGAACGACGAGAAACGTGCAAAGGCCCTTGTTAAGAAGTTTACCGTAGAAGATGAGGATGAAGTATACGAATATGGTGTGCGCTTTGATATTCTTAATGGCTCACAGAAGCGCGAAGTAAAAATTGAAGACCTAGATGAAGATGTGCGCGAGGACCTAGAGCTTGGTATTATCTCTATGGATGAGATTATTGCTGACATGGGTGGAAGCATCTATGGTGAGCGCGTAACAGAGAATGTCTATAAGGGTGTGCTGACTTCTAACTCTGATAAGGCAAGTTATACCAAGGGACGCAAGAAGACTTCATACAAGCCCGAAGATTTGTTTATCCCGCCTCTAGATAAGGAACCTGACGAAGAGAGCGAGAGTGGGAACGACGACGATCTTGACTGGTAATTAAACTACAACATAGTAATTAATCCGTAAAGCATATCGGCAGTGACTGCCGAGGACAACGATTACTATGACTAAATGACGAAAGGTATAATAAAAGAATGAAGAAACCACAAATTAACGTAATTAAACCTGATATTAAGAACGTTTCAATCTATTTACGATCTACGAAAAAGTTTGGAAAGAGTACGCTTTTTAGAGATGTAATTTTAGAGAAATATGGAGACCCCGCAAAAGGACTCTTAGTCGCCTGTGGGCACGAAGTGGGATATAAGTTTCTTGATAATATTAACTGTGTGCATGCAACGAGTTGGAAGGACCTTAAAGAGCTTAAAAAGTGGCTGATCGAGGAGAAGGGTAAGGAGCATGAGATTGAGATTATTGCTTTTGATACTGTTGACGAATTTGCTCTTTTGGCAGATACGGAGACAATTCGTCTAAGCAATATCGAGAATCCTAAGAAGCAGGTTAAGTCTATTAAAGCCGCCTTCGGGGGATATACGGCAGGAGAAAAGTATTCGGCGAACAATCTAATTAAACCGTATATGAATGATCTTCAGGAGGCAGGATTTGGTCTTTGGGCAATTGCACATACAAAATTTAAAACGATTAAGGAAAAGGGCGGCTTAGATGAGGACGGATATATGCAGTTATCCTCTAATCTAAGCGCCGATTATGAGTCAGCCTTTGGAGACATCTTTGATGTTACTTTAACAGGTGTAATTGATAGGAATATCGAAGAGATCGAGGACGGCGACAAGAAAAAGCGCAGAGCTACTGAGACAGTGCGCAAGCTGTATTTCCGCGAGACTCCGCTAATTGATGCGGGCGGGCGTTTTGCTTTTGGTGCTGTGCCTGAGTATATGATTTTTGATAAGCCTAATATGGCAAAGGAATTTATCGAAATTGTAGAAAATGGTATGGAAAAGTCGAAGCTTAACCTCGGCAAAAAGCCAGTCGTTAAGAAAAAAATCGAAGAACCTACCCCGACAGAAGAAGAAATTGAGGAGATGATTGAAGATCAAGAAGAGATGATTGCGGCTGAATCTGGCGAAAATTTTGAGGAAGAAGTCTCAGTTGATGATCTTCGCGCCAAAGTACGAGAAGTTTTAAAGACGATCTCGACAGAAAAGAAAGTCCTTGTGAGGAAGTTTATTGGTACATATGGCAAGCTTGCCGATGTAGACAAGGATGGCCTTGAAGAGATTCTATCGATGTGTGAAGATTAATTTAGACGGGGCCATATAATGGGAAGGGCTAAATGTCAAATATGTAGAAAAGATGTAAATACAAAGACTGGGTTTAAAATAAGCAAAGGGTCTAGGAATCTATGGTATTGCAATAAGCAAGAATATCTTGACTATATAGCAGAGCAAGAAAAAGAGAAACAATTCAAAGAAGATTTGCATTTCTCTATTGATCTAAGTATTGATATCACCCTGAACAGCAGTTGGAGATTGATTGATTCAAAGATTAAAACTCTGCGTGAATCATATAGTAGAGAAGAAATATTATGGTACTTTGATAATAACATAGATAATATAGCAAAAATACTACGGAAGAAAGCTATTGCCGATGAGTATAAAAGTATATTGTACTTTATGGCGATAGTTAATAATAATATTCAAGACTATCTAACAGAGCATCCAGTTGTTAACCAAAATCCTCAGACAATTCTTGCCGAAGACTTTTATATGGCTCCGTCGATTAAATATGTGTCACATAAAAGACGAGCGATGAAAGATATAGAGGAGGATGATGAGGATGAGTGAATTTTTGTCTGGTGTGAAGGAGAAATATCCTGCGCCACTCCTAAAGGGTAGGCTTCCGATTGAGGGTAATATAATCGGGTGCCTACTTCAAGACCCTCTGCTTCTGGATGAGACCACTCTCAAAAGGAGTGATTTCATCACAGAGGATGGGGATTATTATTTCCAGATTATAAAGACATTGCACGAGAACCACATTAACGAGATTACCGAGGTGGACATACTAAGCTTAAAAGCAGATATCTATGACAGATATGAGGAACTTGGCGGATGGGAGACAATTCAGCAGTTAAAAGATACAGTAAATATGCAAAACTTTGAGACCTATTTAGATGTGCTTCAAAGAGAAAACACATTTCTGCATCTTTATGATGATGGGTTTAATCTGCTGAATCCTATTATGATCGATAATAAAAAGCGTGTTCCGCTAAAGTTTCTTCGTAAATGTACAAGTGAAGAAGTATTAGACTGGTGGGAGAGCCGCCTAACCACATATGGTAATGGTTATTCTACTAAAATTCTTGAGGACGAAGTAGTGACATTTACTGATGAGTTTATTCAAAGCTGTGCCGATGGTGAGGAGACGGGCATTCCTTTTTCCTCGGCGGGAACAGATATTAATGGAGGAGAAATTAACTGTTTTCCTTTTCTGTCTAATCAGACCAGTGGGCTATTGCCTGGAACATTAAACATGATCGGCGGGTTCTCTTCTACTGGCAAAAGCACTTGGCTTATAACGTTAGTTTTTGCTTTGGCTAGTAGAGATCAGAAGGTTTTAATAATCTCAAATGAGGAGAGTATTAAGAAATATAAGATAAAGTTTCTTGTATGGCTTCTCGGAAAGCATAATAGGTATTTTAAATTATCTAAGAAAAAGCTTACTAATGGCGATATATCTGAAGAAGATAGAGAACAGCTTAAAGTTGTACAGGAGTATTGGGATAAAACCTATAAAGGCAAGATTAGGCTGATATCTATTAATGATGCAGATATGTCTATTGTTAAGAAAAAGATTCGTGAAGCGGCATTAAGAGATGGATATACTTGTTTTATCTATGATACTTTTAAGATAGAAGAAAAAGATGTAAATAGCAATAGAACTGACCTTGCCTTGGTTCATGATAGTAGGGAATTACATAAGCTTGCGATGAAATATAACATGATAGGAATTGCTTCGATTCAGTTAGCAGAGTATTTGCGTGGTACGCTATTCTTAACTGCTAATAGTCTATCAAATAGTAAGCAATGTAAAGAAGTATTAGAAAACTTATGGCTTATGAGGACATTATATCCCGAAGAGCTTGATAGTAAAAGTAAGTACTTTTGCAAACCATTTAGATTAACAAGGATTGAGGAAGAAGCAAAAGACAAAAATGGTAATGTAATTACAGATAATGATGGCAATCCAAAAATGATAGCTAAATGGTATGAAAAACCTTTTGAACCAGATCCAAATGCAACGTGGAGGGTTCTTTTTTGCGAGAAAACAAGATCGGGGAGCAACTCTTCTGATAATGGTATAGCATATCTATTGAAATATGATGGAGACCATGCCATTTTCAGAGAGACGTGTTGTGCGAGAATAAAACACGGAAGAATAGAATAAAACAATGTTATCAGATATCAAAGAGGAATTGCTTAACTCTCCAGAAGTCATTCAAAATGTCTTGGAATATTTCGGCTACGCCAATATTAAAATACATAATAATAAGTATATGTCTTTTGGTAGAGATGCGGATTCCTCTGCGAAAAGCATTGTGATTAGATTAGAAAATAATCAGTACTTATATGTTATTGATTATCCTAGAAATATAAATAAAGACTTTTTTTCTTATATAATGGAACAGCGCGGAGTAACGTTTAAAGATATTATAAGCGTTGTAAACAGTGAGTTAGGTATTAGTGATTACTCATACTTCTATGAAAAAAAGAAAAAGGCTTTTGGAGGATTCTATAATAAAATAAAGAGGCCTACGGAGTCATCTCCGCCTAAAACTTATGATATTTCTGTGCTTGGTAAGTATGAAAAGGTTGCAAATGAAATGTTTCTGCGTGACCATATATCTCTCCGGGCACAGAAATTTTTTGATATACGGTTTGATGTGGAAAACGACGGGGTTGTTATTCCCGTATTAGATCAATTTGGGTCCTTGATGGGTATCAAGGAGCGTGTAAACCACCCAGTTGAAGAGGGTGAGCAGAAGTACTGGTATCCATTGCCTTGTCAGTGTAGCAAGACGCTTTATGGGTATGCACTTAATTATAATTACTTGACGGAAAGCAAGGTACTGATTTTTGAGGCCGAGAAATCTGTCATGCAGTGCTATAGTTTTGGCTACAGAAATGCGGTCGGACTTGGTTCTGGAAGTATAAGTAGGAATCAGATTAAGATGCTATATGAGGCGAAGCCACGCGAAGTTATATTCCTTCATGATGTAGGGTATGAAATGGAGTCTATTCTGAAAAATGTAACAATGTATAAGAGGTTTGGTAGATTCTCTGATACTCTAGTAGGTTATTGGGACTGGCAGAAGAGTGGATATAAAGAGAAATATTCGCCGAGTGATCTGGGAAAGAGTGAGTTGGAGCGGATATTGAAAGAGGAGATAGAGTATATTTGAATGAAAATTAACGTAAAATCAGATTGTAGAGGAATGACTGGTGGACAGGTTGTCGATCAGGTATTATCTGATAGAGGAATTGAAGATAAAGAAGCATTTTTGAATCCTGTTATAAAAGATATGCTTCCTTTAGAAGATTTAGAAAATATTGAAAATGCGGCGCAGATAGTACTGAGCTATGTTGAAGCGAAGAAGAAAATTGGAGTATTTGGTGACGTGGACTTAGATGGTATTACATCTGCCGCAATTATTTATAGGTATTTGAAAAAACTTGACAGTGATGCGGATTTGGTTACATTTATAAATCCCACAAAGAATCATGGACTTCAGAAGAATGATCTTGAAAAGTATAAAATTTGTGATTTGCTTATTATTGTAGATTCACTTGACCCAACAGCGTTTAATTATGAAGAAGTGCAAAGAGATTCTAATGTAAGTGATGTTATTGTCTTAGATCATCATACCATAAACCCCAAAGTACTGTATGACAGATGGATAACTCTTGTAACATCTCAACGCAATTATGGAAATACTGAATTATCTGGTGCGGGAGTTTGTATGAAGTTTGTTTTATATTTGGATAAACTTCTTGGAACGGATTATGCAGAAGATTTGTATGATCTCAGTGCTTCGGGCATCGTGGGTGATCTAATGGATATGTCTGTCCCCGAAAATAGATATATTGTGAGTAGGGGGCTTGAAAGAATTAACAATCCTGCAATTGCTAAACTCGCCGGAGGTGGCTTTGGTTGGAATTCACGATCAATTTCATTTAGCCTTGGGCCTGTAGTAAACGCAAGTGTAAGATTGGGTAAGAACGAATATGCATTAAAAGCATTTCTATCTGATGATGAAAAAGTAATTAATGAAAATATTAAAATCCTCAAGAAATGCAAAGATGAGCAGAACCTTGAAATTGATTCCATAATGAGCGACATCGAAAAACAATGTATGGACCAAATCAATAAAAAGATGATGGTAGTATATATCAAAACTGATCACGGAATTAGCGGTGTTGTGGGCAATAAAATCGTATTTAAATACAATAGACCGATTATAATCATTAGCAATGAAGAATCGGATTATTACAGCGGTTCAATGAGAGCGGTTGGAGTAGATAACTTCCAGAGAATCATTAACGAAAGTGGACTTGGTGAAGCCTTTGGACACGAGAACGCATCAGGAATTAAAATAAAAAAAAGCAACATGAATAAATTTATCGACTACATGGAGAAAGTTTTGCCTGAAGTTGGTGAGTTTGAAGAAACTATGGATGCTGACATTTGGGCAAATGTCAAGGATATTACGAGAGATTATATTAGTTTTATTGAAAAGATTGATAGAATCTCAGGAAATGGTTTCAAACCTGTTCGTGTTTATCTTGATGGAATTACCGATTATGAGATCAAAAATATGTCTAAAGGTAAACATCTTGTAATTGATATTGGTGATTGCGGATTAAATCTTGTCCAATGGAACTTCAATGGAGATTGGGAAGAACTTGATGATGCATCTATGTTTGGGTATGAATTAGAAGCTGTTGTAGAACTACAGGCGAATTATATTGGAAGAAAATTTATGCTGATGGGAATAATACAATGGCTGCACATTAAGGAGTGATCAATGAGATATAATAATTATCATAAACATGATCATTTATCTAATATCTTTACGCCAGATACGAATACAAAACAAGAAGAATACATAATTAAGGCACTTGAGTATGGCCATACAAACTATTTCACAACAAACCATGGAAGTATGGGTGACATTTTTGAAGCCCGTACTCTTTGTGATAAATATGGAATAAGATGTCTTGCGGGGTTAGAAGGATATATTGTACCTAATCCTCTGGAAAAAGATAAGAGCAATTACCATATTATTATAATTCCAAGGACAGATAAGAGTAGAAAAAAAGTAAACTATGTTTCTAGCCACGCAAATATATCTGGGTATTACTACAAGCCAAGAATATTCATTCAAGATTTATTAGATCTGGATCCAGATGATGTATATATTACCACCGCCTGTTGCGCAGGGCTTTTAAGAGATGAAATTTCAATAGAACAATTATTCATGCCATTATATAAACATTTTGGTCACAATCTTTTCCTTGAGATTCAGAACCATAACGTACAGATTCAGATCGACATAAACAATAAAGCATTGGAATTTCATAGAAAGTTCGGTCTTGAACTAATTGCGGCAAATGATAGTCATTATATTGATTCTTCTGGTCAAAAGGAACGCCTGGAATTACTTAAAGGAAAACATATTAATTATGGAGAAGAGGATGAATTCATCTTAGATTACCCAGATTATGACACGATGTTTTCTCGATTTAAGAAACAGGGGGTATTCTCCGATGATCAAATAAAATCTTCGCTAGAAAATACATTGATCTTTGATGAATGCGAAGAAATATATCTGGATAAGACTATTAAAATGCCTACGATCTATCCCGATTTGACTTTACCAGAAAGAATGGATTTACTTGAAAGTGAAGTGTGGAAAAGATTTGAGCAAATCAAAGTCGAAGATAAGATTACTGAAGAAGAACTACCAAAATATATTGATGGCATCAAATATGAACTGAAAACGATCAGAGATACGAATGACGAAATTCATACGTCTGATTACTTCCTATTTAATGAGAAAAATGTTTATCTTGCTGTTAATAAATATAATGGTGTTCTTACTCGGGGCGGACGTGGTAGTGCGGGTAGCTTCTATGTAAACAGAATCTTGGGTATGACTCAGCTTGATAGATTTAGGATTAATATCCCTATATTCCCTGATAGATTTGCAAGTACCGCAAGATTACTGGAAAACAAAGCACTTCCAGATATCGATTATAACGTGGTATCACAAAAGCCTTTTGTAGATGCATCTAGAGAACTGTTGGGTGAATATGGATGTTATCCTATGATAGCTTATGGAACCATGCAATTATCTGAAGCGTTTAGAAATGTATGTAGATCAAAAGGTTTGGATTTTGATTCTTTCAATGAAGTTGCTAAGAATCTTGAGCGGTATCAGGAAGATCCTAAGTGGAAGAGCATAATTCAAGAAGCACAGAAATATGTGGGTACAATCGTAAGCGCATCTGTACATCCATGCGCCCATATTCTTTATAACACCGATCTTCGCTATGAATTTGGTGTTGTGAGAATGGGAGAATTCTTATGTGTTATGATAACATCTGGGGAAGCCGATGAATATAAGTATTTAAAAAACGATTATCTGATTGTCAAGGTTTGGAAACTTATCAGTGAAACCTTTGATCTGATACATAAACCTATTATTAAGGCCAGTGAACTACTTGCTTCTATTAAAGATGATCAGAGAATCTGGAATTTATTTAAAGAAGGCTTAACTTGCACATTGAATCAGGTGGATTCAGATAATGGAATGCATCAGGCTAAGAGATACGGAATTTCATCGTTTGAAGAAGGTGCTTTTATTGCCGCTGCTATAAGACCATCTTTTGATTCTTGGCGAGAGCAATTTTTGAGCAAGACTCCATACTCGACAGGATCAAAAGACCTAGATCTCGTACTATCAAACACAAAGTCGTACATTTTATTCCAAGAAAATTTGATGCAATACTTCGAATGGCTTGGAGTAACACCTGCTGAGTCAATCGGATTGATAAAAAAGATTTCTAAAAAGAAGATCAAACCAGAAGACTTTTCGAATCTTGAGGAACGATTAGAAAAAAATTGGATTGCAAAAACTGGCAGTAAAGATAAGTTTGAAGAAACATGGCAAATGATACAATCGTGTATTTCCTACGGATTTTGCTCATCACATGCAGCGAGCACTAGCTTAGACATGTGTTATGGAGCATATTTGAAGGTTAATTATCCGCTAGAATATTACACGGTTTGCTTTAATAACTATCTTGACGATGAGATACGAACAAACAAACTTAGAAATGAGCTGAAATATTTTGGAATATCACTGAGCGGTATAAAATACAGATTCTCCAGAAGTGGGTACTCATTTGATAAGAGTACGAAAACAATCTACAAAGGGCTTGGCTCGATTAAGTTTATTAACATGACTGTGCCGGAAGAAATTTATTCGCTGAAAGATAATAAGTATGGTTCGTTTGTTGATCTATTAGAAGACTTGAAAAAACAAACAACGATTAATAGCAAACAACTGGATATACTTATTAAATTGGATTTCTTTTCAGAATTTGGAGATATCAATACGCTTCTGAAGACTGTTAAGATATATAATAAGTACTCTGGGAAAAGGCAATTTAACAAAGAACAACTTTCCGAGTATGGAATACCTCAAGATCGTCTTTTGAAATATGTCGGCAAAGAAACTGATAAGCTGTACAAGGATGTGGATGTTATTGGGCTTATTACAGAATTAGTTTCCGGATTACATGAACCTAAAACTACAATTGCTCAACATATTAAATACGAAATCGAATTACTTGGGTATCCGACATCAAAAGACTCATCATATAATAAGAGAAAGTATTTTATAACTGATATCAATTCAAATAGAGCAGTTACAAAGCTTAAAGTATATGAGCCATATTCTGGAAAGACTAGAGAAGTAAATATATGGAATTCTCAGATGATTGAAACAGATTTTAAAGTAGGGGGAGAAATCTATATTAAAAGCATCAACAAGAAACCCAAGCGCGAACCAACAGGAGAAATCAATCCTAAAACTGGCAAAAAAATTTATCGTGACATACCAGATCAATTTGAGTATTGGTTAGAAAGATATTATATTCTAGATGGGGAGATAACATGACAAACTTCCAGAAGTTTAAATTAGCAACTAATCATTATGAGCTTGCAAAACTACTTTATAAGTTTGATAATCAAGAGCCTTTTCAGTGTGAGTATTGTGACATTAAAGAAAATAGTAATAGATCATGTAGCGCTAAAAAATGTTCGCTTGCTATTTCGAAATGGTTACAAGGAGAGTATAAAGATGAAATTTAATAAAGGATATACAGATACATAGATAAAAAATATACTTCAGAATATGACAATTCTTGTTGATACACGCGAGAAGCAGGGCAAGAACGATCATATCCTGACGTATTTTGATAAAAAAGGAATCTCTTGGGAGAGGCGCAAGTTGAATGCCGGGGATTATGCTCCGCTTATCAGGAATTCTCCCGAGTATGGAATTATGGAAGATATTGACCTATCTTCTGAGATTATTGTAGAACGCAAGGCTAACTTAGAAGAAATATCTAGAAACATAACCATAGATAAAAGTAGAATAAAGCGCGAATTCTCCCGCGCCCCACAAAACAAAATTCTGCTTATTGAGAATTCCTCCTATAGTAAGCTTGTAGACGGCGATTATAATACAGGCTTCGCGCCAAAGGCTTTTTGGGCGAGTCTATTTAGTATGTGGCATCAATATGGTATCCCAGTTATTTTTCTAGAAGATAAGAAATATACTGGGCAGTTTATATATGGCTATTTTTATTATTATGCCAGAGGATTGTTTAAATGTTGACTTCGTTTATTGCTAAAACAAGACTAGGTGATGTCGAAGAAGAGTTGGCAAATGTGCCAATAGAATATGAATATTGTCCGTATATTATTGAGTATGGGAATGATATCTTGGATATAGATAATGTCAAGGTTATGATTCCTGATATCTGTCTGATCGCAAGAGTTGGAGAGTATTACATTATGACCAGTGATGGATATTGCGGAGACTTTTCTTTAACATTACTGTGTGATATAAGAGACATCGATCCAAAGAATTATCTCTACTGGGAACAGGATGATATACCAACAACGATTAAGAATTACTTGGGCCAAAAGGCCCCGGCGAACCTCTTAGACCTTGATTGTTATATAATCCATGAGGAAAGACATGAGTTTTCTATATGAGATAGATGCGGATTATGGGGAGTATTGTGACGAATACGCCGCTTCTCATCCAGTCCGAGAACTAGGGATGATAGTTGGATATAGATATCCTAATGGGTCGATTCGCTATGTAGATGATTATGATGAAGAGGAAGATGATGACGAAGGTTACCTTAATGAATGAAGTAACATTTACAGGCGAAGACTATTGACATATAGGGATAAATCCGTATAATTTAGATTGTTAGGTGAATATCACCTTTTACACAAGGAGGAAAAACCATGAATAAATATGTTGTTGGCGCGTTATGCGCATTGATGGTTGGGACATCTGTGTTTGGTTGCACCGAGGTTTACAATCCGTGTGCCCCGGAATACATCTATCCTCTTGACGAGGACTGGGATGAGGACTGGGAGGAGGATTATGATTATTGCGTTGCTGATTACCCTCGTCAGACTTATCAGGTCTGTAATGGAGGATCAGTGATGGCCCACTGGGCTAACCTGCGTGATGACTGCGGGAATGTTATTGGTACCGTTGACGCGGGTAGTTCCGTGCAGATTTTAGGTCAATGCCCTGATAACCCGTCGAGGACGATCATCTATGACTACACCACTGGCTGTTATGGAACTGTAGCAAGTGTCTATCTTTACGGCGGCACCTGCTATGAATATGAACATCCAACAGAATATGGAGGATGTGGAAGTCAAGGCGAATACTATTATGAACAGGATTCTGAGGAGACCTGTCCCGACGAATCTGCTTATGAGTATGAGCCAGACATTATCCCTGCCCAGTATGATGAGACTACGCCGTGGGCCTGTGATCGTCTTGAGTATGATGGCTATCCTGTATATGAGGACGCCGAGTACTATGACGACGACGAGGATTGCGAAGGATATTTCTCTTTCTATGATGAGGGAGAAATCTGGGTTGACGTTGACATCTCCGCTCAAGTCGTGAACGTCTACTGCGGAACCACGGTTATCCTTTCTGGTGATTGCGTAACAGGAACTGCGGGAATGACTGATACACCGTGTGGGCAGTACACGATCTACAGTAAGGAACAAAACACAGTTCTGACTGGCGAAAACTATCGAAGACCAGTGGATTACTGGATGCCGTTCTGTGGAGGCTGTGGATTCCACGATGCGAATTGGCGTTCTGATTTTGGCGGGGACATCTACGAAACAAGCGGAAGTCTTGGCTGTGTAAATCTTGACCCGTGCTTTGCCGAAGAGATGTATGAGATTTGCCCTGAAGGATGCACGGTAAATATTCACTGATTAGTTATATCTGTTCCTTGAAAACTTCAGAGATGGCTAGAATAGGGCGTATCTTAAATGATGCGCTCTTAAGGAGAAATTATGCTGGATTTTAAGAAGATTAAACAGGAAGTAGAGAAACATCTCAAAACTATGTTTGACAAGAGGGATACTCTTTACTTGGTCAACGTAGATAAGGATGAGATGTGGAATAGGTATCTCGATGCAATCCCTCCGCAGATGAATCCTATCTACCGCACGAATCGTGAGTATGACTGCTCTACATGTCGGCACTTTATTAAGGAAGTCGGCAATGTAGTTGCAATCAAGGATGGTGTTCTGGAATCTGTCTGGGATATTCAGATGGATGACAAGATTTGGAACGCTGTTTGTGCTGAAATGTCGGCATATATCAAGGACTCCAGACCTATCCAGTCTGTTTTTGCTAAGACGGAGCCGAGCTACGGCTGCAACTATGACTTTGAGCGTACTGAATCTGGAGAGCAGATAAGGTATGACCATTTCTTTGTTAAGATTCCTGATAAGTTCTATGTTAACAAATTTGACATTGGAACTTATATGGGAGAGTTTAGTAACACCAAGATCGCTTTTTCGAATTCGTTGGAACAGATTACCTTGGATTCTCTCTATACGGTACTGGAACTTATCAAGCAAGATTCTATTTACCGTGGAGTTGAGTATCAGAAAGCTGTTGAGGGATTCATTCAGTTTAAGAAGAAGTATGATGCACTGACCACTGATGCCGAGAAGAACTATTTTGTCTGGGAGAATATCAAGACTCCTGTAAGTGTAGCAAGGATTAAGAACACGGCAATCGGTACTTTGCTTCTTGATATTTCTTCTGGGACTGAGTTAGACGAAGCTGTACGCAAGTACGAAGCTGTTGTTGCTCCGCAGAACTACAAGCGTTCTAAGCCTATCTTTACGAAGAGAATGCTTGAGGATGCTCAGAAGAAGATTACGGAGCTTGGCTATCTCGACTCTCTGAGGAGAAGATTTGCTCGTGCTGATGATATCAGTGTCAGGGATATTCTCTTTATTAACAGGGACACGGCAAAGAGAGTTGCCGATGCTAATGATATCTTTGCTAGTATGGCAAAAGATGTTAAGACCTCCGCCAAAAAGTTTTCTAAGGTTGAGGAGATTGGCATCGAGGATTTCATTGCGAATGTTTTACCTACTGCTACTGAGGTATTTGCTTATGTTGAGAGTAAGCATGAGCAGAACTTTGTCTCTCTGATTGCACCTGTTGTTGCCGAGAGCAAGACGATGTTTAAGTGGAACAACAACTTCTCGTGGGCTTACTCTGGAAATGTAACGGACTCTGTTATTAAGCGGAATGTGAAGTCTGCCGGAGGTAAGGTTGACGGCGTTCTGAGATTTTCTATCCAGTGGAATGATGACCCTACTGGATGGAATAAGAATGATGAAGATGCGCACTGTATTGAGCCGAAGGGCGGAACGCACATTTACTACGGTCATAAGCTTAGCCGTACTGGTGGCAATCTGGATATTGATATCATTAATCCTAGTAAAGGTGTTCCTGCCGTGGAGAATATCACTTGGCCTGACTTAAGTAGGATGCCCATTGGAACCTATCAGTTCTTTGTAAATACCTATACTGGGCGTGGTGGTCACGGCGGATTCAGGGCAGAGATTGAGTACAACGGAGAGATTAGGCAGTACAACTACACTCGGGATACTCGTGGAGGTGCGGATGTTAAGGTTGCAGACGTGACTCTTGATAAGAATGGTCAGTTCTCTATTAAGGAATATCTGTCGTCTGACTTGTCTTCCAAGGATATCTGGGGAGTTACCACTAACGATTTTGTTCCTGTGAGTGTGATTTGTTTGTCTCCTAACTATTGGGGCGAGAATCCTAGCGGAAATAAGCATTATTTCTTTATGCTGAAGGACTGCGTGAATCCTGAAGCCCCGAATGGGTTCTATAACGAGTACCTTAACGCAGAGCTTTATCCTGCGCATCGCAAGGTTATGGAAGCTATGGGCACGAAAGTACACGTTGAGGACTGTGATGATCAGTTATCTGGACTTGGTTTCAGCACTACTAAGAGGGCGGAGCTTGTTGTCAAAGTTTGTGGCGCAACCGAGCGCACTATGAAGATTAAGTTTTAAAGGAGAAAAGAAAATGGCTGATGTGAATCTTTTTAAGAATGCTGTGAGGAAGAAGTATCGCTTTGATTTTCGGGGAGCGATTACTGTCGAGGATCTCTGGGACCTGAATGTTAGGGACCTTGACACCGTATATAAGAAGCTGAAGCAGATTGAGCGCCAGAAGAGTGAGGAATCCCTCTTAACTCAGGCAAATGCTGAGGATACGGTTCTTAGCGAGAAGATTGCGATTGTTAAGGAGATCGTAGAGGATAAGCTTGCCGAACAGCAGAGGGCTAAGGATGCTGTGGAGAAGAGGGCTAGGAACCAGAAGATTATGGATATTATCGAGAAGAAGAAGGATAATGCTCTGGAGAGCATGAGCGTAGAGGAACTGGAGAAGTTGTTGAAGGACTGATGAAAACTACAGGGCGTATCTTCGGATGCGCCCTTTGTATTAGAAGAGAGAAAAAATGTATAAAGATGTTGTTGAGAACTGTGCAGCGCTCGATTATAACGCAGATATAATCGAGCGCACATTTAAGGAACTAGAAAAGAAAGGTAAGCATGGGTACTACGATTTTTTCGCTATGCAGTATGTAGAGGAAAAAGACCCGTATGCTCCGCCTGAGAGATACTATGAGATTACTCCCAGAATCTGGGACGAGATTAATGAAAGGGCAAATAAAGATGAATGAAAAATTAGCAAAGGCATTTAAGTTGGCTATGGGTGAAGAGTTTTATAATAAGTGGGTCGAGGCTGGTGATAAGCTTGAGCGTAATGAGATAAATTACGAGGAGTATGAGAGGATGGTATCAGGAAATCATACTCTTATATTTGATGTTAAGAGAAGTAAGATTACTTTTGTTGATCGTGATAAAAATGAAACGAGAGTTGGCTATTTTGATTATTAATCGGAGAAGCTGGATGATAAGAAAGGGGGAATAAAATGAAAATAGTTACTCAGCCTGAACTGGCTAAGATGCCGAATGGCACTGTGTTTGCAGAGTTTGCACAAGAGTGTAATCCAAAATACAATAATGGTGACATGGAATATTATGGGTTGAATGTTATCTGCGGTTCATGTGATGGAAAATATGATAACCTAGGATTTAATGGTGTTTGTCATGTTCTTGGTGATGAACGATGCAATAATATGCAGATAGAATTAGATGATAACGGTACAGATGCATCTTGTGGCGTTATCAATGATGATGGAGGAGATGGAAGATATAACGGTTTCTTTGAAACAGTTGACACCTGTGATTATGATTATGATGAAGATTCGTGCTTTTTGATATTTGAGGAAAGAGATATTAAGAATCTAATCAGGGTTTTGAATTGGGCGCTTGATGGCTGTCCGTGAGGTGTGAATATGTTTTTTAGAAAAAAGAAATCCCTTCTCGACTTTGGCAAAGAATACGTCAGGAGAGAGTTCGGCGAAGAATATGTCGAGGAATTCGTAGATATGCATACAAAGGTTAACTCTGGGATTCCTATCGGTGGATATACCGAAACGGCAATTTTTCTACACCTAATGAATGAAATTCAAAAGGCGTATGACGAAGAGCATCCTTCGTTGTGGGAAAGATTTAAAACTTGGAGGACATTAAGCCTATGAAATTCAAATCATGTCTTACTAAGCATGGCAATTTTGAGTATTCGCATGAAGAAATCAACAAGCTAATCGAGGAATATGATCTCCGCCCAGTGCCAATGGTGGGATTATTTAACGAACTTGTCGATCTGAAAACTAAGTTAGAAGAATTCTACGAGAAGAACATCTTCTATCTCGATTACTGGCAGAGCGAAGCGCCTTATCACGGTTGACTCTGGGAAAATGATGATGGACGTATGAAGAATACAGCAACGATCACTGAAGGGATTACGGAGAAGTTTCTTGAGATTTATGCGCTGACTCTGAGTGGATTAGGCCAGAAGTTTGTAGACGTGGATGATGATACGTTTGATCTGCAAGAAGTAAAGAGTCTGAATTTACTTCCGGGGATTCGCCGTGATAAGGATGGGAAATTTAGATTATGACAAGCGAGGAAATATATAGAAGAAGCGTCAATCTGTTTCGCAATGAGAATATAAAATCTGGCAGACATTATACAAAAACTAAAGTTGATGAAATCGTAGGAAAGTTACAAGAGATATGGGGAGAAAAGCATAGTATTAATTACTATGTGAGAAGATTTATGCCCGGCGGCGAATTTATATATGAAAATCGTGGCAAGCATAAAGGCACATATCTGTTCGTAAGAGAGGGGTAATATGGACGAAAATATGAGTTTAGCTTTTAAAGAAGCTATGGGTGATTATCTGTACAATAAATGGATTGATGCGGGAAATCGTCTTGATTCTGGCGAAATTAATTATGATGAATATGTTAGAATAATGTCGGAAGATAATTATGATGTTGACTTCAGTGGTAAGGAACGAAGAGTTACTATTATTAATCACGACACTAATGAAACGAGAACTGCTTATTTTTGAGGTGAGTCATGACAAAACTAGAAGAATTAACTGAGAAGATTAGAGTAGCAAAAGAACTTTACTATTCAACTGGAAAAAGCCATCTCACAGACGCTGAGTATGATAGATTAGTAGACCAAGCAACAAAACTTGGTTATATCGACTACGTTGGCTCTAAACCTGTGGCTTCTATTCCTACGATTAAGCACGAACATTTGATGCTATCGTTGGATAAGGTACATAGCATAGAAGAAATTAAGAAATTTGCCGGAGATAAAGATATTGTCTTAATGTACAAGGCGGACGGATTAACTTGTTCGGCAACCTATATTGATGGAATTCTCTCACGTTTAGAGACTCGTGGCAATGGGATTGAAGGAAATGATGTATTATTCCATGCTAACAGCTTTCTAAATCTGCCAAAATACATTGACCGTACTGGAAAATATGTTATTGATGGTGAGTGTGTAATTCTTAAAGATGATTTTGATGCTATAAATACAAAAGGTGAATTTAGCAACCCTCGTAATTTGGCTGCTGGCTCTCTTAATCAGTTAGACCCGCAAATATCAGCGCAACGTAGATTAAGGTTTTATGCATGGGACGTTATTGAAGGCGGTTCAAAAAGTACTTTATTTGGTAATTTGCTAGAATCTACTTTATTAGGTTTTGAAACCGTAAGATTTAAAATGCCTTATGGTAATGAAGGTTTTAATTGGGAAGATATACTTAAAGTATTTAAAGAAGAAGCTCATGTAAAAGGGTTTCCAATTGACGGGGTTGTTATTAAATATAATGATATTTCTTATGGAAAGTCTCTTGGCAGAACCGATAGATTCTTTAAGAATGCAATCGCATATAAATATGAAGACGAAACCTATGAAACTAAGCTTCGTGATATTATTTGGCAAGTAGGAAAAAATGGGCAGATTACTCCAGTAGCGTTATTTGATACTGTTTATATAAATAATACAGAAATTAATAAAGCTTCATTATCGAATATAAGTATTATGAAAAAAACGTTGGGAGAAAAACCATATTACGGGCAAAAAATATGGGTGGCAAAAATGAATATGATTATTCCTAAAATTGTAAAGTCGATAGATTGTAATAATGAGGAGATTTGGATATAATGGCAAAAGGATATAATTTAATTGGATAGAAATTTGGCAATCTAACTGTAATAGAAAAAACAAATGATAGAAGTAAAGATGGACAAATAATATGGAAATGTATATGTGATTGCGGTAGTGAAAATTCAATTGTTTATGCTTGCACATATGAATTAAAGAGTGGAAGAAAAAAATCATGTGGATGTTTAAATCATAGTTACGAGGATCTTACTGGATAGGTATTTGGTAGATTAACTGTTTTAAATCTTGCAGGAAGAGATGATAAGAGAAGGACAATGATATGGAAGTGTAGGTGTAGTTGTGACGAACATAATGAAATATATGTTTCAAGTGAAAGATTGAAAAGTGGAAATACGACTTCTTGTGGATGCCTTTCTAAAGAAATACTTATAAAAAATAACAAAAACCGAGCATTTGATTTGACTGGACAAACATTTGGAATGCTAAAAGTAATAAAAAGAATAAAACAAGATGAGAATTGTAGACCAACGTGGCTTTGTTTATGCGAATGTGGAAGAAAAATTGAAGCAACAAGTGACGATTTATTACAATCAAAAAAAATATCATGTGGATGTTTATAGGGGTCTTATGGAGAAAAGAAAATAAAAGAAATATTTAATGAAAAGAATATAGAATATGAAACGGGCAAATATTTTGAAGGATGTAGATTCCCTGATAGTGGATATTATGGATATTTTGATTTTTATGTTAATAAACAATATATAATAGAATTTGATGGCAGACAACATTTTAAACAGGAATTATATTTTGCGGCAGACGAAGATGATGCTGAACGAAAATATAAAAAGATCAGATATAACGATCTATATAAAACATTATATTGTTTGCGTAATAATATTCCGATCATAAGAATACCTTATAAACATAGAGATTTATTAAAATTAGAAGATCTGCAACTTGAAACCACTGAATACTTGATAAGGAATGAAGAAGAAATGTTGGATTATTTTAATATACCTCGAAAATGCCCAAATTGCGGCGAAAATACAATTATAAAATTTACAGATGATAGCGAAGTGCTTTATTGTACTAATCCCAACTGCTCAGGCAAGCTCCTTGGAAGATTTGTCCACTTCGTCTCCAAGCGTGGCATGGATATTGACGGGCTTTCCGAGAAGAATCTAGAGGTATTCATTAACCTTGGAATCATCAATAGATTTAGTGACATCTACAATTTAAAAGACCATCGCGCAAGGTTGGAGACCGTTCCTGGATTTGGTAAAAGATCAATTGACAAGCTTCTCTCTGCCATCGAAAAGTCCCGTGATGTTGATCTGGCGCATTTTATTTGTGCTTTAAGTATCCCCGGCATTGGTCCTGCCCAGAGTAAAGTCCTAGCCAATAAATTTAAGAAATGGGAGGCATTCGATAAGGCGGCAACTAATAAATATGATTTTAAGGAGATAGATGGATTTGGAAGAGTTATCAGCGATAATATCCACAATTGGTTCCGTGATAATAGTGATCAGCTTTGTTCTCTTGTTTCTTGTCTTCGGATTGGTGGCAATAGCACTTCTGGTGATATTCTCTCCACTAATCCTACTGATTCTTCTAGCGAAATGGATTTACGGGGAGTTTCTTTGGTAGGCAAAAATTTTGTAATCACTGGAAAGCTTAATGGTGGGAACCGTGATATGTATGTAAATAAGATTACTGCTCTCGGAGGAAAGGTGGCTAGTTCAGTAAGTAAAAATACAAGCTACCTGATAAATAATGATATCAATAGCACATCTAGTAAGAATAAAAAGGCGCAGGACCTTGGTATTCCAATTATTTCTGAGGTTGATTTCTTGCACATGATAGGGGAAAAATAATGAAAGCGTATTTTAGCAATCAAGAACTGATGGATTATATTGATAACCATGCGGAAGCTATTGAGAAAGACCCTGTTTGGCAGACTTATCTCAAAAAATATCATAAGCATATTGATGATATTACTTTTGAGATCAGAGATAGAATTGACGAAGTGGTACAGATTTTCTGCCAGTTCCTTAAGGATAACGTAAATAACGATGAGGTCGCTAATATGAGTGAAGCTGATCTTGAAGATAAGTTTTATCAGTATTATGACGAATATCCGAAGAAGAAATACGATAATTTTGTAATCGATCTTATGATCAATACGCTTTTAAGCACATACGATCATGTTACTGACCCACTTTACGATGAGTCCTATAGAGAGACTTATAAATAAGATAGGCGTAAAGTAACTATAGAATAAAACTGCTTGACAAATTGCCAAATTATTCGTATAATTATAGTTAAGCAAACATCTTAATAATAGCATTGTCCCGTGGAGAGAATATCAAAGCGGGGCAATTTTTGATTTCTTAAAAAGAATGGCAAAGATATATGAAAATCATTAAAGAAAAAAATAAGAAACAATTATTTCCGATGAGAATTAGTTGTGAGCATTGTGATTCCGAACTAGAGATAGAGCAAGAAGATTTGAGTTATGATTTTTCATTCCGCAAATATGAAGATGATATAGAATATCCATATATAACATGTCCGGTGTGCAATCAAAAACAACGCATTAAGTGCGATGAAATACAATTCAAGACAACATATGATAATCTTGAATATCCAAATCATTTTAGAAGTAGCGTAAATGGTATAAATATTGAAGATGATGAAATAGTAAGATATATACGTCGTGGAATAGATCATCTTCACAGATATCCAGAGAATTGTTTTTATTATATTGAATCAGGGAATACATTTATATGTATTTTTAACAACATCAATGAGAATAATTATTATGTAATAGTTTGCAAAAATTTTGATTATGGATGGATTAGTTATACAAGCGAAGACTATTGCACATAATATAAATTTATGGAGGAAAACATGAATAAAAAAGACTTTGATATTAATTCACCGTTGAATTATGGAGTAATTATTGCAAACAACGATGATTTATATATAGCAAATAAATATGCAGATTACAAAATAACTGCGAATAATGATGGAACATATAATATCACAATTGAGAAATGTAAGATTACAGATATAGGTGATGATCTGGACAAGATAATAGTAAGAAAAAGATTGGGTATTCTAAATAAAATTATTATGAAAATTATGTTTGGAGAGTCATAAGTGGTAAACCTTGTCGATTTTTATAATTACTGGAATGAGAAACTCAAACAGCATATGTTCAATGGAATAAGCATTGAATTGATAGATGACAATTATAAAATAGTAACAAAAACATTACTGGTTAAAATTGATGAAACATTTGATCGTGAATATTTCCTTGATGATTATGGATATTTCTTTGGCTTTAATATAGTGCGTCAGATACTCATAAATAGAGGAGTAATAAATGATTGGCGCGATTATAGTTTGAATGAATTACTTTCAAGAGAATATTATGATGATTTGATTACAGAAATGTTGGATTGGATGTTAACCTCTATTGTGTTAGATTATGATGAAATCAAGTTGAAATATCTGATGATATCTAGAGCAATAAAAACTAGCGGGATAAGTTATGATTGGAGCAAAAGCCTGATATGATAAATTTACAAAGAGTATATGATTATTGGTCTGCGCAAATTATTCAAGGAAAGTTTAAAGATATCTGCTTAAAGGTCAATGAGTATGAAGATAGATTATATATCTATATAAAGACATCGGATGATGTATTTAAATATGATCGTATTGGCGCACTTGAATCAAATGGCTATTTTAATGGGCAGAACGTTGTATATGGCGCTTTGTTACAAAATGAAATAGTTAGGAATGCTACAGAATACGATTGGGATAAGGATTATAGTGACATTATTGACTATGATGTCCTTATAGAGTTTATGATTGGCATCATGCTTGGAGATAAGTACGGAGAATTTCTTCTGAGTAGGGAGGAATTTTATAATCTTCTTGATATAAATCGTAAAGATTGCGATGACTTTGAATATTGTAAAGTTATCGACGAAGAACTAGAAAAGATGGGAATTAAATGAAAGTGCATTATAGTGTTATAGTTGCTGTAATAGCCACAATATTAACAACAAGAAGAACATTGCATATGAGAAAGCGACCGCTTGGATGGAGATAGAAGTTCCAGTGCCGTATAAGGAGGAGAAAGGATGAACTATGCACAACTAAACTTAGACGCATTAAAGAACGAAATAGATAGATTCGAAGCGCTTGTTGAGATGAAAGCATATATTATCTGCAACAAAGAAACGGCGCAAAGTATTCTGTCGTCTGAAAATGTACCACTATTTGATATTGATAATGAATATATCGGGGATATTAATAGGTGGCGTGGGAATAAAATTTTGATTGATAATGACCTGTCTTTTGGTGAAATTTACGTGAGGTAATGAAATGATTGATACCAAAAGAATTTATGGCTATTTAGATACTCTGCGAGATAAGTTGGCCGAGATGCATATTTTTGTCGGCAAGCGTGATGACAAGATAGGACTGATATTCTCAGATTGCGACCATACATATAAGCTGATTACGTTAGATAAGAGTGGAGTAGTTGATACGCTTAACGGCCCTGTAAAGGAAAATTTTGCGGAACTTATTGAGGAATTGTATAGGTTTAGGCATAATGGGTCCGATGTATTAGATGTAAACAATGCGCCTGTGGAACTTTGCGGAGAGGTTCTGTTGCAGTTAGCTTCTATAGCTGTGCATGATGAGGGCGAGAGTTATGAGTATCTGCGCAGCTTTGTGAACAGGGACAGTGTAAAAGAGTTGTTTGGTACAAAGAAAGAATATGTTGATATTCTGGGCGAAAAGGTGGAGTTGTAAGAGAACGGAGATGTATGGAAAAACTTAAAGAACTTTACTATTACTGGGAGAACAACAAAGAAGAATTTGGCGACTTATTGCTCTGGTTGAATGCTGATGATAAGGAACTGAATATTTCGTTGCTGATACCAGATGATGTGTCGGATTCTCATTATGTGACTATTGGAGTTGTTAACGATGACTTGTCTATAGATGTAGGCAACGTGACAATTGTTGATGCTACTGGAGAACTACTTACTAGCGATACATCTATGATGTTTGAATATATTATTACGCAAATATTAACGGCTACTATTCAAAAAATAAAAGAGCTATCATATGTGACAGATTATATTTATAACAGAATGTGAGAGAAATAATGGGAAAGAAACTACCAAAAGGTAACTGGATGCGGAATTTGCCGCTTTCTAAAGATACGTCTTATATTAACACTTGGCATTATTTTGTGCCGGATGACTTTATGTACTTTGTACCTGAGTGGCTAGAAAAATATATCGACTATAATAAGATTGCTGAAAAAGGATGGGATCCTCCTCTGGCATATAAAGAAATCTGCTGTAGATTACTGAACTTTTGGCGGATTGAATATACTACGCTTCGTAATAATGGTGAACCAAAGAGTAGTTATAAACCTGAAGTTGCCGAAAAAATCTGCGCTAGAAAAGAACCTCGCCTAGAGCATAAACGGAACGCCTGTGATGCGCTGATGGAAGTGATGGGGATGCGGTTGAAGAGTGGATTTGACAGACTAGATAAGAATTTAGAGCCTAAGTTTGCGTATGAGGAGACGAGGTGATTATGAACAAAATTGCAATCACTATTGAATATAATGAAAGATATAATATTCTTGCAGAACTAATTGGGTTATTATATGACATTTCTGGCTGCGCTGTTGGTGGAATGCTTCATGTAATAGTTGACGATGATAATATTTACACATCTGCAATTAATATTATATATGACGATATAATATCTGGAAAAGATGATCTTTATAAAGGAATAGAAAAGTATCTAGCAAAGGCAATACTTGAGTATTTGATGGAATTGTCAATCTGGGAACGTATATGTTTGTTTGCCATGTTGGAATATATGTATGATGAGCAACCATGGAGAGATGAAAGCGTATTCAACCATTACAGAGAAGATGTTATGATTGAAATCAGGAATTGGATCAATACTAATATAGATGTGTTAGAAAACGAATTTGAAACAGAAGAACTTGAATTGCAATTTGTGCCAAAATATGAGGAGTTGCAGTAATGAAAGCAGTTGAGATTAAAGCAGAAGAATTAGCAAAAGAAATTAATAGCTTTTACAGAATATTTAATAAAGTACCATATTTAATAATGAGTCAAAAAACTTCTGATTTTATAGAAAAGCATACTAGTAGTTTTGATATTATGAAAAGGCTTATTGAGGTGGATTTGACTGATGGCAAAACTCTAATTGATGATAAGCTTGAATTTGGGGAGATATTAGTAAGATGAATATAAACTGCACTTGTCATATTTGTAAAAATAAATTTGACGGTGATAGATACTCTTATCTGGTACGCTATCCTTTAGGATTATATAAATTGCGCTTTTGTTGCGAAGAACATCGAGATGAGTATATAAAAAGACATATAGTAGAGTATTACCGTGGCGTGCCAATATATCAGCAGTTCAATTTTACTTCAGATGGAAGAACTGTTTATATGCTTGATTATTTTTCTGGAGAATATGCGGATGATATTCAGGTTATAAAAGACTACATTGATTAATTAAGGAAATAACGATGATTTCTGGAACTGGAATCTTAGTTATATCTAGCACGTTATTTATATTGCTGTTTATAGCATTTTGTTCGAATGATATAAAAGACACAATTAAGATTCATAGAATTGAGAAATGTTTAGAAATATTAAAGAATCATGATTATCAGCTTCTTGAAAGCATGGAGGAACCAATAAATAGCAATGAATGGCACGTTCACAGATGCCTTCAATGCGCAATTGTAGTGCTTGAATATTTTCTAAAGCATGATCAGTGGCTAGAGAATTTCGAATATAATTTTGAACAAGCTTATAAGAAAACATTAGAGGTGTATCTGTATGGTGATGAAGAACCACAGTTTAGATGTTCTTATGATGTTGTTATATATTGAATAATTTTTAATTAAATGAATGAGGAGAAGTGATGAATCCTATTTTAAGTCCGTGGATTGTGTATTTGGGACAGGTATTTGATGGCTTGAGTATTGTTTGTATAACAGCGCTTGCTATAGGAGCGATTGTGACAATCATATCTGTGGGGCTGTATATCAATTATGCAGTCGATGATTATTATGGTCCAAAAAGTAACGAATACAAATACTCCAAGCTATTTGTAAAGATATTTATTCCTGTTACTATTATTGGACTGCTTGGAACAATGTTAATTCCTAGTAAAGAGACATATTATGGAATGATAGCAAGTAGCTATATTACAACTGATAACGTAACCGCAGTGACGAACTACGGCAAGGATGTTGTAGACTATATTTTTGAAAAAATGCAAGGTAATGAAGATGAATAAGAAATATTTTGGTTTTAATGAACTTGTGGAATTTGGCGTGGAACTAGACAGGAGTCCGGGCGGTGAAAGTTATTTGATCTACGGAGATACGGAGTATAGGACTGATATGGGATATGCGTTTGACGGTATCTATATGTTTCTGGACGCACTGTCGAAGAAGACTGGGAATGAGGAGTTGTGGAAAGAGGTTGACCACTTTAGTACTAGGCCGGATATGAGAAAGGTTGGAGTAAAAGAATAAATATGCGAGAACAGATATTTAAAATGTTTGAAGATATTAATGATACAATCAACTTAAAAATCTTGACAAGAATTGATGTAATTAAGAATATTGCGGAAGTACAATGTAGTGATGAAGAAAATGATATTATTCAGGGATTGAATTCAACAGAAGAATTTCTGACTAATGCTAAATTGACGAATTGTATAAATAAGCTATCTGATTTTATATTATTTGAATTAAATGGAGTGAGTTCATTAAAATGGATAAATGATATATCCGACCTATTTAAAATTGATATCGCTTATAATATTGGAAAGAATATTGAAAAATATACAGTAGATGACTTTTATCTTTCAAATGATATGGAAAAAGTTTTTTATCCAAAAAAAGTTAAAAGAAGTCATGATAGAATATTTCCTTACGAAACGGATGAATATAAAATCTATAAAGTAGGGGATAGAGAATACGAAGTTTATAGAAATGGGCGAGTGTTCTCTAAGGCATTTGATAGAGCAGATTCTGTTGGAACAAGAATAAAGCATTTTTCAAGAAAACAAATTGAAACTACACAAGATGAACATGGATATTGGTACATGAATATGGGAGGTAGAAAATATAAAAAAAGAATATTGGTACATAGATTAGTTGCAGAAGCGTGGCTTGGGGATAGGTCTAATGAAGGACTTGAAGTAAATCATATAGATGGGAATAAAGGTAACAATAGCTTGGAAAATCTGGAATGGGTCACTCGAAGTGAAAACGAATTACATAAACATCGAAATGATCTAGACGGAATTACGTTAGAAACACGCTACATCGCATATAAAAATAGCATGAAATATAGTCCTTTGGATAATGAAAAAGTTAAAGCACTTAGAAAAGAAGGGCTCACCTATAAAGAACTGATAGAAATAACAAATAGAAGTTTAAGCGGTTTGCAAAATGTAATTTATGGTGATTCATTTACAAGCGAAGAGCATAAATTATTTGAGAAATGTTATTGCTGGGAATATACATTAATATATTTGAATTCAATTTTAAATGAATATAATAAGAATGGATACGATTTAGTATCTTTAATCAATTATATTCCCAATAACATGAAATTCAAATATATAATTAATTTGAACTATAACCAGTTAATACCTATTATAAAATATGCTGCAAACTCAGATGATGATAGGTGGAAACAAATTTATATAGATTTAATTAAATTGCCATATCTAAAGATGATTAAGGACGGTGATATTATATGATTAAAATAATCAACATCAATGCTAATTGGAAACTGGCAAAAAATGAGTGTCGTAATACGGTGAATAAAGAGCCTACAGACAACGAACCTTCATCTACTTTTATTCATAATCTCCTGATATCAGAACATTCACCAATTCGCCTGATCCAGATACATTGGCGTTTTGAGCAGATAAAATCTTGGGTTTCTGTTCATTTTGCGAGACATTGGCTAGGTTGGGACAAATGGGTTTCTACTCAGAGGACTGATCGTACTGGTAAGAATCGTGATGAATCTCCACAAGATACTCCAGTGAATATGGATATCAATGCAAATGCACAAGCTTTGATTAATGTAAGTCGGTATAGGTTGTGTTATCAGGCTTCGCCAGAAACACGACAGCATATGGAAGACGTTAAGATTGCAATTAAAAATGTGGGGCAGGAAGAGTTGTCTGATGTGATGGTTCCGAACTGTATCTATAGATGTGGTTGTCCTGAGTTTTCTGCTTGCGGATTCTTTGTAAGATTTAAGGAATGGGCGCTTAGTCATGACTATGATATGACAAATATTCATCAGAGGTATGAGGCGTATAATGAATATTTTTATAGCAATAGAAATAAGGAGTTGATTATAGGATGAAATTAGATGACCCGAGAGCTAAGCAGGTTTAATTGAATATTGCCCAGAGAAAAAAAGTTGTGGTAGAAAGCCGAAGAAAGAACAATAATTATTATAAGATTAAAAGAGCCTAATATTATTTGGAGAAGATTAAAGATGACAAAAGAATTAACTAATTGCAGTAAGTTTATTTCACTGATTCTTCGACATAAACCTGAGACAATTGGGATTACCTTGGATGAACACGGGTGGGCCAAAGTCAGTGAATTAATTTCTGGCATCCAGAAGCAGGAACCGTGGTTTAATCTTGACTCTCTGGAGGAAATCGTGCGAGACAATAATAAGAAGCGCTTTTCATTTAATGAGGACCATACAATGATTCGTGCTAACCAAGGTCACTTTATTCCTGTTGATGTAGAGCTTAAAGAATGTGTGCCACCGAAAATCCTCTTTCATGGTACTGGCGAAAAGTTTATTGAGTCGATCATGCAGATGGGATTGATTCCTAAGTCACGGTTATATGTACATCTTTCTAAAGACATCGAAACTGCCAAAGTTGTTGGCCAAAGACATGGTAAGCCTGTTGTTTTTAAAGTTGCGGCAAAAGAGATGTATGATAATGGATATAAATTTTATATGTCTGAAAATGGTGTTTGGCTTATTAAACAAGTACCTGTACAGTATCTTGAGAGGATCGATTAATGCAAAATCTAGGGAAATGGGATTATATTGGTTATAACATGTTTATGTGTCCTAAGTGCGGAGAAATGTATGATCAGACACAGTTTAAAACAATACAAAACCATAAAGCAGAATTTTATTATCCTGATTATTGCCCTAATTGTGGAAATCATATGGATAATACAGAGGATAAAGAGTCTCCTACTCAGTGGAAACTTTTTTCTGAAGAAACGCCTTCACCCTATACTCCACTTTGGATATCTATAAAAAGATTCGGGGTTGATGAATTAAAAGTAATAGACGGTTTTTTATTTGAGGATTCTGTTGAGAAAAACTATGTGGGGGTAGGAGTGTATAATGTTTGTAGTAAAACGTATCATGATTTAGATAAATGCGTAGCTTGGATGCCGTATTTTACGCCCGAAGTATATAAAGGAAAGATAGAATGAAAATAATTGTTGCATTTGTGCTAATTATGATTGATTCGATATTTGAATACAATTTAAATCATATCCCAATTAATCACGATGTTATGATGCTAGTATATGCGATTTTACTTAGTGGATGGATTGCAAAAGGGGATTAAATGGGTAAAATCATTGACCATGTGAATAAGGAGAAAAGTTAGTAATGGAACTGTTTGATGATGTGCCCGATTTCTTAGAAGATAAAAATATTCGCAAAGTGATAGATAAAATCGAATATGAATTTGAAATGATTCCGTTGGCTGAATTATCTAATAAAAAGAACTTTCCTAAGTTCCACACTATAGATAGAGAACAAGATGGTGAGATATACATCATATCAAGATATATAACAGATAAAGTACAAATAACAATGTATATATCTATTGATGACGACGAAGAATGGTTTTCTGCAATACTATATGAAGATGTTGATAAAAGATTTTGCTCATATACATTTATGATGAATTCTGATAATTGGAAGAGGTATATGCGTAATATATTTTGTGATGTGAATTATCTTTTGGGGAAATATCAGAATGACGAATCAGAAAATAATTGAAAGGTTATGCCGTCTTAATATGAGAACATCTCAGTGGATACCTTGTTCCGAAAGAAAACCAGATGAAAACGACAAATATTTAGTAACATATGATAACAAAAATAGAGGCGTATCAACTGCCTACTATCAAGATTGGTGTGACGGATGGTATAAAGGCAGTGGTAAAGGATATTTGAAAACAGATATTGCATGGATGCCGTTTCCTGAGCCATATGAAGGAGAATCGTAATGAAAAATTTGGGTAAATGGGATTTTATTGGAAACAATATATTTTGCTGCGTGAAATGCGGAGCATTATATACTCAAGACCAATTTAATGCAATTCAGAATTATAAAGCAGATTCGTATTTTCCTGACTATTGTCCTAATTGCGGTGCAAATATGAGAGAAGAAGCGTGGATGCCTATCTCGGAAAAGATGCCACCATTTGGATATGAAAATCCAGTTTGGGTTACTTTAAAACCGAGAGATGACCAAGAATTTCTTAATGATGTTTTTGTAACTGTATGTAATTTTTATCCATTGGAGAATGGAATAATTGCTGTATTTGAATATAATATTCAAGGAACTCCTGTTTATAATTTTGATCAAGTTATTGCTTGGATGCCTTATGAAGAGCCGAAGCCGTATAAAGAAGATTAATATGGATGAAGTAGTCTTTACTGAAGACCAGATTCTTAAAATAGCTGAGTTGATTGATATTTATAAAGAATCATTCGACAAGGAATATCATTGGGATAAAATTAATACGATTAATCTCCTAGAAGATTATTTGATTGAATGGTTGGAAGACATTTGCATGGAATAAGGAGATTTTATGAGGTTTAACTTATTTACAAAATTTGTTGATGATTATTTTATTAACAACTTAAAATCCATCGCAGGTATCAGTGAAGTTGTGTATGAGCCACTGGGTGATGATAATTCTTTTGATGATGAAGAATATGACTTAAAAGAATATAGCATTCCCTATGACAAGTACAGGCTTTCTTATTCAATGGATATAAGTGAATTAGAAGAAATCTTACTAAAATATAATGCATTGGACATGATAGCCAATAATCCTAATACTAAAAAAGTTATAATTGCATATGGTGGATGTGAAATTATTAATGATGAACCTTATTTATCTATCGGAGCAACTATTCTTTCACAGTTAAATCGCACAGCAATAGAAAATAATTTAAAAGTAGAAGATGAGAAATTCAATATAGGAGGGCAAATAATGTCGAAATACTTAGATAGTGCATCGGTATATGCATTATTATATACGTCTGGAACGTGTGATAGAAATACTCTTGATAAAATATTGGACATGCAGGGAATAGAAATAATTCATTGTAAAGAATGTAAATATTCTCATATGACTATTAATGGAGAGTGTCAATATTGTGATATTTGGTGGCCTGACGAAAAGGAATATATGGACGGAGATCATTTTTGTGCTTGGGGCGAAAAGAGGGATGATAAATGAAATATACAGTACGCTATAATGTATTTGAAACTAATTCAAGTAGTGTTCACTCACTTACTTTTGGAAAGAAAATGGAGCATCCAGATTTAGAAACAGATAAGGACGGTTATACAGTTGCTAGATATGGTTGGTTTGATAAAACTGTAGATGATTATTACGAACAATCTCAAAAACTAAGTTATCTAGTATCTTACTTGTATTATATGTTTGATAATATCGAAGATTTATATGATAGTGATGAATTTCGTATATTGGAAGAAGTAATTGTGGACTATTGCGGAACCAAGGGATTAAAAATAGGTTCTAACCCAAATGAGCCTTATCTTGATCATCAGTCTTTGCCGGGGATGTACAATTATGTTATCAACGATGATACATTCTTTAATAAGAATTTTTTGACTACCTTTATCTTCTGCCCGTATGTTGGAATCCATACAGATGCTGATTGAGGAACAATGATGGCAGATTGGATATTAAGAGATGATTGGGTGGCTTATTGTGACCACTGTAAAGCAATTTTAGAAGGAGATCAACTAAAATATTCAAATAATTATTATTGCTATCATTGTGGAGCCAAGATGATCAATGTTTTTGCCATACATGAACTTGTAAGGGATTACGAAGCAAAGAATAGTGGAACAGAGTTTACAGGCGAAAACTATTGACAAACACATAGGAAAGTCATATAATATTCTCTAGTTTGGTGTTTTGGAGGGATTATATGAGATACATTCATTATGGTTCTGATCATTTTGACAAAGACAAATTTATTCCTGTAAAAAATCGAAGCTATTCATGGAATAAGCCAGAAAGAGGATGTGGTCTTTGGGCCTCGCCCGTTTGTTGCGAAAGAAGTTGGCGCGACTGGTGTTTCGACGAAGAATGGGATTTGTTTAGGGGGAGTGAGTCATTCCAGTTTGATATCAGTGAGAGCGCAAATGTTTTAAATCTTTACAGCCTTGATGACATGATAAGAACAATGGATGAGAATCGCGACTGGATATTTACAGACCCTGTTATGAGAGCAAATGGTCTCGATGACGATCCTTTTACCAATGTTTATCTAGACTTTGAGCGAATGATGGCAGATGGTATTGATGCGATTGATGTAAGAATTAAGAACCTTTATTATAAGCTTTATGGATGGGACTGTGATACGATTCTTATTATGAATCCAGATATTGTGGAGGAAGTAATATGAGGAACAGGCGACTATTTATATTTGCACGCTGTCTGACGAGCTTTGGAGTTTTCTCTTTTGGTGTTGGCGCAGAATATTTGCGTTTGCGGGGCTTACATCTTAGCTCCGCATTGCTTCTGTGTTTTAGTATTGTCACCGTCTGCCTTGGCTATTACACTGAGAGGAAATACAAATGAATTACGAGTATCTTAAGGAGTATTTCAAGAGGAATCATCTCGTGAATTTCCTTCAAAGAAATATCGAGAATGTTTCTATTGTGAATGTAAAAAGCTCTACTGAGTATGGAGATTCTTGCGAAAGTATTCAGATGGTTATTAAAGTTAAGTTTCCGTCCATAAAGACTCGCTAGAAAGGGGGCGGCCGACATTAGCGTATATTCACCTGTATGTGATTTTTATGATGTAATTATTATGACTGGAATGGATGAGATCATCGATAAATATAAGATTTATCAGGGAGGTAATGTCCTTCCTTTTCATATTGGTACTTCTCGTGATCTCGTCCCCTACTATCCGTACATTGTTGTCGCGCAGTTTGGCAATATTATTCGACTTAGCGAGGAATCCTACATAGATAAGCACGAACGTGAATATCTCCAGTTTGATTTGGATTCTGCTAAAAGTTACATTCGCAGGGCCAAACGTCCACTTAATGTCATGGATGTAGCAAACCATATTGCATGGGGATTTTCACCTTATACTGACCATCTGGTAGAGATTGCAAAAAGAGTAGTTGAGTTAGGAGACAAGGCTACGATTGATGGAATCCATACGGAGAGTTGGGATAGGTACAGAACAAATCTTTATAAGGAAATGGTTGCTTGTGGATGGAATGATGATGACGCTTATAAATGGTGCTTTGGCTTCCACAGATGGATTGAGAAAGTTAAGGTAGAGTGATGAATTATATTATTAGTCCTTGGATTGTGTATTTGGGGCGGGTCTTTAATGGCTTGCAAGAAGTTTCTTATGTTGTGCTGACAATTAGCACTGTTGTATTTGTCATTGCATTTGGCGTATATGTTGCCGCGCATATTGATGACTGTAAGATTAGCGAGGAAGATGAAAAATCGTATAAGAGGGCTTTGTCGAGAATTGCGAAAGTAATTATCGTCTTCTTGTTAATAACGATTTTTGTTCCCGACAGAGAAACGTGTTTTGGTATGGTAGCAAGCTCATATATAACGACAGATAATGTGACTGCCGCCACGGATTATGGCAAAAAAGTTGTGGATTATATTTTTGAAAAGATGCAGGAAGAGAAAAATGATTGAGACTACGATTGATTGCCCTTTTTCTATTGGGGACACTGTTTATATTCATGAAACCAAGGATGAGTATCATGAGATCGAATGCCCTTTTTGTCATGGAGATGTTACCCGTGATACAGGGTTGATGCAGATTGATTATCCCAGAAAAATGTATTATCGCAAAGAAGATGAGAGGTTGAGTCCTTGGATTCTGACGTGTAAAACCTGTGAGGGCACGGGTGTTGTGCAATCTCTTGCGCGGCATGTTGATACCTATAAAAAAGGTATTCTTAAAGGCATACACAACTTCCATGGTGGAGGATGGGCATGGATTGAGTATGAAGTTGATATGATCAGTGAAGATGGAACTATTATACCAAGAGTGTTCAGTAGTGCCAGTATCTACACTGAGGAAAAGTACAAGAAAATGGTGGAAAATGGGCAGGTGGATTCCAATAAATGATAAAATGCCAAAGCGTTTTCAAAGCGTCTGGATTACGCGCAAAAACAAGACGCGGGAGGCATATCTGGACGGAGGCGCTGAACCTCGTTGGCATTTTTTGAATAATAGTAAGACCGTGGCCTATGATGAGGCTACAGCATGGATGGAGATTGAGATGCCAGAGCCATATAAGGGTGAAAAGAAATGACTAGAGTATTGGGAGTAATATTATCTTTATGTAATATCTGCTGTTTAATTTTAAATGTATTTATTACACATAATTATTGGATTGTTCCTATTAATGTGTTTACATTGATTTGTTCGTTAACTATGGTTGTAGAGGACTGATATGACAAGATGATTTTTCTACTCAGTTGCGTACTTGCTATTATAATGTTAGGAAATCATATTTTTGTGCAGGAAATTGTCGAATATAAGGGCAATAACATATACAGGTGGGGCTTAGGCGCATTGTCTATGACTACTATATTTATTACCGTGAAGATATTTAGCATAATCAATCCGCTTATATATTTCACTGTATTTACCATTTGTATGTTTGCGGGGTCCTTAATCTTTTATATGGCTAATTCGCCTATAGATTCTGATGGATTCCTCAAAGAAGAGGCAAGTGTTCTTTATAATATATTCTTAATATTTGTTGCACTGATTGCACATTATGTTTTAATGAGGCTATAAGGATGTTTAGGAAAATTGTTAAAATCACAGACAAAGTTGGCGCAGATAAGTTATATGATGATAAAGCAACCAGTCGCATTGGGCGCATAATTGACGATGTGCAGTCAGCAATCTCTGTGGGAAGTCGAGGAATCTTCCGCTGTGTTTGGCCCAATGCTAATAAGGATATGGTTACTACAAAGATCAGAAGCATCATTGTTGATGGAGATGTCACGATTGTTGAAACCTTAAATAGTTTTTATTATCTTAAAGGCGTAGACAAGTTGGAATAAGAGGTGGACCATGTGTTCTTTATGTGAACCTGAGAAATGGAAGGAAACAACACGTCAGGAAAACATGATCTATCGTCCTCTTACTCCCGGCGGAATTGATTTTTGTGTCACGAATCAGGGCAAATATTTTATCAGGGATGAGAAGGGATCTACTTTTACATTGCACAGGTGTATGGTCTGCGGAAGAAAGCTGTTTTGATATATTGAGGTAGTTAGATGTGTGATTTCTGTAAAAAGATTGTTGATATTGAAGAAGTTGTTAGTAAGAATCCATTATACTGGAATACTGGATTAGTTAAAGAAAAAGATAATAGTATTTCGTTGATTTGTAGAGTTGACGATTATTACTATAGTGGTACTTATTTAGACCATCTCCAATATTGTCCTTATTGCGGGAGAGAATTTAATGAAACTGACGAAGTTACCTGATAATTGCGATGCCAATCTGATGGTACAGGAAGAATCCCGTAAGAAGTTTGCTGTTTGTCCCTGCTGTGGAGAGAGCAGAAGTCATTTTTATCCTTATATTACTGGAGGAATTGAATTAGAATATCTTGTTCCCAGTAAAGGTTATTATGGACCTGCTAGAGGAGATTTTTGGGGTCGGTTTTTACCTTCGCGTTGGCATAATTGGCGCATAGATAGTTATAGATGCCATACTTGTGGAGCAGAATGGGAATCTGATCCGTATCCTATAGATTTGAGAAATAGTTAGGGTTTTGCTTTGAAAGGGGGTGGTAGAGATGTGGGAGAGAATCAAGATGCTCTGGCCTAGGATTTATCCCTGTAGGGATGTAATCAGGGTGCATATCGGCATGTTACCCGAGATAAGAATTCCAAGATTTAAGAGGAAGAAAAAATAAATATGATTACGTATGATATTGATGCAGAGAAAAAGACAGTATCTGGGACCTATGTGTTTGACCGCAGGGCCTATATTGTTGATAAGCTAAGTAATACAGATAATGATTATATTGCCGCGGCTTTATTACCAGAAGAAGATATTGTGACTATAAAGGCACATGCTGTGTGTCAAGATGGTGATGAGTTTAATGAACAGTATGGCATGGGTCTGGTCGAGGCAAAGATTTATTCGATTAAGCATCAGAAGATCATGTCTGCGCTGAATCGGATGTATAGTAAGGTATCCAAATTTAATGACGCTCTTTTGGATGTAGGTGTGTATCACTACAGGAAAGGTGAGAGGATTAAGAAGGATATGAGGGAGTATTATAAGTTGGAAAGGAAGTAATAATGTGAATGTAATTAAGCGCGATGGAAGACTTGTTGAATTTGATAAAAGTAAGATAAAAGAATCCGTATTAAAAGCATATTATGAAATAGACGGCGACAAACTCGATTCTCATGCAAAAGATAAAGCTTCTGAAATTGCTAGATATGTTGAGTCACTAAAAAGAGATTTAAATGTAGAAGAAATACAAAATATTGTGGAAGATAAGCTCATGGCAAGTAATCGTAAAGATGTCGCCAGAGCTTATATTGTTTACAGGAGTACTCGTAGTAGAGTGCGTGAACGTAATACTGCCTGGATGAGAGCAATTAAGGAAAAGGTCTCCGCCAGTAATGTGCAGAATCAAAATGCTAATGTGGATGAGCACAGTTTTGGCGGGAGAAAAGGCGAAGCAGATGCTGAGTTGATGCGTAAATTGGCTCTCGATGATTATATGTCTGAAGTGAGTAGAAACAATCATCTGAATAATGAAGTATATATTCACGATCTGGATAACTATGTTGTTGGGTGTCATAATTGTTTAAGTGTTCCGTTTGATAAGTTACTTAAGAATGGATTTAATACTAGGCAGACAGATGTAAGACCTGCTCAGAGTGTTAATACTGCGTTTCAACTTGTGGCTGTTTTGTTTCAGTTGCAAAGCTTACAACAATTTGGCGGTGTAAGTTCTACTCATCTTGATTGGACAATGGTTCCTTATGTTAGGAAAAGCTTCTATAAACATTGGAAAGATGGATGTAAATATATTGAAAATTGCATTCCTGAGAATATAGTTTCACCAGAAGATTGGTCCATTGAGGATACGGTATATAAGCATTATTCAAAGGCTTATCAGTATGCTTTGGATATGACTGATCGTGAAATCTATCAGGGTGTAGAAGGAATGTATCACAATTTAAATACATTACAATCACGAAGTGGAAACCAGCTATAAGTAGTGGCTGTTAATTGTATATAGTACGATTAAATGAATTGAGCAATATCGGTAAAGCCTAAATTTATATCCCTAAATAAAAATAAAGGAGTATGATAATGCCAACTGGTAAACCGATTACAATAGAACTAGAGTAGGAAGTAATTGCCTTTTATAAAAGTAGGCCAATGACCATAAAAGATGTTGGAACAATGTTTGAACTAAGTAATCCAACAGTAATTAAAATATTCAATCAGAATAATATTGAAAGATATAAAAAAGCACAAGTATATAACCCCAATATGGATGAACATTATTTCGAGATAATAGATACAGAGTTTAAAGCATACTATTTAGGAATGATTATAACTGATGGGAATGTATTTGTGCCAAAAGATGGAAGACAGTCATCTATCTCAATAACACAAAAAGAAGACGATGAATATATTTTGAAACGATTTCTTGAAGATGTTCATTCTAATACGTCTGTTGGATATGATGGAAGAGGATGCGCTCAAGTGGCTGTTCGAAGTGATATTATGGCAAAAGATTTAAAAAAATATGGGATAGAGCAAAACAAAACATTAAATACTTACCTACCTATTATTAATGATAATTTGATGTCACATTTGATAAGAGGAATTCTTGACGGTGATGGAAATATTACAGCACATAAAATTGATAGCGGAAGATATTTACATTCACTTTCGTTTTGTGGCATACATAAATTGATGAAAGATATTGGCGAATATTTAGGAGAGCATTTAAAGATAAGAATCCCCAAAATATACGATTATGCCGATAGAAATTTGAGTGAGATAAAATGGGGAGCAACAAAAGATATTTTTGAAATCGGAGAATGGATATACAATAATTCGAATATATGTTTGATTAGAAAGAAAAATCTATACGAAGATTTTAAAGAATATTATAGTTTATAAATATGGTAATACCGAGATAATCATATCAAAATAAAAGGTGATATGAAATCGTAACGCATAGGCGATGACGAATAGAATAATTCGCCCACGAGTGTTCAACATATTCAAATAATTGAGTATGAATATATATGCTGAACTTACAAGAAATTGTAAGAACTACGAGATAAAAAGCTCATAGGATAACATGATTGACCTTTCACTTCAATTAATTATGGTACATGCACTCTTCTAGAAGGACGCATGGTAACTAAGGCAATTTTAGAAGTATCTATAAAAGGTATTGGTAAACTTGACAGAACATCTGTATTTCCTTGTGGCATTTTCCAATATATGAAAGATGTAAATGATAAGCCTGGAACGCCAAATTATGATTTAAAAAGACTTGCGTTAAAATCAACAGCGAGAAGACTTTATCCAAACTATGCAAATGTAGATTGGTCAGGAAATGCCGGGTATGATCGCAATGATCCTAAGACATACTTTAGTACTATGGGTTGTAGGACAGCAAATGGCTATGATATTAACGGTTTTGGACAACTCAAAGATGGTCGTGGGAATATTTGCCCTGTGACTGTAATCATGCCAACTCTTGCTATGGAAGTATCTGGTGAAGTTGGTGCAAAGAATATTGATGAATTTATGGGACTTCTTGATAAGAAGATTCATGAAGCAAAAGATATGTTACTTGAGCGTTTTGAGTGGATTTGTTCTCAGTCTCCTGATTCTGCTAAGTTTATGTATGAGAATGGGACTATGGAGGGATATATTCCTGAAGAAGGAATTCGATCTGCTTTAAAACATGGGACGCTTGCGCTTGGGCAGTTGGGCCTAGCAGAAACTCTTCAGATTCTTATCGGCTGTGATCATACAACTAACGAAGGTATGGAATTAGCAAAAAAGATTGAGCAGTTATTTAAAGATAGATGCGCAGAATTTAAACAGGAATATAAGCTGAATTTTGGAGTTTACTATTCTCCGGCAGAGAATTTATGCTATACGGCAATGAAGAAATTCCAAGCTAAGTATGGTAAGATTCTTAATGTTTCTGAAAATGAGTATTTTACTAATTCAATTCATGTTCCTGTATGGCATAAGATGAATCCTTTTGATAAGATTGATATCGAATCCCAGTTAACTGGTTATAGTTCAGCAGGTTGTATTACATATACAGAGCTGTCTGACAGTGCAAAGAATAATATTGATGCACTTGAAGAAATTGTAGATTATGCTATGGATAAAGATGTTCCGTATTTTGCGATTAATTTACCCAATGATCAATGTATGGACTGTGGTTATATAGATGAGATTTCTGATACTTGTCCAAAATGTGGTTCATCTAACATCAAACGACTGCGTAGAGTTACAGGATACTTAACAAACGATTACAAAGAAGCATTTAACCTTGGCAAACAGCAAGAGGTAGAGATGCGTACACATCATACTGATATCTCCTCTAGTTTAGGAGAGTGATATAATGAGATATGCAGATTTTTATGAATGCGATATTTGTAATGGGAATAGCGTTGGCGTAAGTCTGTTTGTTCAAGGCTGTCCCTTTCATTGCAAAGGATGTTTTAATCAGCAAACTTGGGATTTTAATGGGGGCAAAGAATGGACAGAAGAAACAGAAGAACGATTCTTAAAATTGGTCGGACGTGATTACATTAAGCGAGTTTCATTTCTTGGTGGAGAGCCTCTGGCTGAACAAAATGTAACTACAATATATCATTTGATTCAAAGAATAAGAAAATTGTATCCAAATAAACAAGTCTGGGTTTATACAGGCTTTAAATTTGAAGATATTATTCTTTCTGTTGAATATTCAAACAGTGAGCAAACATTATCAAGATATAATCTATTATCAAATATAGATGTTCTGATTGATGGTCAATTTGAATACGATAAACGTGATTTGACTTTAGCTTTTCGTGGAAGTGCGAATCAAAGAATCATTGATATAAAAAACACTATGAAGAAATTTGATGAAAACGAAGAGATTATTTTATGGAACAACGATTAATTAAATCCATAATTGGTGGATTGTTTATTGCACTGGGAGGGACGTGTTCCCTCTCGGTTGACAATAAAATAATTGGTGCATTTTTATTTGCCGTTGGATTATACGCTATATGTTGTACTGGACAATTACTATTTACTGGTAAAGCATCTTATTCAAAAGATATTTATGAGTTAACAAGTATTCTTTTTGGCAATTTCATTGGCGCGTATATAGGAGGACTTATTATCAGCTTTGTTAAGCCTAATCTTTATGAAAATGCCATTGCGGTTTGTAATACAAAGCTATCTGAAACATCATTACAAACAATTATATTGGCAGTGCTTTGTAATATTTTTATTTATATTGCAGTTGAAGGATATAAAAACAATCAACCTATTTTGCTTATAATGGGTGTGATGGCTTTTATTGTTTGCGGTTTTGAGCATAGTATTGCTGACATGGTGTATTTTGGAGTAGCAAGAAAATTTAATCCATATGATATTGTGTTTTTGTGCAAAGTAGTAATTGGAAATTTAATTGGAGGACAACTCATAAGAATAACTAATAATATGAGGCAATAAGATGGGATATGATTGCACTGGAATATATAAGAATGATCAACTTAGTGATGAGGAGCTTGCAAAAAGTTGGGCAATAGATCAATTTGACTATAAAGGATATAAGATATATGTCCGATCAAACGGTGACGGCTATTTATACTTTAATTTATTTGACAAAATGCACTACGAAGTATATGAATATTCATGCTATGGATTTTATATGTACGATACAAAGAAAGATGAAATATTAAAAAAGGTATTTGCATATCTAGATAAACATATTTTTTCTGAGGAAGAATTACTTTCTCCATGCCACACTCTTTCAGAATATCAGAGACGAGAAGAATTCCTTAGACAAGACTATCTTAAAACCAGTCGATGGTGTGAAGATTATTTCCGCAAGCTTAAAGGAAATAATAAACTAACAAGAGCAGTATATAATCCAGTTAATGAATGCATGATGGATATTCAATATGTAGAGGGAATAAAACATCGTATTTGGCTATATGCTCAGCACAAGAAAACAATTAAGCCAACTATCTTTCCGCCTGTGCATAAAAGCCAATCAATAATGGAAAAAGTCGTAACATTTCTTAATTTCTTGCCGCTTGCTTCTGAAGATGATCCAATGTATAACGAATCAAAAGAATATATTGCGAAGCATGCAAAAGACATAGCGTTGAATTATTATCCGTATTGTAGAGATATTGTTATACAGTTGGTGAAAGATGATTATATCAAAGCGCCAACAATGAAAAAACTATTGGACATGGCAAATCATAATGGTGATGTTGAACTTGCGGCCATATTGTTGGATAAATTAGAAAATAAAAAGGATAGCAAGACGAGGTTTAGATTGTGAGAGACCCAAATAGATTAGATAAATTTTATGCAGAACTTTGTGCGGCCCATAAGAGATACTTTGTAAGCCAACGTTTTGGGCAATTTATGTCAAATTTCCTTGGATGGGTGCAATCTGTTAAAAGACGTGATATATTCTTTCCCGAGGAAGATGAAATGTTGAGCCTATTACAAGAATATATAGAATCGCAGTTCCCGTATAATCTTTCTCCACAATTTGGAGACAGTGAGTAATGAAGGTAATAGGTCTTGGTGAAACCGTATATTGGAGTCGTATCCATCACAATACTGGTATATATGAGGTGTGTGAATTAAAGGTACGCACAGTATACGAGAATAGTTTTGTAGGGGTAGACAAGGATTCTCGCCAAGCATTTATTATTTCTTACGATGAGTGCGACGTGAGTGTTTTTGATGATAGGGCTTTAGCAGTCGCCGTGGTTAAAGAGGCCGAAAAACGTAAAAAGGAATTGACTGTGTACACTGGTGATGACGAATGAAACTATCTGATGCGTTTAAAATACTTGTAAATCGTGGTATGAATGACTGCCTGCAAAACGATCTATATTCTAATCAGAAAACACAAGCAAAAGAAGTCGGAAGAATATTTGACGGCTCTGCTTGGCGTTTGGCAGTAAAAACTATTTCAGATGCATGGGAAAATGGTAAGATACAAATAGAGGACGAAGAATGAAATGTGTTTATATAGTATCTGGTAAAGACACAGGAACCGCGCATATTTTTGCAGAAAAAAAGAATGCTGAAAGATATATAAATGCTACTGACCCAGAATATTTTACTTATATTACTTGGGAATTGGAAGATAATCATATAGACATTCTCACAAAACAATATGTTGGAGCGCATATATTATGGGATAATGATAAAGTAATAGAAGTAAAAATAGACCTTTATTGTCATGAAGTAACTACATTTACTGGCATGGAGTATGGCCATGGTTTTATGTGTGGAGAGTATTGGATTATACAATATGTTAGGGAATATAGGGGCGAAGATATGGATATACTTGAAAAAAGTATCAAAGCCGTGCTGACCGCTTGGATGGTAAAGGTTAAGGATATGGTTAGCAGGGGAATGACAGACGAAGAAATAACAGAGGCAATTAAAAAAGAGCGAGGAGAAGGTGAGATATGAGTATCAAAATATTTATTCTGCTTTGCATGATCTTTTGCCATATTGTAGACGATTATTATCTGCAAGGTGTTTTGGCAAGTATGAAGCAGAAGAAGTGGTGGAGTGAACATGCGCCTGATAAGATGTATAAGTATGATTATATCGTTGCTCTGATCATGCATGGATTTAGTTGGGCTTTTATGGTGCATTTGCCGCTCTTATTTTATTCATATAGAATAATGAATGTTAATGGGTTTATGATGTGTTTATTCCTTATTCCGTTTCATGCTTTACTGCATTCTTATATAGATGATATGAAAGCAAATAAGAGATCGATTAATTTAATATGTGATCAAATGGCACACATGATGCAAATTGCTTCGAGCTATTACATCATTGTTTTTGCCGCCTGCAAATAAGGAGAATATATGAAAGTATATATTGTATCTACTGGTAGCTATTCCGATTGGTGTATTAATAGGATTTTTATTGAGAAAGAAAAGGCATATAAGTATGCTGAAGTGTTGCACGATGCAAATAATGTAGAAGAATATGAAACATCTGATGATGTTATTGATGCCGTGATAGACAATAGACTTTATATACGAGGGCAAATTATTTGGTCCACAAATGAATCAGTAGACGTACGTATAACTGTTGAGGACGATCCTTTCTGTCCTTCAAATGTATATGAATATAACGAATCAACGAAAGAATGGAAAAAAATTTGCTCCGATTTGGATTCTTATTGTGGAGAAACGTCCGTAGAATATGAAGTGAAAGAATTTCAAGAATATTATCAGAATTATGATGGGAGTAATGCTATTGTTATAAAGCGCAAGATTCAGAACGATCCGTCAATTTTTGATGAGCGGAAAAATAAGATAACGCGCGCCTTATATGATCTTAAAGCGTATATCGTTTATTTACAGGCCGAAGGATTTGAAAAAGAAAGAATTAAAGAGATTATTCAGGGTTGGAGGGAATTTTAATTATGAATGTTGAAACACTTAAAAATATTTTTGGCGAATGGCCTCTGAGAGTGGGAGAATTTTATAAAGTATCTTATGTGCAGTTTCGAGAAGATTGGCTGATAACATTTACCAAACCTCAAGATGAGTATCTGTATAACGAAAGAATCATAAGCGAGATTTATGATAATCTTAATTTGCCTATTCGAAGTACTACTGGCTCTGGAGATTATGATTTCTTTAGTCCTTTATCATTTAAGCTTGACCCAAATGAATCTATTATGATTCCTACAGGAATTAGGGCTAAGATGATTCCTGGATTTAAGCTTGCGTTTTATCCTAGGAGCGGGCTTGGGTCGAAATATTTTATGCGTATAGCAAACACTATTCCTCAAATTGATAGCGATTATTTTTATAGTGATAACGAAGGACATATTTTTATCAGAATCAGGAATGAAGGCGATAAGAGGATTGATATTAAAAAGGGCGACAAATTTGTGCAAGCAAGTTTCGAGATTTATGGTATCACAAATAATGATCACGCAGATGGTATTCGCAATGGTGGTTTTGGTTCTACGGGGGCATAATGGATAAATATCATCTTTGGTTAAATAGCCTTGCAAAAGAAGGTAATTATCCATGGCTTCTAGAAGAAAACAATGCAGTACACTTGTTTAAGCTATGTAAATCATATTTACTAAAGAACAATTATTGCAACGAAGTAACTTACCATGTCTGGGTAGATGATAACTGGGCTTATGCAGGACGCGATTACAATGAAGCTTTTATGATTTATAAGAATAATATTACATCTTGTGAGGTGCTAAAATGAAGAAAGAAGAGATCAAAGAAGAAATCAAGAGACAGGCCGAAGTTTTTCTTAAATCAGAGAAAGAATTAGATTATGATAAGTACTCCTCCGACATAGATGGTTCAACGATTAGGGCCATTATTATGAGGCTTAACTATCTGCAACATAACTATAAATTGCGATTATATGATCATCCGACGGTTGATGGAGAAAGTGACAAAGTATTGGAAGAATTACTACACAGGACCTGTAGTGTTTGGCCTGGATTCTTATTAATGGAAGAAGAACTATGAACGTTGTAATATTAGATAAAATTCGATGGATTGATTCTACGTGGGAAATGTTACATGGTGTTGCTATTATAAGCACTATATGTTCAATCTTGTTTCTATTGGTGTTCACATATCTTTTAATTGTAGTTGGATTGGAACAGGGGGATATTGCGAAATTAGTATTTATGATTATTCTTGCTTTAACATCAATATATGCCGCTATTAATATTCCGCGTTGTAAAGGTGTAGAAGCATATAAAATTGCTATATCTGATACTGTACCACTATCATATGTTAAAGAACACTATACCATTTTAGAAATGGAGTATCCATATATAATCGTTGACGCCAAAAGCGTTGAAGAACAAGAAGGTGATTGATTGATTATATTAGTTGGTAAGACCTGTAGCGGTAAATCTACTGTGGCTAATCTACTAGAAGAGTTACACGGGATAACGCGCATAAGGACTTATACTACTAGACCAAAGCGTGAGGGCGAGGATAAAGAATACAATTATCTTACTCCTGCTGAGTTTTTGCAATTGCGCGGCGCAGATTTCTTTTTTGAGACCACGTCATACAATGTGGCCTCTGGTGATGTATGGTATTACGGCACTTCTAAGCAGGGATTATGTGATGACTGTTGCATTGTTATGAATCCTGAAGGGATGCAAAAAATTCGCCATATGGTAGGGGATGAGATTAATCCTATAATTATTTACCTTAACGTAACCGAGGGTGTTGCTTGGGACCGTCTTAGGAAGCGTGGACAAGACTCGGATGAGGCCCTTAGAAGAATTAAAGCAGACAAAGCTGATTTTCAAAATATTGATTCCTACTATGATTATGCAATTACTACTGATAATTTAACGCCAGAAGAAATCGTTGAGGATATAATTAAATTAATATCATGAAAAATATGCTTATAATATACTGGGCGTTTTATTTTTGGGCAAGTCTTGTGAAACAGTATGAGATATGCAAACTAATAGGATTCGATTCAGACGAACCTATTGAAAGCTACTTACTTGTTTTGGCTTATGGGTATTCGCATGATCTTATCTGGCCTGTGGTATTGATAGAGTATATATGTAAATTAATAACTAGTTAAAACTAAAGGGGCGGGAAACCGCTCCTTTTTAAATGAGAATATTATATGAAACGTGACGAAAATGACTTATTGAAATACGCACTAGAACATGGTATCATCGATCTAGCAGATATCAGGTCTGGTGTAGATATGACTAGACGAGAGGAAATATTAGGCAAGCATACAAATAAAGTCTGGCAGGGTAAGGATGGGAAGTGGCGCACTTATATCCATGCCGAAGGATATCCGAAGAATTTGAAACTTGTGTGCAAGACTACGAGAAAAGCTCTGGAAGATACGATCGTTGACGCATACGAAGAAACTGAAAACGTGCATACGTTCGAAGAAGTATTTACGGAGTGGAATAACCATCGACTTGACAGCAAGATAATTGCGCCGAAAACCCATGTAGCTTATGTTGAAATATTTAAAAGATTTTTTAAGGATAATAAATTAAGAACAAAAGATTTATCTAAAACTACTGTATTTGAATGGCAGGAATTTTTAGAAAAATCTTGTAGTGGAGTGTGTAAGCCTCAATTTGGGAATCTCAGGGCATTAATTAAGGGGACATTAATTAGGGCTAAAAAGATGGGATATATATCATATTCTGTTTCTGAGATATTTGAAACACTAGATATTTCTAGTTCACAATTTAAGGTTATTAAGCACGATGACTCCGATGAAGTTTATACAGATGAAGAATTTAAAAAGATTCAGAAGTATATTTGCGAAAATCCGCATAAGAATTATCTTGGGATTTTACTTATTTTTGTTTCTGGCTTAAGAATTGGAGAGTTGTGCGCACTGAAGCGTGATAGTATTTCTGACGATTATGTTATTCATGTCAGAGGAACAGCATCTTATCAGTTGGTCGATGATAAGAAAGTTGTATATATTAAAGACACTCCAAAGACAGAGAATGGATTAAGAGATATTCCGATTCCAAAAAACTATTGGTGGATTGTAGATAAGTTATTTGAATACAAAAGTGATGATGGCTATATCTTTTGTAAGTTTGCCGCATCTATTCGAAGGTCATTGGAAATTATTTGCAGAAATTGTAATATAACTTATAAACCACTACATAAAATCCGCAAAACGTATAGTACTACTTTGCTGGACAGCGGTGTGAATCCTAAAATAGTTGCTAAATTAATGGGGCATAGTAATTCTTATATTACGACCACAGTGTACAATAAGGATAAGTCGAGTATATCTGAAAAATCAGAATGCGTTAACAATGTATTTAATAAGGATTAACACATATTAATACCTTGCGAATTCTTAAATGCTCGATGCTGATTGAATTTCAGGCAAAATCTCCGCCATGAGAAGAATGGAGAGTAAATAATAAACCTTATTGATATCAGGGCTTTGTGGGGCCTGATTATTAGCCTTAACACCAGTGTTAACACCACTGTTTACATAGATGTAGCACATAAACATAGTTTCTAGCCTGATATCTGCTTAATTAGGCCAGATCTTGTATCTCGAAGAAAACATTTCTTATGTGGTCATCAGTCATCATGTATTCCTATCCTTTCATCTTGATAAAATCAGTATATCATACAGCAAAGCGTAAAAAAAGGGGATTATCCCCGAAAGGACCATCCCCTGTTAATTAAGATTCTGTGAACCTATGCCAAACCAAATATTGTTTAAGATTATCTATAGTTTCATTTTTCTTTTCATCTATGTAATCAACTACAGTAGTAGCATCACTTTCTTGCGGAATTGTTCCAACATAAGTATCCAAATTAGAGAGCGTGTTGCTAGTCATATCTGTTTTCTTTACCAGACCTTCTATTGTTTTTGAGGTTACAGTATCTGTCTATGCATTTCCCATTAACTCGTCATAAACATCATCAATGCTATTGATTTTACTCTATACGGCCTGTGCAAGCTTATCAAAACCTACACTTCCCGCATCAAGTTTAGTACCGTCTAAAGAAACAATAGTTGCAGAGACAACACCATTGGTTACGTTAATACTGATGCCACTGGATACAGTACCTACATCACCAGAACCTTGATAAGTGTCAATTAACTCATCAACAGGGATATAAAAAGGCGTTCCATTAGCTACGGTCATCCTGATAAACATACCAGAATTACCACTTGCATCTTCTGTAACTAACTCGCCCTAAGTAGCTACGAGGTCTTTTGCAATATGTACACGACCTATTTCGGCCCCGCCTTGAGAAAGGACATATGTGGTAGAGTCATTGAGATCAGGTTGGTCAGCGACTGCCAGAGTGATTGTTGTGGTTTCTACTGTATCATCGGCGTAGGATTTTGCAATCTAGCGAACAGAACCTTCTGTTTCTTCGGTATTATTGAGCAGGGCTATATCCTCATTGATTTCTGAGATAGATGTATCATGCCCATCAAGACGAGAGTCAATTACAGCTATTTCACTATCTATATCTGAAAGTGACTCAGAATGATCTGTGAGAGTGCTATCAAGTCTGGTAACTTCGCTAGTAAGCATATCACTTACGAAAGATGTTTCGCTATCTATTTTATCTTCTAATCTGGTAACTTCACTGCTTAATGCTTCTGATACAGAAAAGGTTTCACTTTCTATTTTTCCATTCAGTCTAGTAACTTGACTATCTAATATTTCGTTGATTTCTGATGCAGACTGTTCTATCTCACTAGAAAGTTCTTGATAGTTACTTGCGATAGTACTGTTAATATCTGCCACAGAACTATTAAAATTATTATTTAGTTCGCTCAGATGCGTATCTAAACTATTTATATCTTCATGAATCTCAGGGATGGCAGTATCATCTGCGCCGACATGATGAGTATCTGTAATGGCGGAATTTTCAATAGTATATATAGTCTGCCCGAAACTATCAGAACTAACATTCTCAAAGACCGCATATTTTTTCTCAGGAGTTGTACTATCAGTATAGACATTTACAAAAACAGGGACATCCTCTGCGTTTTGCAGTTCGGAATTATCATCTACTTTATAGTAACCAGAAATACGATACTTGCCCTCGTTCAGAGCACCGATATCTACATAAACTTCTTCGGCTTGCCCGTAAAGATTCTTAATAGGAGTGTCGCTCAGAGTATTATAGCTTTCACCATCAAACAGCGGGACCCATGACTTTTTATCCGCTGAGAGCATATATGATTTATAAGATTTTGCCAAGATTAATCACCTCCATTCCTTAATCTGTATTCTACACCCTCTATTGCATCCGCAGGGTCTGGTAGTTCATCCACATAGATAAAAGGCGGATGAGCAGTATATACTGACTCCATAATTTGCATGAGGTCTGCAAGTTGTTTCCACTCTGGATCATCTGTTGCGTAACGCCAGTAGAGAGTGTTATCTACGTTGCGGAAGATTATTTCTCTGCCGGGATCGCCTTGATCACCCTTTTGACCGTTGCCGACAAGGACTGTCGTGCCATCGTTAAAGGTTACTAGAGTACCATCTTCTGTGACTTCTGTGGATTCTACTTTGATATCTAGACCGTTGCGGAGAGTGATAGTATGTCCCCCATTTTCGTCATTCATGGTGAAGCTCGTTGTGCCGTTTTCGGTATCTATGACTGGTTCTGAGAATGTGGGAGAGATGGCTTTGAGAGAATCCAACCATTCAAGCAGTGTTCCCTTATAATTTTGATAGCGCACTGCCAAACTGTAGGCATCTAGGCCCTAATTCCATGCTCCCATAGTAGTGCCACCTAGTGTCTTATTACCAGTTATTACAGAATTTACCAATTAAATCACCCCCTCAACGTTAAAACTACCATGTAAATACGTATCTTTATCACCATTTCTTCTGTTTAGTATAATTTTATACACATACTTACCTAATTTCATCTTACTAGTTTCCTTTGCTGATAACTATAACACCATTGAATTATATGGTATTTCTTTTTCAAACAAAGGTTTTTCGTCAGTATATTTATTATATACATAGAAAATGATTTTATCTGCGGCTTCAGGAACATAGGTGAGCCTAGCTTCGTCAGAAATACGAATTAATTCTCTAAATGTATCTCCTTTAATAATTGAGATATCAGTTTGATGTTTAGATATTTCATTGATAACATACATTACGGCTCACCTCCTCCAGCATTTCTAAGATTTTCCATCATAGTTTCATATTCCTATCTCATTTGAGAAAGATATGTGTCATAATTCGTTTGTAGAGTAGCCACCATTTGATTTACTTGTGTTAAAACTTGTTGGCATTGAGTAAGCATATTTCTGCATTGTGTAAGTGTAGAACTAGCATTGTTAGAAGCAGCATTGGCTGAAGATGCCGAGTTAGCTGCGTTTTGAGCCTGAACAATACATGAATCAAAACTCTGTTGTGCCTAATTAAGAATGGTATTACAAGAAACTAATGTTTCTCTATTCTATGCAAGTATCTCACTGGCTTCTTCATTATCTTGTCGGCACTGTTCTTCTAACTCTGTACAAGTGATTACAGCGTTAGAGCATGTTCCTACATCAGCATCGCATTCTTCTTGAATTTCGGTGCATGTAACAAGAATTTCCTCGCAACGTTTAATGTCTTCATCACATTTAGTCGCATCATCTGCCGTCTAAATAGAAAGCATTATATTTGTATTGTAAATGCTCATAAAATCATCGAGGGCATACTCTATATTTGGATATGAAAGCTCTCTTGCTTCATCGGAAATGAAATTATCAATGACAACTATTTTATTGAATTCTCTTGATACATATACAGTATTCGTTATATCCAAAATAACATTGTCATCTAAAATAAACGAAGGAGTTACGCCAATAAGCAACATTTTGTGTTTACTAGGATAATAAGATAGCTTCGTTCCTACAACATAGTAGTAATCCTCTCCATTATTAAGCAAAGGCTCATAATGATAGCGCTTTGTTTCTGGATTGAGAAATGCAACATAAAGACGTGCAGTTTCAGGAAGCCAATCCTCTAGCTTAAAAATGAAACGGGTGACTTTATTCTCCATCTTCTAAAGTTTGATGGCTGAATCCGTAGTTAAGTTTGTTCCTTCTTGGGTAATTATATAATCTGTGTAATGGTAATCCAATTATATCACCTTCTTTCTGATACATAAGGGTAATTAAATCTCATAATAACGAACAGTTTCAAAATCGTCTTTATGAGTCTTGGCAATTTCAAACTGATCTTTGATATAGGAAATAATACAATCTTCAAAAACTAAACACATAGCCTTAGCTAAACATACGTTATCCTTGATATTTTTAAACATCTTATACTGGTCACCAAGAGCGCGCACATCTACAGCGTAATGAAGTTCAAAATCTGCATCAAGTTCGTAAGATTCACCAATCGGCATTGCAAGTACAATGTTATCTGGCCCAGTAGTTTCTTCTGTGGGTTCCGTTGGAGGTTCGTTAGTTGGCTCTTGCTCTTGAGGAGCTTCTACGATTACTGGGTTTTTGTGGCCATCTACGGTTACCCACCTAGAAAACAGCAACTTTCCGTAGTCTAATATCATCGAGTAGTCTTCGAACAATTCCTTTTCTTCCTCTGCGGAATATTCTGAAGAACCAAAATCATCTATGGACACTGTAGTTTCTACAATGCTCCCTTTAATATTGGGGGTTGCTTTAAGTTTCATACTTATCACTCCTTTATAATATCTTCATAATATTTCCATATATATCCATATGATGTTTTTCGCTTTCCTCTACAACAAGCACTTATTTCAGAGGAAGCTTTGCTAACTTTTATGTAATTATTAGCATCAGTAATACTATCAAATATATTAATTATTTCATTACTGCGAATATCAATTTGAACTACACGCCTTTTTGATATCTTTGACGATGAATTATTTAAAAACGACCAAGAATATCCTTTATAAATTGAGTTGTTTTTACATGCATTTGAAATAGACTGTTGAGGATATCCGGTTTGTCTAGACGCATCAGATATACTATCAAATTGAATAGTGTTATTGTTGCTTATATTTCTGGCTAAAACAGCTTTTGATTGAGAACGTACAAGATTATTGGAAAATTTTTTATATTCATCACTAGCTAACTAAATTCTATTAAACAGAATATCTTGATTTGAATAATCGCTTATAAACATCCATATATAACCATTATATGTATGCTTAATATTTCTGCAACATTTTAAAACTGAATCCATGATTATAGAATCGAAAGTATAATGATATACATTATTATATGTTTTTACTAAATTACCATCAATAGATAACTGTACAATTTGACCGTATTTATCATGCGTTGGTTTATGATATTCATCGCAGAATTTTATATCAGTTGGCCTGAAAGGATCAAGCTATTCATAAAATGTAGTTGACCATAAAAAACCAAAAGCAAAATGATGTTCTCTTTCTAAGCAACGCTTAACGCATTTATTTCCAAAACTAACATTAAATAAATTATTAATCTATACTAAACTATCAAATGATTGAATATAAATACCATTTAAATCGTATTGATAATATTTGTACCTATGTAATTCCATTCCTTTTTCTTTTTTACGACCAAACAAATATTCAAAGCTTATATTATATCCATTGCCATCTTCTTTCCAAACCAGAGTATTATACTTTTTGATTAAATCATCCTCTATAAGACGAGCCATAGATTCTGTTAGTCCATTTATTATGACAATATGTTTAAACCCATCAAATCCATATTTTTGTATAGCGTTATAAAACGCATCACAGCCACAATATTTGTTTCCACCATTACTCCATCTATGTTTTAAATTTGAACTAATCCCAATATATATTTTTTCATTTGTCTTATTTATATGTGCATATACACACCAATTCGACTTCTCTCCATTATAATCAAACCCTTCACCATACCTCGGTAAATCATCATTCACATGATCAAAATCAACATCGTCACTATTTACATTTTCAATCAAATATTTATTCATAATATGATCTCTAATTGGTTGTTCCGTTAAAAATCTGTTTATCCATTTTATCTCCTTTATTTTTGATTCTTCAAAAAATCTAATTGTTTAAGCGTTTGTATTAATTTGTCGTAACTCGTACTTGCAGCAAGTGCGGACATAAGCGTCAAAGCAACAAGATAAACTACGACTTTAGCAGTAATCACAATATCTGCTAAAATAATATATCCAAATCCAACAAGCAAAGCACTGATGACTGAAATTACAAGTACAAGAATATTGTACGAAACCTTATCAGAAGAAAGATGTAAGGTCTTTTTTACGCCTTCCGTAGCGAGAGAAGTAAGTGCAGTTGTAATTGCTAAGAGAATCATACCATTTTCCATTTATCCAACACCTCCTTGTGGTGGAATACTATTATTTAAATAATCATACTTGTTTCCATTCATGGTTACACCCCCGCAAATCCCTAATTCTGTGCCAAGGAATCCAAAAGTTGCGACTATAAGTGTGTCTGGAACATGTCCATAAGTACAGAATACCCAGACATATATACCCGTAAGAATTGCCGCCTCAATAAGAACAAGGGCGACAATCAGTGAGGTAAACTTTATCTTTTTCTTTTCACTCATTTATATCACATCCTTTATATCAAGGGACAGTATTACTACTGCCCCCTTTATCACTCTTCCACATATTGGGTGTTATTATGTCTTAGAGCATAGTCATTTCTAATTTTATCCATATTAAGATCAACATACCCATTAGTCATATTATTCTCACGGATAACCTTGTTATACCTAGAATAAACATCAAAAATATGTGAGAAGCTTTCTTCGTTGTAATCTTTTATCTTCAGACCTGCCGCAAAGTCTAGTATTTCAGACCTCATGCGCTAAATCTTTTCGTCAAGCATATCATTTTTTATTGTATTCAGTGACTTAGTCACGCATTCTTCAAATTCAATTCGTTTATTTGTATCATGTTTATTAGTGCTTTTGATATCTTCAACCTCTTGCTTAATTTTTACGACTTCCTATTTAAGCTCTAATATTTCTTTTGTTTGCTATTGTTCATGATCATCCCATTTGGTACGAATTCCAAAAATCTCTCTAAATTTCATTATGTGTTCAGCAACAAATACAATTGCTATAAGCAATACTATAATAGTTACAATAATATTATTGTTACCTTGAGTAGTCGCCATTTCAACGACCTCTTCGACTTCCTGCATTCCATCACCACCTTCTTCGTTATGACATAGTTACCTTTTCTTTTTCATACTTTCTTCTTTGTCATTTCTTTACGATGTACTCGGCAGATGCGAAGCCGTAAGTTGTCCCGTTAATCCGAATATAGTACCATTCCTTTCCATCATTTGCTTTTACGGTATCTAGTACTTCAACTTCTTGACCATAATAAATCATAGGAATACTCTGAAGAATTGAATATTCTTTCCCCGCATATTTCCTCACATTAAGTGCATCTGCCACGCATACTCCCCAAAATTTCCTCTCCTTACTCAGGCCACTAGAAGTCACCGTAGACGAGCCAGAAGGGGTCTGAGACGGCGTTGCGGGAGTGGGCCGGACAGTTTGTTGAGTAGGAGTGGGAACCGGGTCTAAGATCTCTATAGTGGGCTATACAGGCATGTCTTCTATGGTAGGAGTTGTCGAGGAATCTGAGCCATATTTCGGACGAGCGAAACCCCTGATAAAACTGTAGTTTATAGGATATTGCTTACGAGCAACGACACCACCAGAAGTATTGCCTTCTATAGTAGTGATAATTCCATTAGAAACATCCTCAATGATACCAACATGATCTGCCCAACCCTAATTATCTGAGTTTGGCTAATTGCTGTCCCAATTGAAACAAATAATGTCTCCCTTTTGCGGAAGATTTTTAGATTCATCTTCTATCCAAATCCCGATTGGCTTAAAGCAATCTTCAATCATGCGTTCTACAGAACATTCGATATTACCTATTAAATTGACAGCATTGAGTTTTACGAAGATTGCACTGATGGTTGTAGCACAATAGTCGTCTGTATAGGTTACAGCGTAGGATCTTGGATGTGGAAGATAAGAGTTATAAGTATCTATAATTACTCGATGAGAACCATTTGCTTTTGAAAGTCCAAGCCATCCACGAGCCACGTTAAGTGCATCATCTACGCTAGTTCCACGATTGATGTTGTATACGACAGTCTGCCGAGTCTATTGCTTTGGCATATACTACTTGAGCCACTGATAAACTTTTGATTGACGATTTTTGTAGGTTCCAACTTGATTTGGAACATTATCCGTACAAAGTGCTTGATAAATATGGTCTAAAGTATAAGGCTTCTAAGTTTTGGAGATAATTCGCTTAACAGCACCATCACCGCCCTAGTGTGAAATATTACAGATTTCAAAGAGAGCATCCACATCATTTACACCTAACTTTTCGCCTAGCGCAATATGTTCTTTCATCTATCGGATGAATCTATCATCTTGTACCTTGCGCCCTTCAGTAGAGTTAATTATATTAACGATTGCTTTTGCTTTTGCAGAAGATTTGCTTGGATTATAACCAACCCAAGAAAACTTTTGTAAATCATTAGCAATACCTGCATTATCATATTGAACAAAAACATCTGGATATTTATCTTTAATTTCCTAAAGAAGTCCTTTAGCAAGAGAACTAAATTCCTAATAAGCACCGATAGTAATAGAGTTCTCTGCAATATTATTCGTATAAGCTTCGGTATAATCACCATAATCTCTTTGACCATAAATCTGTCCGCCAGTTTCTACGGCTCCTAAGATATTTAATAATATTTGCCATTGTTCAGCTGAAATATTAGCCATCTATATCACACTCCTTTCTAGCTAATTTTGCTTCATTATAAGTATGAAACGATTGGTTTAATTTAACATTACGCCAAGGTCTGTTTGACGAATGCCTAATAAAATGAATATAAGTATTATTTTCGTTCAAAAATAAATACCAATCATTTTTCGAAGCATTTTTTGGTATTTCTACATATAAATTATCCTTGCAATAATTAAATCTGTTATTATCTTTAAATTTAACATATCTGGAAATATTATTCCTATTTATGCTTGGAAATAAATATTTCAACAACAATTTTCTTTCCTCCGTAGTTGAAGAAACTCCATATTCACCCGACCTATACCATCTGTACTACTTTATATTATTATATGTTTCTGAATCGATTAAAAAAGACCCATCTGTCATTAAAACTTTAATAGTATTATCATCAATTATTTCGATTTTGTTAGGAATAACATGTAAACTATTTAACGTGCAATCTGTGCATGCAGTAGTTGTGCCATCTCGCAAATGTTCCTATCTAACAATAGAATGTCCTCCACAATCACAATCACAATACCAATATCTTCCTCTTCTTGGATCATCAACTATGTGTCTAGCAATTAATTTTCCAAATCTTTGACCACTTATATCAATTCCGTTTGTAGAGTATTGACCTCCTTTTGAGATATTATATCCATAATCTGGATTAGTTGAATTAAATTCTTCGATTAATGATATTTCTAAATAATCAGCTGTATCTTTATTTAATCCTTCTATTAGTACTATAGGTATAAAATTGGTAAATCCATATTTCGAAATAGCGTTATAAAATAGTACACACTACCTATATCCTTTTCCTTCTTTCCCAGCTCTAGCATTTAAAGATTGTTTTGTTTGACCAATATAAATCTTTCCGTTTATTTTATTTACATAAGCATAAATTTTATAATTATTTTCCATAATTCTCCCTATATTCACAAATGTGTTTCTATCACATCTTCTTTTAAAACATATCCATTCCTATTAAAATCCGGCGAGAATACATAATACAACTCGCCACAATCCTCCAAAATCTTCACGCCATAGGTATGCTACAACACACCAATCACATCAGCGTCATCGCCCAAAGAAAAGAGTAGGGGAGTATCATTCTTAATTCTTGTCCAGTTCATTATTTCACCTTCTCTCTTAGGCGTTTGATTTCACCTTTAAGTGACTCGATTTCTGATTTAAGAGACTATATTTCTAATTCATGTTCTTGTACTATTGGAATAGACATGAACATTAATTCCTTATAATTAACACTATACCTATCAATGACGCCAGAATACTTAACAAAAGATGAATTCTCAATTTGCAATTTATTCAAACTATATAATATGGTTTGTGCGCCAACACCAATATGTATATCTTCATCATGAGAATCAATCCATGTAAATTCAATAGGATTTATAGACATGAATAATTGTTTGTATTTATCATTATCATAGTTTACTATATTTTTAAAACGTTCATCAGAAAGATCTTCTCCTTCTAACTTTTCAACCACATTGTTATAATAAATATTATCGGCATATAAAGTGGTACAACTTAATTCTCCTGACGTTCCATTTCCATATAATGAATTTGATAGATGAAATCCAGTCATTCTATAATATGCACCATTGGTATAGGAAAGCCCGTTTGATGCAGAAAGAGATAATACCTCTGACGTATTGGTTGTATTTAAATACATGCTAACAGACCTACATGTAACAGTAGATGTAAGCCTATTTAATATTAAATCATTCCCGTAATAGATTCCATCTATATTTATGTTATAATTATTTGCAAAGTTTATACCATTAGAATCTATCCATAATAGCTCCTCGGAAACGTTTAAATCTGGATAATACTCTAAGAAGTCAATGCTTCCTTTGGAAAAGAACTAAATATTCGTTCCATATGTAACAGCTTTATTACCATTAGAATATATATCAATACTACTGGAACCTATATGTAAATAAGAAGAAGATGAATAATTTGCATTAGGTGCGACAATCAATCCATTACTTTCAAATAGATAATTAGTAGCCGTTTTACCTGCATTCGAAGCCTCAGAAAGCACAGCATTTATATCCTAATTACCTATCGATATAGAAAGATTTCCATTTACAAACTTTATATAATTACTTGAATTACCAATGCTAATTGACCCATCGTCCAAAAAGCAGAATCCATTGGCAGTATCATTTATATTCAAATGACTACCAGAATATATTCTATCATTAATAATATGTATACCACCGGCATTCCCATTACTTATACTAAACCCATTACTACCCAACGTCGCAGACACAGTTCCGCTAGAGTTATAAAAAGTAGTGGTTTCTCCATACGAAGCGATCATATGACCGTCCTAAATAATCTACAACGCACTATTGGTCAGATTTACGTAAGGGGCCAACAGTTCGTTTAATTGATTTACGTTCCTAATGCGTACTGGAGTAACTGCAAGACCATAAGTAGACATAAAGAAATAATTATTAGCATCAACTTGATTAGCTAAATTTAGCGCATTTGTAGCATTCGTATTCGCAGTTGCAATATCCTCATCCTATAGCTCTATCCATTCATAAATATCATCATCAATTGTATCATAAATACGATATCTAGTATTACCGTTCAAATCATTGTTTAGATATGATCCGCTTAAAGCTATTGTATAATTTGATTGTCCATCAAATATAACATCACTTGGAAATTCTAAATCGGTAGTTTCAAAAGCATTATTTTTTGTTTTTTCTTCCCGCATCATGATTGTACACTTATGCGAGGAAGTAGTCGAATAAGATGAATAATATACAACCTTAAATCTAGTGGAACCAACGATAGCACTTTTATCCGAATTCGCAATATCGGAAACGTTTATTCTTTTTGAATATGTAACACCATCCAAATCATAAAATATTCCAATATAGTCACCAGAAATATTACCTTCTTGAACTGATAACGTAAAATTAAGCTATAAATTATCAGTCTTTAGATAATAATATTTCTTTCCTGTTAACAAATCATAGTATAGGCTTCCGACATATTTATCTTTATCTGCTCCAGTTTGCCAATCTTCTTCTGGATAATTCGAATTAGTAGGAACACCATTTCCATGGAAGCGCATATTATGATCCAAAGATACAGAATTGTCATCAACTTGAGATTGTAAATCATTTATAACCGTCATAATCTCTTGACTATCGTCACCAAAAGAAATACTACTGGCATTAATAATAATATTTTCTCCATCATACTTAATGTATGACTACTTATTGCCAACAGTAAATAACCCATTGTTATTAATATATAAACCTTTTTGATTAGTATTACCAAAGTTAAGAGATGTTAAAGTACCAAGTGAAATAGTACCGTCATAAATAGAAAAACCATTGGCTCCAAGCGTTGCGGCAGTATATTTGTTCCCATTCGTATATTTATAGAATTCTGTTGTATTTCCATAATGTGCAAGAAGTGTATTGCCATTATATATATCCATTCCAGAAGTAGTAAGTCGTGCATTCCCACCGTCTAGTTTCTGCAAATCATTGACTGTCCATGTATCATTAGGCATATTCTTTGCAACCCCATTATGAAAAATAAGCCCATTCGTTGCATCGTAATGCATAAAACTTAAAGCTTTTCTTGCATTTGCCGCCGCTTCAATTAGCTCAGCATTCTCTATCTTTACCCACTGATAAGATTCTAAGCTACTAATTCCTGATTTAACATGCCATACCTTATCAAACGACTTCTGTGCATATGGGTGCGTTGTCTACGGGAATATTCCGGTTTCTAGTCTCTCCATAGAACAATAAGGAAGATTAGAATTAATTGCCAATGTAACATTACCAGAATGCTCTGCATCTTCTGTGTTGATTGTCTAACGCTTTTCAGAATCCACAATCGAAACCGTCGCTGTTGCTGTTCCTGTTGTCGTAGTAACTGAATCAATTTTAAAACCATAGTAATCTATTAGACCAGATGAAGCATAATCCTCGATGTGAAGATATACATAAAAATCATCAGTAGGAATAATGATTGGCGCATTCTAAAAACTATTTTGAGAAGCAAGACGTGTTGCGACTCTATATGTCTTTTTATTATAAACATAATATATTTCTACGTAATCAATGGGAGAAGATGAACCAACGCGAAGCTTACTGTTTGAATTAAAATTGATCACATATAATACCGAATTACCTTGAGAATTCTTTAGTTTCTCAAAGCGATATAACTCACCAGTATCAATTCTATAGCACAATTCATCCAGATGAGAGGAGTATTCGCCCTCATTCCAGTACATCGCGGGTTCATTTGGATTATTTCCCGCAACAGGAACGCCACTCTAACGATAATATATAGTATTCCCGTTGACTGCCTAGAAAGTTATAGCCTAAACATCTGGAGCGCTTAGTTCTAACGAGTTTGGCCTAAGCGTCAAAGAATTCGTATTTGCATCATAGACAATAGCATCACTTATCGAAAATCCTAGGTCTCCCATATAAGCATTATAGGAACGATCCTGAGAAGTAATATCTCTTTGTCCAAGAGCATCGATACCTCTATAAAGCGCAGTATCAGTTATATGCCAAGGCCCAATGTTACCAGAGTTAGTGGTAAAAGTATCTGCGTAGACGTCTCCTTTAAAGTAGGCTTTATTTGTCACATCTATAACTCTCACGCCACCAGTAGCTTCTTCGTCTTCAACTTGCTTTTTGTATTCGTTTATCACGACAAGACTTGGAGAATAGTAGTTCCCATTTGCCAAGTCTAAAAAAGTACCATGAGCAGGAAAGATTCTATTTTTTTCTGGATCAAAATCAATATCATCTAGATCTATATAATCCTCCATAACAGTTTCACCAGTATCTGGATCTATTGCTTCTCGTTGTTTTACTACACCACCATCAAAGTTTCTTGACCTGATAGCATCAGTAGATAATAGGGTAGAATCTATACTGTTTGCCTAAATCTATCCATTCTAGATAATTACTCTTTCTCCAGTTATCGGATCTGTCACAATAAATTGCTGTGTGATGGCTTGAATAAACTGTGGAGTAAGTGTAAACTCGGAGTAATTACCAAAAATATCCTTAACCAAAAGTTGAATCATATCAGCCGTCTATTTAATACGACTTTGTTTCATTACTTTACGAGATTTACGCTATCCATTAGAATCAGTATAGTATTCTATTTCGTATTTATATACTTCTGATAATATCCTATCTAGGTTCTGATATATACCAGATCCTTTTACCTGCATCTTTACGTTTCTGCTAGTAGGTACAGCAACTGCGTAATTCATCCGCAGACATTCGGCCATTTTAGATATAGGGTTTTTGAACGAGAAATTACCTTCATTAGATATAATCTCTATTAAATTCCAGCCAGCTTTGAAATCAAATATAACATCCATCGTGTCTATAATGCTTTCACTGATAAGTTGCGTTCCATTTAGATAACAAGTAGCTTTCCTGAAAGAACAACTCAAAGTTGCCTTATAATCTTTGCCGAACTTTACGAACGTGTAATAATATATTACTCTACCTTTGCCGTCTATACGCATGGCAATGTTATTATCATCAACTGCATATTCATCTACAGGATTAAGATCGCCATTTTCTAGCATAAATATCTTCATGTCATATCTATCACGATCATCGGCTTCCAAAGTATCTATATCATCTGGTTCTTCTGTGGGAGATGGATCATCTGGCTCGTCATCAGATTGATTAGGATTATCAATATCACTCCAGTCAGTCTCTTCATCTGGTAGTTTTGTCAACTTATTGAAGTCGGCTTTATTATATATGGTAACATACCATTTATTTTCTCCATCTTTTAGATTCTCCATGTCTTCATCAATTGAAGATAAGATGCCATTGATCGAAGTCTGGTACTCCGTTCTAGACATGGAATTCTCGATTGTCATATTTACTTTATCAACAAGATTCGTCATTCTATCAATAGTAGACGTGTTTTGTATGAGCATTTGCTCAACTTTTCCATTTAATTCTCTGTATAACTAGTTTCCGTCTTCTGGATGCGGGGACCAATCAGTAGGCTAGGAACCTATTTCTAGCTTAGTGTTATAGACATAAAACTTTCCTTTTGGAAATGTCAGAATAATATTTGATATATTCTCTACGTCAAATACTATGAAAAAGTATTGCCACTCTGGTGTGACGGCAATTACTTTGGATGTTGTGTCACAATTAAAAATTATATTATAATTATAGTTCTCAGATCTGATCCAGAACTAAAATACATATTTAGTAATCTAAGACATACAGTCAGAAATAATTAGATCACTCTTAGTTTCGGTGACTATGCACGAACTAATATCAAAAACACCAGAAGGATTCAGCACTGTCTCTGATGTTATTTTATTCGCCAATAAAATTCACCTCCCTTCATAATCACTCGTCTTCTATAAAATAAAATTTTAAAGAATCTTCTTGCATTGTGTTGCTAAATAATTTACTAAACAGCACATCAGCTAATTTGTTATAATCCAAAAGATATCCTTTGTTATCTGCTTTGTCTACAACGATAAAACTTTTGGTGTTATCTATCTCAGTTAGCTATGAAAGCTGATTCGCATTTTGCGGATTAAAAATTTCTGCCATTGTCAACTCACCTCACTTTTAGGCAACTGACTTAGACCGTCTCTTCCTATTTTACTACTCGTTCTATAAATAAAGCCTGTAATCTATCATAATCCTCGACAGACAACGACTCATTATAAATATCTGCTTTATCAAATTCTTCTTGCGTAACCTGATATATATTCATTTCAAATTTTGTTTCTACAAGAGGAATAATTTCATCATTAAATGCAGCAAAGTTTTCATCTTTTTCGTCAACAAAATAATTACCGTTTTCGTCTAGTTTACCGTATTTCTGCAATAATTTATTTCTTTCTTCATTAAAAATCTAGACTTCGTTCCTTAATACATTCTTGGTCCTTGAAATGGCAAACCCAAGTTTACCAGTAATGAATGAATACTTATTTAATTCGTTTAACAGACTAATTGCTACATAATAAGATATAGTTGCTTTCATAATTAATTCTCCTTTTTCTCATAAATAATTTAAAACCAATAGATTCTAGAATCTATCAATGTCTTAGAATTCCTAATTAATTGTGTTCCGCCAATTTTGCGCTGTTGCCACTCATTAAGAAGAACCGGCTAACCAAATAAGTAATATTGACCATCATTCATAGTTACACAAATAGCACACCACAAATAATATCCATCTTCTTGTTCTGGTTTTGTCGTACTCCATCCAATATGACCAAATGCAATGTTTCCCTAAAGAACAGAGACTACGCCTGATTGAACATTAAGTAGTTCATACTCATCTTGTGGTAATGGAATATTGTCTACAGTATTATATAAAGACATATAATAAAGTATATCAACCTTTACACCATAATCTCCCTTGTTGTTCATTGGGAGCCATTCGTAGTCATCGGGATCATCAGAAGGTGTGAAAATGTCCTTATTATAAGCAACACCAATATATTGCATCTCTGGCGATGTTTCATCAAACATCTCTTCTTTAGATGGATTATTATACTTAGAATATTTAAACCAAGTATATTTGACTACTTCAGATGATCTGCTAATCGTATAAGAAAATACCTTAGTTATTGGGATAGTATCAAACAAAAGTAGCGGTATTTCAATAGTACCGTAGTTATTTAATATACGAGTGCCGAGTGTGCAATAGACAGTCATCTATCCTTCTTCGCTCTGCTCTTTTAAAAACAATCCATCCGGAACAGTAATTTTGTTATATAATATCTTATAATCTGTTATTTGTTCAGTGCCTTTAAAAATTATAAAGTTAAGAGGGTAGGCCTAATCCTCAATCGGCATATTTCCTTCGTCCGTAACAAATGTTACGTTTTCATTATCCAAGATTACAGTGTAAGATGGTTCTCCGTCATCTCCCCGAATTTTTACCCATTTGTAATCATTCGGATTATTTGACTCTTGTTCCTCTGATTTTCCGTATGCAGTACCCATATATATGGCGTTTGTTGGGTTATCCGTAATATCTGAATAATCATCCTATGTGGCAAATTTTATCCATATATAGGAATTTTCGCCCGGAATACCTTGCTAACCATCGTTAATTCGCGCCAATGTTAGCGGTGTTGAACTAATACGCAATATATCACCTCCTTAGATTTCCACATCACATTGCACATTTACAATTAGGTTTTGTGAATTGATTGGGATGTTTTCAAGAACGTTCGTAGTTGTTTCTTCTGTGTGAATAATTTCTTCATCACCATTTGTAACAGTTATTGTCCAATAATACTTCTTTGCCGTGACAATATTGGAACCATAATAAACCGTACAAGTTACTGAAGTTGTATCATCTTCTTTGAATAACTCTCCTTTAGATGATGATAAAATAATTGTATACGTGGATTCTCCATCGCTCACTCTGTAAAGAGTCATAATGTCATACACATTGTTCTCTGCACATTGCACTCTAACAGTAAGAGTTTTCTTGCCATCAATCAGAGAAGAGGGGATAGTAATCTAATCTTTAGAAGCATTCAAATGAATCGTATCTTCTACATCATCTATAAACCACTTGTCTATCGTTGCATGTTTTACTTCCGCCTTAAGAGTAATATTATCTGGCGAAATCGTCCCCTCTCTTTCAACAAACACTTGCTGACCGTGAAGCTCAACAGACGCGCCAACATACGCCATATCTTCAATAAACTGGGTCACTTCATTCTTAAAAGACGCGTACTACTGACCCCATAAATTTCCTTCTCCATCATATAATTGAGTAATATCAATGCCGCCTTGGTCATTTGGCTCAATAATCGTAAACCCTAGTTTCTCTTTTCCCAATGTTCCGTCCTTTATCATACTGTTCCTAATAAGCTGATCTGCGATTGCATTCTCTGTAATTCCATTCGGGTCAAGAATAACAGCATTGTTTTCGTTCCTAATTATCAAGCTTGGGTTATTATTCGTATCATATCCAAGCTATATTCCTGTATATTCTTCTCCAGATGCTGTTTTGCCCATGATTTGAAGGGCGGTTCCGTCCATTATCATCCGTCCATTATCAGAGATAATCCTGAGATTCTCTGAAATAATAATATCACCTGCCGCAAGATCACCGACAGAGATTTGTCCCGCGATTAAGTCTTTTACGAATTGCGTATTCACCGTGCTTGTTACAGCATTTGACGCAAAAGTATTAAGAGTATTTGCTATAATGTCATCACTGACCAATGTTTCAATCTCAGCTTTAGTTGCCTCAAGTAGAACAGTCCTTACTGCGTCTGCTGTCACGCTCTTAGCTGTAAGACTATCAAAATATCCTTTCTGTGCCTAGATAATCATAGCAGATAAGTCTTTGAATGAACCAGACTCTGCATGGATATCCTGAGTAGTTATATAATTTGCAACGATCTGATCAAAATAGCCCTTCTCAAAATCTGCGATTCTTCCTGCTAGTTCTTCATCTGTTACATCATCTAACGAAGCTGTTCCGCCTGTTTGAATAGTATAATTACCAAGATAATCTCCAATAATTGATCTTACGATTTCGACATTCGTTCCGCCTGTAACTCCTCCTGCGATGTTCGCGACTGTCCGCTGAAACAGGCTATTACCTTTAAGAATATCCATTAAGGCCATGACATATTCTTCTTCGCTCTATGTGCCACCATTACCTATCTTGATACTATTCTTTGAGCCACGATAATTCGATAGTTCTAAAAGTTCTGTCAGGTCACTACGCCCAGACCTACCAACTATGAAATTACTAAATTCCAAAGTAAGTTCTGGTGTTACCTCGCACGGGTTCCACCTATATCCTATAACGCGAAGCTTTACATTATAATCTCTGCGCACTTCGACACGGATAAACTTAAGAAGGCCAATCGGCACAGGGTCATATGCATCTGGAAGAAATTCTTCGACCCACATTGCATAATCAGGTAATCTGAAAAAGTTATCTAATTGCACAGAAAACTAATATTGTGGTTGTGAAACTTCTGATAATTTGTCTGTCGCATCATCATATAGATATTTTTCTTGATAAAACTTATCAGATATAGACATAATACTAGTATAAACAATATTTGAATTCTGATAATCTGTATCTTTAATTAATGTCTCAAATGCCAATAACTCTGTTTCGTTTAGCAGTTGCTATTTCCTCTCCTATATTAATATAGAAGGAAGAATATAAAGAGCATCGAGTTCATCTTCTGTGACATTATATCTCATCAGTGTTGCATATTCATTTGTATGTTCTAATAATTCATCTAATTGTTGATTAATTTCCTTTATCTCTTCTGTAAGTTTTTTGATCTGATAGACAATCGTGCCGGGAGTATCCTCGTCGCCGACCTGCTCTTTTAAGTGAACATATTTCTTACGCTCCGGAATTTCTTCGTATTGCGCTATCTGATCGGCTAATGGGGCAGTTATATCGATTATATTGTTTAGTCCCGCTTCCTTTTTCTCATCAAGAGACATTTCCGTCCAACTTTTTGAATATTTACTGAGTGTTTCCATCTCTTGTTGATACTACTCAAGAAATCCCTTGGTTCCTTCTGGAGTCCCTTCTAGCCAGTATAGTCCATACATTTCCCAATTTTCATTTATTTCTGTATCTGGTTTAAGCTTTTCATCATCTATAACATAAGCATTCTTCTTTGCTAATTTTATATATGGAATAATATATTCAATGATTTCACAATATGTATAATAACCACCATACCTATTTACTCGCAGATATAATCTATTCTTATATAACTCGTGATCAACCTCGCCATTTTTTGTAATAGGAATATAATTGCCATCTGTATCATACCATTCACTTGGGTCTCTATCATCAACGGACTACTGCAACAAAGTTAATTCATCTTCAAAATATTTTAAATATTTATCTAACTAGTCCACATTCATATTATCCCAAGTGGTCCAGTAAGAAGCGTCTGAAGGTTCCCTTGTTTGGCGTTCATCTCTCTTTTCTAATAGACTGTCATATTTCAAAGCAAGATTTGTATAATCAGTTCGATATGTATCCCGCATTCGTAACCATGATTCAATTTTATTTACTGTAGATTCTTCCATATACGGCTCATTTAAGAAATAATCTAAATTTATAATTGTATTATCACCGTAGTTATAATCTCGGAATTCTAATCCTCCATCCCCTTCTACAGTAAATCTAGTAAATATAGAATCCGTATCTACTGACACACTCAAATTATTTTCAAGATTATGAAATCCTACAAATATACCAGTATCAAAATCTAATTCGTCTTTGTAATAAACGCGAATACCAAAATTGAGATAGTCAAAAACAAAGATACACGACATTCTTGGCGCAACTTCGCTGGTCATAATAGCATAAAGGTTTTCATTATCTACATCAATTGCAGGAAGTTTTGAATAATCAGTATACCCAATATTTTCCTAAGAAAAACAATTTAAGATATATGGATAAATATAATCATTTAGCGCGACATCATCTTCACTTGTTTCACGATAATGCATTACAGATGCTATAATGTCTGCACTATTACCAGCCGTAATGTCTGCAGAAACCCCGGCAATTAATTGCTTTATAACATGACCAAATTGATCTGTTATATCAGGAAATCCTTTTACATCAAGTTCTAAGATATTTGAAAGAACATCTTCATTAAGATTTCTAGCTTCTTCAACTAATCGATCTAAATAAGTAAATACGTTTGCTTTTTCTAGTAATACAGGTTCGGATTCATTTTCTATCTAAAGAAGAGGAGAGAAAGCGACTGAAATCCCATAATTTCTATAGTTTTGCCACGATCCACAAACAGTAGAAACCATTCCTAGCTCAGCATTCGCCTATGAAGCCGCATAAGGATATTTATTAAGATTCTGCTAGGTCCATATAATCTTCTGTCGATTATTTAAATCAATATTTCCAAACACACCAGTATCATAACCATCTATAACTCGAAACGCTTCTGCACGATGTGTGCGTATGTTGTTATAGATAATGGAGCGAATCTCGGCAAGTTTCATCTACGTTGTTGCAGTATCATCATTTCTTAATTCAAAAGTAGGTGAATTTTCAATGCTTTCCACAGTATGTGCAGTTAGTTTAGGTGAAACATATTGAATATTCCATTTAGAAGAAACCTTGTCTAATATTAAGTGTAGGAACGACAATTCTGGATGTTGAGTATCTAGCATAGAAACATATTCAATTGCATAATGAAAATACGTATCGTCCTTATTCGAATCATCTGTATTTGAATATTCAAGAGAATCAGTTGTACCGCAATTAATCTTAATTCCACGCCAATCCTTATATTCAAATTCCTTTTCAGCAGAATATGCAACTATAGATTTCGTTTCTCTATTACCATCATTTTCTATTTCTGGCGTTTCCATAATAAAATATCCAATGTCTTCAAGATACAAATACATTGAAGGCTTCAGATCATCATATCCGCTTGATTTAATTAACTATCCGTTAACCAATACGTATTCATCTACGACAAATGATAATTCTGAATATCCTTTTACTTGTGCATGGAAATCCACTGATTCAACCTAAACGCCATTTAAAATACATCTGTTGGTTAAATCGGGCTAGACTAAATAAATATGTTTGTTTTCAGGTATCATGCTAACCAACCACCTGCCTTTTTAAACGGAGTATTAAATAAGAAGTATATTCTAGCATTTGCTGTGATCCTAATGGTATTCTTTCCACTTACAATCCTAGGCCAGTATATTGTATTATTTGTTCCTAAACCAACTTCGGAGAATTTATATTGTTTTGTTATCTTATAATTGCCACCATCTTCATAAGATTGATAAATACCACAACCATTGCAGTCGATCTCCATAATATTTGTGCCATGATTCTATACTTTAAATACTCTATTCGCATCATCAGTCAAATTTACAATAGTAATTGTTTGATCGTTCGAACCAGTGGATTCATATGGTATAATTCTAATATAAGGATAAATATATTCTTCTATTTCATGAGAGTCACAAGTCAAAGTATGTTCGCTAGTTGTTTCAGTACCAGTGTTTTCACTCTAAAAACCCCAAGAATTATGTTTAAATGGATAAGCACCATTAACCTAAAATGTGGCTTTGCAGAACATATATCCATTATTTGCAATATCCCATTCTACGCTAGTAAACAATCCTAAATACCAATAATATTCATTATCACAATTCACCATCATTAATTCTTGCGAATACTTTGGAGATAGTAACCACCGTTCTATGGTAATTTGTTCGTCAGTTGTAAACGTATCCTAAAATTGCTCGTATAATCGATCAACCCGTTCATTATAGCGTCTATATACCTCTTGAATTTGTTCTTGTGTCATATCTTCTGTGATCTATTCGGTCATTGCTGGTGGCTTAAATTGGTCTTTCATTAAAGTTATCTGAAAAGAAAGAGAGTCATATATAGTGCCATACTCATTTGTCACATATCGGGATATGGTTCTCTCCCCCTCTATTTTACTTCTGGTAGTTACTATTTCATCTAATCCATCTTGAACAACTAATATAAGTGGGGTTGAGATTATATTATCAGTTGTCTTTCCGTTATATTCAAAATATGCCAAGTTTTATTTCCCCCTTTCTTTAAAAATAGGGAGCCTCCTAAGAGACCCCCCACATAATTATTACTTAACAAGCACCCGTTCTCCCGCCATTTTGCGATCTTGTGCTTGCCTCTTACTCACTATTGCAGTAATGTTTTCTTGGAATTTTCTATATTGGACAAGCTATTGAGCAATATCTTTAATATCCCCTACTACCGAATCATCAACTTTACCATTAATGGTGATTAAGGAATCAATATATATATCACCACTATTGCTTGAAGCAGAAGAGTCAGATAAAGTCTCTGGAATCAAATATCCACTCATATCAGGCATTTGTGGCTTAAATAACCCTTGCTCAAAAGAACTATTTATTTCTTGTATCTACTTGACGCTTTCTGTGATTTGACCAAGAATTTGATAGTTTACATCAAGCTCTTTTAATTGAATATCTTTTTCCTAATTCGCATAATCAGATAATACTTCAAGCGGAACAAATATTGCATTCATATATTTAATAGTACGAGCATCACTTTCGATCTGATTCATAAGACTAGTATGTCGCGCGAGTGCCTCTTCGGCGTATTGACGTTCTTGTGCGTCCGCCAGATTCTTAAGTGTTTGATCAACCGCTTTTTCAAGATCAATTATACTACTTTGTATTTCAGCGATTTCATCCATCGTTATATCAGAATTCTATAATCCCATCTTAAGCTGTTCTATCTGCATGATCTGGGCCTTCTTAAGAGTTTCGACATCTTGCGACATTCCTTGAATATCATCCGAGAATGCATAAGAATTAATCATTTCAACAAGAGAGGTTAATCTTGCGGTTTCCTTTGCGGGAATTACACCCTCGCCACCACTAAATGGCATATAGGTTCCAGACTTGGTTACGAATGTTTCTAGACCATTCTCATTTACTTTATGAACACCCCTAGACGCACGAGATGTACCACTTGCATAGCCACCTGCAACTTTAGCTTTATAAGATTTGATTTTCTCTTCATTGATAGAATTCAATGCCTTTTCAATCAATGCATATGTTTGCGGCATCTCTTTCTTCATCCTATCGTTGTTCTCTGTGAAAAGTTTCATAGACTCGCCAAAAAATTCTGATGCACTAGAGTTTGCATACATATAAAATGTTCCAAAGAATTTCTCTCTTTCTTTGTCGTATACATCTTTCATATCACTTCGAGTGACACCTGCAATATCAGCAAGGAAATGCCCAAGTTCATGATATGCTGTACCATCATTTGTATGTTCTGATCTAAGAACCAAACCACCATCTTTCCTGCTAAATACTCCCTCGCCACCAAAATTATCATCAGTAACTGTTACCTTCAATCCGGCCGCATTAAAGGCATTCATTAACCTTCTATCAATTTTGGGAGCTACTGAATTAAGACTGGTATTATATCCATTAACATCTGCGATAGCTTTTAATGTATTGTCACCACCACTGTTTCCGCGCAGATTGATAGTTATTTTTGTGCCTCCATTTACTTGCTGTGAAGTTATTGTGGGAGTTGGCTGATTGTAATTCGCGTTATTAGTTGGTTCTGGTGGCGCAAATCCTTCTGGCACATTATTGTATGAACCAGTTCTTTTTCTATCATCAAGAGTAATTTCATCATTGTTAGAACGATCAACATACGCACCATCTGCTATTTTATCATTTCGGGTATCATTTGACATATGATTTATTGAATTTCTTCCTGTGTCAAACACGCCTTCAATTTTTGCTGGAATGATCTTACTTGCCGCATGTTTAATTCCGTACAAAGCAAGAATAACATCACTTATCATTGGAACTATAGTATCATTCGATTGATTTAGTTGAAGCGTAACATCGTTAGCCATTTTGTCAAATCCATTATTAAGTATGTCATCTAATTGATCAGGAATCTTATTGTTGGCCTCGGTCATCTTCGTTATTACAGAATCGATTTTGACCTTGGTATTAGTTAAAGCTAAATTCAGTGCATTCTTATCATCATTTAAGAAAGATTTAATATCATTTACAACAGATTCTCTGCTTTCTTTCATTCCAGTAATAACATCTGTAGCGCTTTGACCATTAATGGATTTAAGCAGGTTATTAAAATTAAGTGTAAGCATTTCTTCATTTGGCATAATTTTATTAAGTTCCAAAATCTATTGCAGCAAACTATTAGTATTCTGATACTGTGTTGAATTCTCTGCCTGATACAAGGCGCGCGTCTGTGCTTCTGCTTTTTGACGTTCACCTTGCGCCTATAATTGATTCTAAAGTGCCTAAGTCAGGTCTGTATTTTTCTGTTGTTCGGCATTTATCTTTTGACTCTCAATAAGATCTTGCTTTGCATTTTGATCAATTGCATTTGTCATATCCGTAGCAATCTTATTATATCCTGCATATGTCGTAGAATCCAATCCATTAAATATTCCAAGCAAATCCTGCATTGCACCATTAACGATCTATTCGTATCCTTGGAGGTTATGATCAGTGACAGTCATCAGATCGGGGAGTTTAAGCATATTCATTTCAAGGTCTTTTGTCCATTTCTCTAAGGACTTATCAAGGTCCTCGGATACTTTCTGGAATGCCTCCTGACGAAGCTCTACAACTCTACCTTCGATAGTGCTATCACGCTCATCTTTAGCAGACTGAAGCTGTTCCTGAAGTCTTGCACGTTGTGCGTTAGATTCTGCATCATTTCGTTACATTTTCTATGGTTCGCTACACCACAAAGGATTATTATCCCTCATATTTTCATATGAGACTAGACTATATTTTCTATTTATTGTATTATTTAAATTTACATAGATATACCGAGTATTTCAAATACAATAAATAGTTTATATCTTTCGAATTGCCAATCGCTTGCAATCCTACTCTCTCTCGAGATAGTCGTTGAGCGTTCTCCATGCCATTTGGTTTAGGAGCTTCGTTGCGTCTGAGGACCTCGCATCCTCGGTTGTCCCTGACTTAGTATTTTTTATGGTATCTAATGCTATGAGCATATTCCGCATTCACGCTTACCGTTTCCAGTTACGTTGTAGCATACTAAGGTTATGGGGATGTTCCCGCAGTTAATATAAAATGCCCGTTTTAACAGGCGTTCAAGGGCACGAATTTGCATCTCTACTTGTTTTACGGAATTATTCTTTTCCTTAAGAGTTTTGTCGAAGTCAGACATTTCTTTCTTCTTAGACAATTCTTTTTCGTAGGCATCAATAAGCTCTTTCTCGTATGATACTTCTGCATTTCGCCTATCTTCCAAGGCCTTTATGATTGACTGGATATTACTAAGCATGGATTTTGCAACATCTTGGATTTCTCCCTAGACTTTATTCATATCAGCAGAAAACTCTTCTTCTGTATAGAATTCATCAGTTCGGAAGTCTGCGATCATCTTAGCCTGTTTCTTCTTTAATTCATCCATGTTCTTAATTGCATTGTTATAGCTTGCCAGATCCATATTTAGAAATAACTTGCCAAGATCAGTGAATGCGCCTTCCTTTGTTATTTTTGCATTGTCTAAAATAAGTTCCTTGAGATTAGAGAAAGATGTATTTAACTACTTAAGCCTTGCAATAGCATTATCAATTGGAGTAAAATCAATTTCTTGTCTCATCGCATCATAGAATTCATCTGTTTTAATAGTAAGTGAATCATATTGATTCTATAACTGATTTAACGAAATAACTCCTTCACGATATTCTTCAGTATCTTCACCGTACTTATCTTTAATAATATCAAGATACTTTGTTTGCTCTACTATAGATCTAGAAAGTGCTTGTTGTGACAGCTTGTTTTGTTCAATCTGTGTTCTATAAGTATCAATAATGCCGTTAACGTCACGGGTTACAACACCCTGATCATTTACAGTAGAGTTAAATTTCTCTATAGTCTTGCGAGTGCTTTCAGCCTTATCAGATACTGAATCATAAAATGAAATAAACCCGCTATAATAAGTAGCAACATTACCTATCATATTCTTCAGATCATTGATTTCTTCCGAAGCGGTCTGCCCAAGTTTCTTATAATAACTATCTAATGCGGTATTATGTGCCTGCATTGCCATAATTTCGGCATCCTGTCCAAGACTCTCATCATTCCGTGCCTTTTGAAGATCTGCATATGTGGTGAGGACAGCCTCATGGTAAGTATCGAGTTCCTTCTTACTTCTCTCAAGACTACGCTCCAAGGCAAGATTTTGCCCAACGTAGGTCTCGCCGAAAGCATAAGCTGTGTCTTTCCAGTTAGTAATATCTTGATTCCTAAATGAATAATCATAGCCCATTCCTGCAAGCGCTCTTTGCTGACCAGTGGTACTCATATTGCTCATTACGGCCTCAAGTCCACGATAAGCTTGTGCATATTTATTGATTTGCTCCGTGGCCTCATTATTCGCAATACTAAAATACTCTTTCAGCTGATTTGCTTTTGTACTTGCCATACTGATGTATTGCCCGCGCTTCTCTTCAAGGGTGTTCATGTACTCCGCATATTTAAGACTATTCTCTTCAATATCACCACTTTCAACGCCCGCTTTTACAATCTCTTGTATCTTTATAATTTCGCTACGGATTGTGTCCATACGAGCAGTGGAATAGTCAAGTTCATGTTCAAGATTCCTACCAATTAAGGATCCTTGTGCTTGGAATCCATAGATATCGGCCGCAAATTGCCTTATAGATTGCATATTACTAGAAACATTATTATAGTAACTATCAATTATTGAGAAGTATTTTGAGGTATTTTCGATTAAGTCATCTATAATAGAATACCTAAGTTTACCTAATTCGAATGCGGCATCCTCAGCCTTCTACGTGGTCTCGTAAACATTTTGGAGAGCGACTTCTTTATACTCTTCATCAATATCCTTGTTATCTTTGATTTGCTCATAAATCTGTTTTGCCGCAATGGCTTCCTGTGTACGTGCTTTAAAGATTTCATTAGAGCGTCTATATTGATCAAGAAGTAGATCATTTTGCTTCTTATATTCTGTGTTGATTTCACGCACAGGATAAATCTGTTTCTCGTCGGATACAACATATTCTGGAATCAAATCAGGTTTAAGATTATCCGATGTAGTGGGGAAGTGTATTCCTCTATAAGCTTCTTCGATTTCCTCGGTAAGATCATTAACCAACGTACCATCGAATAGTTCTTCATCAAAGATGTCCTCTATAGTAATTTTCTCTTCCATTAAATTGTCTGGATCAAGTATTTCTTCTTTAATGTTAATATTACTAATAGCCTCATTTACAGAATCACTTAAATTCTCAGACATTAATTGATCATCGATTTCTATCTTTTCAAGGCCAAGAATATCATTAAGAATATCTGTATAGAAGTTATAAATATTACGCCCGGCAGAAGAGCTTAACATACCGCTATCTAAGGCATTGGTAAACATATAATATTTCCTAGTAATATCCTCTACTTTTTCATCTACAACACCAGAAGGCACTTTGATCATATCTCTAAACAGTTCAATCTGCTTTTGCTTTGTATTAACTAATTGAGTCTAAAGCTCTGTTAATTGTTGCTTCATCTCTTCATAGTCATTGCCTATAAGATTATTATCTTTGTGTTCTTTCTCAATTTGCTGTCTCATAACAACAATTGCCGCCTCCAGATTATTGTATTCATCTACGGTATTTTTAATTTCGGCTGAATAAGTGGCAATAATCTTTCTGCTGTTCTTTGTGTATTTACCGAATTCAACCATAAGATTTCTATTTGCTTCAAGCTTTGAATTAAGAGAATTAATAAATCCTATTTCTTTATCATAATAAGCCTTAACATTAATTACCATGTTTTTAATGGCTTCTGTTCTATCATTCGCCCATTTTGCGGCATCATTGGCATATTCTGTCTGTGCAGTTTCATATGCTTGTTTAGCGAGATTTCTTTCATCAATACCTGCTTTTACATTTGTACGCACTGAGTCATAAACTTTCTTCAGTTCATTGACCTATGTTAATCTTGCTTCCAACATTTCTTTTTGTTGTTTCATGTTTTCTGCAATTGCCGCATTTTGATATATAAATGTTGGCTGACTACCTTCCATTCCCGCCACAGTAGATTTATCAATACCAGATATACCACTTGTCCTTTGAATCAGTTCTCTGAATGTATTACGAGCGGTATCAGATGCTGTAATGTTATTATTAAGTACGGCATTTAAACTTGCAAACTTATTTTGAATTAATTGTAACTTATTCTGAAATTCTTTTTCCGGGAATTCAAGAAGTGATTTATATGACTCAATCGTATTAACTCTCAACCTTTCAGCACCTGCTTCGAGATTATTAATCATGGTTGTAGCTTGTATCCAATTTGTGTCACCCTTATTAATATATCCTTCCTTCATTGCCTTATCTAGATAAGCTTTAAGATCTGCGGCATTTTGTAAAGAATTAACATACTACTCACTGGTATTGCCGATTGTTTCAATTGTATTAACAATCATATCTTTGAATTTTGTCTTATATATAGTAGATGTCGCTTCAAGGTACTGATTCATAGAGTCAAGTTTACTGGCTGTTGAATCAAGATTAGAATTCAATGAATCAAAATAAGAGTTAACATTACTTAGCATCCCATTAAAATTAGATATAAATTTACTTGCCGCAGTCGCCGCCATTTCATCAGCAGTGTTATAAGCTTCAATCATAGCATATTCTGCCTTTTGTATTTTATCAACATCACTAGTACTATCTGACGCTATCTATTCATATATTGCTCTTTGCTGTTCAGCATAATCACTTGCCATCTTTGCCTGTTCGCTTGCATCCACGGCCTCTTGATAGAGAAGCTGATTCTTTCTAGGGAACCTAAAGGATTCTTCGTTCCTTGAATCATCTGCAAGAGTGATGCGATCTGTTCGACTAGCAAACATATTATATCCTGCGACAGAGTCATAAATTCCATTTTGAAGCAAGGTATTATTTAAAGAATGTTTTCTTTGATAGTTTGCAATCTACTCATCAAAATAGTTTTTGGGCTGTGCAAGTTGTTCTTTGAATAAGTTATAACTATCCTGTTGAAGCTGTACAACCTCGGCGTCGGCTTCAAGTAATTGTGCTTTCAGCGCCTTCATTTGCTCAGAATCCTCTGAAAGACCTTGCTTTAATATACCGTCTCGATACCTTTGCCTTAAACCATCAGCTTTTTTCTGTGCAAAACTTATTAATGTATCATAATCTTTTATTTCATTTTGAATATAGCCACTATAACCAAATAAATGTTGCGGATTTGTATAACCAAATCTATCTGTTTCCAAACTTCTAACGGTTTGACGTTTCTTTAAATCAGCATTAATAGGAGCCGATTGACTATCAATGAATTCTGAGAATCTATTTGCTGAATCGGAGGCCTGATTGGCCCTTAAACTAGCAATTTTACCATAGGTATTAATAATATTATTTTCCGTATCATTAATCCTATCATCTATCTCGTCAATCTGCTCTTGTGTGTGATTAACATCAGCAAGGGTTTCTTCTCTGAGTGCTTGCAAATCATATAATTGCTTCTTCTATTGTTCAACGTTTTGTGATTCCTTATCAATTTGACTCTGATAATTTTTGTCTCCTTGAACATAAGACTCAGCAGAGAGATCAATTTCGATCTATCCCATGTCACCAAATTCATTATCAAGTTCTTGCATAAATCCCGCAAATATTTTACGTTCATCAAGATTAGAGATATTGTTATCCATAATTGCACTAAACCATTTAAACGAATTTGCAATCTTTTTAAGCCTTTCTTGAAGCTTCTTGTCAGGAATCTCTAACATCTTATCCCAGGTGTCAAGCATAGTATTTCCAAGAGATTTACCTTGGTTCTCCAGTTCAGTAATCTGAGTAGTTAAACGTATGTATTCTTGATCGCCAACTTGGATTCTACCATTAGCCAGACCTTGTGCTAATACTTCTTTCATGGCGGCTAATGCAAGATTTATATTATCAATTTGTTCGGCTGTCTTACTCATGATCTGTCTATAGTTACCCATTAATTCATAGCTATTCCTGACATATCCAACACCTCTGTCGAGAGAAGCGTTTCGTATATCAAGTTTATTTATTTCTGTATCAATATAGCTATTAATAGTTTTGTAGTAATTTTCGATATTTGACATCTCAGTAGAATAAAGCTGTACTGCTTTCACGGCGGCTTCCATGACTTTATCATCCATGGCTGTCTATGCCGTTCGCAAAGCCTCCGTTTTCATTTTCATCTCTTCTGGAGTCCCACCCGCCAGATAATTAGCGAGTGCTTGGTTATAACCATCAATAGTGACCTATGCCTCTTGCTGTAATTTCTGAACCTCGGCCTCGGAAAGAGCATTTTGATACTGATATTCAAGAGGATTCCCTGTCGTAGTAAACATGCTACTTCCCGCAATTCTTTCATAGGCCCTAATTGTAGACAGTGAGGATGCAATATTTTTATTCATGGCAGTAGTAAGAGAATTATATGCGGCCTCAATATCAGCAAGTTTTTCGGTTACAACTTCGTTTGGAAGGTCCATCATAGCTTTTGTTGCTTCGTTTTGTCCATTAATATAATCTTTTAATGTATTCTTCATAGAATTAATTTGATTGATTCTCTCAAGATACTCTGTGTCTGTAACCTTTAACGTGCCATTTGCTAACATAGAATTCAAATAAGCTTCTTGCGCGGCAATGTTTTGACTTAACACATCAGCTTCTTGAGCATAGTTAGCAATTTGCTGAGTATAGTTATTAATTAAATTCATTGTATTATCACTAACGCGTAACCACTTAGTAATATAATCCGCACTTGCGGCAAGACCATCATTAAGAGTAGAAGTATGATTTTGAATTGCACTATAGTACTTGTCAATTGCAGACAGTTCAGAATCAATCATATTGATTACTTCTTGACTTGTCTCTGCGGCCTTCGCATAGTTTTCATATGTTCTCTTTTCAATATCGTCGCCCAATTTCTTTACAGACGTATCACAAGAATTAACTTTCGCAATTAAAAGATTATAATCATTAAGTACATCTTCTGCGCCTTCGTACTGATCAAAATGAGATGCTTCTATTGCTTTATTATTAAGTATTCTCTCATAATCCTCTTCTGTAAGTTGCAAAGTATTAATGATAGTCTCTTTTGCTGTTGCTAATTCGCCATGTAAAGAAGACTGTTCGTTCAAAAGATTATCATATTCTTCTTTTGCAAGATTCAAGGCATCAATATTTTGAGTTAATTCTTCCTTTTTAAGCTCAACATTCTTTTGTAACAGTCTATTAAGTACTTCATAGCTGTTTCCAGTCGCATCAAATAAACTTGCACCTTCCTCGCCAAAATATTGAGATAATGTGTTAGAAAGTAATCTTGCTCCTGCTTCACCTGATTGGGCGGCAGAAGTAAACGCACTATTAGCAGATATTTTGCTCGAAAGCTTATCCAAAGATTTCTCAAGCTCTTCGAATGGAAGACCAATAAGGCTTTCATAAATATCTTGTAAGGTACTCTGTAAAGAGAATGTTTCATCCTGTGCAGACTAACCTTTGTCAACCCACTCAAGATATTTTTGTGCCATTTCGTAATATTGTTTATCTTTTTCGTTATTTGATAAGGTATCCAAAGATAATTTACCATTACGAAGATCTTCGAGATTATATCTTGATGCAAGACTCTCTATCGTCTTTTTCTTTCCAGAGCTATCTATAAATTCTGTCTGATTAGCAATTTCATTGGCTTTTGCCATGTATTCTGTGTATGCTTTATTGTTTGCCGCAATCTGTTTCATAATCGCAGTGTATTTCTCTTCAAGAATTTCACGTTTTTCAGAAGCAGATGTATATTCTGAGATACTACTATCCAGACGTTGAATTGTACGATTAAGCTGATTCAAGTATCTTGGAATATTATCTATAACAGTATCAAGCCCACGGTTTTTCTCATCGCGGAAAATATAATGAGACCAATCGGCACTGCTTCCAGTAAGTCCGCTACTCGGAATAGAGAAGGTTCCAGATAAACCTCCTGCATAAGCATTTTTCTCATATAACGCTTTCGCTCCACCAATTACACGCCCTTTACCGGACGCACGGCCTGTCTTCTTAAGCTGATCCATCTGTTGAGCATTAAGAACCACATCACCAGGACTAAGATTTTCTTCATGCATTCCACCATGAATCTCTCTGAGAACGCCATTATGAATTACTCCCTCATGACCAAGTTCGTTTACAAGTGCTGTTGTTTTATGAGTTATTTCACCGTTGTTTGTCCCCTCAGCAAATGCATTAGAGAACGTAGGTGCAGAACTAGCTGTGCTAGATGGAATAACAGGATAAACCTTAATAGGAAATGCTCCATGTTCATCTAATGCTTTTTGAATCATATTGATAAATTCAACATCGTTAGTTCTTATAGGAAGAGTAAACATTAATGATTCATTTCCATTTAAAGTATCCAATATTCTTTGAACGGCATAGGAAATATTATCATACGTTCCTTCTTCACTTTCGTGCATGATATCACCAATAATACCCGCCGCGTTTTGTGCATCGATATTAGTATCCTTAGATACACCTGCAACCATATTCTTGATATTTAATTCATCCCATATTTTACCAAATGCATCTTCGACTTGTCTGTATAAGAATCCCTATTTGTCAAGGTTAAATACTAGATCGGGATTAAATCCGTTCTTATCATATGCATTATCCAATAATAACTGAATATAGTCATTCATTATACCACTCTTAAGCAACACGGGGCCATTTTCAGTCTGAAGCAAAGGACTAAAAGCAACAGAAATATTACCACCATCTGCCACGAAGTTATTATCCCAACTGCCAAGAACAGTAGCAATGCTACCATCATCCATCGGCATTGACTGACGATTATTGAGATCAATATTTCCGTATTTCTTAGATGCAAAAGATTGTAACAATTCCTTAAAGACTTCTACTCTGTTATCATTATCTTTATAGTAATCGGCAGACAAAGTTGTCTTTCCTCTTATATTGCTATGATCTGCTTTCTCTATTGTTGCAACATCTACATTCAATTTGAACGCAGTCTGATCGAATGCATCTTGAACCTGATCAGTTAAATAATCTTTATTAAGCCCCATATCCAATTCACTCAGACTTGTGAGCGATTCATCGGATAAAGTAACCTTCATCGGCACTTCCTCTTCATTGAGAAGGTCTGGCAGAGATTTCATAAGATTCTCATTGGCCTGTTCAAGTGTGTTTGTAAGTATACGGCCATCTTTGCTCATCACAATTCCTGCTCTCTATGCGATTCCTTGTATCTCGTCCTCTACGGTCGCATCATCTAAAAAACCGCTTCGAGCCATATTTTGCAAGTGCAATATCTCTTCCTTTGCGTTATCAAAGGCCTCTTGGCTAATCAGCTATCCGCCATCGTAATTCTTTAAATCAACAATCTGAGACGCTAATGTTCCAAGCTTACCTTCTAAGTAATCAACTTGCTCAGCATTTCCTTCTTTTTGTGCCTATTGTAAAGCCTTCCAAGCATCAATATATTCTTTTTGTTTCTCTTGTGCTTTTAAGAATGCATCAATACCATCCTTTGGCTGTAAAAATTCAGCACCAGTAGTCTCGCTAAGCTTATCAAATATGTATTGAATGGCTTCTTCCGAAAGTCCAAATGCCTTTGCTACTTTCGAAATATCCAAATCCTTAATAGAATAAACTCCGTCTTGCATCGTGGCAAATCCATTTTCCACTAGATCATCTACAAAGTTTTGCAGTCCATCCATGCCCTGCATAAAATACCTTTGTAATTGTGGAGTAATACGTTCGAATTCTTCTGGGGTGCCAATACCATACCTAGAGAGCATTTTTATAAATGTAGAATCTTCGTCTTTAAAGGTCCCATCATCCAGATGCTGTTCCAAATTCGAAAGATTCTCATAAATTGCGTCATACTTATCTCCCTTATTTGCGGAGGATTGTGCGTTTTGCCATTGAGCATAGAGACTATTCGCTTCCTCAAGAGCATCTAAGATAGCTTGGTATCCAGACAATTCTTGCTTAAGGTCATCAAGTCTCCTCTTGTGCGTCTTAAGATTCTATGTATCCGCGTCATCCTGTATATCTTTGTTTTCTTTAAGGGCAGTAGTCAAGCTATTAATCTAGGTTTCTTCATCATGAATCTTTTTAAGAATATCATTGCCATAAGAACGCTTTTGAATAGCAATTAGATCACTGAGCGCCTTTGAATTCAGTTTTACACCTTCTGCTGTTTCGTAGAATAGTGTACTAGTATTAACATTAAAGACTTCTTCAAGCGTGGAGAATTGTTCTCTTAAGGATTCAATCGAAGAAGCAGAAACTCCTGTATTATTAAACGATTCAGATATAGCGGTACTGATTGTACTGCTGAGAGCCGTGGCTAAATTACGAGCATATGCAACAATTTTCTGCTTGAATTGATAAGAATTACTCTCGATTGTAGCTAATTCGGAACTAAACTGTGAAATCTGATCAAGATTTTTATTATACTCATCAATAGATATACCCTGAACTGTATTTTGCTCTTTCAGCAATTCTATGCGCTTTCTTAAGTTATTTGCTTGTTGATCGTTGTTATCGATTGCAGACTGATATAATCCAATAGATGGAGTCCTTCCCGTATTTTCTGCTAAGCCAATGGCATCTTGAATAGAGGTAGCCTCTCGCTCAAGCCTTGCTTTTACTCTCTCTAGGCCAACTAATTCAATTCCACCGTGCTTCATTAAATCATACTGGACATTGTTATTAAAATATTCGGCAATCATTTCATCCAGTTCATTCATTTGCTCGTCAATAGGCTGAAGAATAACATTTGCATATTCGGAAATGCCATATTCTTCCATTAGATTGACTAATGTATTACGATAAGTCGTTAATTCATCTTTAGTTCGTTCCAAATTATTAATTCGTGCATTATCAAATTGAATTAATCTTTCATATTGTTCAAGCGTACCAGTTTCGCCACGTTCACTAAGTCTATTTATTTCATTAAGAACACTGTTTGCCTGATTATCTAAATCTTTTAGACCATCTTGTAATTGTTGTACAGGTTCATATGCCAGATTCATCTTAGACTGAAGTTCTGTTGCTTCAGCTTTATTCGCATTTTGTAAAGCTTCTTCATAGTCCTGTTTGGCAATTTCGTAATCTTTATCAGCCTATTCGATTAAATCATGTACCGAAACTATTGGTGAGTTTCTATTATATTTCTGTGTTTCGGCATATGCATTATCCATAATTTCTTTTGCATCTTTAACTGCTTGATCAGCTACATCCGAGCTTTCAATATCAATGTTAAGTAACTGTACATAGTTATCTCTGCCACCAAGCAATTTCTTGATTTCATCTTGTGATTCAACAATTCCTCTTGTTCTAGCAAGATCTTGTAATTGTTTTTGAAGTCTATCCAATGGTAAATGATTAAGCGCCCTTGATAACTCATTAATTTTATCTGTGGTGTTAATTAAACCGATTTCAAGTTCGTTCATTGCATCTACTGACGCTCTATATTCGGAATTATTATAATAGTTTGCCTGACCATTTGTATCTCTAGTAATCCTTGCTAAATTATTCTGATGATACTGTATTGCTTCTTTTTGACTTCTTCTATTGGCTTTTTCGTTTTCTATTAAACTTTCAATTATGGATTCTCTTCCTGCACTAGTTGTGGTCAATGTATTTAATTTGGTATTGAGTTCGTTTGCATTATTACTGATTAATTTTAAATCATTATTAATTTTATCAATGACCTTTTTTCTAATAGTAATTGTTATGTTATATTTCTTGTTAGTAAGCTTAGAAATATCAGAATCTACTTGCGCGATGTTTTCTCGTGCATTATCTGCCGCATCTTGTAAGTTATTTTCTAGCGCATAATTTAAATCTTTTTCATACTCGTCACGTTGGTCTTCAAGGTTAAGGACTTCTTTGTCAATAAGGTCCATCTGATCAATTAACAAATCCGTTCCCGCTTCTTGTCCTTTTGTTTCAAGTTCTTCAATAGTGTCGCCTATAGCATTAAAGGACTATTGAATTTCAGCCTATTCACGTTTAAGTTCGTCTATTGGAAGAAGTCTAAGATTATCTTTATCAACCGCTATCTCCTCATCAAGATCAGCAGCCATAGATTTATATTTCTCATAATTTTCATATGCATCTTTGTATTCTTGACTTCCTCTTAAACCTACACGTTCTAATTGATCTGTGTCTTTTGCATACATTTGTGAAAGTCTTCTCGCCTCACTAGCAAGATATTCATTGTCACTTATGCGCTTACTATAATCATCGGCAGTCATCCTATAACCATGATTTACTTTATTATTTAAATCATCATTCTTAAAGCCCATTTGTTCTCTGAATTCTTCTAAGTTCTTAATTGCGGAATCAAGTGGAAGATTCTTTATTGCATCGCCCCAGTTATTGATACTGTCTGTTAAAGCGTTATATTCATCTGTTAAAGAATTTAATGTGCTTTGTAAAGTTTGATATTCTGGATCGTTAATATTATAATCTTTTTGAGCCAACTTAGTCAACTTTATTTGCTCAATAAGATATTGTTGTTCCTCAGTTGCGCCTTCAATTGCAATCCTGTAATTTTCAGCAGACTTGGGAATAACACCTTTGTCCATCATATCTGTGAATTCTTTATGCTCACGTTTTACGCGCTCAAGTGCATTACTAAGATGCTCAAATGGCTTTTCATCAATTGCTTTCTGCGTATTATATTCTTCTCCCTCAAGATTAATATATTCTTCATTGGCGTCAAGATACTTCTCCTACCAACCTTTCACAAGCATAGAGCTTTCGCCTAGAACTGGTTTCCAGAAGTCAACCAATCCCTTATAATAGTCTCTTGTAACACCTGCCTAGAACTTCTGCGCTTGAATATTTTCCAGGCCTTGCTGAAGAATATCGGTGGGTATTTCTTTCCCCATATTTGAGAAAGAGTCAGACATGGCTTTAATTTCTCTATGGCTTTGCTTTAAATTCTCCAATGCTTTTTCTGTGGCCTTAATAGGCTGTTCAGCTAATTCACCCTGGAGATTATATATATTCATCTCTTCGTCATAGATAGCCTGTGTAAGAGCCAATCTCTGAGTAGCATATTCCAGAGGAGTAAGCCCCGAATGATTTGCGTTAAGAGCGTCCCGCTGTTCCTCTAAGTCCTTCTTATTTTCCAAGGAAATAGAACGATCAGTTGCTATCTCATCTCTGGTTCTAATATGTCCTTGAGCTTCGGCTAATTCGCGCTCGGCCTTTAAATTATCACTATAAACTTTAAGTAAGCCGACTCTCTACTGATACACATTTTGCTCAGCTTCAAGGGCTTTTCTTTGTGTATCAGAAACTTCTGTTTGCGATTCTAGCACAGCAATTTGAGCAGTTGTTGCTTCAAGAACAGCTGTCTCATATTCTTCCTACGCAAGTTCAACATTCTTCAGCGTAGGATTCTTTTGTGCAAACTCAAGGGTAGCACGTTTAAGTTCAACGTTTGCTTGCTTTTCACCAAGGATACCCTCGTTTGTCAGAACATCCGCGCGCGCCAAATTGATACTTCTAGTATAATCATCTTGACTTAAAACATGACCGGTTGCTTCCTTATAACTACGAGCCGCGTCTTCATAGTTTTTATTCGCCTCATTATATTTAAGTGCTTTTTCTAACTTTTCGATAGGAAGCTGTGAAAGCTGTTTATTAGTATCTTTTAAAGTACTATTTATGTTTGCAATCTAAGAATCAATATTGGCCAGACCTGTTGCGGCCTCGATGTAACGATTGTTATTAAGGAAATCATCTGGATTTTCTTCTTGAATCTCGGTCATAATGCGCTGATATTCATCTGCTTGCCCTTTAAGATTGGTTAATGATTGTTGACTATTCTTAATTATAGCGGTAAGAACATCTTCCTTAGACATAGTTGTATTCTCAGGATTAGACAAAGCATTTTGCAGATTTGCGGCCTCACGTTCCAAGTATCCCATATCCTCTTGGAGATCAGTCAATTTCTTGTGATCAATCTCAAAATCAATATCAAATTTTTCTTGATCAATAGCCTGTAATTTTGCATTTACGCTGTCGATATTTTTAAGAATTTCTGCACCAAAACTATCACCAGAATGTTTGCTATATAATTCCTCATATAACCCTTTTATATTTTCAAGTATGGTACGTCTACTTTCAAGATTATCTGTATAATCAGAATAATCTTCAACGTCATCGCCACTCCTCTTAATATCCTCAAAAGTTCGTTGAATTTCATTACCTGCTAATTCAAGTTCATCGAGATCCTTTTGCAGTTCTGTAATTGGGAATATTTCTTCAGCGTGCGCATTATTAGCGAGATTAATATCTGCGTTTAATGCTTGGTCCAAGAAACCTTGGATTTGATCTTTCATTTGTTTTGCATCAGCGGAATCCGGGTCCATGATTTGCCAATGAATCATAAAATTGAATTTATCTTGCAAATCTTTGGCCGCCTGTTCAGAGTCTTTTTTAATATCTTCATAGTATTTGTCTTCCATTTTATAATCGTCTAATGTCTTGTCTATACCCTTGGCGGCATTTAAATCTTGAGTGTCTTTTAAATCTTTTAGCTTTTTATTATAGTTTTCGATTTCCCTGCTGATCTTATCAATCCCAAGATTCTCCATTGCTTTCTTATACTGCTTTTGTTTTTCTGTTAACTCTGTTATTTCATTATTAGCGCTTTGAAGCTGTGAAATATAATATTGATACTGCTGATTATTCTCATCAAAATTCTCATTTATGCTTCCATCTTCATTATATTTCATACTATCCATTAAATCTTGGTAATGCTGTGCTTCTACATTAAGGTCTTTAATCTTTTCACCGACAGCTGTGTATGCATTATTATAATCATCCATAGTAGCTAAATGACTAGAATCCGAAATAATCTTGTCATATTTTTCTATTTCTTCTGTCATTCTTGCAATGTGATTTTCTGTTGTAATAAGTTCAGAATCATTTTGTTCTTTGATACTATTTGCAAGATTTGTTTCCGCCTGTAATCTTCCTTTATAATAAGCATCATATTTGTCCGAAAGCTCTTTGATAAAGTTTAGGTCAACATTTTTCATTTTTTTCGCCAGTTTTTCTCTTTCTTTCGGACTCACTCGTAAGAATTCTATAGGTGAAGGAATGCCAGCTTGTTTTTTCATTTCTTCCATAGCAGAGTCCATTCCCGCCTAGTTTTCATTTACAAGGTCTTGATATTTCTTTTGTTCCTCCGCAAAATCATCATCTGTTTTAATGCCACCTTTTGCTAATTTAAGATTAACCTCTAAATCAAAATTTTCTAAATCTCTTTGCGTGTTGGAAATGTCTTTATTAACATCAACAAATGGTTGCTCAGCAAGAAGCTTATTATATTTTTCTTGTGACGCTGTTAACATTTCTGTGACATTTAGAATGGCAAGTAATGACTTTTCTGCATCTGTATAGTTTTTAGAATATTTATCATCGGCGTATTTATCTAACTGAGCATTCCAATATTCTTGTTGTTCACCTGCATTTGTAAGACCATCTGAAATAAGGTCAAGGGCTTGTTTATAATCCCCATCAGTAAGAGGCCTTTTAGCATTTTCAAAGCCCTTTTCAAGATCGTCAAGACCAGTATTAATTCGATCAAAATCAATCTCAAGGAATTCGATACTTCTCTTGTCCATCTTGTCCATGTAGCCTCTTGCATTACCACGAAGAGTCGTTGCGTTTCGCGCAAATGATCCTGCTTTCTTTTCATAGTCTTCTCGATCCGACTTAGTTCTAGCTGTTTTAGCAAGACCTTCATATCTTAAAGCAAGCTGACTATTTAATTGCGCCCTATTATTTAAGCTCTTTACAACAGCACCATATTCTTCATCCGTAGGAAGCCTATCTCCTGTCTCCTCTATACTCTTTATAGTAGCTTCCAATGTTTCGCCAGATTCTTCAAGCTCAGCCAATTGGCTTTCTAGTTCAGATAGAGGAAGAAGCTCGATATTTTTATTATTGTTTTCTATCGTAGTAAGAGATTCAGTACTCTCTAATACTGCATCAGACCAAATTTTATCCCAATACTCCCAATTATTTTTAGCCTCGACGTCTAATCCTTCAAGAGTACCATTGTTTGCATCTTTAATTTCTTGCTTCTTTTGGGCGGCGATCCTTATTATATTGTTATAATGTTCCTTCAATGCCTCTTCTGTTTCATTGAATCCTTCGTAGTCTTCTTTAGTTAATTCCCTTCCGAGTAATGTCGCCGCGGCTTCTTGCATTGCCTTTTGTGATTTTAATTGTACAATAGCTATTTGATCTTCTCCAATTTCAGAATCCTCAACATATTTGCTAAGATCAGTATTAAGCGTATTGATTTCGTTTGTAGCAGTAGTTTTAAGTGCAGTTATTGTATCCCTAAATTCTTGCGTAAGATTGTCTTGTGATAAAATATCATCAAATATTTCAACTTTAAGATTTTCATTTGTTAATTGATCTTGTATACTCTGAATAGTATTATCAAGTAGTTCGCTGTCTTTAGGAATATTTTCGCCATATGCGCCAAGTTCAGCAACAAATTGATCATATTGCCCTTTAAGTTCGTTTAATGTACCATCAATTATATTTACAGGAACAAGCATTCTCTCTTCTGTGTATGCTACAATATTAGCTTCAAGAGTTTCAATTTCGCCTTCAAGACCTTGTAAGTCTTTCTTCATTTGCTCCATAGCTTGTCTATATTCTTCAGAGCCATATTCTAATTGACCATTGCTGACTTTATATGCAATACTGTTGACGTTATTCTTATCATAATAGCTTGCCGCTTTTTCACGCTTTAAACTAATAAGCTCATTTGTATCTGATATCTTTTGATTAATCTGTGCCGTACTATCATATTTTCCGTTTTTCTTATTGTTTGCGATCACCTAATCCTGATAAGAAACATCTCCTTGCAAACGATTCATTGTCTCATCTAAAAGATTTGTGTTCTTAGTGAAATCATCAATATTAAACTTGAGTTTCCAGTCAAGTGTAATATTATCAAACTCTTCGCGCCATTTTTCAATATCCCACTCTGTAGTGTCCATGGTAACATAAAGAGTATAAAGAAGTTTGCGCTTATCCTCATCTTGCAGTTCATTCATAAATTCCTCTGAGAGCGCGTCAGCGGTAACATACGTGCCACCACCATTCTTCATTGCGGCATCTTTTATAGATTTGTTATACATGGTCATGAATTCATCTGCGCTAACTTTTATATTCTCTTGACTCATAATCCTATTTTGAGCATATGATTTGAGTGACTCCAAACCATCTGCGCCAAGTAATTTGTCACTGCCAGTTTTTGTGAGGAGGTTCATCCATTTTTGGATTTGCTTAAGGCCCTCTGCATTAAGTTCATCTGTGGAGAATGTCTTAAACGTATCTGCCATGACGTCTTGAAGCGCCGTTCTAGCGTCTCCTATTGCCACACCACCATTTTCAAGCGCAGACGCGATAGCATTCGAGATTGCGGTAATATTCTTTTCAAGGCTTTCTGCCTTTGCTTTATATGTTTCGTCGTTTAATACATCGGAGAATAGACCATCATTTTCGAAAGGTGCAGTCTCTCTATCTAAGTCATTGTTGAATCCTTGGATTGAAAGATAGGGTTTATTCTTCTCGGCTCTACTGTTAACTAGATCACTTCCTTTAATAATTTGCCCGATAGTATAATCTTTCATATCTTCATATTTAAAGCCTAAATGACCTAATTTTTTGACTATATTTGACTTCTTCTCTTCAAGCTTGTCAAGGCTGTTGTCCAGTGACGTCAGGTCCATCAAATCATCTACTAAGATTGAGATATCATCAATATTGAATTCCTTTTTCATCTCCTCTTGAAGCTCTTCGGTATCAAATAACCCTGTAATCATATCCTTTAATGTATTTTCATATTTTGTGAATTTGAGATCAGAATAGTCTCCATTCATAATCTCGGCAAGACCATCTTGAATTTCTCTTGGTATCTTTTCGAAGTATTGAAGAATATTGTCGTATATAAACGCAGTAAGATCTTCATCTCCAATTGAACTAACGTCAAATTTTGATAGATTAGACAATACTGCTTGCACTAATGTTTCATTATTACTCATGAAATCTGAATTTGTTGTAAGAGAATTAGTTATCAATTCCATTGTATCCCTATTTAATTGAGCCAGTTCGCCTTCTTTTCCACGAATCTTAGTATTTATATCTGATGATTCATGTTCCAATTCTCCAATAACAGCGTCTCCAGTTATTTCAAGTGCCTTGTCAAGAGAATCTAGCATAGCCTATATAGTATTTGGGTCTTGGTAGAAATCTTCCTATGGTATCTGAATATAAAATGGTTTATCGTCTAATCCTCTAAAAAATATAGAATCCGCCTATGTTTGAATACTATCCATGAATTTAGTTTCTTGATTTCGATCAGTCTTTTTTATATAATCTTTGAACATAGCTTGCCATTGATCATATACCTCTCCATTCTGGAATCTTAAACTAGTTCCATACGCAAGATTCTCCTCGCCTCGCATGCGATATCCTTCTTTTGCGGAAGCAAGAGACTCATCTAATGTATCACCTTCTGCTTTGAGTCCAACCAACTCTTTATTTGTATCTTTCGCTTTCTGAAGTATAGCTTCAAAAGATTTATCTAATGAATTTGTTATTTCTAGATTTGCAATATCCAAAGAGACATCATACATATCTTGTAATTGCTGAGTACATGTTTCGACATTGCCACTAAGCTCAAGAATTGCAGTGCCTTGAGAGTCATAACCTTCTACAAGATTCGGGAATTGATCTGCAAGGTCTTTGCTCAGTTGAAGATACTTTTCATATTTCTCAGTAGAAAGAGTCTTATTCGCATTTGTTACATCATCTACCCCTTTTTTCATATCTGCATAAGTCTCTGCTATACCCTCAAGATTCTGTTTCGTTGTGTTAAGCTTTGCATTATCTACATTTACAGAGATGGCAATGTCTTTAATATTCTTTTGTCCATCTGTTACTGATTTGTATATATCTTCGATCTTTTTCTTGGCTTCTTCACCACGCTCTAATACTTTATCTGCGTGATTAATAATTTCATCTAATGCATTCATAATAAGACTTGCACCTGCACTAATAAGCATTGAGATTCCCATAGAAATAACTGCATTTCCTATTGCTGATACAGTTGACATGGCAAATCCTTTTATCTTATCCATGTTTATTGCAGCGGCTTTTTGAGTATTATTCATTGTTATGCCGACACTATAGGCGGCTTTTTCTACGAATGTTTTTGCTTCCATAGAACCATTTTCAACCGATTTCCAGAGAGGTTTGATGCGCTCTTGTGCATCTTCGCTAAGTCCACCAAAGAATGTGCCGAGGTCACCCCACTGGCTTTCTATGACATCCCTAGCTTTTTGACCATCTTGTGCAATATTATACATTTGCAGAAGACTTTGATCTTTATCATTTATTGCGCCGTATAACGCTTCGCCTCTGTCAAAACCTTGTTGTACTGTTATAGTTGCTGACTTCGTAGCAAAAGGATTACCTATGCTAAATCCGTTACCTTTTGAATAATTGATTGGTCCAATTTTACTAGCCGTTCCGATGGCACCCATTAAAACACCTGCGGCAATGTTTCCAGAACCGATTGTATCGACTAATTTTGTTACGACTTTTATTGCACCCGACCCAAGATCTACGATATCTTTGAGCCAGTCTGAGTTGATTGTTACTGCCGCGAGTTCTTGAAGTCTGTTTTGAAGTATAGCGGTATGGCCTGCTATACTTTCCATATAACGATCATTTTCTTTAAGGGCACTACCTTCAGCATTGTAGGCATCTTCAAGAGCTTGTTTTGCTTCGTCGAAGTTGTTTAGGAGCGCTGCTAGACCCTAAGCCCGATTCTTCAATTTTTTCCTCACTTTTCGCAACCAAAGTGAGACTGCAATTCGTATTACATACCACTTACAGTCTTATGCTTTCGCACAAGTTAAGACTATTTCTTAAACCCTCGTTTTCACGGTAGGGTTCACACCATTTCCATTTAAGAGATTTTCACTCACCCCATTTGCGATTGGGCCGTACTCCTATTGGCTTAGATATTCGAGATTTCCACTCTTATTCATTATTCTAAGCCCCGATAAAGGGGATAGTCGTTGGGGATTCGCCCTCGACTAATACCATATGGTCTACGGATAACGTTAGGGCGCTTTCCTGCGAATTAACCATTGTTACATCTCCAACTTGTTAATCCTTCATAATCTAGTTTCCTGATTATTGTGGCATGGAGCTTTAGGTAATCAACGCAATTAAATGTGTACATAAAAATATGTTTCCATATCTTAGAGGCAAAATCTTACCTCATTTATATTTACATGGTTCACAACGCCATACGTGTTCTTACAAACACCTCATGCTTTCACATGAGATTCGACCATTTCTTCATCTCCACCATTACGTGCTGAGAGCATTCCTTTTCAATTTAATGGATTTTCACCAACGTCTTTGTGATTACGCCTTACGACTATTGCTACAGATATTTATTCTCTAGTCTGTAGCCCAACACGGGTCTGGCCAGTGAGCTTTCGCCCTCGGCTTTACGTTAGGGCGCTTAGTTGCAGAACTACCATTGTTACATCTCTACGTTTTCAAACCTTCATAGCGTGATTTCTCCGCTATTGTGGTGCAGAGCTTTAGGTTTTACCTGCAATTAAAAATGTTCTTTATATATATTTCTATATATTATGGCAAGCCATTTGCCATCAATTCAAGAAGCCCGGCTTGATCAATATCAGTAAGATCATTCCAAACGGCATGAATTTTTTCAAGTATTTCATACATTGAATAATATTCTGTGTCATTCTTCATAATATCAATGCCTTGATTTCCATTAACTGATGTAAGTGCCATAATCTGCCCCCTAAGTTTAGAAACAGAATTAGCCATACCTTCAGTTGATTCTCCTGCTTCTTCCAGAGCAACTTTACTTCCACGAAGCCTTAAATCTACAACTTTTAATGTTTGTCCAACTACTGAAGCATCTTGCACGATTGCTTGCATTGCCGCACCCATTGCAACAGCTTGCTCAATTCCATCTCCAGAAAGAGCTAATGTTGAAGAAGCCTTTTCCAAGATTTCACCAAGCTGTGCGCTAGAAACAGCATAATTATTCTTGTTGTTACTACTAAACTATAATATTTAGCGACATGTCATTTCTGGCATATTCTCACGTTTTATATATATATATATCGTGAGTACGGACTGAATATTCTCCTATATGGAGGATAGCGAAGATTTATATGTTGCCATATAAACCATTACAGTCTCTACGCATACATAATATTTATTATATGTCTTTGCTCGGTCTCGACTATTAATTAGCTTTTAACCGATATAGCTATCTTTATATTCGGCAATTTATGTTTACCGATTTCATTTAAAATATCAACTACGTGCATTGCTTCACTAGCATCTTTATTATATGCTTTCAAAGCAGAAACTAGATCATTTGAAGCAGTAGTGGCATCCATATCACCAACGTTAGCATATATAACTGAAGCCTCTCCTAATTTAGCGCTATCTTCAAGATTATAACCTAATCGTCCCCATTCTGTTGCCGCATCAATTATCGATGAAGCAGTAGAACCAAGCCTTTCGGCAATTTGAAATGCCTCTTTAGAAAAGTTTGCAAAAGAATCATCAGTATCGTCGATAACTTTTCGTAAATTTGTCATCGCACTGTCAAGCTCTTTTACAATAGATACTCCTTGTTTAATAGCGTCTATTACTTTATATATACTTACAAACGAAAGGAGATATCTTCCAAGATTTCCAAAGCTCGTTTTCAGCTTATCTCCAAAGCTCTTTCCCGCTTCACCGCTCTCATAAGCTCTTCTCTTAATTGCCTCAAACTCGTTGCTAATCTCTTCAAGAGAACCTTTATCATCTATGTTTTGTAATTTCTGCTGTAATTCGTTTATCTGCTCAATAGAGTGCTTTGCCGCAGAGTTATTCGAGGCCCATTCAGCCATTCGCCTAGAAAGTGTGTTCTTCTGCTTATCAGTAATATTTACGAATCTATCATTCGACAAAGCAGACGAAACTTCTTTCTCCATATCACTAAGTTCTCGCAAAGCGTCTTTGGCCTGATCAAGATCGGTCTGACTAGTCCCAGACCAGTTAACACTATCTATCTTCTGCTTCAAATCATCATATCTTTGATTTACATCATTCAACCATACAGTCAGATTTGCATTATCTTCATAAGAATTAAATTTGTCAAGGTTCTTACCAACATTTTCAAAACGATTTTGGGCCTAGGTTTGTTTTGCTTCACTTAACCTATTAGCAAGTTCTTGCGGGAGATTCGTATCTTCTCCCTGTAAATTGTTTGCATACTAGGTCGTTTTTCTGTTCAGATTATCGTACAATTCATTAAGCTTTGTGATCTCTTCAACCTCGGAGTGCATTAATGTCTGTCCAGAATCTTGCTTCGTAGTCAAACGCACATATTCTTCTGCATACTTAATAAGAGTATGATATACCTCAACCGCATTCGAGGGATCTGCGACCACATCAAACAGTGACTTAACATCACCATACCTTGAAAATATAGACTCGGCAGAAGCATAATTTGCCCTTGCTTCAGAACCGTCCTAGAAGCTGTCAATACCATTTACACCTGCAAGCAAATTATCAGCATCTTGTTTATTCTTCAGCATAGCCTTTCTAGCATTACGTATGGGTTTTGTATCAGTACTCCTACCGTTCTTTTCCGCCTCTTCCTAAAGGTCTCTTAATTTTACAGCAGATTCATAATACTTCTAAATAGCGTCCTGCGCTTTTTTCATACTATCTTGGAATTTTATTGTATTTGCTCTATCCATCTTCTGCTGTACTTGATCAAGTATATCATCAAGATTATAAAGATCTTTCAAAGCCCTATCTTCCATATCAGAATCATAATAGTAGCCATCTGTATCCTACGTCATCCGATTAATCTTTTCCTCAATAATAGGTAATTGCGTTGCATCGTCTGCTTCTGGTCTACCTGCTTTTGCTCTCTTCATAATGTCTACATAACGTTTAACAGCTTCCGTCAATTCATTATAATAAGCAATCTGGTTCTTTAAATATTCCTGTTTACCCGCTTCCCATTCCTGTTTAAGTTGTTTATCTTGTGCTTTCTTTTGTTGATCTTTAGCTTTCTGGAGATCACTCTATGACTTCGGGCTTCCATCTTTTTTATAAGATGTCATTGCTTTATTAAACTGTTCCTGAGTAATCTGCCCCGCTTTTTGCATCTTATATAGTTCAAGCATTGCTTGTTTTGCATTATTAATAGCTTCAGTCTTTTTGTCTTCTGCATCTTTTAAAAGTATTTCGCGGGCTTGCAGAGTATCTCCACGTTTTATAGACTCGGCGAGTGCAATATTATATTTGGTACGGGCCTCGGTAAGAGCATCAAGAGACTTGGTCAGCGCATCATATCTACTTGCATTATTCGCCTTCTCTTGATCCTCGATTTGCTTCCTCTGATCTCTCTTCTGTTTCTGCGCATCGGCAATTTGTTTTTTAGTCGGCTTAAACGTTTTGCGCGGGGTAGAAGAGGTATTCGCGGCTACAGAAGAGGGCTGAGCGCTCGGAGTAGCATTGTTTACCGCATTATTAACCGCATTAATTTGCGCCTCAGAATGCTGAAGTATATCTATCAATCTCTGCAAATCATCTGTCTTTGCAACAATGCTATTAATCACAGTTAAAATATTATTATTACGTAGGTTTACACTCATAAAGTGCTGAATTTCACTTAATAATATTTCAAGTTCATGAGTAAATAAATCTATTGTTTTTGAATCAAGAGTACTCCTAATATCTCTTATTACATTGCTAAGACTTCCAGTACCTGACACGCTTACATCAAAGTTTAAGCTACTACTAATACTTTGGATTACTTGTTCAAGAGGATCCAAAGCATCAGCCTCATCTTGCGCAGTTTGCTTAACAACGCTAACCTCTTCTTTAAAAGCTTCATTCTTTTTGTCAATGGCTTCTGGAATAGTCTGAGTTAATTTATTCTCAAATACCTTAAAAGACTCAACCTCAGAATTCACAACACTAGAGACAACTTCTTTCTCGCTCATAAAAGCACGATTCTTAATGATAATTGCGCCGGGAATCTGATTCATTAAGATATCAATAAGCTTTACTAATTGTTCTTGCTCAGCTTTCAATCCTGCATTAGACTCAAGAGAATTAAATTGCTCACGCAACTTCTCTATCTCGGCACTTACTTGTGCTATTAATCCTCTAAGGTTTTCATAATCCTCTGAAACCTGCGCTTCTGGTTCGGCAGTTACTTGTGGTTCGACAACAGCCTGAGAAACCTCTTCAGTATTTTCCTTCAAAGCATCTTTTTGTTGAGTAATTGCCTTCGGCACACCTTCTGAAAGCTCCTTTTCCAGAACCTTGACAGCGCTAATCTCATTATCAATAGCCCCGGTAACTATATCTTTTTCTTCTATAAATGCGGCATCTTTAATGCGCACAGCTTCTGGAATAGTGCTTCTCAACACTTTGTCGAGTTCTTGTAAGGCCGCATTTTCTTCGCCTACGGCACCAGGAACAACAGATGGTTGAGCAGGGGAGCTAGGCGCTGATACAGGAGTGGCGCTTGGTGCAGAAGCAGGTCTGGGCTTTGGCTTAGCGGGAGCGGAACCACCTTGTCCTGCTGACTTCTTAGCTTGTGTAAATGCCTGTAGTTCCTCTATGGCAGATTTACCAGTATCCTCTAACTCTTGTCTTAACTCATCTAGGCCTTTAATATTAGGTTTAACACTTACTTCTTTTACAAACCTTTCATAATTCTCTTTAACTTTATCAGTTGTGCCACCAAGTTCTTCCATATAAAGAATTAAAAGCTGTAATTCCTTTGTGACATCATTAACAAAATCCTGTGAAGGGTCTTCTATTGTTAAATAACGATCAGTTTTATCCCCCGACGCTTTCCTAATTCTCTTTTTCTCATTCTCTATATCATGTTTTGTCGGAAACAAAGTATTGGCTAAATCTGTTGGTTCATTTCCTGACGATCTGCTTCCTCCGCTAGTCTTTTTGCTTACGCCAGAACCAGACCCACTAGAAGCAGTTGTCTCGTTATTCTTCTTTTTCTTATCAGTATTTTCTTCTACTGCATCACTATTGTCTTTAGTTTCTTTTGTTGTCTTTCTAGTAGCTTCAGCTTCTTCAGTCTTTGCTTTGCTTAATTCTTGTGTCAGTGCTATAAGTTTTCTATGTAATTCTTCTGCTTTTTGCTTCATTTGATTTAATTCATCATATTTTCTAATGAGATTATCTGAAATATCTGCACCCTCATCGTCAAATATATGTGTAGGATTAATGCCCATTTTCTGAGCTTGCTTTAAATATTTATTATAGAATAATGATGCAACTTCGGCATCGCCCTCCGAAAATGTTACGTTAGTTCCGTGTAATAAAGAAGCTAATTTCTCACTACCTGTTCCAGATATCTTTGAATCAATCTTTTTGTTTGCATTATCAATACGCTCTAAATAGTCTAACATCTCACTATATTTTTCATTAGTTTCATCAATTTCCTTCTGGAGCTTTTCCAACCGAGTTAGTTCTTTATCTGCGGTTTCCTCGGCCCTCTTAGGTTCAGCGGCTTCATCAGTTTTCTTTGGCTCCTTTTTCTCTGGTGCGGGCATTTTCGCAAGTTTTTCACGATTAGCTCTGATTTGCTCTTCAAGATCACGAATGGTTTCATCTGCATTAATAATTTCCTCATACAATTCCAACATCTCGGCAGAATCTTGCTCTTCACGACCCTCATATCCAACAAGCCCAAGCGCCTATCTAAACTCCTCACCATTTTGCTTTATAAATTCGTCAGCATATTTTCCATAATAAGCAACTGCTTTATCGAATGCATTATCTTTATCACTGTTAAAATGATTTTCCGCTTGTGTTAATAGCCATTCTGTATCAATATTACCGTCCTCATCCCGCGTGGCATATTTTTCAATAGTTTTTGATACTTTATCTAAGGCTTCTTTTCTGGCCTGTAAATCCGCCAAAGCATCTTCTTGTTCCCGGAGAATCTGTATCAATTCCTCTCTCGATTTTGTCTCTTTCTCAACCTTTTCAGAATTGTCAGGCTCGGCCTCTTCTGTTTCATTCAAATGTTCTTGGGATTCAGCCTGATTATCTAATGCTTCCTTATTTTCCTCTGCATTTTCAGCAGTGTTATCATAGCTTAGTTCTTGTACATCAAGTACGTCAAACTGTTCTCCTGCAAATGTTATAAAATTTTCGAATTTTGATCTAAAAGTATCGTCTAATCTAGAGGCGACATTATCGTCTTTTTCATTAGATATCTGATCATATAACGACTTTAAATCTTCAAATTGAGATTTGATAGAATCTATAAATTTACTTGGATCATCAACAACCGACTTTAACTCGGCTTCTGATAATTCATTAAATAATTCTATAAATTCTTTTATCGATGCTTTATCATCACCAAAATCTGGGAATAGATCACTAATATAATCATTGTTCTCAATTCCATCGGCAAGAGCATCAAATAATTCAAGAATCACATCCTGAATTGTTTCGATCTTTTCCTTAGCAGAATCTACAGCACTATCTATGCTATCATTTACTTCTTCAACTTTTTCTTTTGCTTCGTCTGCACCCTCTGTTACACCTTCATTTACTGCTTCAACCGGGGCTTCTACCGTTACAGAAGGAATTTCCACTTTGCTAACAATTGCGTCCACATATTTGTAAACATCTAATAGCTGTTGAGTTAAATCCTCCCAGTTAGATGGCTCAAAATTAACCGAATCTTCACTAAACTCCCTGTATTGGCTTATTGTCTCCGATAGACTATCTGCAAAATCATCATTAACCCCAATAGCTTTTAATTCTTCTGCGGAAAAGCTTTCCAAGGTTTTAAGCAATTTTTCAATTACATCATTGTCGTATAATTCAGAGCTTTCAGAAACGAATGTATTACTTTCTCTATTGTATAGCTCATTGTCTACTTCATCATATAACTCTTTTAACTTTTGAACCTTTTTGACAATCTCTTCCTTACTAACTTCTTTTTTGACAACAGTCTATGGTACAGAATTAGCAATATCATTCACCATTTTAATAGCGTCGGCTACTTCAAAAGAATTATTTTTTAATTTATCGAAGACACCAACAAGCTTAATTATGCCTTGCGCTGAATCAACAGAATCGACAGCTTTATCAAATGCCGTTGCGAAATCATTCCTAAAATTAAGAAATGTCTTTTGTTTGTCTAAGTTCTTACTGTAGTACTGATTTGCTATATTCTCACTGGGGGTTCCTTTTGTAAGCTCTGCCAGTTTTCCCTTTGTTTTCTCTATAAGCTTATCTACATCAATCTTAATCTGAATATTTTCAGCGGCCTTCCCCGCCTCGGTTAATGATTCAGTAAGCTGATTCACGCCCTATGTAGCAGTACTCGCTGAAGCTCCTGCATTGGTAAGGCCTTGACTTACTTTAGACGCGGCCTCTCCTGCATTGCCCCCAGTAGTTGCCCCGCCAGTAGTCTCTTGCTTTTGTTCCGAGACAATCTTTCCATCTGCTCTTTCTCTTGTAACAGTTTTAGTAGTTGTTGTATCTTTCGGCTTCGATTGTTTTTGTGAATTCTCTCCATTATTTTGTTCGTCCGCTTCTTTCTGTTGTTTTTCTCTCTCTTTTCTTGCCGCCTCTTTTTCTGCTTCAGCCCTCTTGCGTTCTTCCTCTGCACTTTTTTCTTGTTCTTCTGCGTTTTCCTCGGCCTGTTCTGCTTTCTGTTGTTGTGACTTCAGTTTCTTTTCTTTTTGTTCAAGAATCTCATTTTCTGCTTCTGCTTGCTCCGCTTGGGATTTTCTCTCGCTTGCAATAGCTTTATGTTCATCCGCCGTCGCTTGGGCAGTTTGCGAATCAATTGTCTCATTTTCATTATTATTGGCGGCTTGGTCTTTTTTCTGTTGTTTCTTTAATTGTTCTGCATCCGCCTCTTTACGTTGCTTCTTTTTCTCTTCGGCTTGTTGCCTTTTGAGTTCATACTCCTGCTCTGTCAGCCACTCACCTTTTGCAAGAGCGCCATCACCCTTAACAAAAAATTTCCCAGTAAGCTCTTTTACCCTTTCATGAAAAGCCTTAATCGCCGCCTCTATAGAATCTTCCTGATCTGTGATCTGACTTTCTATCTGCTTTGCAATATTAGGAATCCAAAGCTCTTCTGGCATATCAGATTTATCCAAATTCTTTTTGGTATTTGGTCTTTCAAGAATAGTCTTCAGCTTCTTTCTATATGTTTCAATATTCTTTTCTACTTTCTTTTCTGTTTCCCTTTGTGTCTTTTCGGAAGAAACTCCATTAAGATAACTATCGTAAGCGTCTGCATCCAGATTACGAAGATTGTTCTTTACATCAGATACCTTTGTATATTGTGTGCCAGTTAATTGACCAAACATTGCTTTTCTGGCATTTTTTACACTTGCGTCCAGTCCTTCACCAAATAAAGACTCATAAAGATATTTCACATCCTTCTTCTCTGCTTGGAGCGCTTTCTTAAACTCTTCAAAGAATGCTTCTGCGGCCTTCTTGGCTTCACCCCTAGCACTTTCTTCTGTACCTTTAAGTACCTTAGAAACATATGCTTCTTTTACCTTTTTTTCGTCCTTTTTCTTTGGTTCTCTCTTTTTCGTCTCTTTCTTCTCTGCTATCTCCTCAACATTAGCAAACTGATTTCGCTTTTCTGTGATATCATCTAAAAGCTTTGATGTGTGTGTTAGTTTCTCATTTAACTCATCAAGATTCTTTGACGAAAACTCCATAATCTTTGTAATATCCTTCATGGACATTTTACTATCATTTCCAAGCTTATCAGAAAAGGCAGGATTTAATTTTCTAAAAGCTTCCCTAAGAGACAATATCGTATCATTTCCATTGCCGTCTCCCATTTTAACCTTTAAATTATTTCCATATTTATTCATTGCCTTTTGAAGATCATCATGTATCTTGGTTATTTTAGATTCATCGAGAGACATTAAACTATCGCTATTTGCGCCATATTTAGAAAGATTAAAGGTATACTTCGTAAGACTTGTCTGCTCTTTCTCAATGGCCTTTTTAAGCTGTCCGATATATTTCTTTACCTTGCCTATAGCCTTGTCACCACTCTCCAGATTAATAATATCATCCAAAGATATCACAGGCTCGTCGAGTGCGTCGGAAACTTCCTTCTTCATCTTAGCCGTAGCCTTTACTGCCTCCTCAGAAGCATCGTGCAAGGCCTCGCTTATATGTTTCCCCAAGCTATTAACCTGATTCTGATATTCTTCTGGAAGAGACTCCAATTCAGCAAAAAATTGTTTAAACTGGTCTGTCGATACATTAATACCAAGATCTCCAGAACGTGAGGAAAGCTCATCATAAAATGATTTCATTTTAGCATGTATCTCATCCAGATTTCCTCCAAGCGCAAGATACACATTGCTAAGATTAAGAATCTGCTTCTTTAAATCCTTATTTCCTTTATCTCCCAAATCTCCAAGCGAGAAATCAGAATCCTTGAATTCCTTTATTGTTTCTGTAAGCGCCTTCTTCGCTGTGTCAATATCAGTATACCATGTCTTTGCAAAAGACTCCGAAGAAGATCGCTTATTGAATCTCTTTACAGTATCTTCAAATTTTTTCGTTGCTTCAGCTAGTTCATCTACGTCCTTCGCGGATGCAGTTGCCGCTTCTCCAACTTCTTTTATTCCTTTAATGGCGTCTTTTAACGCTTTTGTATCTACTTTACCACCTTTACTACTAGCGCTAGAACCATCGATATCATCTTGCATCATTTGTAATAAAACAGAAATATCAACACCTTCGCCGCTACTATGATGTGTTACTTTAGGCATTTTCCCTCACCCCTTTAAGAAATCTTATTTAATTCGGCTTTTAACCGTTTAAACTCTTTTATAATAATTGCTCCTTTTTTTAAAAATTCTTTTTGATGATATTCAATAATTGGTTTCTTCTTTTCCTCGAAATCTTGTTCATACTTCGGTCTAATAGCAAATGTTTGCGCGGCTTTCTAACCCCAGAAACGATATCTATTAGGCTCTTTAGGAGGTCTTCTATAGTATGGTGTACCAGTATTAGGCCTATTTATTGGCGGATGTTGTTGCCCTGCATAATCTGGAGGACCACTTCGCGCACCACCGTGCCATCCATGCTCAAAGGCTAAATCATAAAGATATTCTTTACCTTTAGAATCTCCAAGTCTGTCCTGTACTCTGTGCCATTGCTTAATACGATCAGGATCAAAGCCCCAACCATAATCTACATTATCATAATCTGGTTCGATATAAGGAACATTAAAATAACTAAACCGTCTATGATATCTATCAGGAATATAACTTCCGTACCATGTATCACTAGTCAGATGCCAAGAATCACCAATAACATCTTTTCTTAACGTATTAAACAGTTTTTTGATCTCCTTCATTATCTGCTTATTGGTATCTTTCGCAAGTGCATCCATATCTTTCATGCATTGTTTCATCTATTTCTTTATCTTCTTTGGATCTTTTTCTTTCGGCATAACTAATCACCTTCCTTTCCACGGCGTTTAGTTACGCCGATTCATTTATCTTTTATTTTACATATTCTTCTAACTGTTCTTTGACCTTGTCAAGGTCTATATTTTCAAGCACGGGCGCAAGAGCAGTGCCAAATAGCGTCGCAAATCTTTCTACTTGGTTTCGGATAAAGGCGCCTAATTCGTACTCATTCTTTTCCAAATCTTCAAGTTCCATATCTAGGACCATTTCAAATTCTTCACGCTCTCTTTCACTAATAAAATTCTTCATATCTTCGAAAAAACAAATTTCGTTTAGCTTGTTAAAGTCTTCCAAGATATTCTCACCACGCTCAATATCTGTATAAAGATCAACATAGGTCAACCCAGTAAGCACGTAAATCGCAACAGAATTAACGTGATACTGCTTTCCACCGTCTTCCGTGGTAATATAACATGCGCTCTGCACGATAGTCTTTGCGCGCGCTTGTTTTTTCTCAATAGGAACATATATATTTTTAACATGCATCTCATATGCATGATTATATTCGCTGTTAGTTTCTTTTATAAATTCATCAATTTTCATTATATTTTCTCCTTTTAATCAAAAAGGCCCCAATATACTCGGGGCCATATATTTATTCTTCTATATAACCCTCATAATTACGCAATTTTGTCTAGCGTTTTAGTTTACGCTATTTATCAGACTTCTCAAATTGCGAGTATAATTCATATACTTTTTCATCATCTTCAGATTGGTATTCTGACCAGTCAATATCCCAATCCTTTATATAACTTCTTGACATTTTATCTCCTTAATTGATATATTTCAAATTTCATAATAACTATAAGGCGCATGAATTACATACCCATTTGTTCTTAATATCCGAATCTTACGATTTACAACTTCATCCCAATTAGGAGAACACGAATCTGTTGAACCACAACAATCACATATAAAATCTTCGTCATCTGGAACTATAAAAATAGTATTGCATTTCGCACATTTAAAATATCCATAATTACGTGACACTACAAAACTTTTCAT